TGAAAAATGTATTTCTGTGTCACAAATTGGACAAATTGTTTGGAATTTTATCTTTTTGTGAATTTTTATAATATCATCCTTATCGGCCATAACTATTAACTTAAAATATCTTTTAATTTACTAATTTTTTCAGATATTAAAGAATTTTTACTTTCCTTTTCCTCAACATATTGTTGAAGTTCTTCTTTATCACCAATCCAAGCTCCTGGAGTTGACGGGTCGCTAACCACATCCCAACAAATAAGTTCTAGGTCATCTCCAACCATCAGTACACCAAGTTTCTGTTCTACGCTTCCTACGGCTCTTGACGAAACACCTATCTTATAGCCATTCAATAGAAGATTAGCAACAGTATCACCAAGAGTTGAGCAAATACCACTTCTTCTAAAACCTTCACTGATATTCAATTCAAGCTTACCTACTACTGTATTTCCTTCCCAATGCAATTCAATGATGTTATGACTGATTCTTCCAAGGTCTATAGTGGAATCACTAGGGTGATTGCAGTTTTTACTCCAATGGCATTTACCATTTGACATAACGTAAAAAGTATGATTTGGTACTTCTATACACATTACTTTCCCACAATAATTTTCTTTTGTAACCATTAATTTGTTTTTGTTTAATGAAACACAATTAGCAAAAGATGGGACAAATTTAGGAATATAACATTTTTCAATATTATTTATATTACCATTAAATATGTCTTCAGCAGTGTAAAAATTTTCAAAAATATCTTTATCATTATATATTGGATACCCATGATTTGGTGTAACTAAATCTGATATGTTACTGCTTTCTAACCTAATCATTTCACCATCATAATCATATTCAATTTTTTTAGATACTTTTTGGATTTCAATTTCGTTGGTAGATGTGTTTAAAGTTAATACAGAATCATTTTCTGTGATACTAGAAAGACATTTCCAACCATCTACGCATAAGACTAATACATATGGTGTATAACATTCCCCTAGTGCTCTATGTTCACGTATTTTTTGCTGATAGTTTTCAATTTCCCTTTCAAGTATTTTTCTTGGATAAATACGACCATTCGCATTTTTTACGTCAGCCTTTTGAAATACTGCATCAACTACGAATGGAAATGGACAATGCCATTCACCATCCATACTTTCCTTGATTAGTTGACTGTTTGGTTTGATATATCCATCGTGCTCTATAAGCAAACCAGTACCAGTTTTATCTTTCTTTATTTCAATTAATTCTTCCTTTTTCATTTAAACGAAATATTTATTTATAAATATTCTTAAACAATAAAGAATTAAAAAAAACATTATATTATGGCAAAAGTAATTTACATTTTAATCATTTTGTTATTGTCTTATATTATCTATACAGCATATAAGACAAATGAATTGCCATCGTTCGTAATCAAGGCAATTGACAAAATAAAGGCAATCAAGGATTGGATTGTCAAGAAATTCAAGAAAAAGGAGGAATAACTCTTTATTTTCCAATATTTACTATATACATTTTATAATGTATGGAAAAATATAGGATTATAAGCAGATATGAATATTTCTCTAACTCTGGAATCACTTGGACAAAGTGGTTCCAAGAGACCTTTACACCAATAACTGACACTGCCGAAGAATTGGAGGGAGTTCTGAAACAATGCTGTGACAAATCAAAATCAATTACTAAAAGCACAAAAAGAAAAACAGAATACAAGATTGAGAAATTTGATTATCAAGAAAAAGAATTGATAAATAAACAAAAAAAGACCAAGACATAAATCTTGGTCTTTTTTTGTTAATTATAATAATAAATATATATCATTGCCAAAATATTTTATCAAAACCTTCTGTTTTAATAGTTTGCAATGTTTCCAAATAATCTTCATACATCTTATCAATGATTTCATATGGAACATTGGCTCTATCTATACCATTTGCAATATCTGTTGATATTCTTTTTTTGGATATATCTGGGTCACTATAAAATACAGTTGCATATGTTTTAACGTTATTACCGACAGCATTTTTTATGTTATTAAGCAATTGTGTTCGATAATAAGTGCTAACATTTGTTGCATCTAATATTACATATTTGCCATTAGAAATGTTCTGAATTATTTTTTCTAACGCAATATTCCAAACATTTACATTTTGTGATTGGTCTGATACATTGCTAGTTAATTCTCTACGAATATTATCTGGACTTATAACAACAATATCAGCATTATCTATCTGTATTTTTTTTATATATGTTGATTTACCGCAACCTGGAATACCAATAAGCATTTCAAATCCACAATGATTATATCTATCATCATCTATTACTTTATCAACAGCTTCTGTGATAAATTGTGATATAACTTCTTCTATATATCTAATAGGTTGAAATTTTTCTGGTATTTTTAAAAGTAAAGACATACAAATAAACTATTTTATCTATAATTAATTTTTATGAATTACCGAACTTTGGAATATCATTTGTATTCCCTATTCCTCGTTTATAATATGTACCACCACTTCTACCATTGTCATATTTATATTTAAAATCTTCTGTATTTGAAGAACCTCTATATTTATAATCATTAAAAGTAGGGAATTTTTCAGCGAACGTTGGGTCTAATTGGCATTGCTTATCATAATATTTTTTATCAGCGTCATTGGCTTTTTCTAACCCCATTTGTCTTATTCTTGCAGACTGATTTGCATAGTCTTCTGAAGTTTTACCGAACATGCCACCAAGTCTGTCATTTATTTTTTGACCAAAACTAGGGTTTGCTGCTTGCCTAGCTGCTCTGCCAGATGCGTAACCAGCTGTTCCATACTCCATTTCCTTAAGTACTCTTTTTACTGACTCTGCAACAACATTACGCAATTCGTTTTCTGTTAATCTTATCTTTTTAGCCATTGTATTTACTTATTTTTTAACATTATTTCCTTCTTCGTTTTCAAGTCCTTCATAGAACTTATCTGTCAAAAGCCAAATCTTCTTTAACGATTGATATTGCTCTGATTCAATATCATCTGCATATTGAGCAATACCCTTGATAGCCAATTGTCTGATTTGGTCAATTACATTGTTGTGTTCAGTTTCTTCCTCATAAGGCGCATTTGCTTCACCCTCATTTGTCTCCATATATTCATCATTCATAGACTGCTGCATTTGACCACCTTGGTTAGGCATTGCGCCATCATTAGGCATTTGGCCTTGACCACCTCTCATTTGAGGCATATCATCACCATATGCTTCACCTAGCATTTTTCTAAATCTTCTTGACTCTCTTATTAACCTTCTTGTATTCATTGTTTTATTTGAATTAAAAAATATTATATATATAAATATATGTGTAATCAAAAAAAATTCAAGATGATTTTTTTTACAATTTTTTTTGTTTTTTATTTTTTTTACTATATACTCACAGTACAAATCATACAATTATATGACACAATTGGAATTTTTAAATAAACTTGCAGAAAAAATATCAGCTAAATATTTTATTGATGGTCAAAAAGTTTTTATAGGAAGGGCATTTGATACATATCATTTTGACATTTCATGTTTAAATGATAAAATTGAAATAAATATTTATGGCAAGCATGCAATTCATACTTTATATCAACCTTATTATGCTACAACATTTAATAAAGAAACATTCGTTTCATTAGCTAAAATTTTAAGAAGTAATTTAAGCTATTCTGACTTTATTTCACAAATTGATGAATTTGCTCAAAAAAACCTTTGGGTAACATCTGATGCGTGGAGGGTTAAATACTCAAATTATGTTTTTGATTGTTATATTTCACCTCAAGGTGGTGTTATGTATTTAAATTAAGATACTATGTATACAACAAATTATTCACTTTTTTAAACAATAAGTTAAATTATGAAAAATTTTAAGATTAATTTTGATGAATTGAATGCTCGTATGCAAGAGCTTATTTCATCCGCAGCAAAGACTGCAACAGAAGTGAGTGAACAGTTCAAGGACAAGGCCGCTGATTTTGGCAAACGTGTCAATGTAAACGACATTTGCCTAAATGCAATTGAGAGTGTTCTTAATACAATGGATACTAAGGAAGCTGTTGAAAAGTTTGAAGACCACTTGCTAACACTCGTTGAAGCTCGTAAGAGTGAACTTGATGAAGAACAGACCGCAAAGGTTAAGGAAATTCTTGAGGATGCGGCTAGAAAGGGTGTTAACATTCGTAAATTGCTTGATGATATTGAACTCACTCAACATCAAGACTTCTAACAATATTTGAAAAAAAAATATGCGAGACGTTATTACCGAAAAGGCAAAAGCTTTTGCCTCTAAGTACAAATATAATCAAGCGGCATATGATGCCGCCATTGATGCATATATTTCTGCCGCACAAGAATGCGTAGATAATCCAACTGGAGATACATTGACGGATGTCCTTAACAAAGGTGTCAAGCAAGGTAAAACTGCGACAATTAAAAAAGCTCTTTTGTATTTTGGTAAATTTTTCAGTAATTTTAGTTTTGGTTTCGATGAAGGTAAATTTGTTGAATATATGAATTCCGACAAAGAAGTTGAAGAAACATCTGAATCTACAAAGTATTGGAGAGAAGATTATCCAGTTAATGCATAAATCGGTAATTTAAATGAAACATATATTCTTATTATTAACATTTCTATTCTGTAATCTAGTTTCATTTAGCCAAAATATAATCACATTCAATGGTATCCCAATTGATGGCTCTTATGAAACTGTCAAGAAACAGCTATACCAAAAAGGTTTTGTACCAAAGCACCTTAATAATCGTGAATACTTTTTTGGTAATTACTTATATCATAATGTAAACGTATATATTGACACTATAAGTGGAAAGGTTTTCAAGTTGTTGGTAACTGACCACGATAGTTATAACGCTGAAACCATTAAGGAAAATTTCAATTTTCTTGTTATTATTTTACTTTTCATCCAAATTATCAGTGTTGTGGATGTGATAAAATCAATGAAGATTCTGTTATAGATGTTAATAATAAGATATATGGGGCATATTTTATCCAAGGCAATAATAGTAATAATCGCGTATGGTTTCAAATAAAGTCATTCGATAAATATTATTTTATGATGATGAGTTTTGAAAACTGGAAAAATTTTAAACGATGAGTGATATTAAATTGTATAGAATAACAACAAATGGATTGGGTACATTTTATGTTGTATCCAATTCGTTTGATAATGCTGCGAAAATGCTTGAAAATAATCTATCTAATTCTGATTATGGAACTTCTGCCCAAAGGAAAATAATGTCCATCTGCGAACTTGGATGTGAACATTTCTTTAATGGGAAACAAGTCTTTTCTACTGACGATTCCACACTATTGATAGATAGAGCTGTAATTTTCTAATTTTCGATACAAATGACAGTTAAAATTACTCGTTATGATTGTATGCCTTTCGGTACAATTATAGAATGTGACAGATGCTGTTTGACTTGCAAACGCAATCATAGTGAATCATATACAGAAATAAAGGAAATTTCCATTCAAGAGTTCATTGATATGTTAAATCGAGAAAGAGACATTAAATTGGAAGTAATATGCTTAGTATAATATTAGTAATTCTTGCATTGATTTGCCTATGCAATTACATAACCAATGATAACGAATAAAAAAATATAATAATATGAGTATTAAACCTTGGCAACAAATATTTTTATTTGTAATGTATATTGTGTGCTTTGCTTTAGTAATAATCCGTAATTTTATTTGCAAGGATTTTTCTAACGAAGACATTAAATTCCTTTATGTTGAGCATTGGATTGCTGTATTCACTTTAGTGTGCACGTATTGGATAGTAATCCGTAAATTCTTTAAACACGCTACTTAAGATTAATTAATATGAAACATTATAACAGTATACCTAGAATACAAGACGATGGGACACTGAAAGGTGAAACTGTTTGGGGTTTTAATAAGTTGGACGGACAAAATTTTTGTGCGGCCTATAATTGTAAAAAGAAGCAATGGGCTAATTATGGCTCAAGAACAGTTACAGTAGATGAAAACAGCGAACAGCTTGGAGATGCAGTAAAATTTTTCAAAGCATCTAAATACGGAGAAATACTTGAAAATATTATTGCTGAAAATTCAAAGAAAAAAGGTGTGTTTAACGGCATTGACGAAATAACATTCTTTTTTGAATGGTATGGTGAGCAATCTTTTGCTGGTAAACATGTCGAAGGTGATGATATGCATTTGGCTCTAATTGATGTTTTCTTGAAAAAGAAAGGATATATAGAACCCAATATTTTTTGGAAATTGTTTTCTGATTGTGGAATTGAAGTGGCTCAACTTGTATATGTTGGGTCTTTAGATTACGACATAATTTCACAAATACAAAAAATAACCGATATTGACAACCCACTTAATATCAAGGAAGGTGTTGTTTTCAAACGTTCAACATTAATGAAAGGCCAACAACGACCATCAGTTAAAGTCAAAACTGCTTGGTGGATTAATAAACTGCATTCTTTGTACTCTGAAGAAGAATGCCAAAAATTAGAATAGCTTACTATGAAAATACTAGAACAATCAGAACATATAAACCACGAATACTGTGCGTCAATCATTGAGGTTGGTGAGATTGAACCTATACCAAATTCTGATTTTCTTGCATCAACAAAAGTAAACGGACAAACAATTGTAGTCAGACGAGATTTGGTAAAGCAAGGTGATTTGATGTTCTATGCTGAAAACGAAACACAACTAAATGAACGATTCTTGTCAGTAAATAATCTGTTTGAACAAAGCGAATTCGACAAGAACGCAAATGCGGTTCAAGTAGGTAAAATCCTTACACAGCTTCAATTGGCAAAAACAAATCAAGATTTGGAAGAAGTTTCAAGATTGGAATCGTTGATTAAAGAAAACACTGGTTTTTTTACCAAACACCGAAGAGTAAAAATGATTAGACTTAGAGGTGTTGATTCTAGCGGTTTCTTGTTTAGTATTGAAACAATGGCAAAGTTTTGTCCAGAAATAGTTAATATCAATTTGAAGGATTATATAGGTTACGACTTTGATACAGTCAATGGTGAATTGTTTATCAAAGCATATGTTCCATATATACCACAGAAAAAAAGAATTGTACGAGAATATACGTGGAGCCAAAAGAAAATCAAACGATATGACCGAATGATTCCAGGCCAATTCTTCTTTCATTATGATACACAGCCACTTAAGAAGAATTTTAATTTGATTAAACCAGATACTGAAGTAATTATCACTACTAAAATACATGGCACTTCTGCAATATTTGCAAATGTTCTAACAAAAAGACCAAAGCAATATAGTACACCATTTGGTTGGCTAACCAATATAGTGAATAAGGTTTGCCATTCATTGCCTATCAAATTACAAAAGATAGAATATGTATATGATACCATATATTCATCTAGACACCAAATTAGAAACCAATATATCAACGAAAATAGCACAGAATGTTATTATAAAACAGACGTATGGGCAGAATATAACGAGATATTGAAAGGGGCTATACAAGAAGGTATGACAGTTTATGGTGAAATTTTTGGCTACGAAACTGGTTTGCAAAAAATGTTTGCTACTGGAAATTACGATTATGGATGTGAAGTTGGTCATAATAAATTTATGCCATATAGAATAACGACAACTAACGAAGATGGCTCTAAAAAAGAATGGGAAGTTGATGAAGTAATAAATTGGACTAAGAATCTAATGAATGAACGCCCAGAAATTGCTGACAGACTTTTCGTACTTGACGTGCTTTTCCGTGGCAAGTTGGCTGATTTTTACCCAGAAGTCGATACCGAAAATCATTGGCATGAAAATGTACTTGAACTTCTTGGTAAGGAAAAAAGATTCTTCATGGAAAAGAATGAACCTCTTTGTCATAATAAAGTACCTCGTGAAGGCTTTGTATTGAGAATCGTTGGCGATGAATTAAAAGAAGCATTTAAGCTTAAAACAGAGGCTTTCTTCTTGTTGGAAAGCAAGCGTATAGATAAAGGTGAGGTGGATATAGAAATGATGGAAAGCACTATTAACGATTTTTAACTAAAAAAATTTGCTAATATCAATTAATATTGCTATATTTGCATCGTAAAAAAAATTACTACTATGGGATTTATTTTAGGAATGCTTCTTTTATCACCTTTTATTGCATTATATTTGCACTATCACGCTATACAGACAAACGGTGAATATGCAAGTTTTGCTAAAAGGTATAAAATAATCAAAAAGCAAAGAAATGGCGAAACTCGATATGTTATCGCTTGTAACTACTTTTTTGGGTATACCTCATTATGGTTCGAGCAAAGCTTGGAATTCGACTGTGAAGAAGAGGCTGTTTATGTAATGAACAGAATGCAATTAAAAAATAAATGATGCCGAATACAAATTTATTCGGCATCATTTATTTTTTAATTATTCATAATCATATCAACAAGCTCATCCTTACTTATTTTTATTGCATTAAACTGCCAATCAATTTTGTAACCATCTTCTGGACCTTTTACACCTAAAGCAACATAGTTTTCAGTTCTTGCTAAAGGATACATTGCAACATATTCTTCTGTCATTTCATTTCCATTTACATCAATAACACATTCTTTATTTTTCTCTTTTTTGATAATTGCAAATTTTATATCTTGATTATAAGAGTGCTCATAGAAATCTGAAATTTCATAACAAGTATATGGTAATAACATTGTACCATCTTCTTTTAAATAGTTCCAACTTTCATCTAAAAATTGAATTTTTAACATCTTAAGGTGATTTGCTTCACTAAAAGTTAGAGCATCACATATAATTTGACCGTTTGTTTTTACAAATTCTTTAATATGACCGTCTGACTGTCTTAAATCAAATATATAGTACAATATATTCTCATATTTAGAATCATATATTGTTTTCCATCTTATAGCATCTTCTTTAAGTAGCTTTTGACCTTTTTTATTAATCATATTTATAAGATAATTATCACACTTAACAACAGCGCATCCGTTTGAAAATGGTTGTTCAATATCAACATACCAAACGTCTGATAAATATTTTCCATTTGCATCTATAAAATTAACTCTATTATCAACTTTTACTGTAATATATCCTTCGCAGTAACAATAACCAATATAATCAAAATATGTGTCAACTACTTTTTTACCGCTCATATCCAATAATAAGGAATAATTAGATGCTTCATAAGCTACACGTTCTTCTCCAATAATCCTGACTAGTTTATCTGTAGTAAACAATGTTTCACCTTTTATATTTATTACTTCATACATTTCTTGATTATTTTTAATAACAGCGTATCCGTTGTCAAAATCATAACAGTGGTCATAACGCTTGTCATTTAAAAAATTACCTTCTTCATCAATAAAATTCCATGTTCCATCATTTAAGAATTGTACTGCACTATAGCCGCATTCATAATTCGAAATACTAGAAAACCACTCATCTGAAATAAAATGCTTCTCTTTTATATCATATATATTTGCATATGTTTCTTCATATTCTACTGTTATTAGCCTATCACTTCCAAGAGTAAATAGCTCAACATTTTCCAAATCTTCATATTGGTATGAAATGTTATTGAAAACATCAAAAAACGAATCAACATCAGTTGCATCGATATTGCTTAAAGCTTTTTCAAGTCTTACTATAAGTGACATATTACGAGTTATGTCATCATTATATGTACAATGTATTTTATTAAGTATATTAGAACCAACAATTTGTACTAATTTAGCATAGTTGAACATATTATCTACATTAGAATAAGAATTGTCACCGTGATTCCATCTAACATTACTTGTAGCTATATCACCATTATCATCGATAATTACGAATATCATAGAAAGACCGTAGCTGTCATAAGGATAGCCTTCTCCTTTCTCACAAGGCTCGTCTTGCCAACCTTGGCGCAATAAAGCATACATATTGTATTTGTTGCCGTGTGTATATTGGTTATACGTATTTTCAAATTGAGTATAGCACAATTCGACAGCTTCTTCACTACCAGTCCACTCCCCAAGGTCTTTAACAGTCATTCCCAAGCCTTTAATGTTATCATAAAAATCAGTGATTGGATATGCTTTGTAACTATATTGACCTTTCAGTATTTTTTTACTATTGGCTTGTAAGTTTTCCAATGCTTGATTGTATTTCTGTGTGTTATACCATTGGAACAAATTTGCATTATTATCAAGTATTGGTTTTGTATTGTCTTTCCTTTGTGCTTGAATAAGATTCTCAAAGCCATTTTTCAAACGTGGATTTTTTGTTATGTAATATGTGCCATCTTGGTTCTGTTTTACCGCGTACATAAGAAGTCTGTCAGCATTATTCCTAATGGCAATATATTCGTCAAGCTGACGATTTTCATTTGCGATAGGATGAACAACATAAGTATTCCAAACATCATTGGTCAAGTTTTCTACAATAGGGTCATTAATGTCAAGTTTGGTTATTGCAGCAATACCCCTTTTAATTGCGTTTCTAGTTCCCTTAATTCGTGAATCTGCTTCAGCCAACAACGACTTATCTTTAACATATTCTCGTAAAGATTCTTGTATTATTTGATTATCATTATCCCTTAAAGTATGCATTGCCAAATTATAGCTGTGACTAGATAAAAATGTTTTGAAAAGAAGAGTACCATCTAACTTTAAGAAGTTATACTTCATCATAGTCTTTGTTGTCTTGGAGACTCTATAACCTTTTACACCATTTGGTAATATCTTATTAACGTCAATGTAACGAAACCATAATTTTGGACTTTTCTTCCACAGTAACGTACCATCTTCTATTTTCAATAAGTTACCAACTGTTGCACCTTGATAATGCGTGTATACCTCTGAATTACCAAATGAGTCTACTTCACCAATGAAAATAAACCAATCTTTCAATGGTCTGTTCCATACAAATGTGCCATCTTTTCTGATTAGATTCATGCGTTGGTCTTTTTGAACTTTACCAACGCCATTCTCAAATACAAAACAACTATCAAACCAATTTTGGCTTAGAAGTTTACCTTGAAGATTTAAATAATTACTTTTACCATCTTTTGAAACATATATTATTTCTTCTTTATCAAGTGTACCCATATTATTAAACCAATCTTGAGGATTTGGATAATCCCACAATAATTTACCATCTGGTCGTAATATGTTCCAACGTCCTTGATTTCTTACTTTAGCATATCCTTGCTCAATCCTCTCAACGTAATCAAACCAATCTGTTGTGTCATCGTAAGACCCCCACAATAACTTAGCATTACTATTTAAAAAGTTAAATTTACCGTTTATTTCTACTTTAGTAATCCCTTTGTGAAATGTTCCAACCCAATCAAACCACATATCTGGGCAAAATATTTCACCTTTGGTTGTTAACCAATTGTTTTTACCTTTATATTCTATTATACCAACACCTTCATCAAACCTATAAGCATTATCAAACCACTGTTTTAATGGCTTCTTCCATAAAAAAGTTCCATCTAGTTTGAGGTAGTTCCATTTTTCTTCATACTTATAGTTGATTTTAACTTGAGCTAAACCATCATAAAAATGGCAAACAGTATCAAACCATTTCTTTGTGTCAAGATAATTCCAAACCAATGTACCATCAGTCTTCAAATAATTACCTTTACCTCCTTTTCGTACCACTGCGATATTATAATCCGCACTAAAATTAGTAGCATCATCAAACCAATCATTTGTATTTTCATAATTCCAAACTAATGTACCATCAAATCTTAAAAAATTAGCTTTGTTATCTTTTTTAACTAGAGCAATATCATTAATAAAATCACCAACCAAATCAAACCATTCACCTTTCCAAATGAATGTGCCATCTTTTAGAATAAAATTGTATTTATTATTCTTTCCAACGATAGCAGAACCATTTTCATCAAAATCACAAGCCATAGTAAGCCAATCATCAGTATTATCTGTGTTGTATAAATAAGTACCGTCTGTCTTTATATAATTTACCTTTTGTCCTTTTCGTACCGCAGCAAGCCCATTTTGAAATGGAGCACAAGAATCAAACCATTCATCAGTTAGTAAGTCTCCAGATGAATCTATGTAATTGAATAAACCAGAATAGTAAACCTTTGCCAAACCGTCCTTAAAAAAGCCAACATCACCAAATATTTGGTAAATAGATAAGTCTTGTTTTAACTTTTTCTCTACCTCATATGTCAATTGTAACGATGTGTCTATTTCTACATGTGCACCAACTTGCTTAATTACATTACTTCCAACAATATCCCTCAATTCATTGTACGAGAATATGTGGTCAACACTTCTTGCGTAATTTCTTGGACCGTGATTCCATCTTACATTACTGTATTCAATCTTTCCATTTTCATCAATAATGACAAATATCATTGATAAACCATAGCTATCCAATGGATAATCTTCTTCAATCTCACAAGGTTCATTCTGCCATCCATCACGCAACACAGCATACATATTAAATTGATTGTTTTCAGTATAACTGTTATATGTTGATTCACCTTGTGTATAACACAAAGGCACTGCGCCTTGCCCACCAGTATACTTGCCAAGTTCTGTAACAGTCATTCCCAAGCCTTCAATTGGCGTATGGTAATCTTCTATCTTATACACACTATAATGATACTTGCCTTTAATTTCTTCACTTGTTGCGGCATTTATTGCATCATTATACTTTTTATTGGTATTCCAATAAAGCAAATTATCATTGTCTTGCCATAGCTTGGTTTGTCTGTTCTGCCTTTGGGTTTGTATCAAGTTTTCCCAACTTTTACGAATCCTTGGATTGTTGCTTATAAAGTAATTTTCAGAATCATTTTGCTTCAAGACATACGGAACTAATCTTTCAATGTTCTGATTAATAACAGTAATCTCGTCATTCTGTCGCTTCTCTCCTTCAACTGGATGCACAACATATGTATTCCAAACATTATCTACTAACGATTGTACTTCAGTACTGTTTACATCAAGATTAGTCATTGAAACAATACCTCTTGCAATCTTGTTACGAATTGTCTTCTTCTGGTCTTCAGTAAGAAGTTGTAAATTTTTAGTTACATATTCCCTTAAGGATTCTTGTATATTGGACGATTGATGTTTTATTCTTCGAATTATAGATTCTAATTCACTTTTACTTACGAAACTGCTATTGAGAAGTGTTCCATCAAGTTTCAAGAAATTGTACTTATATCCCTTTTGTACAAGGAAGCCAGATATATTATCATTGATTTTATCAAGTATTCTGCTTATATCAGTAAACCATTTTGTACGAGGTTGGTTATATAACAATTCGCCATCTTTAATATAGTTATATCTCATTGCATCTCTTACAATAAATATATTAGGGCTATTTATAACCTCACCCATCCATAAAAACCACTCATCAAATGGTTTATTCAAAACTAATTTCCCGTTTGTTCGTATGTAATTACTTTTGCCATTCTTTCGTACTTGTGCTATCCCTTGATAAAAAGGGTCTACACCACTGAACCAATCTTTTAATGGTTTCTTCCATAACAACTTTCCTTCTGTAGATATAAAATTTGCAACTCCTTTCTTGCGCACACAAGCAAAACCTTCTCTAAAATATTCGCTAACACTATCAAACCATTGTCCTATTGGTTTATCCCAAATATAAGTTCCGTCTTCTCTAATGAAATTATATTTATTATTTATGCAAACAAATGCTGGTCCACTAGCGAAATTACCAGTTTTATCAAAATGTTTTGTATCATCTGTTTCGTCAAACAGCAATGTTCCATCAATTTTAATAAAATTATATGTTTCACCAAATGATGTAGTTACTTTTGCCAAACCATTATAGAATGCTCCAATTGATGTAAACCATTCATTAAAAGGTTTCTGCCAAACCAATGTACCATCCATTCTTAGGAAATTATATTTATTGCTACGTTTTACTTGGAATATCCCATCGTTAACACTATTATTAACAATGGCATTAAACCATAATTCGGGTGATTTATTCCAAACTAGTGTACCATCTGTTTTCAATAAATTAACCAATCTGTCAATTGTTACCACAGCAACATTGGAGTTATTAAAACCTTTATCAGCAACATCATCAAACCAATATTGTGTGTCATCATAATCCCAAACAAATGAGCCATCAGTTCTAATATAATTGTATTTACCATGTAATTTTATATAAGCAATTTGATTATGAAAATCACCAGCATTATTTAGCCATTCTTGTTGTTGGTTATTAAATAATAGTGTACCATCAGTCTTTAACCAATTATACTTATAGTGATTCATAACCTTACACAAACCATTATCATCAAATGACCACGAATCAATGGAATCAAACCATTCTTCAAACGGTCTATCCCAAACAAATTCTCCATTAACATCAATAAAGTTATATAAGTGGTTCTTACAAACATAACAAAAACCATTTGGATGAAAAGCGCCAATACCATCGAACCATTCGTCACATAACAATGACTTTGAAGAATCAATAATATTCCATTTACGCATATAACAAACTGGTATATAACCACAGCATTCTTTACCTTTAGAAGTAAATATGTCGTTAATATCTTGACCTTCTTTAAGTTTAGTTTCAACCTCATATGTCAAACGTAACGATTGGTCAACATCAATAGTAGTGTTAAGTTGTTCCATTACATCGCTACCAACAATTTCTGTCAATTCCTTATAAGTGAATATGTTGTCAACACTTCTTGGATACCCATTTGGGCCGTGATTCCATCTTACATTGTTGTTTACTATATTTCCAGTAGGACTTATTATGACGAATATCATAGAAAGACCATAGCTATCCAATGGATAACCTTCTGTCATTTTGCATGGTTCATTCTGCCAACCGTCACGCAGTAGAGCATACATATTGTATTCATTGCCTTTTGTGTAATTGTTATACGTATTTAGAGATTGTGTATAGCACAACGGTACACAGCTTAGCGAGCCTTTTCCACCAGTATACTGTCCAAGTTCTCTAACTGTCATTCCCAACCCTTCAATTGGTGTATCGTAGTTTTCTACCTTGTAAACAGAGTAATGGTACTTGCCTTCAATTTTCGTGTTTTTAGCAGAATTTATCGCATCATTATAACGTTTGTTTACATCCCAATAAGTCAAATCACCACCATCATCTCTCCACAAAGTTACATTTCTATTCTGCCTTTGTGCTTGTATCAAGTTCTCCCAACTGTTGCGAATTCTTGGATTTGTTGTAATATAGTAAGTAACATTTTCAGATTCATTATCACTTTTTTGCTTTATAACATATGGAATCAATCTTTCAATGTTCTGATTGATTATAGTGATTTCATCATTTTGCCTATGATGAACCCCATCGTGAAGTGGGTGAAGAACATATGTATTCCATATATCATCAACCAATTTCTCAATCATTTGGGTATCATCAACACTATGAGGTACTCTTGATGAAACAACCCTTGTTATTTTGTTGCGAATTGTTCTTTTTTGGTCTTCAGTCAATAATTGAAACCTATCTTGTACATATTCAGTTAAACAATTCTTGACAATACTATTAGTTATCTCCATAAATTTTATATTTATAATAATAAATATAAGGTATTTTAGAACTAAATTAAAATATAATATTAGAGTAATTTTTTTTTTATTCTAATATTTTTTTTATATAATATATCTATATTTACAATTTTTAAGATATGAAAATTTTAGTAATACCAGATGTACACGGTAGAGATTTTTGGAAAAAACCGTGTGAAGATATATCTCAATATGACAAGGTTATATTCCTTGGTGACTATTTAGACCCATATGACTTTGAGCATATAGATGTTTTAACTGCAATCGATATTTTCAAACAGATTATCGAATTCAAGCAAGAGAATATGGGAAAAGTAGTGCTTCTGCTTGGGAATCACGACTTCCCATATGTATATGACAGCTATTATAATCTGTCATATTATCATAGTAGGCATTCTAAGGAACATCATGATGAAATCCATTCATTGTTTGCAGAGAATCTTAATTTATTCAATATTTCATTCGTTGCTGATGATATATTGTTTACCCACGCTGGAATCAATAGTTCTTGGTATAACAAAGTATTTGGCGATAAAGAAATAGACATTAACTTAATCAGCACTACATTAAATGAATTGCCAAACAGTCCAAATGGAATGGAATTGTTTTATATGGTATCGTTCTACAGAGGTGGATATGATGCTTGCAGCTCTTGCATTTGGGCAGACGTACACGAAACGCAAGAAGACATGGCTGATGAAGGCAATAAAATCAGAAACATCAAGCAAGTATTCGGTCACACTATACAAGCTTATTATGATAAAGACTACAAAATAGCATATGGTGATATAATGGAATTCTGTAACTGCAAAATGCTTGACAATGCAGCAGTACATATACTTGATACAGAAACGTTTAAGATAGTCTAAAATTATGGCAACAGTTGGTAAAAAATACGAATTGTTGTCATTTAACATAATTTAACTGTTTATCATTGTATATTACTTTTTTTTTCAATATATTTGCAATATGAACGAAAAAAATATACAGCTCTTTTTCAGAATATTGAAAAATAAAGGGGCTTATGAGAAATATTTCGACAATTTCTTTTTAAGACATTCAATAGATGATGTTGACCCATATACATATTGGAAATATTGGGCTAATATGTGCTTAAGTGGTGAAGTATTTGGTAGAAAAATTTCTATGCTTGTCAGTGGTGCATTCAATTTTGTATCTTCCGATGAAGGCTCAGAATTTTGGTGGGATATTGTACGCGAACTTGATAAACTTAAATTATGAATGAAACAATAAAGCTGTTTTTAAGGGTATTAAAAGACCATTCAGCGTATAATGCTTATTTTGAAAATTTTTTTTCCTATAGAAGGATAGATAATCAAGACAAAACAAAATATTGGTTGAAATGGGTTGAGCGTAGATTGTCTAATTTTACAACGCCTAAAAATTATATTCTTGGAGGAGCATTTACATTTGCTTCTTCAAATGAGGGATATGATTTTTGGCATAAAATTTTAGTTGATTTAAAACAAGTATACAATGAATAAAACACTAATTGACTTTTTACGATTCTTGAAAGATAACGGAGTTTATGAGAAATATTTCAACGCTTTCTTTAAGAGCCACCACATTAGATTTCACAACTGGGTTAATTGGGCGATGTATGTTATAGTACATTTAGACAGAATAGATTTGATTGAAAACGCATTTTTTTTCTCGTGTACAGAAGAGGGATATGAATTTTGGAGCAAAATTTCAAATAAATATAGTGAATATGCAAAAAATAAACAAAGATAAATTTGAATGTATTGAATGTGGATATAAGGATAATGCAGATTTTAATGCTGCAAAGAATATAAGGAACAGAGTGCTTGTAACCGTGTTACGAGAATCGCTCTTAAAACAATTGGATAATGGTGCTTTTGAACCTAAGAAGTTTAAACGTGAGAAGGTAAAAGAAGTATTGTTATCGTTTCGAAGGAACTTGCAAGAAACTGCAAGGAGTGAATGTATAAAAGGTAGTGTGACTACTTTTGACTATATTTAATTCTTCGGATGTGTTTACTCAAAAATGGATTTATCCAAAAGTAAAACAAGAACGACGGTCTGGTAAATGTTTCGATAACAAGTGTGTCAATTGTTTGAGTGGTTTTGGCGATGGAAGTTATTCCTTATATGAAACCAAAAATTCAAAAGGTCAGATTGTAGCACTTAGGCTTAAGTTCATTTAAAATTTTTAAAATTATGGTAAAAACAGAATTAATGATTGGTGATTGGTACAAATGGTATGTAGATGGAAAATACTATTATTACCAAGTTGTATCTCCTACATTTCAATTAGACGATTCTACAATCGGTAATTTTGAGCCAATTAGTCTGACAACAGACCTCCTTTTGGCAAACGGATTCAAGGTAAAAGACAATAAATATACTCTTCAAAAATTTTATGGGGATGGTGGTATTTCAATAACAGTCATTGATGAGGAAGATGGACTGTTTTCAATATCTATGTATAGCCAAGGCAGATTCAATGACGAAGAAAGACGAATTGTCGTTGAAAAGGAATTTGTCACAGTACATCAGTTTCAGCATTGGTTGAGAGACTGCGATATTAATTTTAATTTTGAAATAAGTGGAAATGGAACAGATTAAAGTATATAGGGTTGAGCACACCCAAAAAGAAAAAGGTTTGTGGCGTAAGTTCGATGGAACATGGGAACCATTGTTCGATATGTTGACAGACGGTAAATGCCGTGATTTGCCAATGGAATTCGACCCAATCTACGGAGAAGAGGGAACAAGATGGTTCGCAAGCGCCCCATCCAAAGAAACACTACAGAAGTGGTTCTCAAAAAGAGATTTGGAGGAACTTGTATCTAATGGCTTTACAATCAACGAGTTTACTGTATCAAGATATAAGATTCTCAATGAGTTTGAATACATATTTCCAAGGGAAAACATTGTTGAGAGAAGAATTCTTGATGTCAGAGACATCTATCCTTTGACGCTAGTGGAAAAACGATTAATATTCAGTGATTTAGCTGCTAGAGTTGGTACAAACACAAAGATAAAGTTATCTTTTAATATTACTAACGTAAATGATTTGAATGAGGAAACAATTACTCATCATGAATCAAATTCTACGATTATTGGCGCTTTTGCTATAGAAGATGACTTTGTTATAGTTGATAGTTGCCATCACTGGCATGACCTTGAGGATATAAAACCATATCTTCGCCCAATGGAAGATATGACAGATGAGGAATGGGAGGAATATTACTCTTTGGACATTTATGTCCACCTTGAAGATGGAACAAAAGTTCCAAATTCAGCAATATTTGACTTTCTAAATTATCATCATATTGATTTTAATGGTCTAATTTTGAAAGGCTATGCTCTTAAAGCTGAAGAAGGAATGTACGATTAAAACAAAATTGAATATGACAGAGAAAGAAACTGTTCTTGTACAATCAATATTAAATGCTTAATTAAAAAAATAATTATGACAAACGAGCAAAAAATTAAAATGTTTACTGTTTTATGTGCATTAGCCCCCTATCACGTAAAATGCAAGGTAAACGGTTATACACAGCCACTTGAGCTTATCGGAGGTTTTGATGATGGTGACGGTAATTTCTTGTTTAATTTCAAGCCAATTGATGACAAAGGAGTTATTCAAGTCTACGTGTCAGAAATCAAACCTTATTTGCGCCAACTAGAGTCAATGATGCAAGTTGAAAGGGATATATTTGCTGATTTACTCAATCAGCCAATCCTTGAACTCGAACATGAGGATGATGATGATGCAGAGAAGAATTCTCCATTTGTTTTTGCTAAATATACAAGAAAAGCCGATGCCTTTCTTCTTTCTAACTTCTTTGATACAGAAAACCTTATAGAAGAGGGGCTTGCTCTTAAGGCAACTAAAAAGATGTATCACATTGAAAAAAAATATAAAAGAAAATAATTATGACTATTTGCTGTCCAACAAAATTCAATGAGTTAAAGAATGAATTAGGTGGTATTTTACCAAAGACAAAGTGGCACGTATTTCTAGCTGGTCCAATTTTCGGAGCAGAAAAATGGCAACACAACATGCCAAATCTCGATAATGTAATTTGGTTCTCGCCAAGACGTGAAAGCTACAAGAATTTCAACTATGACGAACAAGTTGATTGGGAGGAAGTTAATATGAGATTTGCTGACGTAATCCTCTTTTGGATTCCAAAACCATCCAATACCGAAGAGCTTCAAAAGCACCACCACGATTACGCGCAAACAACACGGACTGAATTCGGTGAGTATATCGCAAGAGGCAAGAAAATCATTTTCGGATGTTATGACGAATTTGGCGGCAGAGACTATTTCCAAAAGAAATTGGAACAGTACCATATGGGTACTGTGCACAGCTCTCTCGAAGACTGTATCGCTTCTCTCGTTGAGTATATCGATGAATGTGAAAAATCACCAAAGGTGTATTTCACAAGCGACACCCATTTCGGTTCTGAAAGGATTCTACAACTCTCAAAGCGACCATTCCTTGATGTCAAGGATATGGATTTCTCCTTGATTGAGAATTGGAACAACACAGTTCATCCTTGTGACAAAATCTATCATTTGGGAGATTTCGGTGAAACAGAATATAGCCACTATCTAAATGGCACTTTGCATTTCTTGCAAGGTAACTACGAACGTGAAGGGAAGTCACAAGAGCCATCAGTGGCATATATTGGATATGGTAAGTTTTCCCTCAAGGTTGTAATTGAAAAATTATCCAACGGCAAGTCATACATATTGACCCACGAGCCATCTATAGGACTTCAGTTCAAGAACGAATTCAATCTTAAAGATTCATTCATTCTGTTCGGACATATTCACGGAACACAGAAGTGCAAGAAGTTCGGCTACAATGTAGGTGTAGATGCAAACAATTACAAACCAATTTCAATTGACGAAATCGAATTCTACAGAAACGCAATTGAAAATGGTGGATACGATGAAGAAGTTTGGGTCAATTGATGAAATTAAAAATACTTTGGAATAAAAAATCCAAAGTGTTTTTTTTTGTTTTTAAATAAAAATGTATATACTAACTACAGTATAGAACACTTAAAATAATAAAATTATGTATCGTCCATATAAATATGATTGCAGACAATTTACTGGTATTTATGATTGCATTGGAACACCAATTTATGTTGGTGACGTTTTAGAATCTAATTATAATGGTGAGGGATGGTGTACATACAGAGCACCAGTAAGACAAGAGATATTCTTGGATAACAATCACAAAATTAGGTCAACGGCATCTGATTATCGTAATTCGTTTGAATTTGTCGAATCCATACTTGGCACTTGGATTGGTGATTTTGCTTATCATGTGATTGGAAATGTGTTCTTTAACCCAAATCTTAAAGTAATAAAAGGTTATAATGAGATATGAAATTTAAAGTAGGTGATGCAATCACTGACGGTAAATACACTGTAGTGATAGTTGGATATGATGGAAAGTATTATAGGTGCGAATGGTCTGACGGTTCCATCTTATTGGTAAGCGAAAACGATTCGGAATGGTCTATCAGCAATTCTCTTCCATCTGAAAAGAATAAATACATATACATTACTGACACAAATGGTGATGTTATGCGTAAAAAAATTATTAAGTAATGGAACAAAAAGATTTAGATAATATTGTACAGAAAATGTTACACTATTTGGACACAGCTACACCAGAACAACTTGCCGAAGATAGACTTGAAATGGAAAAATATAATAAAATAGGTCCTACAGTTTCTGAATATTTACGCAGCAATGAAAAATTTATAGTTACAGAAGATTTTGTATCTTTTGATATTGCTAAGTTACTTAAAAAGTCTGGATTTGATGCAAAATGTAGATGTGTGTGGATACTTGATAAAGCTAATGATAGCCAAGATACAAATGGTATATATAAGTTGTCAGCCGAATGCTTTACGGTAGGTCGTTCATTTGTAGATAATGATGACATTATGTCAGTATGCAAATATAATGGATGGAACGAACATTCAAAGGAAGTATTTTTATGCCCAACTATTCAAATGGCTAAAAAATGGCTTAAAATCGTACATAATGTTGGGATTTTTCCATCTACGTATACATTTACCAATGCTGATATGAGTTCAGAATATCATCAGTATGGAACAGCTATTATTGACCTTAAAACATATGAACTAATAACTGAAGAATATTTCCCAAGGAATACAGAAGAAGAGGCAATTGAAGCTGCTATAAAATATTTTTTAGAAAATGAAAGAAATATTACACGATAAAGATTATTCCCCATTATGTCCGCATTGTGGGGAAAATGTAGATTCTTATTTGAAAAACTATAATGACTTGTCTGTAGAAATACAAGACGTAGAAAAAGTTGAAGATGGTAAGTATGGCGTAACAATGAGATGGAAAGAAGTCTTCACTTGCCCCTTTTGTAACAACAAGTTTTATTTTATTTGTGAACATTAGAAATTATGGCAATTAATGTATTACCAACCAAACAAATACAGAATTTCACTATGAAAGTATTTTCACCAGAAAATGAATGCATAGGAATAATTCATAACGAATTGCAATTATATTATGTGCAAGCTCAAATTGCACAAGCTGGTGTAAATGGTTATTATATAATGTATAAAAACGTTAGATATGACATTCAAGAGGATGGTAGAATACGAAATGACCATATGATGAAGTTTGATAACCCAATAGAAAGCATGCTATGCGCAATATGTGGGTTTTAACATATTTTATAAATTATTTCTTGCTTTTTAATGAAAAAAGGTGTATCTTTGCATTGTAATTAAAACAACTTAAAAAATTCAATTAAATGGCAGAAGTAATTACAAAGACCCAAGTGGCAGTTGAAAAGATTAAAGAGGTAGTAGAAGCTCTTCTTAACAAGAAATTCGCTCACGTATACCCACACGGAGCAAATGCATTCAATGTATTCAGCGTCAGTGTTGACAAGATTACTACAGAAGACGGTGAAACTGTAGAATGCGTTTGTGTGCACGGCAAGGAAATCAAGTCAACCGATAGAATGGCCATTACTCTCCGTAATTGCTATATCGTATATGATGATATGTCGTTCGGTGAGTGGACTGTAGAAGACCGTAACGATGAAGTTGAAGACATCATCATAGCCCATCTTTCAAGTAACAACGCTTTCGATTTTGCCGACAACAAGGAGGAAGTATTCGAATTCCTTACCAATCCATACGAAAGTAAGAAAACTACACCAACAGAAACTAACGAAGAAACAGAAGAATAGTTTTATGATTATTAAACACTTTACAGATACAGACTTGTACAAACTTACAATGTGCTGCGCAATCGTGGATAACTTTCCAGATGCAATCGTAAGGTACGAGTTTGTTGATAGGAACAAAACAGTTTATCCAAAACATTTTGACCAATTCTTAAAAGCCGAAATACAAACTCTCGAAACATTGACAATCACAGAAGAAGAAATCAACTTTATGAAGGAAAAGTGCAAGTACCTTCCACAATGGTTCTTCACTTATCTTCGTGGATTCCGATTCAATTCCGACCTTGTTAACGTTTCACAAGATACAGATGGACATCTGCATATCATTTTCGAAGGTCTGTGGGCAGAAACTGTGTTGCTCGAAGTAATGGTTCTTGCAATCGTTTCAGAACTCTATTACAAGATTACTGAACTTGACAAAAAATTCGATTACAAGAAGTATTATACAAAGTCGTTTGTCAAGGCAGCACAAATGATTGACAATGGATGTGTATGGGCTGATTTCGGCACTCGAAGACGTTCTTCTTTCGAAACGGAGGAAACTGCTCTCAAAGCAATGCTTAATGCAACCAAAAATAGACCAACATTCATATCACCACTTTGTCAAACAAATGGCAAGTGCGTTGGTACATCTAACGTTTACCTTGCAATGAAGTACAACACCACACCAATCGGAACAATGGCACACGAATGGATTAGCGGTATTGCTGGTCTGTACGGTCCACTGCTTGCCAATAAGATTGCAATGGAAAAGTGGAGGCATACATTCAAGGGTGCTTTGGGAACATACTTGTATGATACCTACGGTTTCGATGCCTTTGCTCGAAACTTCAACAAAGACTTTGCAAACTGTTTCGATGGACTTCGAATTGATAGTGGTGACAACTTCGAACAGTTCCACAAGATTTGTGACAAATACAGCTCTCTTGGCATCGACCCAAAGGAAAAGACAATCATCTTCAGTAATGCATTGTCAATTGATGATGCTTGCCATATCCAGAAAGTCATTGGAAAAGAATATCCTAAAATCAGTTATGGAATAGGAACAGCTTGGACAAACGATTGGAAAGGTATCGTAGATGAAATCAAACCAATGAATATCGTTATCAAGCTCCTTGCAATCAAAGAGAATAGTAATTACCCATTCTTCTCCGATACTTGCAAGATTAGTGAGGATAAAGGAAAACATACTGGTTATGAAGATGTTGTGGATATGTTCAAGAAAGTTCTTCATTTCTATTAAAAAAAAAATAAAACCAAATACAATTGTATTTGGTTTTATTTTTTTATGCATCTATAACTGTCCATCCGTCAGGAATACCGCTTGTACCACTTGGCAATGTAGTCATACTTGCATCTTTTACAAATGTTCCATTCGCGGCAACACCATCTACCCAATTAGTTAAACAATTGTTTCCATTTATTTCTGTCGCAAGCATTTTGATATACGACAAATTTGTACAACCATTGAACATGTTGGAATAACACGAACCATTTAGCACTTGTGCTGTTAATGTAGGGGCTATAGTCAGCTCTGTGCATCCACTAAACATACCATAGCAACCATTTCCAAGTGAAGTCAAATGCATTATCAATTTAGATGCATCAACACATTTCGAATTAGCAAATAAATTCATAGTATACTTATATCGAGTAAATTCTGTTTGCCCAATAAAGTTTTCACCGTAAAAAATTGACATTATGTTTCCTTCAATATTAAATGATGCGGTACTTGCACTAAAATTTCCTGGATTACCAATTGTTGTGCTTATGTTTCCCATCCATTGAACCTTATCACCAGCTGTAACATTTACGGTAATATCATTAGATGATTCTGACCATGTTCTGCCGTTATTTGTCGAATATGTTATGCCGAAACTTTGATTGTTATTCGTATATATTAATGTTCCGTCAGTCAGAGCAACCAAAGTCAATGGTGTTTCTTCTAATGGCACAATGCGCTTAATATGAACTTCATCTGTTTCCTCTGTATATGATACATATTCGTATTCATCTGTACATGCTTGTCTTTCAGCATCTGTAATAAATAATTTTAAGTATATCATTGCCTAAAGTTAATTTATAAATATTAGTTTGTATATAAATATTTTTAACTTACTAATAACGATTAAATATTACTCATTATTTTTGTTTTTTTAACACTTTTTACTTTTAAGTGTTAAATTAAATATGTATCTTTGCAATACAGAAATTAATCATTAGACAATGGCAGAAAATTTTAAATACTATAAAGTTACTAACAAATGGACACAAGGAGTTCATTATTGTTGTGTAGATGAAAACAATCAAGTATACTTGAGAAATGGTGCAACACTGAATTTTAGTATATACAAGTCTAAAATCGGTCGAGATAGTTTAACGTTTGAGGAAGTTCCAAGAATTGTTGTACTAAACAATAAAAAAAGATATATCATTGACCAAATCAACACTCTTAGGTCAAGAATAAATCAAACTGATTATGAAGAACCAAAAGACTTGGTTTTAATAAGTGATTTTGTATTACCAATTCATCAAAAGAAGAAATGACAGACGAATATAAATACATTAAAATGACACATAAAAGCACAAAAGCAATCAAATACTGTGCACTAAACACTAGAACAAATTGTTTGTGTGTGAACAACTTTGACTATAATTTTGATTGGTATAAACAAAATAGTCCATATCACACTTTCGAGGAAGTTACAAAAACCGAAGTTATGGCTTATAAGCAGAAAAAATTGCTTGAACAAATGAATAAGCTTAGAGAAAGAAAAGAAAAAATATATTCGGAAGACCCAACAGAATTAATACGTATCAATCATTACGTTTAAGCATGGAAGAAGGCAACTATAAGTTCTACAAAGTTACATATAACTTAACCAACCATTATGGTTTTGGCGTATTGAATACAAAAACAAATATATTTCATTATTGCAACTATATGCAATTGGATTTTGAGTTCTTTAAACGATTATTTGCTGATTCAACCTTTGAGGAAGTTCCAAGAATTGTAGTCGAAAACCATAAAAAGAAACATATTCTTGAACAAATGAACGAACTTAGAAAAAGAAAAGATAATGTGCCTTCAGAATCAGCTGTTAAATTGATTCATTTTTAAGAAATAACATTAAAACATATGGAAGGAAAGTACAAGTACGTCAAAATTAATTGTGCCAAATATGGTCGCAATGTTGTTCATTATGGCGCTGTAGATGAAAAAGGCTATTTAACAATCGGTCATAACTTTTATTTCTTCGATAAATATCTGAAAGAGAATGAAGCTACTTATAAATTTGTTCCGAAATCAGAAGTTATGAAATATAAGCTTAAACAAATCGAACAGCAAATCGCAGTACTAAAAAGACGAAAGTGCGAGATTTTCTTAGAAGAATATCCAGAAAATTTAACATATTTCGACCCTGTGGTTTCTCTAAACTAATATACAAAATAATTATGTCAACACAAGAATATAACATCTTCTATGATGACGAAAGAATCCAAAACATTCAACAACAAGTGCAAGAGGCAAAGAAGTTGGGCAAAAACTCAATCTTGATTCCTTACCCTTCAGATGAAGTTCAAAGAATACTTAATCAGCTTGGATATTCCATTCTACCAATTTGCAGTGAAGCAGAAGTCAGATGGGAAATACCAGTGGGTGAAGGCTTTTTGGAAGATTATGAAATCATGGATTCTGTTTTCCAAAACAATTGCAAAAGAGTAGGATATTACTTGGCAAACAAGGACATCAACTTTACCAAAGTTAACCGTTATTATTTTAACCATAGAAACCATACTGTCGAAGGGCATTGTGACAACGGAGCTATTGTAAGATTCCCAGTATATCAGCTAACTTGGTCTGACGAATACCTCCAACATATTATCACAGATAAAGAAACGTGGGAAGAGAACGAACGTAAAGCAAAGCTTAACCTATATTACAAATTACAAAAGGAATTAGGTCTTTCCAATAATAATTAAAAAAAATAACACAGTTAACTTCTTTTAACAAAATTTATTTGCAAATACCAAAAAAACTCCTTATCTTTGCATTGTAAAAAATTAACAAAAACAATAACAAAAAACATTTTTATATGAAAAAGTATGAGATTGTAGGCAAATTCACAAATGGTTTTGCAAGAGTTTCAAAACTTGATAAATTCGGTTTACGCCCATTATGGAATTTTATCAATGAACAAGGAAAACTCGTTTCAAAAGATTGGTTTGAATCGGTTAATTCCTTTGGAAGTGGTGGAGTGAAAGAGTTGGCAAGAGTTGATGTTTTTACCAAGTTGAATTTTATCAATCAAGATGGAAAGTTAGTTTCTCCTATTTGGTTTGAAGATACTTTTGTGACGCGCAGCCAACATTTCGTTGGTGTAATAATTTACAAAAAAGGTCATTCGAAATACAATTATATGGACAAAAACGGCAATCTCTTGATAAAGGAATGGGCTGATTATTGTAGCAATTTTACTAATGGTGTTGCTCATTTTTACATAGGCACAAACAAATATACTATTACTGAAAATGGTGAAATAAAATAAAATAAAAATATTAACCTTTTAAAAAATTAAAACAAAATGGACAACATTAAGTTAATCGTTTCGTCAGTGATTGCGTTTATCCTCATCTGCTTCTTGGTAGCTTCTTGCTCCGTAATCGATTCGGGTGAAATCGGCATCAAGTTCCATAAGTGGTCAGCTAATGAGCAAGACTACGGTGGAGTGGAAGGTACTTGCAAGGGATGGGTATTCTATAACCCAATCACCACAAGCGTGTTCACCTACCCAACATTCATTCAGCGTAAGAACTACGAGGCATTCAACGTCAACGCAAAGGACGCTTCAGTATTCTCGATGGACCCGACAATCGCTTACCGCATCAACCCAGAAAAGGCTTGCGACATCTTTGTCAAGTACCGCAAGGGTATCGAAGACCTTGAGAACGGATACATCCGCACTTGTATCTACGAAGCTTACCGCACATGCGCAAATCAGTACACGTCAGACTCACTTATGTCAAATCGCGCAAACTTCGAGCGTGACGTGCGCAAGCGCCTCGAATCATCACTTATGGACGAGGGATTCATCGTGGAGGAATTTACCTCACAGATTACACCTCCTCAGTCACTCGCACAGATGATTAACGAAAAGAACGCAGCCGTACAGTCAGCTCTCAAGGCAGAAAACAAAGTCAAGGAGGCTGAAGCAGAGGCAAAGATTCGTATCGCAGAAGCAAAGGGCGCAGCAGAGGCAATGCAGATTAAGGCAGACGCTGAAGCATACTACAACCGCACCATCGCAGCTTCACTTAGCCCACTCATCGTACAAGAGGATTGGATTGAGAAGTGGAACGGCACAGTGCCAACCGTTATGAGCGGTTCCAATATGATGCTCGATATGTCAAGCGCTATAGGCAAGCGTTAGAACTAAAATTAAGCTGACAAATAAAAATGGAGGTAGTATTTAGTTACTATCCCCATTTTTATATAATACATTTTCATTTCTTTATAGAATTATTTTATATTTATAGTAAAATGCAATTTTATGAAAAATAGAATAAGACTAACAGAAAACCAATTGACCAATATAATAAAAGAATGCGTTAGAGATATACTCGAAGCTCACGGCCAAGGTCTTTCATATGCAACAGTCAAGTCAGCTCACGACAAAATGATAGAAAAAGGACAAAAGCAAAGAGCAGACCAACTTGCACAAACCTACGCAGACGTGAACAACGATGAGGACGCAGAATACGATTTGTTCAATGATGTAATGACAATGAAACCAGCAAATCCATATGACAAGGATAAGAATACATACTTCGCAAGCAACCATATACCTCGTAACAACGAATACGGCAACAGAAGCTTGAAACGCTACGTGGACAAGAAGGGAGACTACGTTGACGAAGTGCCAAATGCAGAATTCATACCACCAAGGGCAAGAACACAAAGCGCAGCAAGAGCAAAAAGAAGAGCGCAACACCTTAACAACTTCTATGGGCAACAACATTTCGATAAAAATGACTTCAGAGCTTAATATTAAAGCAGCCAATATAAATCAAATATTGGTTGCTTTTTTTATTTTAACCTATTTTAACAAAATTATCTTGATAATATAAAATATATTCAGTATCTTTGCAATAAGAAAAAATATATAACACATAAAAGAATATGGTTAAGATTACAATCAATGAAATCCTCAATCTGCTCGATGTGGCAAAAGAAAGGGGCTTGGTAAAGTATGGAAGCAACGATGTCATCAAGCAGAATGATTGGATAGAAAACGATTTTTTCGGTGATTACCGCTATCTGTATTACTGCTTCGATGTGTATAATGAAGTACCATTGGACCACAAACATATAGATACAGCATATTTCAGAGGAAAAGACTATGTGTGCGGCAATCGATATATTGTTACAGTAGGTGCTTACTATAAGTGCTATCTTGAATTATTCGGTACAGAACCATACAATCTTGCACAAGAACTGTTCGACTATATCGAAATAGGCGGTGAATACGGATGGCACGGAAACCCATTCAATATATGTACAGACAAACAATTGTCTGAAAACGGAACAATTACCGTAAAATTACTTTATTGCAACAGTAACGCTGGTTTGCCAATGTTCTCCGAAGAATATACCGAATGCTTTAAAATCAATCCAAAAAATGAAAATTTATTGGAAGAAATCAAGCGTTTAGATGCAATATTCGAATACCCAAATCAAGCACACTACCCATTGACCACAACAATAATTGTAAACGGAAAGGAAGAAACAATCGCACCACTTCCAGATAAAGCATTTGACATCATCACGTCTACAAAAATGACTATCAAGAGAAACAAAAAGGCATTGGAAATACTTAAAAAAATCAAAAATAAAAAATGAAAAATTTTTTCAATAAAATAATCGATTGGTTCAATGGTTGGAAATCAATCGGTGACGAAAATCCAACAGCAGTAACCTACAGCGTAAAGGAATATACAACAAGCAACTATAACGTCCTCGGTGAAAAAATAAACACCAAGACAATGTATTTCATCTGCAAGACCATCACATGGGTTGACTATACATCAGAATATGGACTATGTATCTACAAAGGTAAACAACTTGACAACTGCCAACTCGTTAGATGGACACACGGAACAACAAGCGTAAACAGAACATACTTCGATACAAAGGAAGATGCTGAAAAAAAACTTAACGATATTCTGACAAATCCAAACAAATATATAGTCAAATGAGTAAAACAGAAATAATCCAATTAATCAAGGATAACCTTAAAATATCTATCACATCAGATTGTAAATATTGCGATAGCGGCTGCAATGTACAAGTAGCACTACTGTGGGGTGAACAAAAGGAAGTTATTTCAACATCAGAAGAATTCATATATTTCTAAAACAAAAAAAAACATAACAACATGTGCTGGACTAAAAACGCATCACCATTGCCACCAACACCACTTGTCTCTGACGGTACTGTCAAAATCTTTAAGGTGTGCAAAATAAGACAAGAAAACTTGTGCGGTTACTTTTATACCTCATTCAACTACATACTAGACAAAGAATATCAGACAACCATTGATGTGACCTACAATGAAAAACGTAAAACATACACTGGAACACAAGGGTTTCATAGTTATGACGCTTCAAAATGCAAGGTGAAGCTATTTGAAATTGGTAGCATATTTGGTGGAATAAAGAGGGTAAGTGTTGGTGTGGTAACGTGCTTAGACAAATCATTATATAAAATCACAAGCTATCTGCTTAAAGATAATTACTTTAAAGATGAATCAGCATACCTCATAGAAGGGTATCTTCCAAAAGGAACACAATATTACGTGAACGAATACGGTGAAATCATCTCCGATAAAATTGTGCTGTCAAAAATCATCCCTACAAATTCAATCAAAAACAGCCAATACTATTTAAATAATCAATCTTAATTTTTATGGATTGTACAAAAATTGATTTTAATAATTGGCAACCATTTTCTGCTTGGGTTGATGGTACAATAGAAAAACAAGCATTAAAAATAAATGAAAACAGATACCCAAAGCCAAATTTGAACAATAGGCAAACACAAATATATAAGGAATCCTTATCAGCTCAAATTCAATATTTGAAAAAAATTATAGAAACAATAAAATAAAAAATTATGGAAAATATCAGACGAATTACCGCAAAAGAGGCACATGCCGATGCCGACAGAGTGAATCAAAAAAGATTGATTAATGAACAAGACATTGTTTATAAAGCAATTTTCGAAGCAAAAAAAAGTGGTGAATATTCTGCAACAGTTGACTTGTTTATTTCCGATGAATTGAAAACACAACTTGTCGAAGACGGTTTTTATGTACATCGCATACAAGGTGACGATTATAAGCGAGACACCGAAACAATAATTAAATTTTAATATATTATGAAAGTCTTGACATTTATCTTAATATTTGTCGGTCTATATTTGATTGAAGCTCACTTGTTGCTAACAATCGCAAGTTGGCTTAAATTGACCGAAGAACAAACAACCAAATTAATGAACATTAACCTTGCAGTAGCGAACATCATCGGTTTCATTGTCGGTTTCTGCGTAGGAAACAAATTGGATTGGTAATCAAATATCCAAAATAACATGTGCTGGGAATCAAATAAATTAAAAAAACTTGTGTCTGATGGTACTGTCAAGATATTCAAAATATGTAAAACAACACTCAAATTTAATAAAAATATAGTAAACAGTTATTATTTTGAAGATTTTTGTTATGCGCTAAACACAGAATATCATACTAAAATCAATATACAATCCATGTGGGATTATCCCTTGTTTAGAGGATATAATGGGTTTCATAGCTATTTGAAAAAAAAATGTAAAACAGAAAGATATTCTAATGATATAAGAATTTTCATCCCAAGGGTGTGGCCAAAATTTGATGCTTATAAAGACTTTCCAACAAAAAAAATAATCGAAACTTATAGCGCTTTCTTTTGTGACCCACTAGGCTTATCTACTGTTGTCGTAGATGGCTACATACCAAAAGGTGCAACCTACTACATCAACGAAAACTATGAAATAATCTCTGATGGAATGGTACTAACAAATATAAAACTAATATAATATGAAAAAGGAAGACATTATGCCTTATTCACTTGATAATATTAAGTGGAAGGTCGGTGATACAGTGTACCGAGTAAATTACTCTAAATTGAAACTTGAACGCCTAACAATCGAAAAAATAGAAGTCGAACTTGTCAAAAAAGAGATTGTAGTCAAAATCACTACTGTGAATGAAGATATAACGAGAAATATTTTCTATATAGATGAGTTCAACAAATGGTTCAGTTATACAGCTAACGAGGCTGTAGATATGGCAATTGCAAATTTCACAACTCTACTAACAACTCTTAAAAATTCAATTTAACCTCAATTCAATTTATAACTATGTGCTGGATTTCAGACGAATTAAAGCCTATAACTTCTGACGGTACTGTAAGAATCTTTAAGATTTGCTTAAAGATAAAAGGAAAATTGTGTGGATACTGGTTTGATTCATTCATTTATGAATTAAATAAAGAATATAATACCGAAATGGATATATCATATCATAAAGGTATTCAAAAATACATTGGTTACCAAGGTTTCCATAGTTATGACGCAACACAATGCAAGGTGCATAAATTTATCGATAGGGAATATAATAAAGTCAGATTGTCATCCCTCAGATTTGGTGGAACATACATGAAATCATATAACATCGCACACTATACGATAGCAGATTCAATTGATTCGGATGAATACGCATTCCTCATAGAAGGATACCTACCAAAGGGAACACAATACCACGTGAACCGTCACGGTGAAATCATTTCCAATAAAATCGTACTTACAAAAATCATCCCTATAGACAAACTTACAGATAGCAAATATTATTTGCCCATACAGAATATCTAATTATTTCAAATGAAAATAAATTTGACATCAGTCAGTAATTGTTTTACTCAACTGATGCCAAATTGTATATCATTGCCTAAAATTAATTGTTTGTACAAGATAATTATATATCTTTTTTTCCATAAAACGAAATCGAAATCTTTTGAAACTCTTGGAAAAAGATAAAAAAATAAGCAACCAATATTTTAATTTATTGGTTGCTTATTTATTCTTTACTTTACATAATAGTATAATTATCTCACACCATTAGAATATTTCCAAGCAGCTTTCAACGCAGAATCTATTTGAAACGATTCATATCCAAAATCAGTTCCGCTTTGTATTAAAAAACCTCTTTGGCTAGGTGTTATCGTAAAATCTGTACCATTCAATGAAAATGAACACGCCCCACCACAATCATTTACTTTCTGTTGCAACATATTGAAATTCTCTCTACCAAAATCGCCAATCCATTGATTACCTTCAGTTAATATTCTTGTTACTGCATTCTTTACTATTCTATGTAAGTCATTTTCTGTTAATCTAATTATATTTTTCATATTATAAATGTATTTTTATATAAATATATGAAACGATAAAAAAATACCAAAATTAATTATAATATCAGCTCTATAAAATTATAGAAAAATTTTTCTGGAATTTTTTTAAAACCACTCAATAATTAAAACACCCCACCCCCTTCCTCAAAAAGACAAAAATTTCTGGAAAATTTTATTCAAGAAACCGTTGCCGTTTGGTAAGCCCCCAAAAACTCGGTCGGGGGGAGAGGATGCGTAGGAGGGGGAGGGTGGGGGAGGCATCGCCCCCAATAGTTAGGTATATGCCCCATCACTACCCATCCATACCCCCACGCATACGCATATACGCGCGTATATACGGAAATATGCCCATATTTGCGCAGAAATGGCTCTATTTTGCATTTTAATTATTCAGTGGATAAGTTTATCATTTGAAATAGAAAAGCGCTTATACGCGAAATTTTTGGATATAACTGAAATATAGCTGAACTGTTAAATGATGTTAATAAAATGCATTTTTTTGGCAAAATATTTGGTGGTATCAAATAAAATGCGTAACTTTGCACCGTGAAAATTAAACAACAGTTACTAACATTAAAACAACAAAGCTATGACAAAAATGACTTTAGAGTGTGTAGTTAAATCCATCAAGCGCAACACTTTCGGTGTAGAGATGGATATTCTGACTGTCCCCACAATGAACAAGAGGGGCAACAAGTATTACGGACGTGTGACGAAGGCAAGTCACTACCACAACATCGCTATAGGAAGAGGCTACAGCTCCACAATAGAGCGCAGAGCCAAGGAGTTGGGTATTGACGTAGAAAATCACCCTTACGAAGAGGACAAGCCAACAGGCCGTTCGTGGAGCGATTATCCTTATTTCCTCACGAAGGACACCGACCCCACAGTAACTTATCTTCGCATCGCCTCTAACGGCAATAGCAAGGTAACAAGCACGTATTTCGTGGATGGGCGCGAAGCTACTCCCGAAGAGGTTGAGGAAATCAAAACCTTCCTTCGCAGCCATTCAGTTTGCAAGAAGCAGCTCGAATACGGTCTTACTCCCGAAGAGGTTGTTGAGGTCAAGGACATCACCGTCACGAACATCGTTCGCATTTGGCAAGGCAATAAGCGCTATGAGCGCGACTAACGCAGAGGATGCTCCACACTGAAAAGTGTGGAGCATTTTTCATTATATATTTGGGTACTAAAATAAGTATCTATAGCTCCAAATGTTAAATGATGTTAATAAAAATCATTTTCTTTGCAAAATATTTGGATGGTATTGAAAAAAGCACTATCTTTGCACCGTGAAAATTAAACAACAGTTACTAACATTAAAAAACTAAAAGCTATGTTTTACAAAGGTCTTTACAAGATGGCACTTGTTGCCGCTATCGTTGAGTTGATGAAGAGCTACAACACTGAGGTTGTTGTGCTTGCAAAGTTTGAGCACCACGAAGCCGACTCCTACACACTTGTTCAAGACAAAGTGACAAAGCACGTCACTATCAAGTGGGGTGAAGAGACACGCGGAATCGAGACACTCCGCATCAAGAATTTGGAGCACTTGATTGATGCCATTCGCGCTCGTAGTGTCTTTGACGATTTTATGATGGCGGTCTATCACAAAGCACAGTCTTCTCTCCCTTCTTGTGCTTGCGCGTTGATTGAAATCGGCACTGAAGACGAAGAGTAACGCGGCAGATGCTTGCAATGCCTACACTGAAAAGTGTGGGCATTTTTTTTGTATCTATAGGTCAAATGTTAAATAATCTAAACAAAATGCATTTTCTTGCCAAAAAATTTGGATGGTATTGAAAAAACCACTATCTTTGCAGCGAGGGAAAAAGAATACAGCTCTGAACAGTCATTTATAGCTGAAAATAGGTTAAATGTTAAATAATCTAAACAAAATGCATTTTTTTGGGGTAAACTATTGCACAATTAAAAAAAAATGCGTAACTTTGCACCGCAAAAACAAACAATAGTACTAACATTAAAAAACAACAAAGCTATGTATCAAATCAAGGTTTATTACACCGATGGCACTGCAAATGCAGTTGCAGAGTTTCCAACCACTACCGCAGCCAATTCTTGGTGGAAGGCTAATAAGGATGATTATGACAAGCATCCAAAGTTTAAGGAAGTGCGCACTGTGTACGTTGAATACAGTTTTTTCAAGTGCATTCAAGGCAATCACACCACGTTCTTCAAGGTTGTCAAAGTGGGTATGAATACCAACAATGATTCTACCGCGCATATCGTGGTGAAGCTCGATGCCAACAAGCAAGAGACCACGCAAGTCTCGATGCTCGTGTACGGTCCACTTAAGGGCAATCACTTTACTGTGAGTGACGAAGAAATTTGGGACGTTATGGGCGTACATACTGAAGCAGAGAAGAAGGCACGTATGAAGGATTTTGTGGCACACCGCCATTACTTTGACACTCCAAACGATGCCGATGAAAGCAGTTGGCATACCCCCAATGAGAGAGTAGGCAGTACCAAAATTTGGGTGCCTCTTGTGGAGCTTGAAGTTTAATACAGTACTGTTATGAGAGAGGTGCTCGATTATGCCAAATACTTGGCTTTCATACTGTGTTGCTTTATCGTGTGTGTGACAACCGTATGTATAGGATACTTCGGTATCGTGTGGCTTATAAAGCTTTCAGTTAGCTTATTCTAAACAAAATGCCCCTTCCATCAATTTGGTTGGGGCATTTGTTAATAGGTACTTAAATAAGTACCCATATATAGCTGATATGTTAAATAATGTGAATAATCTTCATTTTTTTGATGAAATATTTGGGTGGTATTGATATTTTTACTAACTTTGCACCATCAAAACAATAATTATTAACTTCTAATTTCTACTGATATGATTAAAGTATATAAAGAAATGGATTTGACCGATATTAATTGGTCTCGTGGTGCTCAAATTGTCTATGACCTTTTCACCGAGGACGAAATTGAAAAGCTCCAAGAGCTTTTGGAAGATTCTTACCCCGATGGAATTGAAGCGACCGAGCTTGATGACCTTTTCGAGCACGACCCCGAACAGTTGATTGATTTGCTTGGCATTAGCGACTCTTATGAGACGTTTTACAAGAAGCGCACACGCGATTATGAGTACCAAGACCAAGACCGCTATTGTCAGCGCATTGTAGGCCAAGAAGACGATATACTGTATTCTTCTGACGATTTGGACGATGTTATTGCTTCAGCAGTTGCCGATTATGAGCGTGGTGACTCTAACAGTGATGACATTGAAATCTATGACCAAGAAGATGGCAAGGTTGTTTGGAGCACCGAGAATGATGAAGACTATCATAAGCAGTCTGACGAGGAAGATGAGGATGATGAGTGAAAAAACAGTTTCTACAGTGCACTAAATTGAAACTTGAAACTATTTATATTTTTACTGTACCGAGGGAGCGCACGAATCGCACTTTACCACAAAGGCACAGTAGGAATATAAAAGAAAAAAGGCATTGGCTTGTGAAAGTCGATGCCTTTTTTTTGTGCTGTTCAATAGGGTACTTAATTAAGTATCTGACAACGCTCTTTCCCTCGCTGCAAAGATAGTGCTTTTTCGTGAGAGTACAAAATATTTTAAGGACTTTAACCTGAATTTAACACAATTGTTAAATAAACTTAATAGACATCATTTTTTTGCCAAAAAATTTGGTGGATTCAAAAAAAATGCGTAACTTTGCGCAGTGAAATTAAAACAATTACTAACATTAAAAACAATAGCACTATGGCAAAGAATCGTTCTTTCAGTGTGTCCGATTATTTGGACGAGACAACAATCTATTTGAGTGATGGAAGCAAGGTATCACTTCGTGAGTACAAGGCAATGAAGAGAGCCGAGAAGAAGGCAGCAGAAGCAGCCGAGAAGAAGGCAGCGAAGAAGAAGCGCAGTGTCACCGCCATGCGTCTCTTGGCAATGCAAGTGGCAAACATCAACACGAGCTTCAAGCTTTCCAAGAGCTATATGGCTTACTTCCGTCACGGATACAAGCAGTGGGGCAACATTTGGCGCACAATCGTTCGTGACGAGCATATTCAGCCACACTTCGAGGAATTTGTGGAAGCTCACCACAAGGCAACTGATGCGGCAGCGAAAATAGAGAAGATAGCGAAGAAGTCTGACAAGGACATTTACGGCTACATTGAGAAGCTTGCCTATGCAATGGATGATATGCTCACCGCCATTAACAAGATAGCTGATGGGTGTGTTGAAGCGCAGCTCTATGCAAATCCAATGTATAAGGGCAAGGAAGTGGTCTATGGCTCGAAAGATGGCAAACGTTTGGGCATCAAGCAGCTCAACGAGCGTATCGGTGAGAACATTACAGCGACCACGAAAGGCATTCACGCTCTTCTCAAGATGGCATCTGATGGCACTGACGTTATGGATTATGACCCAAGCAAGTCAATCACGTTTGTGTATGCCTAATCTCTTCTGACTTGCTGATAGATGGCTTGGCGATTATCGTCAAGCCATTATTATATAGGGTACTTAAATAAGTACCTTATGTTAAAATCTATTCACATTAATATTTTTTCACAGTTATTTCTTGGATTTGATTATTATTTATTATATCTTTGTGTTACTAAATTAAAAAACAGTAACAACTATGGCAAACGGAACAAAACTTGAGATAATGGATAATGCTTATTACATATCTCCAATTGTTGAAGAGGAAAAGAAAGACCAATGTTCTTCAGCTTCTTTTACATCTTATGTATTTATTCGCAAGCATAAATAATAAATAAGGTATGACAGTATTACAAGATATTTTCAATCGTTTGGGAATTGGTGTGGGAATGGTTATTTCCTATCTTCCACAATCTTTAGTGGCAAACTTAAAAAAAGTTTTGGGTGAAAATCTGTCAATCGTTGTTGAGAGTATTGACCCAAATGAAAACAAGTGTGTTGTGAAGATAACCAATTCAGATGGCAATGACATTATGTATTGTGAGTACACGTATAGTGAACGCACTTATAATACAAATGACACTCATTTAGTTGTAACAAGTTTGAATATTGTTCACGAAGTGTTAAAATAATGTTAAAGACCTAAAATTTCTTGCAAGGTAACGATAAAAGCCCTATCTTTGCATCGTCAAAATTAATAAAAACAAATAAAAACAACTAACAACTATGGCAAAAGGACGTTTTAATTCAGCAGTAGAAAGCAAGCGCGTTTTCGCAGTACCGCACAAGTTTGGTAAGGACGAGATTCGTTACAGCATCTTCGCCAAAGAGGGTAGTTATTGGGCAAAGTGATAGCCCAACCAAACAGTGGGGTAATAATCAACAACTTAACTGACCGACATACCGATGAATGCAAGAGACCGACCCCTTTGAGGGTAAATCAAAATTATTAATTGAGAAATGAATCTAAAGGTATGTGTAACTTGTAAATCCTACAGCTATGAGGCAGCACATTAGGGGACAGCCCAATTAAAACTGTTAATTTCTTCTATACTTGGTGCATTGAACAAACTGCGTGTATAATATTAGCTCAACAAGCGCACAAGTTATGTACATCGACAAGATAGAAATCGGTATTCAAGCTAAAAGGAAATATAAAATTTTCGGGCATTTTCGTGGATAGGCGATTATATCCTATCCAAGGTGCTACAACGCATTACGTAAGTCTCATTTTACCGCGCGTTTATGCTTGCGCGATTCCCACGAGAGACATTATTCCGAGTCTGCACAAACTATAATACGCTTTACGCGGTCACTGTGCCACTCCGACAAGCAGATACTTGCGCCTTTCTACGCCATCGAGTCCACGAGAATGCCCATTGAAACCAAGGTTCCAATAATCTCATTATTAGCGGCAAAATAAATGAGTGAGGATAGTTAATGCCGCATAACTATGCCGCACAGTCGGCCCTTGGGTAAAAGCCGATGAGAGCTACAACAATCGCCCCTACGCACTGCACGGTGCGGACCTATGAAGATGAGAAAGGTCCCCACAATCGCACGTCCCTTGGCACGTTGGCTCCCATCGGCACTTTTTTTTTCTTTTCTATTTGCTTTATATTTTATTTTTCTATATATTTATAAAAGCAATTCAACACTGTCCCTTGGTGTAGTCGGTTAGCACGTCAGAATTTGAGTCTGAAAGTCCGAGTTCGAGTCTTGGAGGGACAACAAGCTTTGTTAATAGTTATTGTTTTTTAATGTTTTTGCATCGGGCATTATGCTCGATGCTTTTTTTGTGCCTTTTGATGACAAGTAGCTGTACGCTCTTTCCCTCGCTGCAAAGATAGTGCTTTTCAGTGAGAGTACAAAATATTTTAAGCACTTTAACTTGGATTTAACTATACTGTTAAAAATTTGTTAATACAGTATTATTTCTTGCTGATATGCTATTAATTTCATAACTTTGCACCACGAAAAAAAACAAAGATGTATGGCAACAACTAATAACAATTCAAATGAAAAATGGTTCTTGATTGCTTTGACCAAGCAAGGTGTGTGTATTAGCCCAACGAAGTTCAAAACAAAGGAAGAAGCTGAAGAGCTTGCCAAACAGTGCGTAAATGATGGTGTGTGGCAACACTATAAAGTATTAACATCAAAAAAGAAAACAGTAACGTTATGGGAAGTGTTGAAACTTGTATTTGCAACCTTTTTGAAGAATATGAAGACAACTGCATCATTGTAAGTGACTTCGACATTCGTCACAATGGTGCTCGTGTGGACTGTCTCGTAGTGAACGAGGATGGTAAAATAGGTGTATGGTGCGGTAATCCTTTCGAAGACGAGAACTGTGAAGAGCTTGTCTTGACTGACGAAGAGAGGGAAAGAATCTACTGTGAGGTATTGGAGTATATTTAATAAACAAAAAAAAATTAAAAAAAATATGAAAAAGTTTTGATTTTAATAAAAAATTGTATATATTTATATTAGAGGAAAGAGTGATGGCAAAGGATTTTTTATCGAGTATTTTTATCAACTGAAAAGCAAAATTAATGAAAAAAGTGTAATAAAACACAACACTCGATAAGATGAAAGATGTGTTACCGTGTGACGAGCTTGTGAAAGTGGCACAAGGTAAAAAGATAAAATGGATATAGTTGTGAAACTGTGTCCATTTTTTTTTGTTAAATTCAATTAACAAATATGTTAAAAACTGGTTAAATAACTGAAATTTCTTTGAGGGTATTGATATTTTCACTATCTTTGCACCGTAAAAATTAAAAAACATATAAAACTATGGACAAAGAAATCGTAACAATAACCGAAAGGTTCACAAATTGGAAGGTGTGCTATAGAGGCAAACGTGGGCTTCTTGCTTCACAGCCTACAATGGAAAAAACACCAAAGCCAATGACACCGACCCAAGCTTTGAAGTACTTTAAGGCTTCTTGGGTGTTAGGTATCGTACAGTAACATTTGTTAACTGAAATGTTAAAATAATGTTAAAGACGTAAAATTTCTTGGAAAATCCAAAAATCTCCTGTATCTTTGCGGTGTAAAAATTAATAAACAACACGATTATGAGACTTTTTGTAGAAACTTTATTAGCGCCTATCAATTTTGATACGGCTGACGGACGCAAGGTTAGCTTGACCTACTCGTTCGATGCAGATAGTGAAAATCCTTTCACTGACGAGAAGTTCACCGTAAAGGTAGATGACACTGAAGTTGGAGAGCTTGACGCAGACACTGTTCTTGACCACAATGTCGGCTACGATAGAGAGTTGGAAGACTATGCTTATGTCTTTGAGACTTCCGATTTAGAATCGTTGCTCAAAGAGAACAATTTACTTTAACCAATTTTACTAACATTAAAAAACAAATTACCACTATGGCAAAGAAAATTATTTTAGAGAATCTGTGTGCAATTCTTGGTGCTGACTTCGCAAAGAAGAACCTCAATGATGCCATTCGCGTTATGGCTGTAGCACCTTCGTTGAACCTTCGTCAGTACGGTCTTCTCAAGAAGGTCTGCAAGGAGGCTATCAAGATAGCTGACGAAATGAGTGTTCCAATGACGTGTCTCACCTATGTAGGTTGTACGTCTTCCGCATACAAGTTGAGCGGCTTTGTCGCAGCTCATACGAAGTGGAACGCAGAAACCGCCAAGGCTATCGTAGAGTTCGCCAAGTACTTCGGAGCACACTTCGGATACGCGCACCCAAGCGACCGCGTGTACCACGCAGCTTACAGCATCTACAACACTGTCACCACTGACTTTGAACTTTTCAAGTCTGCTGTGGATGCTCTTCCACTCACGGCTTACAATGCCAAGGACAAGAGCATTGATGTGAAGAAGCTCGTTGCTATGGTTTCCGAGGCAATTGCAGACTCAACTCCCACTGTAGCATCTGAAGTCGTGACTGTAGCTGCAAGCTAACTAATTTTCACTGTTGGGGTGCTTCCGAAGAAAAGCAAGCACCCCTTTTAATTTGAAACTTACAACAATGAAGAAGACATCATATTACGTTAAAGGTTATGGAGAAGTGGACTTGAGCTTTATCGGCAATGGCCGTTATGAAGTCTATGACTCTTTCGATGACACCTATTACGGCACAGTTTACTTCGGTGGCGGTGAAGCTATCACACCAAAGGCAATAGAGCAAAAACTTGAAGCCTTAAGAGCTTAATTTTTTTTGTTTGTTATATTTATTTTATATAATAGCAAAAATGATGGCTCAGTGGCGGAATTGGTAGACGCGAGGGACTTTTGGTAAAGACCAAAATATAGTCATAATTTCGTGATTACTTTTTCTCATATCGTACTATTTATTATTAAAGTAATATGATATGAGAAAAGAAAGAACGAAAGAAGAATATGTAGAAGCAGCAAAATGTTCACATAGTATTGCTGAAATGCTTAGGTTTTTTAATTTAAAACCTTGTGGTGGGAATTATAATACTCTTCATAAAATTATTGAAAAGTATGAAATTGATATTTCACATTTTACGGGTAAAGGTTGGAATATAGGTTTAAAATTTAATCCTAAACGCCAAATAAAAACCGATGAATTATTAGTTGAGAATTCTCATTATAGTTCTTATAAATTAAAAAATAGGCTTTTTAGAGAACAAATTAAAGAAGAAAAATGTGAATGTTGTGGGCTTACAAAATGGATGGGTAAAAAAATACCATTGGAGTTACACCATAAAAATGGAATAACAACCGATGATAGATTAGAGAATCTTGAAATTTTATGCCCTAATTGCCACGCACAAACAGATAATTATCGAGGTCTAAACATTAAGAGTGCTTCCTTTCCGAAAGGAAAAAACAATAAATAAAAAATATTGGGAAGTAGAATTTCGCTAACAAACAGAAACCTTGTTTATGGTGACATAAACTTTGGCGATGGCTTACTAAATGGATATTTATCCTAAATGGCGTAGAGACTATATACGAAACACCTAAACCAAATTGGCATGGTGAAGAAATAGTCCAGACTACAACAACTCACGAAGTTGGCTTGTATCAAAGCAAGAGTAGTAAGAAAATCCCTTGGTCATTCGACCGTATGGGTTCGAGTCCCATCTGAGCTACAACGTGTTTTTAAGGTTAGTAAGATTTGTTTGGGAGGGCATCCGACTACTGTCGGGTGTCCTTTTTTTTGTGCCATCTGATGACAAGTTGCTGTACGCTCTTTCCCTCGCTGCAAAGATAGTGTTTTTTGGTGACAATTCCAAATATTTCTGGTACTTTAACACTAATTTAACATATTGGTTAAAGTTTTGTTAATGGTGTCAAAAAAGTTGTGGCGTATTGATTTTTTCACTATCTTTGCACCGTGAAATTAAAACAATTACTAACATTAAAAACAAATAAAACTATGGCAAAGAACATTAAGAAAGTGAAGCTCACTATTTTCAGCAGTTTTGACTGTTATGACGAGAAGGTTATTGAGGAAACACGCGAAATGCTTGCAGAGTGCAATGACTGTGACGTTGAGGATATTGACGATGAAAGGGTCTATCAATGCATTTTGAATGGGTTTGACGATGAAGTCAAAAACCTCGATATTGAAGGGGTTGGTTATATTATAGCCTATGCAAATTCGGGCTTTTGGTGTGGTCGCAGAATTGGAACCAAGATTATTGGTACTAACGTCAATAAAGTGCTCACCACAAGTATCGGTTGTGACGATGTTTGCTTCTATGCAGACAAGTACAATGTTCGTGCTGAAGGCGCTCACCACGATGGATGGAACTATGTTGTCTATCGTTATGTTGATACATACGATGAGGCAGAGAGAATCGTGAATGATATTGTCAATGGAGTTATCGACACCGAAGAGAAGTTCTTCAAGCGCACCAAGAGCATTCGTCCTTTCGTAGCTGCAACCTTCGGTTGGAAGGAGTATGGCACACAAGCCCACAACACTTCAAAAGGCAAGAGAGCTTGATTGACTCGATGGCACTTACAGTGGCAAGTAAGTGCCATTTTACATTTTTTAACAATACAGTTAAACTTTTGTTAAACTTACTGTTTTTGTTTGCAGTGTCAATTAAAAGCACTATATTTGCACAGTGAAACAAAAACAAGTACTAACAATAAAAACCAATACTATTATGATGCATCCATTCGTATTTTTCGGTATTGTAGCCTTTTGTGGCTTTATTCCCAAGCTTATTGAAGTGTTTATGACTAACGGTGAGAATTGAGCTAATAACCAAATTCAAGTAAACTATGGCAAGAAAAAACGTGATTTTCGAAGACGAAATTGTCTTTTATGACAAGAAGTTCTTCAAAGACGATAAGGAGCACTGTTATGACGTAGAGTGCTTCAATGGGTTCGCAATTGGCAAGTTGGCTGACAAAGAGGATACTACAGCCCCACAGCGCATCTTTATAACGTATCCAAAACGTGAGTATGTGGTAAGGCATAAGAAGCTTGCAGAGGAAGTTCTTTGCTATCGTGGTTTGGACGAGTTACAGCCAAGAGACATCACCTACGGAGACATTATGTTGTGCTGTGGTGAAATTCAGCAAGAGCATGTTGAAAAGTAAACAATTAAAGCTATGGAAGAAGTACGTTATTGCCCAATTTGTGGGGAAAAGCTTGAATCGGACGGTTATAACTATGACGATGGTCATATTCACTATCACTGTTTGTGGTGTGATTGGGAAGGCGTAGATTGTCAAGCTCAAGTATCATAAGTTCTGACATCATTAAGGAATGGCATTATCTCGAAATGAGATGATGCCATTTTTTTTGCTGTACGCTATTTCCCTCGCTGCAAAGATAGAGCTTTTTCACGACAATTCCAAATATTTCTGGTACTTTAACATTAATTTAACATATTGGTTAAAGTTTTGTTAATGGTGTCAAAAAAGTTGCAGCATTGCCGATTATTACCTATCTTTGCAGCGTTAAAAAACAATATCACTATGGATTGTAAATATAAAGCTATTAACATTGTATGGGAGACTGATGGTGAAGACATCACCCTTCCAACCGAGGTAGAGCTTCCAAATTACATTGAAGCTGACGATTATGATGCCATCAACAACTATCTTTCTGATGAATATGGATGGCTTGTGAGCAACTATGACGTGGTTGAAATTGAGTTTTGGAGGACAATGGATTATCCATTTACTAACTATGAGGCTTCAAACCTTGGTCGTATCCGCAACAAATATACCAAGCATGTTTTGAAGCAGACTGCAAACAAGTACCACAAGAATCCTATAGTTCGCTTGAGCCACTGTATTTGGGGGCAAGTGCAGCTTACAGCTTGTTATCTTGTCTATGAAACATTCAATGGTCCAATAGAAGGCCAGCGTCTTTTCCATAAAGATGGTAATAAGTTCAACAACCGTTTGGAGAACTTGTATTTGAAGTAAATCTTAACATTTATTAACAAAAAACATTTCTGTTTGACTGCTTTTGTGTATATAATCGTATTGTAATTAAGACACAATGATGGTTTAATTACCCGATAGATACCAAAGCGGTCAAATGGGGTTGTGTTAGTAGCTCAACCGCCTCTTCGGAGGCTTCGGGGGTTCGAATCCCTCTCTATCAACCATTCGGTAGATACCAAAGCGGTCAAATGGGGCTGTGTTTAGTGGCACAGCCGCCTCTTATGAGGCTTCGGTGGTTCAAATCCATCTCTACCAACACTTTTTTTCATACCTCCATAATATCATCTCCTTTTTTTTTTATGGGGTAATAAAAAGCATTAGCTTGTGAAAGCTGGTGCTTTTGCTCATTATGATTAGGGTACTTAATTAAGTACCTTATATACATATAATACTATATAATATGAATCTATTATTGGGAATACATAAGCTGATGCGAAGATATGGAAAGGAAGAGGAACAATATCGTCTTTCAATTCCAAACGTTTATGTTAATTACGGGACAACTGATATTAATGTCTTTATCGAGGATGGAATTGGCAAGGTTCAATTCCCTCTTGGTTATGTCTATAAGCTGACAGCATTGTCAAATTTGGAGTTATTCAGTATAATGGACAGTATTAAGAAATTTTATGAAATATGTTAAATTCAAGTTAAATGTATTTGAATTTTTGCTTTTTACAGATTTTTGGCGTATTTTTGCAAAAATATTCAAATAACTATGACAGAAACTCTTACTCAAACAGAAGTAATTACAAATCTTATTACATCATCTAATAACAATTTATTCAGAAGTGGCTCTATTGGGTGCGATGGTTATATCCACGACACCCAAATTGAATGCGCAAAGAACATTCTTTTGGCTTTCAATAGAGCAGAGACAAGACGCAACCACGTTATTCTCATTGCAAAGATGCAAAGTGGAAAAACTGGAGCGGTTAATGCTGTTGTCAATATCGTCAATGCATTGCACTTGGATAAACCTATGATGGTAAACAAGTTCTTCTTCCTTTGTGGAATGAACGACTGTGGTCTCAAGGAGCAAACGTTCGAGCGTGTCATCAAGCAAGTCAGCGATGCAACTGTAGAGAACACCTACAATGGCAAGCGCTCCCTCAAGTACAAGACACCGAAGAAGTACTTCCTTCTAAAGAACAGTGACTTGATGGGCTTTGATGGCTCTATTGACAATTCCATTCTTTTCATTGACGAATGTCATTACGGTAGCGGCAAGAAGAATAAGCTCACACAGTTCTTGGAGAAGCAAGGCATCAATTGGAGAAATCCAAACGAGCTTATTTCGCGTAACATTTATATTGTTTCAGTATCTGCCACGCCTTTCAGCGAGGTAATATCTGATGTCAATGAGTGCAAGGAGATTATCGAGCTTCCAACAAACAGTGGTTACGTTGGAGTCAGCGAGTACATCAATGAAGGACTCGTCCACGATGCAAAGTCACACTGTGAGGACGTTGGAGACATTCTGCTTGCCCTTCGTGAGGGCTTGACTCGTTGCAAGTCTGATGGCATTGACGGTATCTTCTTCGTGCGTACACGCAAAAATGAGGAATTGGTAGAGCGTAACTTCGTGAAGTATAATTTTGATGTCTATCAAATGGATGCCTCAACAAGCAAGCTCAACTATGACAAGCTTTCTGATAGGCTCAAGGAACAAATAGATGCCATTGAGTTCAACAAGAAGTTCGAAGGTGTGACACTTCCGATTCTCTTGGAACAAAAGATACCTATCAAGCCACTTCTCGTATTAATCAAGGGTGCGTTCAGAGCTGGTGTAACTATTCACGGCAACTTCAAGGACTATACATACTTAGTGTATGACTACAGCTTGTCTGCTGCTGCAACTGCACAAGCCTTGCTTGGTCGTATGTGTGGATATAGGTCTGAGCACAAAAGACTGAATACGATGTTCTTCGTCAACAAGTTCCACGCCACACAGTACAGTCAGTATGAGCAAAACTTTGCTGATAGGGAGAATGTTCCAACTGACAAGACAGAGAAGGAATGGGTTTGCAGTGCAAACGAATTGGATGCGACATCGGTTCTTGCTTCAGCACCTTGTGGTAACTTCGCTATAGACTTGACCAAGGAAGAGGTAGAGTTCTTCTTCAGTCGTTGCAAGGGACGCAAGTCGTGTTCAGAGAATGCAAAGATTATCTTTGATAAGATGCTTAAGGATAAAAACATTGACTGTAGCTATGACTACTTCAATGAGGCGCACATGCAAGGTAAGAACAATTATGCAGTGTCTTCCCAAGTAAAGCGTTTTGACAGTTTCACAAGTGACAGTCTCGTGTTTGGCTTCAGAGCTGACAAGCTCAAGCAATTCCAACTTGAGAAGAATCGTGACTATCTCACAACTGATGACTTCGGACTCTCGTGCGTCTCTCTCGTTTTGGATGCCGAGATTGACAAGAACAGTGGCACGTGCATTGGCGGCAATATGAGACTTCTCGTGTATCACACTATGGTAGGTGCTTTCAAGGTCGTACCAAGTCAGAAGTCAATGTATCAACAGCATAAGGACACAAGTTTAATATAAAAACCACACAGTAATATGATTCCAACTATTGAGTTTATGAAGAAGTACTTCCCTATCTTCAACAAGAGATTCTTTGAGAATAAATTAAAAGAACCAGTTTTTGAGATTGAACACAAGAAGACTCATTTGGGAGAATTTCAACAATGCATTGACTTGTCCCCTCACGGAAATGAGTTCAGCATTGATGTTATTAGGATGACTGATTATTATCAATTGGAAGAGCAAACTGCCTTGGAAGTCCTTATCCACGAGATGATTCATCTGTGGACAAACCAAACACCAGACCCAAGTTGCCCAGATAGGCATCTACCAGTAGACCACGGCAAATGGTTCAAGATGAAGGCTGCTGAAATCAATGGTATTTCGAAGTTTCACATTAGTGTTACGTGTGATGGTACTACATTGGTTAAAGCTTCCAAGAAAGACAAGCAGAAGAAGAATTAACATTATTTAATAAAATTTCATACCGTAATTCATATTTTGAATATATAATTACGATATGAAATTTTAATTTTATATTGTATATGACTAAAGTAAAAAATCCTATTTCAAAAGAAATTTTAGAGAAACTGTATGGCAAACTAATTTGCATTCAGACGTTTCAGTTCAATGACGAGGCTTCAAACAATATCTTCAATGACAACAAGCCTCATACAATGACTTTTCAGCTATATGATGGCTTTGGCTATTGCCCTAACTATAAGGGAAGTGAGTTTGTGATTAAATACCCAACACTTGATTTTGTTAGCAACTGTGACACAATGGCACAGTCTATTCGTGAGTTCAATGGCTTGAATGACGAAGACGAAATCACAGTACCTAATATCGTACACTCATACGTTAAACTTGAAAAGATATGATTAAGTCTTCTATCCTATCGGGTGTTCTTATTGCCCTTGGTGGAGCGGTATATCTGAACGTTGGGCAAGTGTATGGTAGCGTACTTTTCTCCTTTGGATTGCTTGCTGTGATTGAATATAAACTTCCTTTATACACTGGGCAAGCTGGATTCTTCAATTATAAACAGCCAAAGGAATGGCTACAGCTACTTGGCATACTGCTCTTGAATATCGGTGGTTGTGCATTGGTTGCTTTTGTTATAGGAGAGCACGATATGGCAAGCAATATCATTGATGACCGAATAGTTGATGGTCAATTTGATAACTTCCTTAAGGGTATTGGTTGTGGTCTGATTATGACGTTAATCGTCAATAGTGGTAGGCAAGGCAACAAACTGTTAGTAGTTTTCGGTGTAGCTGCATTCATCTTGAGTGGAATGTATCACAGTATTGCTGATGCTTATTATATGTTCTCTGCCGAACATTATCTGATTCAGCTATATGCTTTTAAGTATTATCCTTTAATTGTATTGGGTAACTTCGTTGGTTGCAACATTCCGAGGTTCCTTATACAAAAGTAGTTTCTTTTTTCATAGTTTTCCATCCTATCAACACGATAGGATGGTTTTTTTTTATATATGCATATTTCCCTCGCTGCAAAGATAAGGCTTTTTATTGAAACCGCCAAATATTTTTGACGGTTTAACATTTATTTAACACATAAAAAAAATGTTAGCTAATTGTAGCTAACATCTTCAAACATTTCAAGGATTTTGATAATCTCTTGGCGAGCTTCGTCATAGGTAGGTTTGTTGTCGTAGGGATAATCTGAAGCCATACGGACTTGCAGATTATCAAGCTTCACCAAAGCTTTAGGGACTACAATGTGTAACTTCTTATTAGGCGTAGATATTGAGCTGAACAATGAAGTACACTTTGTTGTTAAAGACTGTGCGCCACTCTCCAACCATATCCTCAATGAGTGATGGAATGACCACCATATAGTGTGAATGCACGAAGTCTGCCAAGCATTCTTGCACTGTGTCGAAAAGCAAAGACTTGATGTTGATGTTATGGTCCTTGTCATAACTGCAAACAACAAACTTCGTCTCTCTATTGGATGCAATCTGAATTGGGAATTGAGCTGCTATGGACTCTTGAACGTTGTCCTTATCCACTTCAGAAACGTAGTATACGTTTGGGATGAAATGAACGTCAGCGCCAAACAAATAGTACTCATTGTCGTGAGCATCAGTGGCGAATCCTTCTTCGCGAAGCTTCTTGCAAAACTCCTTCTTGTTTGCAATGAGCACCTTCGTTGAGGCTCTATAGGCTTTTGCCACAGCCTCGTCTTCAGTGTCGCAAAGAGGGGTTATTGCGCGTTCACATTCACCGTCACCAAAGATGACATAAAACTTCTTACTCATAATCAATTGTAAAAATAAAAGTTAAACTTCTCGTGTTTGCCTTGGCGTTGCTGCAAGAACAAATCGTGCTCCATATTGGCAAGACATACAGCATAATCAACTGTAAAATCAAAATACAACTTCTTCCACGTTGTCTTGGTCAAACCGTGTGCATACACAGTAATTGTACCGTTTTTCTTTACTTCAATACGGTCAAAGAAGTGCTCTTTCTTGTCGGTGCAAACAACTTCCTTGATGTTGTTTACCTTGAAAAATTTGCGGATAAGCTTTTCGTATTCGTCAGATAACTTGTGAAAATTGGGTTCTGCTACTGTCATAGTTCTTATATTTTTTAATGTATTGTTTAATTTTGATGGTGCAAATATACGACTTTTATTTGGTATTTGCAACTTTTTCTGGTTATTTAACATTAATTTAACACATCAGTTAAAGTTTTGTTAAAGATTAATATTTTCTTGCATATTAGCTCAAAATACCCTATCTTTGCACCATCAAAAACAATAAAACAGTAACTATTATGGACGAAAAACTTGAATTGGATGGCTTGATTAAGACGAGAGAGGAAGCTATCGACCTTCGCTTTCGAATTATTGCTTTGAAGCGCAAAGCACAGTGTAGAGAGGTCAATACCGACATTTTGGACAGACTTCTTGACGCAGCCAATCTTTTGGCAAGTATTGACGAAGAAATCACCAATCTTTTAGAGGAATAATATGGGAAAGCCAATTGTACTTTATGCCACAGTTCGCGTGGACTTCGGTTCTGACGTGTCACTTGAAGACGCAGTATCCGAGACAAAAAATCTTCTTATCGGTATGACCGATGCAATGGAATGCTACAATGTATGCGGTGTAACTGACGGTGAGGGTAACGATTATTAATCTTTAACAAACAACTATTATGAGACAGATTGAAAAAGAAATGAACAAAGCCATTATGAATGGCCGTAACTTCTTCAAGAGCAATACGCAAGTTATCACACGCAACGGTGTATCCAAGGTTTACCTCCACGGTGTCCACATCGCCAACGCGACACGCGATTATGTGACCATTACCGATATGGAGAATCATCCTTGCCGCTTCTCACAGACCACACGCAGCCGCGTGAACGCTCTTCTTCAGCGCTTCGGTGTACGTCTCCATTTCAGCGAGAAGTACTGCACGATTAAGTACGATAACGGCACGGACTTCGTTCCATTCACCACGTTCAGCTAACACGTGAACATTCTGCAAAGGGCATCACCCAAAAGGTGGTGCTCTTTTTTTATTGTGTTAAATAAATGTTAAAGTACCAGAAATATTTGGTACTTTCAAAAAAAAGTCGTATCTTTGCAGCGAGGGAATTGCAGCGTCATCTGATGACAAAAAAAAAGAGATGTGTTGTGAAACACACCTCTCCAAAATAACGAAATAAAATTTTGAATTATGATAAACAAAATCTATTAATCAAATTCTCTGCAAATTTCCCTCCAATTTAGCACCCAACATAAACTGTGAAATATCCATATTTGCAACAATTTCGTCAGCTTTTGCATAAGCTTCATCTTCATTTGCAGCTTCTACAGTGACTGTAGTTGTAGCTACAATATTTTCAGTTACTTCGAATAGCATAATATAATAGAAATAATTAAAGTGTTAATAACTATGTCTATTATATATAAAATATATGGGAAATCAAAATGATTCCTATTATTTTGATTGGGTTATAACACCATAAATTCATCCAAATAAAACTGTGTATCCAAGCAAGACCATCTATTTCCCTCGCTGCAAAGTTAATGCTTTTTTATGACATCTCCAAATTTTTTACCAACTTTTTTTATTGTGTTAACATTTTTTATATATTCAGTTAAGAAATGGTTAATTAATTTGTAAAACTTGCTTTTTACAGAAAAATGTATTAATTTTGCATTACGAAAAATGAGAAATATCAACTTTTAATACTTGTTTTACTATTATGGCAAAAAAATTAGATGTAATTTCAATCGTTAAGCAGCTCGTACCAGAAGCTATCATTGTCAACCCATCAGATTATCGCCCAAACTACATTCAGTCCAAAATCAACAATCAGTTGAAAGTCTTGGCTAATGTATTCCCTTTCGACAAAGCCAAAATTAAACAGAAGGATTTGGTTGATGTGAAAGGCAAGTACTATATGCCAGTTTGTGAAATCATTAACGCTCGTATTGTAATCGGTTATTAAGTTTATGTCACAGTTCGAATACGTAAAGCTCTTTATTAACTGGTTATATCGTACAAAGATATACCCAGTTTTTAAGCATGAAATGCTTGCACAGTGGAAGACCTATGATAAGGCAAAATTCCAATTGATGATTCAAGACCCAAAGAAGTTCTGTATCTACCCCTTATTCCTCAAGAAAACAGTTCAAGGCAAAGATTTCTGGGCTGATGTAAACAAACGTTGGTTGGAATATCTTAAAAGCAAGTTCAAATAACAAAAAGATATTATATATCAGGTTATAAGTTAAAGATGGAGGTTTAAACGACCTTCATCTTTTTTTTTTAATATTTTTTAATATTTGATAATTGACATTATCAATTTTTTTTTATATATTTATGTTGGTTTATTGTATTTTCAAAAAAAATATTAAAAATAATATAAGGGTACTTAATTAAGTACCTATATCCATCAACAAAGATATGAATCAAGAATATGCAAGAGTAATAAGCAAACATAAATATATCCTTAAAAAATTTGAAAGGTTTTTAAAGGAAAAGAGAGTTTTTGACATATTTGTAAATTACTGTTATAATGGAGTTCTTTGCACAAGTAATCCAGCAAGAAAAGAAAAAAACTTTGATTTATACATTATTCGAATGAAACAAAATAATTTGTTACCTTTTTTGATTCATGATGCATTTGCGTGGTCTGAAACAAAAGAAGGTTTTTCTTTTTGGTCAAGACTTGATTATAAATGGAAAGTTTTATATAAAGAAATAACTAACTGATATGACTAGCGAAAGACGTAAAGAAATTCTTGGTAAATTCGAAAGATTGTTAAAACAACATAACGCTTTTGATAAATTTGTTTACAATTGTTATTATGGCACATATTGTAATGGTAGTCCAATGAGACACGAAATGGATTATGATAAGTACATCAACAAGACAATTAGGCTAGAAAGACTATTATTCTATGCTTTTATTTGGCGAGATACAAAAGAAGGTCATTACTTTTGGAAGGATATTAATATAGAATGGAAAAAGCTTCTTCAGTCAATTGATAAAGGTAATGAATTCAATTTTGAATTTATGGCTGGAGTATAATAAAAAATAGGGTACTTAATTAAGTACCTAAATATATATATAACATATGGAAGCAAACAGTGATATAATACCAAAATTCTGTAGATTCTTGAAGGATGAGAATGCATATGATAAGTATACGTTCAATATGTCTCATACAATTATATGTAAATCACATCCTTTGTATAAAATATTAAAAAAAATAAAAGAAACAAACGATGTGAATTCTACTTTAATAAGACAATTCTTTAATCGATTAAGTCCATATAATTGGATAATGGAAGCTTTCGTTTGGAGTGAAACTGAAGAAAGAAGCTTATATTGGAGTAATTTACATTACAAATGGAAAAAATTATTAGGCGATGATTTGTATAAAAACATAGGATAGAAAATACCACTTCTTATTTTTATGATTATTATGACACACGTATATAACCCATTAACTATAGAAATGTTATTAAATATTGAAATGGATTCAAAAACACAATGTCTATCTGACTTTTTTAGACTACTTAAGGATAATAATGCTTATGATTCTTATTTACATCTAATGTTAGAAAAAAAATATATGAATGGTAAAACAAGATGCCATTCATTAGCTGATATGAAACATAAGCTGTTATATAAAAACGACCCTTCTTCTTGGCTTGGTGCTTTCTTCCTATGGGGATGTACTAATGAAGGTGGACAATTTTGGGGGGAATTATCTGATAAATGGAATATTATTTCAAGTAAATATTATTTCCCTTTCGATTGAAAATAGGGTACTTAATTAAGTACCTAAATATATATAACCATTTATTTAATTATAATTATGAAAGAATATTATACTAAATTACTTATTCATTTGTTTATCAGTTTCCTTAGTCAAAATGGTCTGTCAGATAAATTCGTCAATAATGTAAAAAACAAAAACGTATTATCCAGAGTAAACAACTTCTTTAAGAAAGATAAAAAAGTTGAAATGAATATTCAAAATGTCATCAAATTTTATCTGCCTTACATGATTGAAAAAAATAGAACAGATTTCATTAACACTACCCTATCTTGGGATAATACTTATGAAGGCTGGAACTTCTGGTATAATAACGATATGCAATTCATGCGCTATCTCGGTAAAACACTCTCTAAAGAACATATCGATAATATCAATAAAACACTGAAAATCAACCTATTATATTATAGATGTTAATATGGATGACCCCCTTTAATTAGTCAGATTTTAATGGTCTGACTAATTTTTTTTTATTTTTTTCAAAATTTTTAATTTTTTCCTGAAATTTTCAAAAAATTACCAGAAAATACACAAGAAACAGTTTTTTTTACTGATTTTGACTGTTTCTTGTGTTATGTGTATTTAGTTATTTTGTGTATTTTTTGGATAGAATTCATCAAGCCATTTGTTTCTCCTTGCTACATTATATGCACAACCGCAATATTTGGCAAAATCACCTCTTTTTTTATATTTATTGGCTTCTTCATGGCATCTTTCTTTATTCCAATAATTAAGTGATTTCCTCATATTCCCAAACCATTTGTAATCTTTAAGCCAACCATTTTTCCATGCTGCTTTATATGCACTTTTGTTGTTAGAAAGAAAATCAATTCTTGCCTTGTATTTTTTGGCTTCTTCATAGCATCTTTCTTTATTCCATATTCCTCTACCTAATGAACCAATACCTCCAGTTTTACATCTGTTTATCACATTGTAATTATGTTTTTTGTAGTATTCAACCCAATAGCCTTCTTTTTTACTACCTTCTTCAATTGTTAGATTATCTTCTAATATTGTCATTTGAGGTACTGAAAAATTGTGTTCTTTGGCATAAATATGTACTGCATCTGTTGGCTCAAAAATATGCTGTAAATCTCTTTTTCTTTGGCAACGCATTAAAGTTCTTCCTATATACACGCTGTTATCTTCGAAGAAATAGCCATATACAGAATCAACTTGGTCTGACCACATATTTTCATTTTTCAACCAAGTAAAATCATCTAACCAATTATTATTCAACGCTCTTGTATAAGCACCAACAGAACCGTCACAGAATTCTTTTCTTGAACTATATTTTTTACTTTCTTCAAGACATTTGTCATATGTCCATTTCGTAATTTTTTCAGCAAATAATTTACGTCCATTTTCAAACCAAGTATAGTCATCAAGCCATTTGTTTTTTCTAGCAACATTATATGCCCCATTAGAACCATATTTAAATTCACTTTTTGTTTTGTATTTCTGTGCTTCTTTATAACAAGTTTCTTTATTCCATAAAGTTCGTTTTAATAATGCTCTTTTATTTCCATCAATAAACCAAGTATAGTTATCGAGCCATTTGTTTTTTAAAGCCGATTTATATGCACCTCTACTACCTTTTTCAAAATCAGATTTAGTTTCATATTTCTTGGCTTCATTATAACAAGTTTCGTAATTCCATTTAATAATACCCATAAAAATATGGATGAACATTTTTATTTGCTCATCCATATAAAATATAGTAAATTAAGTTTATGAATCAAGTTTCAAGTTATTTACTGTTTCTTGTGTTAAGTTAAGTGTGAATAAAACTCATTAAAGATGAGACATTATCTTTCTATATGTTATGTCGTGTTGTGCATCACAGCGTTCCAATGACTCTCTTGCAATTATCATATACATAGCTCCATCCATACTTCCTCTTCTGCAATTATTACTTTTCAAGTGTTGAAGCCATAACTCATGATTTTCAAGCAACAAGTTACTTACTTTATAAAACAAGTTATAACATTTGGTTGCATTATAGCTGTTAACCTTATTATATAGAGTCTGAAACATTTCATTTATATCGTTATCCACTGACAAGTGACCGATACAATATTTGCAGCACATTATTCCGTGGTCAAGGTAACGTAAATCAAGGACTGAATCATTTTCATTGATTTCAGAGTAAAAGTGAATTACCCTTGCATCTTTTGCGACTTCCTTCCATTCTTCATATGAAAGTACTTGAGCATTAACATTTGTTACTAAACACACTACGAGTGTGATAAAAAGCATAATCTTTTTCATAATTTTTTTTTGTTTTTTTTTAAATTAATATTTATGTCTACAATCAATAACAACAGTTCCTCCTTGGTTTCGATATACATCGTTTACACGAGCGTCATTCTTGTAATGTTTTTTCAATGTTTTAACCAAGTCGTTATACTTCTTATCTGTTGGGTTCTTTTCGATACGTACCACAATGAGTCTGACGATTGGAGTAACTTGATATTCACCTCCTTCGGTATATGTGGAATAGTGACCGAATATATCGTAATGTTCGTAAGTGGTGGATAATTCTGTAACGAAATGGTCTGTGACCTTATACAATTCCTTGTTTTTTTCAACACACGATGCCAATGTAATAGCCAATGCAATGACTGCAAGTAAAGTAAATAATTTTTTCATAATTTATTTTATTATTAATTTTGATGGTGCAAAGGTAGCTATAATTTTTATATTATGCAAGTAAAAAGTGTTAAAAAAACAAAAAACAACCAACTTAATTATTGATTGTTTTTATTTTTGTTATATCCTTTCATCACATTTGTACTCCGTATGACCGTCAGAATGATTTCTTTTGTACATAAGGACTTCATATGCCTCATCTCGGAAATAGTATGGATGGTCATAGTCAAATTCCCAATCAGTGAAACGATAAGAGTAAGTATATTTGTCGTAATAACCTACTCTTTTTGCAATGATAAAGACAGTATTGTCTCTCCTTTGCTTATCCATATTTTTGCACACTTGAAATGAATAATTTAGTTTTATATACATTACAAATATATATAAAAATTTTAAAAAAACAAAAAAAAACAACCAACTTAATTATTGGTTGTTGACTTTTTTGTAGTTATTACCTATGTTCGTGGAATATTACCTTACCTTCTAGGAAGCTTGACTTTTCTGTCAGATACTTTGTCTTTGGGGTGTATTCGTCATCCATGTCCTCTGTCAGAATCCACAAGCTTGCGTCATTGAAGTGCGCGTCAATGAGTTTTTGGTTTGGTGGCAAGTTGATTTCTTGTTGAGCGCCGAAGAATCTTGTACGTTGATTTCTTGTGCATCCTCCAAACAGAAGGAATAAAAGGAGTGAGATTGTGATTGTGAACAGAATCATCAATCTGAAATCGTTTGAAAGTTTGTCAAGGAATTTGTTCATAATTTGTTTTTTTTTTACTATTTTTTTCAAAAAAATGTACGGTATATTGATTCAGCCGACAACAATTGTTTTAGTGATTTTCTTGACAATTGTAGCATTTTTTGGCTTGTTCAAATAGAATGAGGCAATGTTTTCCTTGTCCCAATCCCACTTTCTGACCTCCCATCCAGTACCAACAGCCATTTTTGTACTGTTTCTTTGCAGCAAGCAAAAACAGAAACAATCTTCATTTTTTTTACAAATAACTGCTTTCCTTTCTTCATATCGAACGGAAGACAATTCCTTGTAAATGGTAAAAGGTTCATTTACTTTTACTTTTGCATATAATTCACCAAATGTCATATTGATATATTTTCAGTTTGTTCTTTTTTACTATTTTTATGGCTTAGGAAACAAGTTATGGTAAATATAAATGTTATAAAGGTATTGTTGTTTTCCAAACAATGTTTGACTAGTTTTAATTTTTTTGATTTCTAGTTTCCATCCATAATTTCTAAACAGTTGTTCTATTGTAATTTCTTCATGTTTGGTAATTTCACTATCTATCCAAAATTCACAACAAATACCCGTTGCTGGTTCATTTATTTTAACTTTTTCATTAATAGTATCAACTATTTTCCTTGTAATGTAATCATAACTCTTTTAATATATTTCGTTTTCTGAAAATAAAACAGTGTCAAAAAATGCTAGTTTTTCTGGTTTTTCAAGCGCAAGTTTGAGTTTTCTGTCTTGAAGAACTTGTATTTGTTCGTCAATGTGTTTAATTTTGCTTTCAAGAACTTCTGATTTTGAAACAATTTGGTAGTCTATATAGAATTGTGAACGGCTTTCTAGATAAGTATTCAAATTATGCCATGTTCCATCAATGTACAAAATACCATTTGAATCTACAACACCATATTTGATTTGATTGACACCAAAATGTTGTTCTGTTAGTTTTACGTATTGATAATTACCTTCCATATAAATTTTATGTGTTTAAATTTTGACAACAAACCTTTTCCCATTGATTGCTATTATATCCTCATATTTCGACAAATTATTAACTAATTGCAATGGGTTTTCAAGAGCCAAATTTAATTTTTGTTCTTTCAAGTTTTTAAGTTTATTTGTGTAATCTGACTCCATTTCCTCCATTTTTCGTCTTTTAAATTCAAGCACTTCTGATTTTGGTACAACTTCAACCCAATAACCGTTTTCCCATTGATTACTATTTAAACGGTTTTCTACCATGTCTTTTTGAATTAGTGGTGGAAAATTTTCTGACATTAATAAGCAACCGACACATGGATGTTCATAACCGTTAAAGAAAACACCATAAATGAAACTAGATGGGTGTCTCTTATCAGTAATTTTTACATAATCATAACCGTATTCTTCCATATTTTTATACATTTATTTTAACTTTTTCATTAATAGTATCAACTATTTTTTGTGCAATGTAACACATTTGAGGGTCATTTTCTACTGTTCTTTGTATATTCGCCTCAAAACAAGTTGGTATATGTAATTTTGCCATAATTTTTTTGTTGTTCTTTTTGTTCAAAGTATAAAAAACAACACTTACACTGTTCTGTCACTAAACTAAAGACATGGCGTTCTTGCAGCGGAGTTGCACCGAAACCAAGGCATCTTTTGCGCTACAGATGTTTGGACTGCGCCTTTGTAAGCCATACCCTATACGTACTCGGATATGTTGTTGTTATATTTTCATCTAATTAATTGACCAAGGTTTGACACCAATCCAATCTTTGCATTTTGGGCAAAAGATGTAATCAAACTTTGCTAATTGGAAATAATGCACATCATCAAGTGTGTAGTCTATAATAGAATGGCAAAATGAGCAAGTTGTGATTCTATGATTTTCCTTTGGTTGTTGTTCCTTGGATTGAATTATTGTTGCCATATCAGATATATTTTTTGATAAGTTACGACATAATATCAACGTCAATTGTTCCGAACACATCAACTGATACTGCGCATCTAAAGTAGTAGTCACCAGTTTCGTGGCAATATTTTGCTACCGCATCTTTAATCTCTTGGATTAATTTTTCTTGATTTGTTGGCATAGCTATAAAAGTTTGTTAGCAAACAGCGAGGTCTTGGCCAAGCAAGTCACGGTAGTCAATCATCTTTTCGTTAAGATAATCCAATGATTGTACTGTATCATAATAGACCGTTTTATATTCGAGGGTATTTCTATCTTCTATTTCTGTTTCAATGCACAGATTATGGTATTCTTTTTCTTCGTCTTCAGTCATTGAACTCTTTGGGCGAAGGCAGATTTTAATTTCTTCGATTCCGACAGTAAAATTGAAACCCTCTAATTTAATTTCATTATACTGTGGTTCAATATAGTCTACACGCTTAATTTTACCATCATATACGACTTTCAAGTCATAAGGTTGTCTTGTACAAAGCTCCTTTATCAATAAATTGATTTTATCTTGTTCCATATTTAAGTAATTGTTAGATTGATTCGGGTAATAAATCTTCAACATAAGCCCAAAGTTTGACATTTTCAAACAGCCATGTTTTCCATCCACCATCACCACGTACAATTTTAATATCTCTAAATGCTGTTGTTAAGACACCCATATTTTGATTGAGGTCTTTTATGTTGTTACCTTCTCCCCAAAGGAAAATGATTTTCTTTCCCTCTTGTGGTGGGTTGTCTTTTGGGGTATGCCAAACACTATTTTGTTGGTTTTTAGTTATAGTTGTAATCATTTGTTTTATTGGGAAATGTGCCAACGGCTTTTATTCTTCTTGGAATTTCTTCTTCTTTCTCTCCTTTGTGCTTGACCGTCCTTGCTCCATCCAAGTGGATAGATGATTTCTGGTTCTTTCACACTTGGCATTGTGAACAACAATTCGATATTTTCCATATTTTGTTAATTAATTGGGTTAGAAATAGGCAAGAGTTCAAATGGTATGATATTGTTTTTGGAATACCATTTATTTGCAGACTTTACCAATGGCGCAGCAACACGGCATAAAGAATCTGAATTTTTGAATAACTTGCCGTTATCTGCACATTCATATCTATCTTCATCTGTAAGGCTGTCTGCACTACTATCGCAATAATAATAACCATTACACTTGCCATTAAAACCAACCTCTTTCAAGTATATAGCCTCCTTGAAACTAACTATATTATCCATTTGATGATATAAGAATAATTAGCACGTCACATCTAATTCATATAAACCTTGTTGCAATACGAATATAGACTCATAATAATAATCGCCCAAATATTCAGTTTTCTCACCAACAAGATAATAAGAGAAAACAGTGTCATCATCACATTTTTCAAGAATGACGTTTCCATTCTGTAGTTGATAATAATTGTGATTATACCAACTTCTCTCTTTAAGGTGAACAGCACCTCTTGTATCTAAATGGCTCATTTAGGGTGCTTGTTAATCGTCAAAATCCCAATAAGTCTTATCGTAGTCTTCGTAATTGTCTTTCTTGTTCATAGTCGTGTTATTTGTTGTGTTATAAACGGTCAATGATTGTTTGCTTGTCAACTTTGAACTCGCAGACAACTTTTCCTCCACCCCACGGTTTATTTCCTGCTATTCGATAATTGTTTATGTAAACAGAATAGCCTTCAACACCGCTTATTACCGTTACAGTTGTTTTTTCATCCATATTATTAAATGTTTTATAATTATACAAAGTTTTCTAGAGCATAAAGTATCAGTTCATTTGTTGCTTCTTCAGGTGAATTGAAATAGTGACCATTTACGTCATAACCAAATGTTGCAATACTGCCATCGTTCTTGGATGCGCACCATTCCCACTTGCCATCACACTCTGGATACAAAGCCCATCCGTTATGAAAATGTTGGTCAACATATGATGGAAAAACAAAAACGCACAAATTATATACTGTCCTCAACCACTTTATAACCATTTGTTGAGTTGGAGCATAGTACTCAGTATCCCATGATGGACCAGAAAATACTCCATTTTTATTATAAGCATAATTAGGGGAATTTTTACAATCATTCACATTGAATCCTTTTTCCTTGAGCATCTTTGCTACCTCAAAGCTCACATAGTCTTCGTTAATTTTTTTGTCCATATTCTTAATTGGGTTATAAATCTTTTAGCCCTTTGTTCTCGACAATCTTGACTTCACCATATCCCATTATGGTTAGGTCGATGATGTTTGTACTTTTGCGCAAACAATCTTCGCAAAGGTCGATTTCTCTCAAACGAAGTGCCATTGGTTGAAAAGAAGTTCTACCTTCGGTAGAATCGTATTTGCGCAACACTGGCATTTGTAAAGAATGGACATTCTTTTCACTTCCGCATGCATCGCAAACTATTGTCTTTTTTTCCATAGTTGTGTTATCTGTATTGGGTTATAAATATTCGATACCGTTGCGTATTTTTCTCCACTCCTTATATTTTCTGACGTTTTCTCTCTGTTTTGCCATTGACAGCTTGAACCTTTTGCATTTATTGCAAGGCAATTTTTCGTCTGAATGATTTCCCCATGTCCAATTGAACTTGCCGAGTTTGCAATAGTGTTCGTAGTTATATATCGGGTATGGGTCATCTGTTACAAGGAATGCGTCACCAAGATAGTAATGTGCGCATTCACCCTTCTTCTTGATTCTTTTTTTCATATTGGTAAATTGGTACTTTTGTCCAAGTTGAATGTTGTCTTATTTCAAACAAGTTACCATTTGAGCAATGCTTTTTGTTTGTGCAATAATCTATCCATCTTTCATCGCCTTCTTGAGTTTCCAAGTCCCAACTATGAAATTTACAGATATTACATTTTTCGCAACGTGTTGCCATATCAGTTATTACTAATTTTTATATTGCAAAGGTATTAAATATTTTTATAATATGCAAGTAAAAAGTGTTAAAAAAAAATAAAAACAACCAATATTTGTTATTGGTTGTTTTTATTTGAACATTTTCATTAATTTTTTCAATTCATTGATTGATAAATCATCAGACCAAATTATTTTTTCTTTTGACTCAATCATTACGAAATTGGCTCTAACAAGGGAACCGTTGATAAAAAACCATTCTTGCGGTATTTTTACTGACAGAATAGTACAAACAGTACCATCATCAAGCTCTATTGGAAAAAATGTACTAAAGAATCTGTGTGCTCCGTGTCTAAACGCTTTTTCACGCACCTTCAATAGAAATTCGTGATGCAGCACTTTTCTTACATCATCATTGTCTTCAGATTGATTGTGATTTGTTGCCATATTGTTTTAATCCTCGTTTTCGGTTATTTTTGATATATCGTTAGGGTTTGGGATTATTTGTTGTGTTTTATTGTCAAATATATCGAGATAGTCTGCTTGTCTTTCAGTGCATCTTTTATATTTGCCACATGAAACCCATAATGGGGAAATGAATTCTCTGTTTTCTGCTGATTCTTTTTCTTCATCATTGAATTTGCAGCAAGCTGCCATACCATCATAACCGTGTGGTATGTGTCCTTCTGCATTTACGTTGAATGCATATTCGTCAATATACATACAAGTATAACAGTTTTCTATATTCTTATCGAAACAATATTTTTTAGCTGACATATGTTTATGGCTTTATTTATTAATCATCTTCACACCAATCGTCATCGTGCCATTCCATTTCCTTGTTTCTAAGCATATCTGACAGAGGGTGGTTTGTAATAGGTCTACCGAATTCATCATAACCAATTACATAATTATCTGGTATATCAAGTCCATCGTTGACGTTGCCATTTATATAGCCTTTTGTATATCCTCTATTGAGTCTTTCTGGATGTTTCTTGTTATATTCTCTGTAATATCCTTTTCTATGTCTATCCTTTTCTTTAGGTACATCTTCACCGTTGGCTATTTTCTTTTCCTTTTCAGCCTTTTGTTTTGCCCAACGTTCTTTCCAATATCCTTCTCTGTGTCTATCCTTTGCCTCGTTGATGGATTTGCGCACAGCTTGCTTGATTGCGTTATCTAAATTATTACTCATAGTATTGCTGATTGTTTTATATAATATAAATACTACCAGTTATATTATATTTTTGATGATATAACTGATAGTATTTTATTAAAATATTCTATGTTCTAACCATTCCTTACAGACTATATTTCCGTTGATGTCCATCAAGTTACATTTTATAGTACATTTATTGAATAATTTAACTTCGACTAATGGATATTTTTGGTAATCCTCTTTTATAAAGTGCTTATCACAGTTGTTGAACCACATGTTTGGAGATATGATTTCGCCATATTCGTTAATGTAGTTAAACATATAACCATCTTTACCTTCAATCCCAACACACATTCGATTAAAGTTGAAGGAATAGCCGCACCAATCATACCATTGATTTGAAACAAATGAGAAGTTATCTTGTTTCAAATCAATGAAATTGATTTTATTTTGGTCTTGCACTGATGCAAGTCCGTTATCATAGATATATATGTTTTGATACCAATTAGGTAGAACTATCTCACCTTTTGAGTTGATTATGTTGTATTTTCTGTTAAAGCCAGTAACAACAGAAAAGCCGTTTTGGAACCCTCTAATGTACAAAAAAGGTATTTTGTTTAATATTTCACCATTTGTGTTGACGATATAATGATTTATTATATGTTCACCATTGATGATAAGTCTTTCACTGATTACACCAAAGCCTTCCTTGTCAAACTCGCCACAATAAGCGTACCATTTGTCCAATAAATACTCACCATTTTCTTTGAGGTAGTTACATTCATTATATTTTCTGTGTACTGCTGCGATTCCATTAATGAAATGATTGCATTCTATGAACCATTCTTTTGAAATGAGGTTTCCTTCTCTGTTTACGTAGTTATACAAATTGTCTGTAGAGCGCACTTTTATTGCGCATCCATCATCACTTGCATTTCCTACATAATAATATTCTTTCATAATAATGTTTATTGTTTGATGTTTCTATTAAAGCTGATTGTAATAAAACTACCTTCCCCCTTAATTGTATAACCCATTGATTTGATTTTTTCTTTTGTTTCGTCAAGCAAGTTTTCACTGATTGAAGCTGCATAATCGCCTCTATCCAAAGCGTCTCTGATTTCACCCATTACCATTTTCATTTCCTTGTTTACTTTATTGCGCTGTTTCTTAATTAAGAGTTTATAAGCCTCTTCTGCTGACAATACCTTGCCGCATCTGATTTGAATTGACTTATATACGTTGATGGGTGAGAAATCATCGTAGATGCAAAAAAACCAAATAAATACAGCAATCCAAGAACCGAATCCTATCAAGAATGACATACCCAATGTATCCTCAATTGAATTCTCGCTCGTACCATCGTTTTTGGCTGTAATTTTTGCATCGAAGAATGTAATGATAAAAGCGAAAATATAACCTATGATATAGGAGATTAATAATTTTTCCATATTTTTTTAGTTAATTATATAGTTATTTGGATTCTTTATCATATCAAGTCTGATTTTTTCAGCTTCTTCCTTGCTGTTGAACCAAGTTATCTTTGTGGTGTCATACTCACGTTTAGAATTTGGTCTAATCCATTGGACTCTTTTAACACCGTTTGTGTTCATATCATCGATGTGCAAAAGTTCCCAACTGATGTTACATATTAATTCATAGCAAGTTACCACCTTTTTATGGATGGCATATTTCTTGGTGCTTTTTACTTTTTCGCCAAAAGCATTTGTTACGGTGTCGAATTCATAACCTCTAACTTTAAGAATTTCATCATATTGGGATTCTTCCAACCATTTTTGGAATTTTTTCCATAACATCTTAATCTTTTCCATAATTCTTGTATATATTAATTTTGATGGTACAAAGATAATTGATATTTTTTAGAAAACCAAACACAAATATCTAAAAGATGTTAAATGGCGATATTTTATTTTAGCTCTATTGTACCATATTCTATTTTTTGCTTGAGCATTTCCATGAATCATGCAAGCGCTGTTCTTCAAGCTTTACTGCTTGTATCATATCTTTGCTGAATTTACGATTGAATTCTTCAAGTTTAAAGCTTCCTCTTTCCTTCAGAACGATATACAGTCCATACTTATTTGCGCTTTGTGAGTATTCTTGGTAATCTACAAGATTGGTAGAGACAGTGAATTCTATATGGATGATTGTGTCTTTCTTGATTTCGTTGTTTACAACTCGATATACTGTGTCACCAACGCTAAATCCGCAATTTCTGATAATATCGAATGCGCTGTCTACTGTTTTTTTGTAGGATACTAAGTCGAGCATATTGTTTGTTTTATGTTTGTCAAAACAATTCTGTTAATCTATGAGTTATGTTTGTCAATACAATGCGGTCTGAAATGATTTCCTTGTTTTCGTTGATATAATAAATACCGCCCTTTGGGATATAACCTTTAACAATAACGACATCGCTTGTTTTGGAATATGCAGTAATGAAATATGTACCGAGGTATGCATCAAGAGTATATCTATTTGGTATTAAAGATACTTCCTTATACAAATAACTATGAAACCCTACACTCCCACAATAAAAGTTGTCGATGTCGAATAGTAGACTTACGTTGGTTTGATATTCCTTGTTCAATTCATAAATGAAATTGTGATAATAATAACCGTGTATGTTACCATTATATAGTGAGCATACCTTCTTTATCTTGACATTCCCATCAGAAACTAATGGCTTAAATTCTTTTGATTTCCAGCACATAATATATTTCTTTTGTTAACTTTTGTCTGATAATGTGCGTACAACATCTGTAAGAACAATTGAATCAGATATGATTTCACCGTCTGCGTTTATTGCATATTTTGCACCTTTTGGTATATAACCATTTATTAATGCTAATGGTAGTTTGTTCCTTCTAACAAAATATATGTCTAGAATTTTAAGGCTTTTTACACTTTTTGGTTGCACTGACATTGCACCGTGTGTCATCATATCACACCAACCATTTTCTGCCTTACAATGTTCAGCAGAATAGCTATGAAAACCTTCATTTCCATAATTCTGCCCACCATTGATGGCTTTTTTTATGTTTAATTCGGTATGATATTCTTTGTTAAGTATGTATTTAAATTGATACAAGTAACTAAAATAGTTATTTCCATTTTCGCTTACTAAGCAAATTTTGAACACCTTTACATTACCGTCAGATACTAACAGTTTGAGTTCTTTTGATTCCCAACACATATTATATTCTCTGTATTATTTTAGTTAGTACAATGCTGTTTGAAATAATTTCGCCATCCATGTTGATATAGTAAACAGTACCTTTTGGGATATACCCTTCGGCAATAACTACATTACTGAAGTTGGCATAATCTATTGTATACGATGCAAAATATGTTAAAGTATCTGAATAAGTGCCTATTTTTATTACTCTGTTTTTAACATCACTTTTCCAAGTGCATTTATCTGCTGAATAACAATGAAAACCTTCCTTTCCATAAAACTCATTAGCGAAGTAAGGTTTATGTATTATTACTTCTGTTTTATAAGTCAAATTCAAATGATAGGAGAACAATGTTCGAAAATAGCCAAATAATCGAGAATTTGCTTTTTGGCCACAGATTTTAATTATTTTTACATTACCATCGGATACTAATGGCTTACATTCTTTTGAAACCCAACACATAATAAGTTTTACTTAATTTTGGTTAATACAATGCTATCAGATACAATTTCACCTTGTTCATTGACGTAGTATATACCACCTTTGGGAATATACCCTTCAACTACAACAGACTCTCTGCCATATACGCCTATAACGGTATTGTCTTTTAGACGAATAACCTTATGTAATACCTCATTTTCTGCGTGGCAAATATCTGGAGAATAGCTATGAAACCCCTCAAACACACGATTATAAAAAAGATAATCTATGCCTAATTGGGTTTTATATTTTCTGCGTAATTTATATTCGAATAGCCGATAGAAATATCCAGTTATCACTATCTTTTTACGGTCACTAATATAGTTACAAATCTTGAACACTTTTACGTGACCATCTGAAATCTGCTTATTCATTTTGTCTGCAATCCAGCACATATTTGTTTTGTTATTTTATCGGATAGTTCATATAATTCGTTCATTCTCTTATTACTATTGCAACTATAATATTCGAGAATCATATGTACATAAGCATCTATAGGGTTTTTGAATGGAAGTGTTTCTGGATAAAACCCACGAGATGTGTTCTCGATGTAGTATTGACCGTCTGTAGTTCTTCTCAAAGAATAGTCAATAGGCAATAACGCATACAGTGTTGCCAATGACCAACAAGGCACAGCAACTTCGTCTATATATTCTTGTCTAGTAAATCTGACAAATAAGAACGGACATAAAGAGGGAGACCATTTGTTGGTAGTAAAATCTTTTTCCCAATGCATGTCAGCCGTTTGATTTGGCAAAATTTTAGACAATTTTTTAGATTGTTCTAAATCAGTATAAGTCTTTAGCATAATACAAATATATACAATAATTTTAATATGAGCAAACAAAAATACTTAAAATATGTTAAAAAGAAATGAGCAATAACTTTTGGTTACTGCTCATTCTTATTATTGATTTCGAATACTGTTCTGTCTTCGTTTGGTGTTACTGTGTCTGCCATATGCATTTTCAACAACAGATTCTCGATGCCCTTGCGGATTTCATCGAACAATTCGGTATCGTTGGAAAGTTCCAATGTTCTTGGTGCATCTTGTGGTAATGTGGGTGTTGCAACAACTACAGTTACAGACTTTGCATTGGTGTCAAAGACCACCTTTTTCAAGCCTTCCTCTTTTTTAGCCATCAATTGAATGCCGTGGTTGTTTACGACTAATCTCTCGTGGGTAGCTGTCACCCTCCAATTACCAAGGGTAAATCCAAAACAAGTGGTGTTACCAAATTCTACTTTTTCCATATTTTTTATTTTCAATTATAACGTTGTCATAATCCAATGTACCATTTGGGTTAATTGGGTAGCATTCTGATTGCCAAGACTCTTCGTTGTCATATACTAGACAAGGGATGCTACGGTTTCCTCTGACTGGGTAAAGTATTCTATGATACCAAAAATCCAATAATGGTCTTCTGTCTTCACTGCTTCTACAAAGGTTAACCCCTTCGCTTGTTTCTAACGCACACACTGAATTAGCCATCGAGAATATTGGTGTTACTGTTGCGTCTGCATATTCCTCATTAGCTGCTTTAATATCATCTTCGGTTGTATCCATACCAGAAATGATGTTTTGAATTTCTCTAGCAGTATATCCCCACTTTTTAAGTGTTGGAAGGATACGTTTAACATTGTTTGCATCTTTGAACCAACCGTATTCAGACAAACCTTCTACAACGTGCTTAATAGTATCAGCTTTTGCTTGAGAGTTATCGCTATGTGCGTGAATAGTTATTGTAACGCCATCCTTATTTTTATACACATAACAGTTATCACCATTCCTGCGAGTGAAACCTAATTCTCTAATATCTCTATCAAGTTCTCTGAATTTCAAGTTATTGTTTAGCTCAAAAAGCATATTAAATTGCTTTTCCTCTATAATCAATTTTCTCATATAATCCTATATTATTTAACAATAAATATATTCAAATATTTAAAAATTGATGATAATTTTGTTGATGCAAAGATAATAAGTATTTTGGATAAATCAAAATAAAAATTGTTAAATTATGTTAATCAACTCTTCTTATTTCATAATCTAAATCAAGCCAATCAAGACGTGCATCTACCCTCTTCTGATGCATTGCTTTCTTAGCCTCATTATGTGAATAATAAGTGTTTATATACTCACCATTCTCGTACAGTTTCCATTTATGCGGCTTGTACATTTCTCTTTTCTCTTCCTTTGTCATTGCTTTTACATTACTTTAATTAAACCGTCTATAGTACTCATATATTGCTGAATCATTACACCTAATGACTCAATCGACCATTCTAGACTAGAATATTGTGTTTGTTTTTTATTACTCCAATATTTAACACGTTTCTTATATAATCTTTGGAGAGGTTTTGGGGAAAACAGTCTTATGTTGAAATTAGCTTGTGACAGCGCATAGATATAATACTTTGTATGGTAGATAATTTTATAAATTATAGTATCTTCATTTGGCTGTGGTATATAATTTCCATTTCCATCAATCAAGTCATCTATTTCATAACCCATTTGGCTTGCCTTATTTCTAAATATTTTTGTTGCGTCTTTGTTACCTTTTTTGGCAAGATTTATTTCTTCTTGGAATTGATTCAGAACCTTCTGAATTTCCTCTTTATAATCAGTTAAATCAAATTCAAACCTCCGACTTTTTGCTGCTGACTTGGTTATAACTTCAATTGGGTCGCTCAATATGTTTAATAATTTAGTTGACTTATAAACTAGTTTAGCTGCTTTAACTCTTATATTTGCCCATTGTTCTTCTATTGTCATAATATTTCGAATTTATTAATAAATATAGCAAATGGTCAAGTTAGACAACTTGACCAAGCTTTTTATAGATGTCTGTAAGTGAGATGATTGTTGCCATATCTCTTGAAAAGTTGTACTTGTTATTCTGTCTTCCATTAAATATTATACATTTCTTTAGGGGCTTCCAAAGCAAGTCCTCTTTTAATCAGTCCATGTACATCAAAGTGATGCTCCAATAACCAATCACTGACATATGTAGTTGAAGTTTCGCTATTCTCTATACTGCATTCTTGTGATTTCCAAATAACGCCATACCATTCCTTCTTTTCTTTTTCTGTCATACTTGATATCGGACGGAGATATGGCTTTGAATTTTGAACATATTGAACAAAGTAGTTAGTTTGTATGTCATCAGTTAAAGTAAGAACCTCTCCTTTTAGGTTTACCTCAAACAGCGTAAAAGGCAATTCAAGTTTTTGATAGTATACTTTAACTCCATAAGGCAATCTTGCGCACAAGTCCACCAATAGTAATTGCTTTTCTTCTCGTGTCATAATTCTCTACTAATCTTCTTGTCATTTACCAACTAAATGTAACACAATCTTTACCTTCTTCAAAATTATCAATGATATTTTGCTGAAAGTCTTGTTTTGGATATATCATAGTAACAGGCATTTTGCCGTTAGGGTAACGATATTCATAAGGCTCATCACAATAGTCTTCTTTGTATCTTTCAAGTTCAGCTTTAGTCCATACAAAGTAACCTATCTTATCCTTTTTAAAGTCATCATAGAAATTGGAATTAAGACCTTTTCTTTGATAACCTATCTTCTTATAGTAAAGAACTTTTACCTCTTTTTCATAAGTAGGTACTTTTTCAAGGTCTATCTTGATAACTGCCTTATCATATGCTTCTTGATAATTATCGAAGTCTTTCCAACCTTTACCATCATTCCATTCTGGTAATTTTGCATCTTTTGGACAAACTTCCAAGAAGCAGCAACCTTCTCCACCATAAGACTCTCCTATCCATCGGCACTTAGTGATGTCAATACCAGTTTCCTCTTTGTATTTCTGCCAATCATAGCATTGTTCGACTTTAGAAGTTTCGAAATCTTTAGTCCATTCAGGAAAATCATTTTTATAATTTCCCTCATCATCTACAAGACGAAAGTAGTCGTATTTTTCATCAACCTCTTCTCTTTTACATATTCTTCTTACAGTAATGTCTAATCCCATTTTATTAATTATTTGTTTAGTTATACATACCTGTAGGTGCATTAAGCGCCAGCCCTTTACCTATTAATCCTCTATAATCAAAATGATGCTCGTTCAGCCAATCAAAAATATCAATCCCATGATTAGGTTCTTTTCTAGATAACTCTTCTAAAGCATAATATTTATTTTTTTCTTCTTCTGTCATTGAAGACATTGGTCGAAGATAAACTTTAATAGAAGCAATCGAGCAATATTTTATGCCATCTATATAAGAGGGTACAAGTTTGGATATTCGAGATACATCATCTTCCTCTTCTTTTATTTGTACTTTATAGTCATTATATGGCAACCTTGCGCAAAGGTCTATAAGTAGTAGTTGTTTTTCTTCTGGTGTCATAATTAAATTAGATTTTCTAAACAATATTTTATTGCTGCTTCACAAGCTTCTTCGTAAAGAGGATAATCATGTAAATCTATTGATTCACAATATATGTTTACCCATTCTTGATTATTGGATAATTGATATATTTCTACCCAAAATTTGTTTGTGTTCATTTGAGGAAATGGAAAAACAAACAAATTATGTGTTTTCCTCAGCCACTTCATAGCCATCTGAATGGTAGGTCTAGGAATACAACATTCCTTATTATACTCAGAAGTTGTATCTCCAATGTTATAGTTTATACTATTCCATATGGTACCTGTAGAAAATGGTTTAATTACGTACCATTCTCTGTTGCTCATAACACCATTAAACCCCTTCTCTTTAAGAAGTTTGGCTGTTTCATAAGAAACATAATCTTCGGTAATCATATTATAAATTATACATGTCTTCTGGTGCTTCTAAAGCAAGACCTTGCTCAATTAATCCCCTATAATCAAAATGGTGTCTATTAAGCCAATCAAAGACTTTAATTAAGCAATACTGTGGCACTTCATTCAAGTAAAACTCTAAAGTTGTATGTTTTTTTTCCCATAATACACGCTGAATCTGGTCGTATTTCAACTCAGTATATTCTTCAATACTATGGAATTCTACATCGGTCATACTTGAAAGAGGACGAAGATAGGGTTTAATAGAAGCAACGTTTTCCAAATAATGCTTTGCCCATCTATCTTTTATTGACACGGAAGAAATTTCAGCATTAATCCCAATTAATTCACATATTTCTTTTGTGACTGTATTACCGCATTTTACCTTTAAACCGTAAGGTTGTCTTGCACAAAGGTCTATAAGTAGTAGTTGTTTTTCTTCTATTGTCATAATATATTGTTATATTTGGTGGGGCTTGAGAATCGAACTCTTTTCTACCTTATTCTACGGCCGATTATTCAGGTATACTTTCTTACTGCGCTTGCAGGTGTGCTCCCATTACACCAGACCCCAAAATGTTTATTCAATCCAAATTTGACCGTCTTCGTTTTTATAGACAGTTATTTGGTCTTCTAATGGAATTTCTTCGAATGAATTCATATAATTTTTGTATTGTTATATATACTTTCTTACATATTTTCCATTTTTTATTTCATACCAATCACTAACTTCTTTCCAACAATTTTGTGAGAAATTAGGTGTAATATCTGTCCACCATTGATGGTCGTTTTTAGCATAACAAATCTCAAAAATAATATTTCTATTTCCAAATAAAGGATAATCATAACCGACTCTGATAGCAGTTTTAGTTTCTGGATGCATATAAAACAGATAATTACAAAAATCAAATGGTTTATCATCTTTTCTAAAACCACCATCTCGTATAAATTTATAACCATTCTTTACAAGGCTTTTCTTAACTTTTTCAAGATTTAAAGAATGAAGTTTTTTACGTATTCTCTTAGGATATAGTATAGGCATATTATTATAGTGTATGTTTCAATCTTGCTCCACTTCTTTCTCTTCAAGAGTTTCGATGAAAGAAAGAAGATAATTATCCTCAAATGCAGCAGCAAGATTTAATTTGTTTTTTGAATTTATACTACGCATTTTCTCTAACTCTGCTACTAATGTTGCTTTTTCTATATATTTTGCCATAATCTTTAAGTTTTTAATACGCCACGTGGAATTAGAATGCTTAATTTTGTTATAGTGGTAGTTTTTCGGCAATGATATAGGAATCGTTTTCTTTCTTTACAATATTTCCATTATAGCAGAATTAACCATCATAAGTATCGTAATCTATAAATCCTTTGTTACTATCTACTGTCATAAAACCAAGAAACCACCATTTAGGGTGAGTGTTCCTTTGGTTAAAAATGATGCGTTCCGCATCAGTTCTTCCTCTATAGCACTTCAATCCATTCTTCGTCCACTTTATTTTTATAAAGTAGGCATTATAGCCATAGCAGAAGCATAAGAAATTCATATCTACTGATAATCCATAGAGTTTCATACCATAAAATAATCTTTAAGTAGGTCTTCATTTTCATCTATAAACAGTCTAGCTTGTGCTCTCGTGTGAAATGCCAAGAAATCTTTAGTTGTAAATGTCCATTCAGCATAAAAATCTATAACTGATGGAGTTTTACATTCACACTTAATAACAAATTTTTGTATATCTTCGTTTTTCCACTCTTTGGCAGTGATAGCTCCGCCAAATCTTTCATCATTAGCCATTATTTGGCTAATTCTTGCCATAGCAATAGCAGATTTAGCTTGAGATTCATCGGCAAATATGTTATAATTGTCATATGTATTATACCAACGCTTCTCGCTGCTACCGAGAATCCTATTTTGAATATAAAAAGCTCGTGGATTGTCTCTCCACCTTTTAGTTGTAACAGACGATTTCTCTTTCATTACACTAGTTTTATATTGTTAAAATCATTAGATGTGCTATTTCAGATTCTATACACCAAACAGACAAACGGTGATGTGCAGTCTGTTTCCAAACAAGGTTCTGACTTGGACTCCTTCTAATGATGTGGTTATTACTTGTAAATTCCATAATCCTTAAACTGTCCTAACTACTTATGGTGCTTCAATAGCAAGACCTTTAGGAATTAGACCTCGATAGTCAAAATGATGGGCATTAAGCCAATCATCAACAACCCAAGAGGCATTGCACATAACCATTGTATCATATGTGTCTTTTTCTTCCTCTGTCATTGAAGACATTGACCTAAGATACGGAGTTATTTCAATTCTACCGCACCAAAAGGCATCAATGTGGTGAGTCTATAGATTTGTGTCAAATTCTCCTTTTATACAACCTTCCCATCCATCATTGTACACATGTATGTTTGGGTGATAAGGCAACATTGAGCACAAAGCAACAAATAGTAGTTGTTTTTCTTCTATTGTCATAATGAATATATAAAAAAATATTGTTAATAGTAATAAAATAACATCAATTATTTATTAACTGATGTAATTATTCTATAGGAATCCAAACCTTGTTAACAAATTCACCATTTTTTCTCATAAAATTGACTTTACCATTTAATATGACTTTTGCCAAGTATTCTTCTTGTTTATCTTCATCTTGGTAGTCAAATGATGATACTAGATTAAACCATTGATTTGGTGATAGAAGCTTACCTTTTTCAGTCAATATATTGTAGATATACTTATTCTTACTGTCTTTAATACCAACAATAAACAAGCCATCATAATGTAAACAAACAACTGAATTGAACCATATATCTGACAAATATTCTTTGTTTTCTGAATTAAGGTCAATGAAGTTATGCATTTCATTTCTTTCTACACAGATAATTCCGTGTGGATATATTGTTATATCATCATACCATTCGTTAATAAGCTGTTCACCTTTAATGTTAAATATGGTTCTTTGTAAGTCTTTATTTACTGCTGTTATTAATGATTGATGTAATCCAGTCATATCCCATACATCGTCTGCACCAATAATGTTATAGAATGGTTCTTTAAACACTAATTGTCCGTTAGCATCAATTATATTGGCTGTACCATTACCGTCACAATATATTAAAGCACCTTCTTTGATATAGAATGGGAAACATGCGTTAAACCAAATTGGTGACAAATATTCACCTTTAGGATTGATATAATTGTATTTCCTATCTGATAACCGTTGGACTACAGCGAAGCCATTATAGAACTTGTCACAGTATGAGTACCATTCATTAGAAAGAAGATTTCCTTCAGAATCCATATAGTTGCATATGGTTTCATCATTACTAATTTTCTTTTGTACAACATTAAAACCCAAGTTTATATGCCGTGAAAATATTATCTTTTCCATAATATAAAAAAAAATAACCGCTTAAAGGTGTTGAGTATCATGTCCTTTTTGGTGGTAGGCTAATGCCGATTCAAACGTCATTCACACCCAGCATCATTCACAAATGCTTAGAGCCGACCACACACGGTACTATCCGAGCGATTATATATATTAGGGGCGGTAGTCTACTCGTGGGGATTTTTTCATCCACCTCACAAGTAGAGGCGCACCCTCTTATTCTGTATTTTTCTCCAATTCTTCAAGAAGTATTTGAAAAGTAGCTCTAGCAGCCCAAAGCGTATTTATTCGCAGCTCACTTTCAGAATACTTTAGTTCTCTATTACAAGAGTCTATTGCGTTGTTAAGTAGTTTTTTAAAATCTTCAGTACCCATAATCACGTATTAAGTTTTCCTTGTGATAAGAGAAAACAAACTGCATCATATACAACATCCATAATTGATATGCCGTATTGAGTATGTATATAATCTTGCAAAAACACTGTTAACTTGGTTGTAACTTGATTATTGTTCTTATCCCAATATTGATTATAACTGTTTGTGGAAAGAGAATATTTTGGGAATAATTGGAGCAAGACATTCAATGACCACGCTGGATGATTTGCATCTTTTGGGTACGGCCAATAGTCTTTACTAAAATCGATATATTCAACTGGATATGGGTCTCCTTCTCGTGAGGTTTCTTCAAGAACCCAATGCATATCAGATGTGTCCTCATTAATACCAAGTTTGACTAAATTCTTGGATTCCTCAAGTGTAGTCCAATATCTTCCTATCATTGTTTATTATTTTTATTTATTTCCTCAATGGTAAAATTTACAATAGAACCCCAAGTACCATTAGATATACGATAACCCATATTGGACAGTTTTTTTGTAACTTGAGGACTAAAATCGTAACCAAAAGAGATAGTGCAATCACCATGTTTTGCGGTATTACGTACCTTTTTTAAAATCCTATAAACTTCTTTATTGGTTGCTTTCTCTTCCTTTCTGTCCTTGATTGGCTTATACGCCATTGCAATATTGTAAGCTTCTTGCGCAGTAAGATTTTTATATATTTTGTCACCGAACACAGCTTTGTATCTGTTGGCTAATAATTTGCACAAAGATGGACAGCACAGAACGCACCAAACAGCCACACCAATCCAAGAAAATAATGAGACCATAAATCCTCCAAACACAATAGTTTCATCATCCATCTTATCGTGAACGTTTTTATCCTTTTGTACAACATAGCATACTGCTAACCATCCAATAAAGCACAAAATAAAACCAATAAAATAACTTGTCCAAAAAGATTCCATAATTTTATTAATTTTTAATTAATATTCAACAATATTCTTCAATATACTTGTTCAAAGTGTCAATATTTCCCATTAAGAACTCAATAGCTTCATCCTTTGTGGGTGCAAGATACCACAGATATGACCACCCATTTCCGTTCCATACCTTAGGGCTTGATAAGCTATCATACTTGTCTGCATCCATCAACTCTTCTGTTTTTGGGTCATAAACGTGGTGCGGTCTTTTGCCGCTTTGATTAGTATAACGGAAATCATACAGTTCTGCAAGCAACATTGCTTGTTCAAACGATACAATATCACTCATTGGTAAATGAATTAAAAGCATTGCCAAATCTGCGTTGAACTTCCTTATTAATTGAATCTTTAAGCATCTCCATAATCTTTTCTGGAGTTACAATGCTATTGAGTGTACTTTGGAGAAGAAGTTTGTTGTTCTCAAGTGCTTCTTTTGCGGCTTTTCTAGCTTCTTTATTCAAGAAGTCTTCGGCAATGGAGCGAATCTTACTTGCATATTCAGGTTTAAGATGCGGATGCCAAGAATCCCCTTCAAGAAACATATCTTTGATTTCTTTCTTTCCTGCATCAAGTACTTGTTTCTTCATTTCATCGAGCTTCAATGCTCTACGAGAAAGACCATCAATAATAGCATCAGTAATCTTAACCTTTACTTCTGGGTCTTTCATTAACTCTGCAACCATCTCCTTGTTGTTAAGGAGCAATGTCAATTTGTTTAATGCTTCAGTCATATCTTTATTTTTTTTTATTCGTGATTACACGTTACTTGGCTTGTAATAAAGTCATCATCCAAACAATGTTCGCAATGATGGCAAAGAGTTGAACCCACATATATAGGGTCTATGTCATTGCCTTTGTATGGGCATCTTGTGAATTCATTGGTTTCGAAATCACATCTGTATTTGAGAATATGTGCCATAATACATTAATGTTCAATGTTAGTGGCAATCCATTCGTTGGCTGCTGTAACAGATTTAAATTTCTTGGAATGAGTCTTCCATTCTCCCCAACGTGCAGTCTTGTATTCTACAAATACTTGTCCCTTGTCAATTTTCACTGGTCTTGCTTCAAATGCTTTAATCTTTGCCATAATTTTGTTACTGTTAAATATTTTACCATTCTAACCCTACTGTAGGTTTTGGACCATCTTCCAATAACCAACTAAGTACTTCACGCATACCGTCTTCACGTGTGGCGAATCTGTCAGTGTTACCATCACTGATGGCTTGGTCACATTCAGCAAGCAATTCTAATGCTTCCTTTCTCTTTTTATCATCCATAATTTTGTTGCCTCCAATTTATAATCCTACCAAGGGAAAAAAAAACCTTGGCATTTGTATTTTGTTGCACCTCTACGTAATTGAGTATGGGCAACTTTTTTCAATCTTCGTTTTACTTTCAGCCAACTTTTAGATGTAGATTTGCGTAAAACTTTAGGATAGTCTTTTATTCTTTGCATAAACTATTAGTCATAATTGTCATACTTAAATGACTTCCAATCCTTATCACCCATTTCTTTGAGCATTTTCTTGGTTTTTGACAGTGGGTCTCCACCATTTTTATGCGCTCGAAGCTCATTCTTGATATATTCAAAAGGCCATAAATGAAATGAAAAGAAGTCTTCGCTTTCTTCGCTACCTAACAATTCATCAACATCTGTTATAGATAGATTGCCTACCGCATAAATACCGTCTGGTGTAAGATTATAATCAGTTATTACATCACAAACTGTTGAATACCTACAATAAAGATTGTTAGGTTGTTTTGCATACATTGCACCCATAGATATATTTAATTTTTAATTATTTCAATTGTACTCATTAAGTCATCACGTAAACAAACTTTAAATGCTTTTAATAATGCGCCAATATATGTTTTATGAGAACTTTCTTCAATGAAGACTTTTCCATTTGCAAAACGAGACCAAAATACTCTGTATTTCATAAATGATTTTGATAGTTCTTATGTTTTTACACTGCAAAGATATACATAAAAAATATAATATACAAGTTTTTTTCTCTAAAAAATGTTAAAAAAAAAAGCACTAATTGTTTTTTTTACAAAATAGTGCTTTTTTTAATAACTGTTGTTATTTGTTTGGTACTGCTCGTTCATACATTTTAGTTTCTATTGGTGTGGAAACGTAAAGCTCACTAATAGAATGCATTGGAATGAAAGTCATTTCAGAATAGGCTACAGTTGTACTACAACAAATTTCGAGCGGATATGAGATACATACACCCAAATCGTTTGCTGATTCAAGTATACCGATGATTATAGCCCCGTTCTGTTTCCCATGACCTATTCTACTCATTTGGCAATTATACTGAATCGAAACAAGTTTACCTATCATTGGTGATAATATGCTACCTCTGAAATAAGTTGGATTATTCGTTTCAATTTACGCTACATAATTTAAGATTCTTGTCTATATTGTATTCCTTCCACTGATTGTCTGAATGCTTTACAAGAACAACATTCTTTTCGCCACTCTGCTCGTCATACGTAAGGTTAATATCCTTGAACCATTGTTCTACTGGTTTGTCCCAAATCAACTTTGATTTCTTTTTCTTTGGCATCAAATTAAATCTTGGCTTATTTGTCTTTGGGTCGAGTCTTGAAACCTTAAACAACTTTCTACTTCCTACATTCATTCTTTTGATGCTATCAAACCATTCTGATAATGGTGCATCATAGCACAGAGCGCCACTAATGTGGTCATAGATGAATATGTTTCGTTTATTTCCAATTGAAACAATTGAAAAATCATCTGATGCATTTTCCGTATAGATGTCATCAAACCATTCATCCAAAGGCTTATCCCACAGAAGGGTAAAATCTGTTTTGAGCATATTCCTTTTGCCGCCAATAATAACCTTGGCAAGCGCACCACAAAATACATTTTGAGCATAATCAAACCAAAGGTCAATAAACTGTTCTCCTTGAAGGTTGAAATAACTTGTTTTTTTATCTACAGTTACTACAAGGTAAATATAATCTTGGTTGTGAATATAGTCTTTACCGTGAGCAATCCATTCGATATAGGCATTATCAATACCTTTATAGTGAAAATCGCCAAAATATTCTTTTTTCAGTCTTTTCTTAAAGTTTATATCCAACTTAAATTGTTCAATAAGTTTTTGAGCTTTGGTAAATCTTTCTTTATCCATATGTTTTATATTTTTTTTTGATGGTGCAAAGATAATACATTAAAATATGAAAAACAAATTTTTTTTGTTAAAAATTATTAAAACATTTTTGTTTTTTCAAATATTTTTTTTGTTGTGCAAATATAAACAAAATATTTGATATGTTAAAATGTGAAACATACATTGCCGTTTGTGTCTATCATTTTCTGAACGCCATTTGTTTTAACAAGGCACAAGCAATTCTTAAAATATTTGCATCCATCAAACCATTCGTCAGATATGAAATTCTTGGTTTCAACCGAAAAATAGTTGGTTTTGTTGTTTAAAGACACACGAATCCAACCATAATAGTATGAAAGAGTGTCAATATTGTCGAACCATTCTTTTGACACGAATTCTTTTGAATTAATATCAATGATGTTTTGTTTTTCATCTTTGGTTATGACAAGATAATTGCGTGCGTCTTCAATTTCTTCAATTCTAGAATACCATTCATCAAATACAAAATTGCCATTGATGTCAATGATGTTCCATAAATTGCCTTTTCTAGCACACAAGAATCCGCAATCACTAATCTCATTCAAATCTTCATCAAGCAAATACTTTCCATTTTTGTCAATGATGTTGTATTCATCTTGACTCTTTCGAATGATTGCAACACCATTTTTAAATGGATATGCAAAATAAACACTTTCTTGAAGAAGCAGTTTACCATTGTAGTCAATGTAATTGTACTTGCCGTTCTTGGAAACGATAGCAAAACCATTGTGAAAATCATCCATTGCATCAAACCAACAATCGCACAATGGCTTATTATCCTTTCCAATTAGGTTATGAAGTAAACCATTATCGGTTTTATAGAATACTGCTAGACGCTCTTTGTTTGGCGTTGTTTCAACAATACAGTCAATACCTACAATTTTTGAAATAATCATAATTTTATATTTTTTTTTGATGGTGCAAAGGTAATGAAGATTTTTGATATATGCAAATTTTAATAGTTAAAATATGCAAATTTTATTACATATAGTATTTTATTTCTCTCTTCCATTTAATATCAATATCTGCCCAAAAAGTAGCCCATTCACTTGTATGACACCAAAGGAATGCACTAGAAATAAGTTCTGTTATCTTTTTATTGTTTGAATTAATTAAATTTTGTTCTATCCAAAGATTTAGAGATTTGCTGTTAATTAATATTTTTTTCGATTCTCTCCATTTTGATTGAACATCTTGACTGAAATTATATACATATTTCTCATAGGCATTATTATCCTTCAGAAATCTGAAAAATATGTTTTTGATGTCTTTAACATCCATTTTGATTAGGTCTTTATAAGACTGTATATTTCGTTTTGCCATTTGACACTTAATTCATACCATGATTGATAAGATATTTTGTTAGATGAACTCCAAGAAAAAGCACCAAATATAAAGTTATTTGGGCAATGCAAATTTTCTTTTAAGAATTCGTGTAAATTATGTGCGTTATGTACTGATGGAAAGGCATATCTACTTCTCCATCTGTAACTGTCACCCTTATTAAATTCGATAATATAATAATCATATACCCTATTATCTTTTAAGAAACGTAAGAATTGATTAATTATCATTGTATTGTAATTCGTTCCATTTTTCTGTTATTTTCGACCAGTATGTTACACCTTGAGAAGTACTTTTCCAGTTAAAAGCAGCAGACAGAAAAAAAGTGTGTTTTGTTTTAATATGGGTATTCTTGTATTTATTTATAATTGATATTAATACTGGATATATTTGTGTGTTATTTGTAAATATACTTGAGAATAAATTTCGCCATTTGTAATTTTCTTGTTTGTTGAAAGCAATAATATAATTTTCATATGCTCCCTCATCTTTCAAGAATCTTAAAAATTTACTTATAATCGTTTTTGCATTGTTTTTCATTTCAGTTTTTAGTTATTGACATAAAAGCATTTGGCGTATGTTTAATCATAAAGATGATTTTGTTAGCTTCTTCTTCAGTTTCGAATGGTGTACCATATCCTTTACATACCCTCCATTCATATAGATATTGAATATTAGGTCTCTTATCTCCTTCTAGTATTTCTTTGCCATATTTAGTTAACTTCAAATAGAATCTCAAACCATAACTTGTTGTTGAATATATTTTATATACAGCATTTTCAGCAACCAAATTATGTGAAATATCATATCTGACATCAATTACTTGTTTATACAATTTACATCTGTCAATTGGCATATAATTTTTTGTCCAGCATTCGTTTAACTTGATTAGACCTCCAATAACAAATGGGGATAAAGAAAATACCATTACTAAAATTCCAAATATCATAAGTCTGTCAATTTTAAATTATTAATATCTTTTAGTTCAAGCAGTTCTAATTTTGTTTTTATATCTTTCAAGGTTCTAATTACAAATGGCGAGTTTTTATTTTTAAGCATTAACAAGCCCAAGTAGTTTAATTCTACAAATTTAAATGACCTAAAAAAATTTTCTATTTCTGTAATGTGAATGAATTTAATAGGAAAATAAAATTCTTTTTCCCCTTCGGCAAAGCATATTTCGTCATAAGCTGCAAATCCAATACTTGTAGGATTAAAAGATTTCCAAGTACTAAAACCAAAGAAGATATACACACTCACAACCATATTGATATTGGGACGCAATATTTCAATCAGCTTCACTTCCGCTTCATTTTTCTCTTTTAATGTACCAAAATTGTAATTATCAATGAGACTGTATACTGTTTCAGTGTTCATACATATCTAAGTTTAAAGATGCAATGAATTTGCGTTCATTGCCACAATATTCGTTGTGATTTTAAATTGTGTATTTGTATTTTTTACCGTTAATGATAATATCTCTTTCAATGACTTGCCTATTTCTCAAACGTCTTTTTTCATTTGTTTGTTGATTTAACCTATTTCTTTCTGCTTTTTTTTTATTAATGTAGTTTGTAATAGAACTAAACCAATCTTTTTCCCAATAATCATCATAATTAGTTGTTGCAGTGTAGATGATAATGATAAACCCAATAATAAGACTTGCGAAAGCTATTATCGTATATGATATTTCTTCAGCAGAAAGGTCTTCATTTGGGATAAGCAAATGATTAATTTTCATTTTGTTACCAACAACAATTTCTGATTTATCTGGTAGAGAAGAAGTGTCTTCATATCGGACAGTAAATGTTGTGTCGCAATCAATTTGCCTAAATGTAACATTCACATTAGTTTTATTCATTACAATACATTCAACGTCCATTTTCTCATTTACATTATCCAATTGAACTGCGCTATATATGCCATATCCAAAACTAACAATTATAAGGATAATCAATGTAATAAGTTTATTTTTTAGCATAAAAAAAATATTTTTTACCGTTTATAACAATATTTGATTCTGTTTTAGTTCCATTTTTTGGTTGTTCATTATCTTTTTGATTTGTTTTTTTCTTACCTTTATCGAAAGTAATAGCAAGCCCATAAAAAACAAACATAAAAGTAAACAACGCACTAAGCACAATAAGACAAAATTCAATTGGCGTTATGCTTACATTAGGTATATTGTGATTCTTAATATGTACTATTTTATTTACTTCAAGTTTACGGCATATACCATTTGCGAATCTAATATTAGTGAGCTTGGTGAAAGTCTTTTCAAATTCAGTTGGTACTTCTTTATCCGTTGAAAATGTCTGAAAAGTGACATTATAACGTAAATTGTGTGTTGGGCATTCTTCTATTTTAACTATTCTACACATTGTAGTGCGCTCACTTTGTACGTAAGAAAGGAGAGCGAAAAATAGCATAGACAATACCATAAGGGCAAATAAAATAATAACTTCTCGTAATTCTTCTTTCATTTTTTCTAATTTTTATAGTTTATACATTACAAAGATATAAAAAAAAAATAAATTGCACAAAAATATATAATTAAAAATTGTTAAAAAAAAATAATACCCATTTTTTGAATGGGTATTATCTACAAAATTTATTAATATAATTTTCTATTGATTCATTTACAACTTTCTTGATTTTCTTTTCCTTCATTGCGATATTGTACAGATACTTGAATTTGTTCATACTACCAACAAAAGATTCAAGCTCACTTTTGATACCTATATATTCCTCTTTGTCATTCAAAGCATTAAGCAATGTCATAGTATCATTAATAATATCAGTCAATACTTGTTTTTTTGATTTTATTTGGTATTTTTCTGGAGACAATGCATCAAGCTGAAATTGTCCCTTGATTCCTTGTATCATTTCAGATACATTATCTTGAATATCTGCAACATCTTTGGCAATATCATCCCAAAGATTGTGTTCACTCATATTGGATGCATTCCAATGTAATGATTTGATTGCTGTCTTATAGCCTTCCAATTGATTTATATATTGTAATATTTGTTTTTCCATAATAAAAACATTTTAATATAAATATTTGGAAATAATGAAAAAAATGACTATTAGTCCAATTCTTTTACAATCCTACCATTTTTATCAATAAGATATTTTCGACCAAATATACCGCCTTTTTGACCTACTGCAAAACCATTGTTATAATCAGTCATATATGTAAAAGTTTCATCTGTAATGAAATTACCGTCTAAATCTATTGGAGTATATCCAGAAATTTTATTATTGCCGTATCTATATACTATTGCTCTATCTTCATTGAAATCATTCCCTCTACCAAAAAAATTGTCAATATAATCACCATTAGATTTGATATAAGTAAAACCTCTCAAATAATTAAAACTTTCTTTAAAACGTACACGACCTCTGCCACAACTAAAATTACCCAATTCAGCAAAAACATCATTACTTAATAAATTACCATTTGTGTCAATATAATTGTATCCATTATTCATTTTAACAACAGCAAAACCATTGACAAATCTTCGTGCGTAAGAATATGTTTTGTTGACCAACAATGTTCCATCTTCCTTAATGAAATTATATTTATAAGGTGTTGAATGTATACGAGCTATACATATACCGTCATAGAAATCTGACATTGCATAATAATATTCATTGTTTAGTAGCTTAAATGTTTTATTGTTTGCATAATTAAATAAACCATCTTCAAATTCAACATAATAAAATCCATTTTTCGCTACAGTAACAGATATAATCTTTTTACAACTCTTGTTAGCTAGCTTAATTTTTAATTTAACAAAAAATGCAAAATACGTTAAGATATTTCTCATATTAATTCATAGATAATATTTAATTTAATTCTATTATATATTTTTTTATTTATTTTAATAAAATATAAAAGTTAAAAATATATAAATAATTTTAATTATTAAAAAAAAATTATATAATAACATTAATTAACATTTATATTATATGAATTCAAAACAACAACAAAATATTACTGAAGTTATCAAATTTATTACCTTTTTAAAAAGAAATGGATTCTATGAAAAATATTTGAATAATTTTCAAAAAGAAGAGGCATATCAGTTCAGACTCTATGTAAAAGAAGATTATGCCATAGATGATTTTTTAGTTAAAGATTCTTCTAGCCAAACATATTTTGAATATAGTAACTATTGGTATTATTGGTTATGTGAAGTTAATAAAAATAGATTCATAGATTCTGCTTTCGAATGGGCTTATTCTAACGAAGGATATGGGTTCTGGTTTGATGTTGAAGAGAAATGGCAAAAAACACATAGTCCAAAACGCAAGATGTCAGCAATTTCATTTTTTTAATGAATTTAATATGCTAATTTACAATAAATTAGCTATTTTTAGCTATTTTCAAATTTTAAAATAAACACGGTGGCACATCTTTTCTGTTTTAATTGTTTAAAATATAAAAAATACCCATCAAAGGTTGGTCTTTGATGGGCTTTTTTTATCACTTCTTCAGTGAAAAATGGAGATGCATTTCGTGTTTTTCCTTATCATATTGACGATACACACCCTTAAGGTCTTCCTCAAAGTTTTCTGGTAACGTCACAGATGTGGAGCTAACATGTGTTCCATCTTCAGATTTAACAATAACAGTTAAAACACCGTTTTCGATACACTGCTTAAGAGTTTCCTTGTTTCTATCATAAGGAACAGTTACAGTGATACCGTTTTTAGTCTTCTTAATGTTTTTCTTCAATTCATCGATTGATTCTTGGAGCTTCTTGAATTCCTCATCCATTTGATGGAAGCCAAAATCTAAAAAGCTGTTCCTCCACGATGTAGGGAAGAAGTTGTCAAATTCCTTCTTGAACAAGTCAAGAGAGGTTTCGTCAGATTTCTTACAAGTTTTCATTTCAAAATTCTCCTTTCAATTACAATTTTTATGTACGCACACCAACTTGCGTTTATTATTTCATATAAAAAATAGTAATCGTAATAGCAAAAATCAAGAGTTCATAGAATAATATTTATCATACAACTTAGTTAAAACTTCATGGAAATTTTTTATAAATTGCTCTTCATTGAAAGATGGAAAATTCATCCTATGATTTATATATTCGATTTTGCAAAAATCTTCAAAAGATATTGTACCATTTTGGAATATTGTCTGTTTAGTGAATTTCTCACCAAATACTTTGGAGCAAACTAAGTTGTAGTAATACTCTCCAATTTTTTCAAGAAAATGCACATTTGGGTTTTTTGGTGGGCTTATCAAGTCCATTATGATGAGATTTACGACAGCAACAATATACCCATCTTCTTCATCCTTTTGATAATTACCACTTCTAAATATATGCATCATTCTTTTTCTACAGAAAGATACAATATTGTCTTTAATTTTGTCCAAGACATCTTGGTTGTTTTGGTCTTTTAAAGTGCGAATTAGAGAAGAAACGAATATTGGGACTAACTTTTCAACATCTTCAATTGTCATAACATTACAGTTGTTTTAGTAGTTTTTTAAATACCTTTTCGTGCAAATCCTTATACTTAAGGATTGCAATTTGTTGGGCATTTTTATAATCATCAGAGGAAACAAAGTGTATTACATCTTTCTTCTTGTTCCAATATTTAAATGGTAATAGATAATCGTAATACATTAACCAAGGCAGAATAGTTTCAGCAACTGATAGTATTTTTTCCTTCTTGGTTAATTCCTTTGGTTTGTTTGGGTAATAATATGTTTTTTTCATTATGATAAAAACATTTTTTCTTTTGCGACATAAATTCCAGTAATGGTATGATTACCAAGCTTTTGACTATAATGACTATGTTCGTTTACATAGCCAATAAACCTACTGAAATCGCTTGGAGAAATTCCGTGGTCTTCTGCATATAGACCAGCTGTATATCCCGAATAATCACTAAGTGTACTGTCTGGCTCACCGTCACACAACAGAATAATAGAAGTACGGCAATTAGAAATGGTAATAATTTCGGTGTCGAGGCAATACATCGTAATATATCCTTCTGTATACTTCTCACCAAATTCCATAACAGATGCTTGGGCTAAAAGATTACGTACTTGTGAACTTGTAAGGTCCAAGTTAGTTCCATGTGCAGCAATATTTGACTCCGTACAAGCAATCACTTTTTCTGTTTTGATTCGACCGTTTGTTTTTTTACAAATAACAAAATACTTCATATAAATTATTTTTTTTAGTTAATGAATTTCTTTTTCCAACTCTTTATAGCTTTTTTTACAAACAAGTTCTGGTACTCCTTTCTTGCAGCACATATACAAGATGTCGTTTTTCTTGATGTCTTCCCTCATATAATAATCTGGATAATTTATCTTTGATTGCTGTAAGAAAGTATACAAATCTTGTACGCATGTAAATTTTTTAGGTTTAGAATTCAAATCACTGAATTCGTAAAATATTATTAGTTTTTTTAATTTCAAGAAACTGTCATAGCACGTAAATTCTGTCACCCATACATCACCAACAGTGTAACCATATACTGTTTTTTTACTATTTCTTTTAATATGATTTTTCAAATCAGTATCTAATCTTTGACGTGCTGATGTTAGATTAATTGATGTCATTTCTTTTTAAGTTTAGTTGAATAAAATGCGTTTAATGTGTTTGCTCTTTCAAATAAAGTGTCAAACGTCTTACTTGCAATTATGAACGGCTGTTTATCTGTAGTTATAATTGTACAGTATGAACTGTAATTATTCATAAGAGTTTTTACTTCTGCGGCACTTATTGATATGGTTGTATTTCCTAAATAATCATCTAAAGCTGCTAAACTACTAAACTTGATGCAATTTGAATTAGTCAAGTGACTACTGTCTTGATAAAGGAATATACATTTTGCCTCATCCAATTCAGATTCTAATGAAGAAGATTTTGTTTCTTCCTTCTTCGGAGCTACATAAGTATCATCCTCATAATAATCATCGTCATAGTCATCATAACCACCTCTACCGCCAAAGAAATAATCATCAATTGACTTGGAATTTTTTGTGCACCAATTTTGCCACATTTGGATATATTCGTCCATATCAGCATCTGCTGAACAATCGTCAATCTGCCTACCATATGGAGAAGGATTGGTCTTGAGATATGCCTTGAAAATTCCATCAAAGTCTATCTTCTTATTCGTGATTACTATTTTCATACATTATTCATATAATATGTTTTTACACCAATGATTATATATATTTTGATAATAAAACGTAAACTTATATATTTAAAAAATGTTAAAAAGTATTAGATAAAAATATTTATCTTATATGATAAATGTATAAGTTATGGTAACAAGAACATATATTGATAAAATATGCACAATCGTTAAAGATAGTGAGTTGAACAGTGGTATAAACCCAGTAGCTGAACTTCATTATGGTAATGGTATATATTCAAGAATGCTGCTAAAATTTAATGTGGATGGAATAAAGGATAAGATAGAAGATAAGACATTTGCCAACACAGAAAAGTTGAGGCATTATTTGCATATGACAAATGCTGGAAGTATTGATTTTACAGAGCTTCACTGTGGAAAGGCTAGCGATGTTTCATATGGTATGGTTAAAAGGGCAACGTCTTTTGACTTGATATTTTTCCTTGTTCCTATGGAATGGGATGGAGGTAAGGGATTTGATATGGTTAGAGATAAGTTCACCGTAAAGGGAACTTATATTAAATTCCACAACAAACTACCAAATCTAGTGTCAACTGATGGATGTAATTGGTTCAAACCAAGAAATGGATACCAATGGAAAGAGGAAGGTGTTTACAGTAATGAAACATTGTCAAGAGAATATGAAAAATTTGGCTCTGACGAAGGAAGTGACATTATTTTATATAGACAACATTTCGACATTGGAAATGAAAACATACATATCGACATTACTGACTTGGTTAACAAGTATATTAGTGGTGAATTGAAGAATTATGGGATTGGTGTTGCTTTCAGCCCAATGACAGAAATTTCTGATGAAGAATATGAAAGATATTGCAGTTTCTTTACTCATAAAACAAATTCATTTTTTGAGCCTTATGTTGAAAGCGTTTATTGCGACTTCATTTCAGATGATAGAGGATGCTTTGCATTGAATAAAAATAACAGATTATACTTGTACTGTAATGTTGGTAGTTCTGCAAAGAACCTTGATGAGCTTCCAATATGCACTATAGATGGAAAACAATACGAGGTAAAGCAGTTTGGTAAAGGAATATACTATGCTGAAGTGTTCGGAGATAAAAATGTATTCAATCAAAGAACGATGTATTATGACTTGTGGACGAACCTGAAATATGACGGAATTGAATTGGATGATGTTGAAATGGAGTTCGTAGTGCATTCAGACAAATCCTTCTTTAATTTTGGCAATACACTTGATGAAAACGTTCATTTTACTTCTTCAGTTTACGGCATTAAGCAAGATGAACACATCAATAGAGGTGATATAAGGAAGGTCGGAATATATGCAAGACAAAACTATACAAAGAACACTGTTATGGTCGTAGACGATATGTACTATAGATTATATGTAATGGATGGTAATAGGGAATTGGATATTATCAGTTGGGAAAATGTAAACAAGACAGTAAAAGAGAATTTCTTTACAATTGACACCTCAATGCTTATTCCACAAAGATATTACATTGACATTAAATACAAATATAATATGGAGGATATTACCGAAAAGAAAGTATTATCTTTTATAATATCCAACGAATTAGGAAATAAATACAATTGATAAAAATGGATAGAGGAAAAGTAATAGTTATGCTTGACAACGGTCACGCAGCAGAAACTCCAGGAAAACGTTCTCCTTTATTTGATTCTGCTTTAGCTAACAAGTACGGAATGAAACAGTTTAGAGAATATTGGTATAATAGAGAGATAGTATCAATGCTTATCTTGCAATTAGGCGAGTTGGGTATTGAAGTATATGATGTTGTACCAGAAGAGGTAAAGGATATATCCTTAACCACTAGGGCAAATAGAGCTAACAACAAATACTATTCTGCTGTTAAACAAGGTAAAACCGCCATATTCATATCTGTTCACGTAAATGCTGCCAGCAATGGAAATGAATGGAAAAATGCTACTGGTTGGTCTGCTTGGACTACCAAGGGTAAGACCAATTCAGACAAGCTTGCTGAATGCCTTTATGATGCTGCTGAAGAAGTTCTGAAACCATTAGGCAAGGTAATTAGAACAGATAAATCTGATGGTGACAGAGATTATGAAGAGAATTTCACTGTATTGAAAAAGACTCAAAGTGTTGCAGTGCTTACAGAAAATTTCTTCCAAGATAACAAGAAAGATGTTGAATGGTTGTTATCTGAAGAGGGTAAGCAAGCCATTGTCAATATACACATTAAAGGTATATTGAAATATATAGATAAAGTACTTTAATAAAAAAAAAGGGATGCTATTACAGTATCCCTTTTTTTATTTAAATCTCATAAATAACCATTCTATAAAATAAACTATTTTAGTTAACAGTACCTTAAAGAATAGTTTATTACTAAATACTTTAATATCTTCTTCAGCAACAGTCTTTTTATTAGCAACGTAATAAAGATTATAATTAAATACGAATATTGGCAAATCTTCAAAATTATCAAAGTCAAAATCATATTCATTTTTGTCTTGAAGTAATTTTGGTAGCATTTCATATCTTATTTGAGCACCATTATCTGTCAAATATCTTTTTAGTATTCTTATTTTGACACTAGGTGGAAGATTTTTATATTTAACTGTCAGAAAATCTTTCATAGTCATCAATACCGAATAAATACATTAAACCAATAGGAATTAAAATATTATGTGGTGGAAAAAGAATTTTACATTCAAGCATAACATATGCAACATATATAGCAAATAAGATAAGAAATATTTCATTTGCCTTGGCTAACTGATTGCTGTTTTTTTTGTTCATAACATCTGTCTTTTACCATTAATCTGTACAATAGTTCATCCTTACTTGCATAATATTTAGTGCAAATGGTTTTTGTTTTGAATGTGAAGAAATAATTGTTGACAAATATAATTTCTATATCCATTCGCTCCTTATCACCATATGGAGGCACGTGATATTTGTCACCAATCTTAATGTCTTTCCAATCTATTTGTGCTTTGATTGTTGATTTCATAGTTGGTTCTTTGTGAATCAATTTACGTGCATAATTCAATAATCTGTCGATTGTTTTCATTATGTTATTTTTTCATCATATCTTCCCATTTAGTCAAAAATTCATGGAACGTATCGTAATACGTCTCTATCTCAATCAAGGTAAAATCTTTCTTTGCTTGGTGAAGAAAATTAGTGGCTACTATTTGGATAATCTTCATCTTTGTTTCTGACAAAGACTTCTTCTCAAAATATTCTTCACACCATTCAATATAAGGTGTAAGATAGCCAAGATACTCTGCAAACAGTACAAAGAGACATGGATTCATATTCTTGATTTTGCATTCAATAGTCTCAACAGTAGTGGTTTTAGTAGGATTTATTTCTTCCATAATGTTTTATTTTTTTGGTTTATAATTAGCGATTAATTTCTGTAAATCTATCTCAACAACCTTGTTTTCATATTTGCTCTTCTTCTTGTTTACTGATTTTGTTGTCTTGGCATCATTAATGATAATATTTGTTGCTGGATGAAGAACAAATTTTACTTTAGGTTTATAATAATAGCTTTGGTAAGGTGACTTGTAATAATCGTCAAAAACAAATTTTTCATTATATTCTATTGGCTGCTTAAGAGATAAGCTTATAATAGACATAAAAAGACAAATCATAAATATGACAATTACGAGAAGAACCACCAATGTTATCCAATCTATTGATTCATTATATTCCATTTGTTTAGTTTTTAGCTCGTACCATTAACTTTGCCAATGTATCTGTATCATATGCAAATTCAATGTCTTTTTGACCTACAACTGTGTAGTTAAACCCCATTGGAAATTTACATATAATCTTTATATCCTTACGTTTCTCATTAAAATATGGTGGGACGTGATAAGTTGTTCCAACAACAATATCATCCAAACTAACTTGTGGCTGAATCTTATCCAAGAATGAAGGTTTTTTAGTTGTACCCAAAATAGGATTGTTTTGCACTCTGTCATTAAGTGGGCAATTAGCCAAAGTCTTTATTGAATCAATATCTGTTTGAACTATCGAATCGAACTTAATGACTGGTGTATTTAGCATATCGCAACGTAATACCAACATATTACTATTAGCGTCTTTGATAATTGTGCTTTTCGTACAATAATAACAGTTTTTACTCATTATATCCTAATTTATTTTTTAAACATTCTTCAAAATATAATATTTTAACATTTATATCTTTTATCCCTTGTTCTTCAAGAAATCGATTTAGAATGCAAGTGAAATCTGTTAACGGCTGTTCATCATTCAATAATATGAATCTGACATCATTTATTACCTTTAACTTGACACCATTACACAATCTAATAAATTGATTCTTATCAGATAAGAAGTTATATAGGCCATATCCATTTGCTGAACCATATACTCCCACACTGTCTGAATCTTTGCATTGAGCAATAACGTTCAAATACTTGCTTTTTTTGAGTCTATCAATGAATTCTGTATCATCTAATTCATTGTTTGTGAATGACTTAAACCATTTATTTTCAGTTACTTCACATATTTCATATTTAATCATATAAATGTATATTACAGAGTAAATATATAAAAAAATAACGAGACTTAAAACTAAATCTCGTTAAAAATTGTTAATAATTATTGTCACCACCTTTTGGAAACATTTTAGACATAGTGGACATAAACAAATTTCTTTGGTTTTGATTACAGCTTGCTAAAAATTTATTAGCATTTGATTTCTGATTATCATCCAATGTATTCCACCATTCTTTATTTTTTTCGTTCTGTTGTTTTTGTTCTTCACTGTTGCCTTCCGAATCGCTATCAGACCAATAATCATATTTTTCTTCAACACCAAACTTGTTTCTGAACATCTGCAAAGCCTTACTCATATTATTATAGAAATTAGCATATAATTCTTGTAGCTTCTTGAAATTCTTTCCACTCATTTGCAATGATTCAAATAACTTATTGCGATTCTTCCTATTCATTTGTAATGATTCAAAATACATTTCAGATGACCCATCACTTGATTGGCCTATTGTGCTTTGTGGCATAGATGGGGCAAAATATGATTTTTGTTGTTTTTGCTGTGGTTGTGGTGTTTGGTCTTGGGCTTGTTGTTCTTGAGACTTTTGAGGTAGCTTCATAATATAATTACGCCATTTTTTGCAATTTGAGAGTAATTTTGACATTGTATCAACACATTCTTGTGGGTCTCCTTTTACATTGTCTTTGGAGAAATTGTTATACATTGTAATCATATTATTACATAATTTCTCCAAATTATCTGGGTCAAAATTAGCACTATTGTTCTCAAGTTGTTGGCTTTCACAATATTGGTTAACAGCGTTCATAAATAACTTTCCATATACAAATGCTGTAGTAACGTAATATTTGAAAGCCCAAGTGCCTTTGCGTGTTGTTTTGCCGCCCTCTGAAGAACCATCATTAAACAAATCGGCAATGTTTTGACCGAACCCTTTGATACTATCCCAAACACCTTCATCAAGCATATATGATTCAATCGATTCGGAAATGATTCTATCAATTTCGCTTTCGTTTAATCTTCTTTTCATAAAGATGAATGTTTGTAACTATTAGTACTTTATATTATTGGTTTTCCAATGCAGTAACCCTTGCATCCAATGCATTTATTGCATTTGCCAAGTTTTCGATTTGCGATTCAAGTGAAACTATTCGTTCAACAAGTCCATACAATTGAGTATCAAGAATATCATCAGCATCCTTAAGGCTACCAGCTATATTAATATAATGAGCTGATGTATTAATTACATATGCAATTGAACCATCTTCTTTTGTAATACCAGCTGCTCTTGCTACTTTCTCAAAGCCTTTTTCTGTTACTCTTTCATTTTCAATAACTTCATTAGTAAGATGAGCGACAGAAGTTTCAATGTTTTCCAATGCTTCAGAAACACTGTCAGATGTATTAACTGGTGTTGCACTAGTGAATGCGGATGGATATGTTGCTGCACTATATTCAGCACCTACATTGATGTCAAAGCCATCTACTTCAATTGTTTGAATGTTGTTAACTACTGTACCACTAATACCATTAACATTGACAGTTGTCAATGACTTACCGCTAAGGTCAGCTAATGCAGCATCTAATATATCATCAGCATTTTGTAAACTTGTTGCTGCTGAAATATATGTGTCATCAGTATTTGGTTCATATTCATCAACATGATTCTCAACATAGTAGGCTAAACCAGAAATTGCATTTTCTACATCATTAAATGCTTGCGAAATACTGTCTCCGTTATTTACTGTTGGAGCACCCGACATAATTGATGGATATGTAACTGCTGTATAATTGTTAATATTTACATCTGAGCTTCCAAGAGTAACATTTGCCACTTTATTTGTAACAGTACCAGTAACTCCATTAACAACAACATTATTTATATCATTGCGAGTTGCGTCAGCTAAGGCATTTATCGCAGCATCAAGAATATTATCTGCATCAACAAGATTCTGTGCGGTATTGATATAGTTAGCATTTGGATTTGCCTCATACACTATATTGTTATCTTCATTAACTAAACCAGCCGATTCAGTCAAATCAATAATGGCATTTGAAACAACTAATTCGTTCTTAATAACCTCTGTAGTAAGTGTAGCAAGTGTATTTTCTACCTTATTTACTGCATCAGATACTGTGTCAGCACTACTTACTGTTTCAGCAGAAATGAATTCTTGTGGATAAGCTACAGTCTCATATTGTCCAATTTGCACATAATGGCCATCCAAGTCAACACTTGCTATATTGTTTGATACTGTTCCATTAATACCATTTACAACAATATTTTCCAAAGATTTACAACTTAAATCGTATATAGCACCATCAAGAATTAAAGTAGCATCATCAATGTTTGTTGCAGCGCTGATGTAATTTGCATCATCGTGCACATTGTAGACTATTTCGTCATTTCCATCAATAGTACCAGCAGCTTCTGCCAATTTCTTGATTGCTTTTGATGTTACTTGTTCATCTTCTATAACCCTATCTGTTAAACCAGAAATAGTGGTCTCAACGGCATTGAATGCATCTGCAACCGTTTGACCGCTAGAGACATTGACTGCTCCACTGAATGATGGATTATATTCAACAGACTTATAATCACCAACATTGATGTCACTGCCACTGATTGTTACATTGGAAATTCCATTTTCTACTGTTCCAAGAACTCCATTGACATTAACATTGTCAATCTTGTCCTCTAACTCTTCAGCCAAATCGTGTATTGCTCCATCAAGAATTACAGTAGCTTCGTCAATATTTGTCGCAGCACTGATGTAATTTGCATCATCGTGCGCATTATAGGCTATCTCGTTATTTTCATCAATAGTACCAGCAGCTTCTGCCAATTTCTTGATTGCTTTTGATGTTACTTGTTCATCTTCTATAACCTTATCAGTTAATTCTGAAACAGTTGTCTCAACGGCATTGAATGCATCTGCAACCGTTTGGCTACCGCTAACATTGACTGCCCCACTGAATAATGGATTATATTCAACAGACTCATAATCACCAACATTGATGTCACTACCACTGATTGACAATTCTGCAACGTGGTCTGTAACTTCAGCATCAATATCGTTGACTGAAACACCACTCAAATATGTGTCTTGTACGATTGTTGCCTTCCTCATATTAAAAGGAAAGATTTCGTCTTCGTTGTTTCTGATTGATAATGTTTCAAATCCTTTGCCGTAATTTATGGCAAGTTCACCATATTCAATATGGTCAATGGTTGGAAGCTTTGGTTCGTTTCCACCAGCTACAGTTGGCTTGCAGCTCTTCACATGTAATAAATGTATTTTTCCCATAATAAACTAAAAAGTTTTTGTTAGATTATAATATATGTATATTTTATTATAAATATTAAAAATAAACATAAAAACCTTATTATACAATTAATTCTTTTGTTTGAGCCATGTTTTGTGCATAGTTAGCAAATCTTGTTAATTCTTGTATTGATTTTGCATTTAACTGTACAGTACTTTTAGCAAGTATATAATTGATTAATTGCAGCATACAATAATATCCGCAAATATAATAAAATTTTGTACATTCATTTACTAACGCTTTTTCACAAAAAGCAATAACACCATCATTAATGTTAGTATCGCTTTCGAAATATGCATCTAATTTGTCATACGTATTTGCAAATTCATTGTTGTATTTCCTTTCAATATCTTCATTGAAAATACGAGTGTAATAAATTATATCAGACAGCACTTTGTTTACATTATCAGTATTCTTTAAATCTGAAGGGATTATTTTTTTAAGCTTTTTTATTTTATTATCTGTATAATTAAAAAGCTCTTGATTTAAAGGTACTAATACCTCATTGAAATAATCCTTTAGAAATTGCCTATTAGTTCCTACTATATTAAGAATATCATTAACTTGAATATTGTTTGCACAAGTGGCTATAATAGGTTTATGATTACGTATCTTATGGTATTGAGAAACAGCACATAAAGCTCTTTCAGAGAATTTTGGTTGTCTAATGATATAATTTAATATTTCATCCAAGTTAGTTGATAATTTCTTGCATATATTATATCTTTTTGAAAGCATAATATTAATTGATGCAAATTTTGTCCTCAATTGGTTAATATTACTCATATAGTCTTCCTCTTTGAGCAATTTGGACTCATCAAGACCTTTATTTCTCCAGAAATTAATTTCTGCTTGGGATGCATTACCCCAACCTTCCTTCCTATATTTCTCGGCTCTGTTCATATCTCGATTCATTTTGAATTGAGAGAAGAACTTTTTCTTTTCCTTTTGGTTAGCCAAGTGTATTTGTCTGAATGTATCCAATTCGTAGTCATCAGTAACAGTATAGTCTTTATTGTTATTAAGCCATATAACATCGTGTTTTGTCAATAATATTGCCCTTTTAGGGTCTGCACCAACTTTATTGCATAACTCAACATAATAATCCTTTACAATTTCTGGATAATTCCATACAACTATAATACAAGAATATTTTTTCACTGGTGTAACATAAACTCGTCCGCATATTTGGTCTGACAACCAATCACTAACAGCATCGCCAAAATCTCTTTCATCATCATCACCAAGATAACCAAGCTCATCATCATCAACATTGTATTCGGCTAGGTCAAAATGTGTACCACAATCATCAACCAATAATTCATCATTCAAACTCTTTCTAATAAAAACATATGATTTACACCATTTTGGAACCCAATAATAAGTATATTTTTCACCTTCGAATGAAAACTCATCTGGTCTGAAATTCTTTATTTCCTCATTCAAACCGTTATAGAATCTGTATTCAGCTTCACTTTCGAAACCTCCATTCTTTATTTTATCAGCAATATTTTTATCCCTATCGTTTCTGAAATCTGCAAGTGCCTCCCTTTTAGCTTCTTGGTTTGCAAGATGTATTTGTTGAATTTCTTTCTTTTTTTCTTCTTGATTTTCACTGCTTATTTTTTCCAATTCTTCTTTGGTTTCCTCGTCTTGCTCTTCTATTTCAACTTCTTCCATATCTATCAGATAGAACAATTTATCGCCTTCCACATATATTGCTGTAGTTGGGTCAATTGAGAAATAATCACACAACAACTGTCCAATATACTGCGCAAACCTTTCGTGGTTCCATAAGGCAAAGACACAAGAAAACTCTTCATCTTCAGTTACCCATATTCGTCCTTTAGCAAAATTATCTTTATCATCAAAATCATCTAATGACATCATATCCAAATGAGTTGATGCAGCATAACCCACAATTAATTTGTCTTCTGTTATATTATAATAGAATGGATATGCCATATAATAGTCATAGCCTTCATTAAAACTGTAATATTCATCATCAGTATCATATAACGAAACACTATCTGGTGTTGAATAGCTGTCAATATCATAGATTTCTTGTACTATATCTTGTTTGCTCTTTCTCATAATAAAATAAACTATATTTCTAATATAAATATAAAAAAAAGAACCACTATTCGTAAATAGTGGTTCTTTTTTTTTATTCTAATGAGACTATAGACAACTTGTAATCTTCAGCCATCTGCAATAGTTCTTCCTTTGTAAGTGAAGGGTTATCAAGATATTTGTCTTTCAAATGCTCAATAATCTTTCCTATTAAAGGTGAAGGGCTTAAATTCAAGCTTTTCATAATTTCATCACCAGTAATTGGTATCTTGAAATTAGTATAGTCAAGTTCTGCCTCCGTGTCACTGATTATACACTTCAAATCTGTGAAGTTATTAAATGCAATAATGTTCTCAACAATAGCTACTGCCCTAGTCAAATCAAGTACATTTGGCTTCCAATCACCGACTTCAGTTAAGAATTTCCTAACAGTCTTCTTTGATGGCTGTAGACTGTGAATAAGATAGTTGCTGAAATATGAATGATACCTAATGCAAAGTGCAACGGCATCGATAATATGATTAGGATATTTAAGAGTTCTAAGTATAGCGCTAGTTACATTTACACTAATTGCCTCATAACCATAAAACTTGATATTACCTTCAATGTACTTTACTGCGGTAGCCTTTCCTACACAACGAAACAGTGCAGCCAATCTGTTAATCAATCTTGGTTCAGTTTCGTCAACTTCTTCCAATGTCTTTTCCCATATATTAAAAGGAATCTTTACATTAAGAGATTCACCAACGTGATTGAGATTGTACAATTGTGGAATCATATCGTACAGCATACCAGAAGCCATAAGCTTCTTTAGACCGACGCTAGGGCAAGGACTCAATAGTATTTGGTTAAGCTCATCCTTGAATCTTTCAACACTTACAGAAGTAATCAGATTGTGATGCTCAACAATACCTAACCAAGTATTCTTCTCAATACCCCACCCATACTTTGTAGCAAAACGGATTACTCTCATCATACGCAATGGGTCATCCTTGAATGTGACGCTAGGTAGGTTTGGTGTCCTCAAGATTTTATCTTGCATATCATCGATACCGTGACATACATCTGTAATAGACATTGATGAAACATCAAGAAACATTGCATTGACAGTCAAATCCCTAAGGTCCCCATCTTGCAGAATAGTTCCAAGATTTTCAGATACCTTGCTTCCTTCTGGTAATGAGTATGATGGATTTTTCCTAGTTTGGCAGCAATCAAAGACAACAGATTTGAGGTCTTCCTTTGTTGACAAATAGAATCTACACGTATCCATCCTACCTACTGTGCAAGGATTATAATCTTGCTTGTAGCACAACTCTTCCTTGGTAATCCAATTGGCAAATTCAACACCTCCATTTGGTAGGTCAACAGCAATATCAATATCGTTAACGGTATCACCTAAAAGATAGTCTCTAACGCATCCACCAACTAAAAAAACGTGGTTTTCAAATTTGGTGTTTTTGATTTTGTCACGAAGATAGTTCGCAATACCTTGTAATTTTTGTGGTGTCATTTATTTTGTTTTTAAATAAGACATACATTTGGTTGGTGTCAATAAATTCTCACTGTAATTTGTACCATATACGAACACAATGCCACCCCCATTATAATAAATGTATTCAATAATGGCTTCAATTGTATCTATATCAATACCATCAGAGTCAAAAGCAACATTCTTTGCGTTATCTAAATATTCGTATATATCAGATAGTCTTTCTTGTACATTTTCCTTGCTTACAATCTCATAGTTATCCAACGTGTCATATAACGCATAAGCATCGGTTACTCCAAATAGAATATGTACATAAAATTTTACCCCTTGCTTTGGTGTAGTCGGATAAGTATCAATATTCATATTGAAATATTCGTACTTTGCAACATAATTATCGAAACTGTTATATGGTTTTTCCTTACAAGACAAATCCTCTGCAAGTTGTGCAACAATATTCAACTTGTTCTGCCAATCATTATCTTTACTTTCGTCCACAATTGAACCAAGGCAATCGCACTTTTTTAGCAGAATAAGATTTTCTATATTACAAATATCTGGGTAAAATGTATCACAAGATACTGTAATGACATCCCTAATTCCTTTATAGCTATTAGGAATATATAAAGGCTTCATATGGTTTTTGACGAAATAGGCAATACACTCTCTGAATTTACAATCATCATCCTTCAACAGTTTTCGAGTCATATTATATCCAACCTCGTCATGTGATGCAGAATGCCATTCATTGTCTTGTGAATCAAAATAAGTTGTTTCACCCTTGCCAATATCGTGGAACAGTGCTGAAAGAATCATAATTGCCTTGAATGTATCGCTACATTCCTTGTTCTTAAGTTCTTCTTGCATCTTTTGAACAACCATTTGTGTATGCGTCCACACATCACCTTCCTTATGCCATACAGAACTCTGTTGTGTTCCAATAAGTTTCTTGAATTCCTTGATTTTATTTACATTATCCCATTTTACATCAAATGTAACAAAATCGAATATTTCCTTAATCATATTAATATTTGAAAATTTTGTTTAATAACACTGTTAATGCTATTATATCCAAAAAATAACTTAAAAATAAAAACAAACAGTTAATAAAAGTTAATTTTAATCATCACTATTTCTTGTAAATTCAAATATTGTAACTCTATCTTGTGGTTTTAACGGTTTTACGAATCTGTTATAAAAGTTTTGAATCCAATCAATATCCTTAACACCCTCATCATCAATATCAATCCATCCATTCTTGTCAAGATAAGCATAGTTCCAATATGCTGAATTGTGAGCCACATAAGCTTCCTTGTTCTTGAACTTTGACAAATATACTTGCTTGTTCATCATATTGTCACGAATTATTTGCTCATCTTCATTTACTGGTTCTCTTCCTTCCTTTGCAAGTTCCCATACACGCTCATATAATTCAGCATCGTGAAGATGAAGAAGCTTCCAATTGATTTTGGAATTGATTTCAGACGTTACTTCTTCACCCATATTGTTGATGAAAGGAACTGAAAAATGATTGCCTTTCTGATAGTTCACCCATTTTCCGTTTGGGTTTTCATCAGACCACGCATTGCCTTCATCATCATATGTACAACCATATGTGATAGTCTGATAATACTCGAATGGTGTCATATTCTTAATGGCATTCATTCTTTCTACAAGCCCATCCACTTGGTATTTTGACAAATTAAGTGCATTGTACTTCTCAATGACTTGACCCAACATCTTCAAGCTGTTCTTCTGAAGCTTTTCAGCATCAAGATATTTGAACTTGATATACTTTTCTACTTTAGAGCCTATTTTGTATTTTTCCATTAATTCTTCTGGATTATCACCAACGACCATCACAGAATAAAACTTACTTGGAGTATTTGACATAATATTTATTATTTATTCTCATTATTTTCATCCCAATTGATTAGCAACTGCTTATCCTTCAGTTTCAACGCATCGTTAATATCATATACAGTAAAAGAACAATCTGCTTGCACATAGACAGTGTTGTCGTTTACAAAGAGTTGGGAAACATGAAGATGACCAAACATCCAAATCTTTATATGGTTCAATGACTCTAGCTTCTTCTGTATGTTAACCATTTCCTCACCTTCTTGCTTCAAGTCTTCTTCAAGATATTTGTCATACATCATCCAATCAGCAAGTACTTTGTCATTGCCCTTAACCTCACTGACTCTTGGATATGTATGTGTCAAGACTGAATCAATGACGATTCCGTTTGCAGTTATCTCGTCAATTTCTTTTTCATCATATTCTACTGTTTCGTCTAACCACCAAGTGCTACCTTGATGCCTCATCATTCTATCTATTGAAATACCACCACCGATGCATATGGTAGTAAGAATACCAGTTTTAACAACAGTATAGTCAGATAGGATTTTGACATTTGTAAAACCAAACTTGTCTTCCTCAAAATATGAAGGGTCATCGTGATTACCTCTGATTAACAGCACGTAAGCATTTATCTCACTCATACAGTGATTAATATCACCCAATACTTGTTCATAAACATCGTTTCTAGAAAATCCAAAACCAATATCACCAGCTATAAAAATTACAGAATCTTGAAATCGATTCTTATCAGCAGATAAAGTGTTTTGTAGCTTTCTGAAACCGCCATGTATATCACCTATTAGATATACTTTTGAATGACTTTGTAAATCAATAATATTCATATAAAATGTTTTTATTTATTATATATAAAAATATAATAAAAAAAAAACTTGGCTTAAATTTAAAGCCAAGTTTTTTTTTGGATAGTTTAGTGAACGATGGTTGCATAATTAGCTGCTAGACTCGTATCTTCTTCTGTCATATTGATATGAGCTTCAGAAAGCATTTTAACAGCCTCTTCGTTCTTGAAGAACATTGCATTTCCCAATGCTGTTCTGTTCACATCATTGACAAGGTTCACATTGATACCGTCCTTGGCAAGCAGAAGCTTTACAACCCAATTAGTGATGTTGTTTTCGGCAGCAACCATAAGTGGAGAGTCCAAGTTGCAGTTAACCGTATTGCAATCATAATTAGGATTATTGATAAGGCTCTTAATGATGTTGGCAAAATCAGTCTGCTCACCACCAACCATTGTGAAGCGTCTGTAATCATAAATGAAACGCTGAAGAAGTGGTTCATCAATAGCATCCTTTGTGTTAAAGTCAAACCTTGGATGATTCAACAAAGCGAAGATTGTCTTATACATTTTGTTGTTGCTTGCAACAAAAATTGGAGACATTTCATTGAACTTGTAGTTCACATCAAAGTCATTGTCATTCAACAGATTGACAGCTTCAGTTTCGTTCTTCTCATAGATGTATTTGTGCAACAAAATCTCTTTCTTCAAGGCTTTTATATCACAAATATCTTCCATCGTCAGATTGAATGTGTCGAAGAATGCTTTTTGTTCCATATTCTGTTCGTATGCATTAAGGATTTTTAGAATAGTGCAACTACCGAACATATCTTTAGTAAGAACCACTGTAACCATACAATTGGCATTGTTAATGTCCTTTGTGGTGTCGAGAACACAATATACTTCTACAGAATCGTTGAAGAGATTGTTGTAATTGATAAGAGTGTTCGAACACAAGAGGTTGAATGCATTTGGGCTTGAAACTTGAACAATTATAATACCATTGTCCTTGTTTTCATATACAACTTTCATTCCACTCTGTTCTTTCGCAAACTTCCTTGCAGAATCAAAATTCCAATGATAGTTTGTCAGACCGTTAAGATGATAGAAGTACTCCTTACCAACATGTGCCGCCTCAAGAATATCCTCAATCTTCATAATACCTGATTTACCGTTGATTGAAGCTTCAACGCCATTTATAACGAGATTAGCGTTACTTGTTGAGTGAGCATATGTAATCTTTGCGCCTTCAATGGTAAAACCTACGTGTGCTACCTCACTGCGCTCATCTTTGTTGAAGTCAAAATAGAAGTACTGTTTTGACCTTCTTGAGCTGTTTGCGTAGTTATTGAAGTGTGATTCCTCTCGTGTCAAACACCACTGTGTACGAGTATAGCAAAGTGCTCGGCTTGCCTCAAATGTCGGAATCTCAAGTACAACAATTCCATCATTGTCGAATACAACCTTTACATCCTTGCAGCGCTTATCTCGCTTGATGAAGTCAAGCAAATCCTCTCTATTCCACGAATACGAAGTTTCAAGCGCTTCCTTCATACCTTTGATAATACTGTTAATGTCATAACAAGCAGACAACAAGGAAATAACATTGTTACGATTGACAATGTGGAGATTATCAAACTTTCGGAACAATGAAGCCTTTTTCAAGAACTCATCCTTTGATGCTTCGAGTGGTGTGATGTCTGTGTTGCCTTTACCGAACATATAGTCCTTAAGCAAACCTCTTTGAGCTGTGTTGAATCGCTCAATACAGGTCTTGACATCATTGATAGCCTTTGCACCAGTCATTTCAAGAAGCAGTTGTTTGATTTGTTCCTTGGTCTTGTAACGGACGATGTTCTGCAATTCGAACTTGTTAATCATCGTCTTGTACTTGATTGAAAACATTCTGATTGCACGAATGATTTCAATTGAGGCAATCTTGTTGTAGAACAGATTCAGCGCCCAAATATGATAAGGTGTTTGCCCTGGAAATAAACCAATGATTTCCTTGAAATTCGTGTCATTGTCTACATCAATGCCAAAATTCTTGATGATTGGCTTTAATTGATTCTTAGAATACTCCATTTGTTAAAATGTTAATTTAAATTGTTGTATATCTTACTCTATCTCATTCAAAAAAAATAAAAATATGAAACCCAAAATATGCATATGATTATCAGAAGCACAAAGGAAACAATTCTTTCGGTTGGGGTTTCTTCTTCTTGAAAAGCTATGACTCTAACGGATTTGCTTATTTTGTAGTTCAGAAAGATTGCCGTTAAAATCACAGCTATCAAAATCATTATGAATTTCATACAACGTGAATATATAAATGATTTAGCACATTCAAAAACTATAATAGTTAATTTTTGTTAACATCATCTATTTGATATTGCATTGGAATATTAGCCAAAATTAGATTGCTAGGATGCCTTTCCAAAACCTTTTTGATAATATCTGGCTTTGAGTTGTTAGCAGCCATTTTGATAATATTTAATACCATCCTCGAATTTGCTTTTGTGTTGATGGAATTAAATGTGTCCAATGCCGTTTCAAAAATCAATTCGTATAAGCCATAACACCAAATCCTATCGTTTAGTATGTATTTGGCTATATCAATAAATAATTTATTGTCTTCATGCTCCTTTATTTTATTAAGAAGTTGAATAGTAGCTATATACATACATTTACGCATATCCAAAAGTGTACCATTAGCAAATGCTTCGTAGTCCTCGTTAGATATATTGGTGTCTCGGTAATTCTGCCTTGAAGTTGAGACAAGTTCTGTCAACAAATAGATTATTCTATCTTTTGGTAATAAAGTTGACAAGGTAATACCTTTTTCGTAAACCAAATCGAACAATGCGAATGAATATCGTCCATACCACGAGTTTAAAAATGCATCAGTCATATAAGCCAAATAATCATCCTTTCTTTCCAAGGTATTGTAATCGAAATTATCAATACTATCAATCAATTCAGACGCATATTTAATATCCCCATTCATCATTATTTGACTCAGCAATAAAAGCTTGTTTTCTTCTTGCGTAAATATGGTTGTTGGTAAATCAAACTGGTGAATAATTGAATATAAGATAGAACAACCATATGTGATTCCGTAAATATTTCCAATACGGCACACATTGGGCTTGTTAGGTATTATTTGAAGTATGAAGAATGATTGTTCTTGCTGTATTTCATTATCAAAATTGAATAACACAAGATAATACAAATCTTTTATGCTTTCACTCAAATGTTCCGTTATTGCAATATTCTCCAATTGCTTTTGATTGGCTATTTCGACAAGACATTTAAAATCGCATTTCACTACAAGTGTGGTATCAGTTTCCTTAACAATCGAATAGTTACCATTCTTAATCTTGCCAATGTATGCCAAACAACTTTGTTTATTCCATTGAAATTGAAATTGATTTCTGCAATCTATTTCAAAAATAGATAATGGAATTTGTTTTGACTTTAAAAGACTGTAAACATTTTCATCGCCTCTGTCATTGCTGAATGTTGGAAGTGGAAAATAGTTATATTCTCTCCTATGAACAAGATTCTTGTTTACAAAAGAATGCGAATGCTCGATTCGGTTATTTTGCACAGTAATGCCAATAATAGAAAATTCGCTATCAATTTTCTCGTTGAAATCAAACAATACGTATTGGATAGAATAACCATTAGACATATATTGATTCCAGTATGACTTCTCCTTGCTAATGCACCAATTTGTTGTCTTTGCCAAACGTCTTACTGTTTCATAATCGTTGACTCTTACAACAACACAGTTGTTATTGTCATAAATGATGCTGTAATCAAGATGCTTCGTATTGTTCAGATATTCAAAGAAGCTTTCCTTGTTCCATAAGAAATGAGTTTCACAAACCAAACGAAGCTGGTGAATAAGTTCTTCCAAAGATTCAATACTAGAAACCTTTTGAATGAAATTTTTCTTTTGTATATCAGAAAGCCTAAAGAATTGTGATAAAATCTTTCGCTCGTCACAATCTTTTGGTAATGACTGTAGCATATGCTTTTGCGCAGTATTGAACTGCGAAATTGAGTCATTGATTCTCTTATCTTGAGTGACATTAATTATTTCAGTGACAAGCTTAAAAATATTACTGTTGTTTTTATACGCAGTAATAGTACCCTTGGATAATTTTGAAGACAGTTTCGGATACTTTTCATTCCACCTCATAATGAAATACAACATTTGAGGATTAACTTCATATTCGTAATAGTTCTTCAATAACCAAGAAAAGAAATTCATACTATTATTGCATATTGAATAGAAAAAATACTCATTTTTTCTTACGCTACCGTATTTAGATTGAAGGTTTGAATATTGTTTCTTGTTTGCATTAATAAATGATTCAAAACTTTCTTGAAAATCTGTTGGGAACATTAGAAAAACGTGGCCACCACCCATATAAACTTGATTGAACCATTGCTTATCTGTAGAACTGTTTTTACGAAGAATAACTACGCTTCCATTTCGGTCTGTAGCTTCCATAAATGACATCACTTCATCATTAACGCAATCTCTGTTTCGTGAAGCTCTATTGTTTATGAGAACTAAATTACCATTGGTGAGTATCTTGTAATATAACATTCTTAACTCATTATGGTGTATTAGTAATCCTATATTTGATGATTTGGTTTCAGCACTTTTGAATAAATGCTGAAACCCCATACAAAATTTCCCAATCATATAGATTTTCTATTTAAAAAGAAATTTGAGTTGAAAAAATAGTTGCAAAAGTCTCATTGAAATTAATACCAAGCTCTTCACACTTAGCCTTTACATCATCTTCAATGTCACTAATTCTCTGGTCATAAACGTCCACAACGTATTTAACCATTTCACTGTTGACTTCATTCTTTACTACAGTTGGTTTAGTAGTGTTATAAGAAGAACTACCACTATATGAGTGATTATAGTTATTGTTGTAGTATGGTGAAGTGTAAGTATAAGTCGGTCTTGGTTTCAAACCTTCGAAGTACATGCTGTCTGCATCCTTCACATAATTTTCCTTAGTATCACAAGGTAATGTATATCTTACTCTGCCAAGCTTTTCAATGATTTCGACACCCATATCAAGAGCCGCATCCATATCCTCAATGATACAGTATTCATTTGGCATATGGCATCGATAATAACCTGTACCAAAGTTCATACACATAACGTTGGTCTGCTTTCGGATTTGTACAACATCAGTATATGGTTCTGCCCTAAAGTCATCAAGACCGTGCTTTTTGCAAATCTCGTCAAGTCCGTTTTCAGTGAAGAAAGCCTTATTCATCAGCTTTACACCAGCACACTTGTATGCAGCACGATTTAAATCTGGTGAGTCATAACCAATAACATAACCAACATTGTTAAACCAATCCTTATTCAAGTGTGACGAACCTACATTACCGATTTCTTCTTCAAGGAAAAAACAAGCCTTAAGCTTGTCGAAGAACTTGAACATACTCAACGACAAAAGAATACCAGCCTTGTCATCGCCACCAATACCAAAATCATCTACATAAATCTTGTGCTTACCATCCTCGATTGAGGTCTTAACCTCAAGATTTGCACCAGCCTTGGCATAAATAATTTGATTATCTTGAACAGTATCCAAATGCGAAGTAACACAAGGATATGACTCTCCTTCATCCAACACACCTTTAGTTAGATACAGATTACCATAATCATCCATTTCATAATTGATGTTGTTCCTCTTAGCCCATATGATAATAAACATAACCATACGATACTCATGATGAGTCGCTGTAGGAACTTGCATCACATCATAAACGAACGTTTCATCCAACCTTTTAAGCGCTAATGTAGGCTTACCATTAGAATTTTCAGTATTTTCTGTAGAATCCTCTTTCTTGTCTGTAGAATCCTCTTTCTTGTCAGTAGAAGTCTCATTAACACTTGTTGTTTCAGCAGCATTTGGCTGTTCAGTAGTTTGTGGCTGCACATTAGAACTTGTCTGTTCCTCCTTTTTAATATCCATTTCTTTAATTACTTAATATTATTTGTTCTCAAACTGTATTTTAATGAACCAAGCATAATCCTTACGTTCTATTCGATTCGTGACTTGAACATAAATAATTGATTTATAACTTGTAACTTTAGTTTTTAATTCCTTCTTACTGTTTATAATCTTTTTAGGAATCACTGCGTACCCAAGTTCCCTTAAGATTCCTATGCGAGTATTAACGTAAGGAACGTGCTTTATGAAATAACAAATATCTCGATAATCATTTGTTTTTTTGAATTCTGCAATATTCATACTTGTCTTTTCGTAAGAATATAAAAATATTTTCTATTTCATAAATAATATTAATTAAAAAATGTTAAATATTATCTACGAACATATATCGAAAACTTATATGTTGTCTCATCAGTTCTCTGCCTTTGTGTATAGGATTGATAGAACAGATAAAAATTGTCAAGCACATTCGGAAAATAAGTGTCACCTTCATCCTCGTTATTGACTTCAGTAATATACATAGATGAAACAACATTGTTATCCAAAAACCATTGATAAATAGATGCACCACCAATCACAAAAGCCTCCTTGTCATCAAACATACATTCAACAAGTTCAACAGCATCTTCTGGAGAATGAACAATGTAAACATTCTCAAACGAACTGTCAACAGAATATTCTTTGTCACTTGTAATGATGATATTAATCCTATCCTTCAACGGTTGAGCATTAGGAAGAGATTCAAACGTCTTCCTACCCATAATAACCACATTATTAAGAGTCATCCTCCTAAAATTCTTGAGGTCGTTTCCAATATGAAACATCAATCCTCCATCCTTGCCAATGGCAAGCTTCTTGTTAACACATGCAATAATACTAAATTTCATAAAAATCCGTCTTTTTTGTTATGATATAAAAAAATAATCAGAAAAAAAACTAAAAAATGTTAAAAAAAAAGCATCAGTTATAAAATAATATATAACTGGTGCTTTTCAATTAAAATATTTCATTTATTCTGTCATTGGCTATCTTGCAATATTCCTTTGATATTTCAAAACCAATGAATTTTCTATTTAACCTCTTGGCAGCTAAAGCTGTAGTTCCACTCCCCATAAATGGGTCAAGTACCAAATCACCTTCATATGTCAACAGATTAATAGCCTTTGTAGGTAAATCAAGAGAAAAGTTTGCTTTTGTCAATCCTTTCGTTTCAGTCTTAATGTCCCAAATACCGCGTGTAAGCTTAACAAAATCATCCTTGTTTATCGTTGATGTTCCATTCAACGGTTTTTTCCAATTTTCCTTGTAGTCGATAAGTATACCTTCAAATGGTGCATTAATATATGGTGCAGATGCCTTCATATAGCTTCCCCAAGCTGTTCTCTTGGCTAACGTTATATCAGTCCAAACTGCAATAGAGTGATGCTTGAAACCAATCTTTTCCATTATGTTATAAAGAACTGAAATTGGACTTGTTCTGAACTTTGCATTACCAAGGCTTAAATAATGGTCAATGCAAATTCTACCTCCATCCTTTTTCAATACTCTGTAGCATTCTTTAAGCCAAGCATTACACCATTCATAATATTCATCCCAAGATTTGTTGTCATCGTATTCATCATAGTCTATACCAATGTTATATGGCGGTGACGTTACTATTAAATCAACTGAATCTTCGTCCATCATCTTCATACCATCGATGCAATCAATGTTGTAAATTTTGTCTGTTTCAATCATCTTTGTCCATTTTGGTTGTGTAAATATTCTGAATTATCTCGTCATGCCCAAATGCCCATTCATATAAGAACAAAGTGCTTATCTTAATCCATTTGATTTCTTCAACCTCATCCTTTTCCATATGATTCTTGTTGAAATTTGAATGGTCAGCAATAGTTCCATCAAGTATTGTCATATATCCCAAGCTGATGTTCTGCCTATTGTTTTTTGGATTTGTGCTAACTCTACATAGTTCAAATTTGCTCTTGTCAAGCTCCAAGCCAGTTTCTTCGTAGATTTCCCTAACAACTGCTTCTTCACCAGTTTCATCCTTTTCTATATATCCGCAAACTAAATTCCACAAACCTTGAAAATCTGGTGTGCCTTTACCTCTCTTGTTTGCCAATACATACCAATTACCTTCATCATCTTTACAGAATACGAACCCTACTACGGCTACAGACCTACTAATCCAAACTGTTTTGCCTTTGTGTTTGATTGGAAAATTCTTGTTTCCGTTCAGCTTCCACCACGTTTCGTTGTTGTTGTGTATTATGTGTATCACTTGTAGCCACATAACTACACCAAACATTAGTGCAACAACGATTCCAATAATAATACTTACCATATTTTTAGTTTTATTATAAATTAAACTTTATTCAAGTATATAAATAAAAATTAAAAAAAGTAAATTTATTTTAACAAAATTTTTAAATAAAATATCTGTGAACATATAAAAAAATGCCTAGTACGTGAATTTATCACGCGCTAGGCATCCATTAGGTTCCTTTTTTTTTATCAATATGAGGCTCAAGAGGGGTTCGAACCCTCGACTCAAGATTACAAATCTAGTATTTTGCCAACTGAACTATCGAGCCATTAAAAATGATTTATTTTAACCAACATTGCTAATGTAAAAATAAATCAATGTAACAATTATGTAGCTTCTATAATAAATAGTATATTGAAACCATTTATTCAAAAAAATTTCATAAATATGGAATTAGAAAGGTGGCTAACTTTATCAAACAAGTTTTCACTCTACTGTCGACATACTTAGTTTCAGAGTGTTGCTCTAAGCACCAATTCAGTTTTTACCATTCTAACCTTTATCACTAAAGGTTTCAACTTGTTTGCTGTTATTTTTATTGAAATCTTCGAAGATGCATTACTGTTTTTATTATGACAATGAGAGGGACTTGAACCCATACGCGATTTCACTGTTTTCGTGGTGTACTATTCAAATAAGATTTTATTCCTCCACATTTTCTACTACAACAAGGATTTGGATGTGAGTTAATGTTTCTTTTGGGAAAGATAAATTCACAACCACAAACAGGACAGATACACATTACATATTTTGCTGGTTCTCTGTCTTTCTTGTTGTTATAGTTTCTTGAAAGAACTTGTAAGTTTTCTATTCTATCGTCCATTTTGTCTCCATTTATATGGTCTACTTGGTCTCCTTCTGCCACATCTGTTTTATAGTGGCTTGTATAGAGATACTTTGCATAACTCATACTTGTTATTGAGCCATCTGGACGATGTAATGTTGCAACTTTTCTAGGTTCTTTATTTGTATTTATATATACCTTATCAAATCCTTTTTGTAAATAATATTCTGAAATTGCTTGTATCATAGTGGGCACGACAGGACTTGAACCTGCAATCTCAACATTATGAGTGTTTTGCTTCAACCAATTAAGCTACGCGCCCTTCATATTATAAAATTGGGTATTTTATTATTCTGCCCAAGGGTTACGGATAGTAATCCCCTATCTGCGTAGACTTGCGCAATAACTATCATGAGCTACGGTCCACAGTTCTTTTGAACTATATATGAACAAAGTAAAAAAATTCCCAATGTGATAATTGGTTCTCCACAAAGGAGTCTTACACGTATCTACAAAACAGAAAAGATGAATACTCTTCATCGCGTGTTTCCAATGCGACTAAACTATCTGGTTCTGACACACAATCAAAGGGTTGTTTCCGCGCGGCTCCTTTGAAAGGTACATTGACTTCAGCTTTTCCATCTCTATTTGGCGGTGACAAGACGAATCGAACGCCTACCAACCCCCTATATGGGGTCATTCTTCGAGTAAGTTTTTCATTTAATGTCCTAGGACTCTTCCATTAAACTATGTCACCTTTGTAGTTTATGCGGTATGTATGGGACTCGAACCCATGACCACAGCCGTGACAGGGCCGCATTCTAACCAAAACTGAACTAACATACCGAATAGATAAAAGTGCTACAAACGCGCAAGAATTACGCCAACACTTAAGCAAGATGTGACCAATAAATAAGATTAATTACCATATGCGCGAATACAAGTACATATATAATAACAATCCACGGTACAAATGTTTTATAAAACATTGCCATTGCAGTTTTTAAAAGCCTCTTTTTGTTTTGTAATTTCATAACTATTTAATATTTAATTTGTTAATATATAGATAAAAGTAAAGTTATGTGTTGTTACACCAAAGAAACCGCGTATGTCCTACCGCAAGTTGAGTTCATAACCTCGCCATACTGCCAACATATAAAGAATAAAGGAGGACTAATACCTAACTTTATATGGCAGACCATTGAGTTTACAATGTCATGTTGTGGATATTCCCTTCACAGTCAAGAACGTTCTAGGCTATTAACTCCTAGTCGCATAAGGCTCACAAGGCACTTTCTGCTCACTCCTTAGATGATGGCTACCTCCAAGCCAACATTTAACTTACATCTTTTATCTTTGTAGAGAGTGTGAGATTCGAACTCACGACCCTCTGCTTGTAAGGCAGATGCTCTAAACCATCTGAGCTAACTCTCTATGTTTGTTTTTTCTGATACTATTATATAAATAATTTTCGACAAAACCAAATTTTTTAACATATTTTAATGTAGTCTGTGAAGGAGTCGAACCCTCATCTCGGCATCCGTAGTGCTACATTCTGTCCATTGAACTAACAGACCAATTTTCCTTTTTATATGACAAATATTCGTGATATAAATAAAACCAATAATCACTTCCTTCAAAAGTATCACTCCAATTTATCAAAAGAAAAATCAAAGACTCGGTATCATTAGAATATTTTAGTAAATTTTTATATAAAAAGCGAATACTATTTTGCTCTATTACTCTTTGAAAAAAAAGATTATAGATGTTTCTATCCTTCAAAAATCTAATAAAAAAATTTAATTCAGTCATATATCAGTTTAATACTATTTTGATAAATCAAATAAAAAAAATTTGCTGGCCCAATCAGACTCGAACTGATACTCGAAGATTAACAGTCTTCCGTGCTAACCATTATCACTATAGGCCAATCATAGTATTGATGGGAGGACTTGAACCTCCGACCTTTTGGGTATCAGCCAAATGCTCTAACCTACTGAGCTACATCAATATTTTTTCCTAATATTTTCTCACAAAACAGCATTGCCAAATAACAACCAATGAAATTAGTAATTGCTTGAACAGATATTGCAATCCACAAATCAAATTCTGCAATGAATTTGATGACTACAGCCGAAAATGTGTAGCAAATACAATTTGCCGTAGAAGCTATCAGCTTGTTTGATTTTATAACTAATATAGACCTAACAATGTGTAAGAATACATTAGTAAATGAAATGACAAAATATAATAGTATCATACTGATTGTTCGGAGGTGAGTATTGGAGTCGAACCAACCTTCACGGTTTTGCAGACCGCGACCTAACCGCCCAGACCACTCACCAAGCTAAATTATACTGTAGTTGTCTTGCTGTTCTGATTTACAATGAAGTTAAGCAACATATACACTGCATTACCAACGATTGCAAATGCAAAACATAACATATATGAAATTGCACAATCAGCAAAAAAGTTTTTTGTTATTGGCAAATTCTTTGCCAAGTAATAAGGGAAAACAAAATAATAAGCCCCAATTACCACTAATAGAAAAATAACAAATACCACACACAGTAATAATGTAATACCTAATATCATATCTTCCATAATTATAGTATTTTTTGTTAGTGGAGCATATGGGATTCGAACCCATGACCTTCTGAATGCAAATCAGACGCTCTAGCCAGCTGAGCTAATGCCCCATATAAATAGCGGAGAGGCAGGAATTCGAATCCTATACCCTAATTGGGTACGTTCTGATTAGCAGTCAGACCTAGTTCCTTACTAGTTGCGCTCTCCTTTGTTATTATTTAATGGTTTTAGCAAATTCTAACTTTTTGGTTAAGAATGCAAGTTTACTGTTTGTTTTCTCTATTTTTTCCATTAAATAATTAGAGTATATTTTCTTTACACTTTCCAAATTAGTTCCGATACGAGCTTCATCTCCATAATACAAAATCGATTGATTGCCCGACATAAGAACATTAGCTGAATCATTTGGACCGAAACACAAATTCTTTTTCTCTTTCCTATTACCTTCTGTAATACAAGAAAGATATGTTTTACCATTGTGTTTGTGCAATTCTTTTGTGACAATTAATGTCGTTAAAGATAACACATCAATTAAATATAATTTATCACCAACTTTTAAATCCCCAAACTTCTTATCTCCGTAAACATATTCTGTTTTAGGATATATTTCATAAGAAGTATAGAAATCAGAAAACAAACTCGAACTCATATTGTTATTATTATTTTATATTAACTGGCAATGCCTTGTCAAGTACTCTTGTAATGTTTGCTTAACTATTATATTTTGATAAATTTCAAATATAATATAATTCATATAAAAAGCCCATAGGTAATTCCCAACTTCTTTTAATGGAATCCACTTGAAAAAATCGTGTTCACCATCACCTTGTCCAATCTCAATACATTCATCTAGTAAAGCATAAAAGTTAGCACCATACTTATTGCTTCTGCCACCCCAAGGCTGATAACCATAGAAAGTTAAATCACTAGATGATATTGAAATACCAGCTTCTTCTTTAAGTTCCCTTACTGCTGTGTCGATTGGTTCCTCACCATATTCTCTTACACCACATGGAACATCAAAAAAACCACCATAATGTAATAAGTCATCACCACTTCTTTTACCGCATAACACACACATTTCCCCATTTTCGTTTTTTGCGAATAAAAAACATGCTGCGGATACCACATTTTTGCTATTTCCCATATTTCTTTTTTTTAATATAAATATTTATATTGAAAAAAAAGAAAATAAAAAATACATTTCACTATCGTGTACAACTGTCAATCAAGCGTTGCCTACACTAACTTCTTATAGTTATTACCCTATATGTGTCCTTCATTTTTATTTTGGGTGTACGACTGGATTCGAACCAGCGGTGTTTTTTTTACAAGAGCCACAGACTTGCGCATTCGACCACTCTGCCACGCACACCATATACGAACAGTAGTTTGAAACCATTACCAGTTACCGCATCCTATCGTCCTTACCTTTATTACGTAATTATTATGTAAGTATTTTCAGAATTGGTCTGTTCTTCTGTGTGGATAACAAGCATGTCTTATCCAGCGTCAACCACAATCCCCCAACGCGCGGACTCGGTGGGAATCGAACCCTACGGTGTTTGGTCTTCTTACCGCATAATACATCGACCAGCGTTTCACGTACCAACTTCAAGCCCATATATTAAATACCATTATGCCGCATATACACCATCTTGAGGACGGTTTACCACCTCAATTACTTGCGAAGGTCTCCTTTGGTATTTTATTCTATACTAATATATAAACAATTAATAATTTTTATTAATAATATATAGTTAAATTTTGTTAACACTGTTTCAGTATACCACTCTCGTCAACCTCCATAACGTGCTTGAATCCTTCTATTTGTGTTTCAGTCAAGTTGCTAACCCACAATGGAAAGTATTTTCTATACTTTGGATGATTATCTTGAAAGAAGATTTTTTCCAAATACTTAAATAACTGGTCAGTCATATTATTTAGTCTTTTTGAAACGAACTGTATTAATATCAGTACGAAGTAATAAGCAAGGAAATACGCCCATTAAAGCATAATGCCAACCATTTATATTAGATGATATTGTATACCTCTCAATTTTAAGGACTACTGAATCAGTAAACCACTCTGCATCAACTATCTTGTCTCTGCTACATCTACCTAGTAATGGTACTGGATGTATTTTAGATGGCTGATTTATTAAAACATCCTGTGTTTCACCAAACCTCTTTTGCCAATCTTTCCAAAACTTCTTTGTCATAATATAACATTTTTAAAATCTATATAACGGTTTTAAAACATTAAATAAATACCAATGGTGAAAATCGTTTTTCAATTTTTCTGTTGGTTTTGGACTGATGTCTGTATTGTACCAATTAATATGATTACATACATCAAAAAAGGATAAAAATAGGCATGTTTCACTAATTGCTGCAACATCAAATTTTACACCATCCTTATTTTGTATGGTTACATACTTTTTGGATAGTAATAAGTTTAATATTGCTTGTAGCCAAGCTTTTTCAGTTAGCACTTGTTTGTCTGATTTACCTTTGCCACTCAAAGAATCAATTGCTCTTTGTGCATCCTCCAACGCTGTCATATTTCTCTTTTAAACGTAAATACTGTTGGCGTTCATATTCTTCGTGCCTAATCTGTTCTGCCTTTTTTCTTTCTTCCTCTTCCTTGCGAAGACGTTCAGCATAATTATCTGCCCATTTCTCCATGTTAGAACAGAAACCTTCAAAAGGAATGCGCAAATCATAAGTTTCAAAAATGTCATATCCACGGTCAGTATAGCGGATTACTACTTCATCTTCATCTACCACGCATTCTACGAAATCATCATCATAATGCAAGACATTCTTATGGTTTCGTTTGATATACTCAAACAATGCTTTTGCTTTCTTTTCCAACTTTTGATGTAATACAGAAAGCTGCTTAAGTTCCTCAATTTTCATATTTTGCTTTTAGCCTTAAATATTCAGAATATTCTTCAGTTTCTTGTTCCTTTTTACAATTTTCTTTATGAGCCTTTTCAATCCTTTTTGCTCTTTCAATCAAAGCATCATAATAGTGATGATTGTTCAAAAAATCAACCAATTCACTGATTTTGAAACTTCTTGTGTTTTCGTCATATTCAATTTCATCACGCCACATTCGTAGAATATTAATGTAACAAGTATTATTTTCGAAATTGAATTTAAATGTCAATTTTTCCTTGTATGGCTCAAAATCGTTCAAACCGTGCCTTTGAATGAACATCACCCATTGCGGATGTGTACAAAAAAGTTTGTTTATATTATCGTATAAGGCATCTTTTTCTACCATAAGTGGCTTAACTCGATTGGAATATTCACTGTGCACTCTGTTAATTTCACTTTGAATCAAACCAATTCTTTTAATATCTTCAAGTTTCATAAATTTACAATATAATATAATAAGCCCATTTATACTTTGTACTAACCCAAGAATATTTACCACTTGTAAAATACTTGTGAAACCAATAATAATTCTGATTCTTACCGACAAGTATAGTGTGTTGAAATTTTGATGTTTTATATGATATTCTCAAAATTTCACAATCATTGGTTTGCTCTATATATTTAATAATGGCATACCAATATGTATTATTATCGGTAAATTCGCCATTTATACGAGACATATGTAACGTTAAACAATCACCAACTTTTAAGTCTTTGAAAGATTTCTTTCCCATAAAATTAGCATATATTGTGGAGGTGATGGGATTCGAACCCACGTCTTTTAACCTATCTCACTAAACGCGCTTCCTCTACTTGCCAACCACGGCTTTCAAGTGCTACTGGAAAAATACGAGACCAATATTTCAGATTCTCTAATAGGACTAGCCCAACATTTGCTGGTTGAACACTTCCTCGTTCAGCACCCCCATCTGTTGTTATTCTTCTTCGTCCTCTTCATCTATATCGCATTCAGCAACCTTTTTATCATATGCCGCCTTTTTAGCCTTGATAATATTAAGAATTTCTTCACAATAAGCTACAGCTCGGTCATAGTCTATGCACTGATTATGATAAGGTGACTGTGTGAATATCACACCTTGAATGTGCATCATATCCAAGAATCTGACGTATTTGATAACGTCTTCCTTCATTTCGGATATATCCTCGAAGCACCCTTCATACAGACGATAGTCAAGCGGCATTGGCGTACTTCCAGATAAACGAGTATGAATCCCAATAAAATCATAGTGAGAATACTTGTGCAACTGTCTTTGCTTGTCCATCAAATCCTTGATTGCATCCAATTGTCCTTCTTCGGCCAATCCTAGGACATCTTCATCCATCAAACTGTACAGCTCTGTCAGACCAAAAGTAATTGGATTTACACTTTTCCTTGTGTTCGCAAACAATTGGACGCACTTGTTAGTTATGTCAAACTTTTCCTCAAGTGTATAATGATGGTCATCTGGTCTACAGAATCCGTAATCTACATCGCCTTCAAAATCCCTTACAGCGACTTCACCCATCTTCTCGTAGACGGATTTTAGTTCCATAGTGAAGATAATTGTTGAATCAGCCATCATATCAATTTCCCACCTATACTTACCACTGCCTTTATCAACCTTATTTTCGTAATCTTCGTCAATACCAAGGATTTTCTCGTAGATTACCTTAAGTTTCTCATATTCCTTAATATCCCTATCCTTGCCATATTCCTTATATGATGGGTCATTCAACTTTTTAAGGTCTGTAAGTATATTTCTGTATGTCAAACCGATTGAATTACGGCTTAGAAGTAATTTGCACACCTCTTCAACAGACATACCAACTTTCTTTTTTAAATAACGAGAATTGAAATCGTCAACTACATTTTCGATACCGCCATAGTCATCATAAGTTCCGAAAAACGGAAGACATAGTGGTGTGTATCCTCCACTGTTTGGATAACAAGGAATACTTGTCTGATATTCCACTTTTGTATTATCTGCCAACAAGAATACTACGATTTCATCTTCATATTCAATTGGCAAATGGCTTAAAAACCCAGTGCGATTAAAGCAACCCATAAATATTTAATTTGAATATAATTGCTGTAATATCTTTTCCCTAAAGTAATTTCGTCTTGTACTATTTTTGTTTTTGGATTTGAAAGTATCAAGTTGACTGTCACAATTTGGACAAACCAATCTTAAATTATCCCTATGATTATTTGAAGCATCACCGTCAATGTGGTCTAAAACAAAAACCAATTTTTTACCATTGTGTTCTGGTAAACAACCACATATAGCACATTGATTATTTTGTTCTTCCAAAAAAAATTCCTTAAATGGTTTTGGAACATAATTTGGTCGGCAATAATCATCTTGGTTGTTGATATATTTATTATATGCCTCTACATGACTTGCATTAGCAATACACTTATTTGAACAAAATCTAGCATTTTTATTTTTTGTTTCAAATTCTAAACCACAATATTCACATTTGTTTATATATATTCGCGTTCTATGGTACGATTTGTGATGCTTTATAACTTTTGGTTTTGGTTCTTTTACTTGTTTTTCCTTTTTTGGTTTATCTGCTTTGTCTTTCTTTCGTAGTTTTTCAGCAAGTTTTTCATAAACAGATTTATCTCTGTGTTTGTTATTATATTTTGCCGCACAAGAAGAACTGCAAAACAATTTACCGTCTCTAGATGTTATTTCCTTGCCGCATTCTTGACAATATTTAATTGGTTTCTTTCTTCGTTCTTTGTACAAATTTAAATCAAAGCCAATCTGTTCAGATATTTCAGTTAAATAGCGTGAATTGAGTGAATTATCACTTAACCCAAAATACTTATATGCTTCACTTTTACTGTTGAATCCATTAAATAAGTCAAAAACCTCATTTTTCTTTTCTTCTGTACTAATGTCAATATTTTTCTTTCTCATAAATGTACTTCTTTATTTAAAATATAGTACATTTTTGCGGAAAGTCAAGTATTCGAACAAAAAAATATGTATATGATTTAATCATTGTAGCAGTGGGGGTGGGGTTCGAACCCACGGGACACCGTTAAGCGTCCGTTTGTTTTCAAGACAAATGCAATAGACCAACTCTGCCACCCCACTTAAAAATCAAGACCGCCAATTCGACTTGCACGACTACCCCCGAATTTCACCTCGGTATGCTTCACTATGTTTACAACAGACAGTCTTGTATACTTGACGAGTAAACGCTATGCGACAACCTCGTCCACCATCAAGTGCGCACTCTTGACGATGTTGTTTTTCATCTAATTAGATTATATCTTAAAAATAGTAAATTATTCTCTGAATATTTCTACCCAATATTATTCTATTATCATTTGCGCCACCATCACCAATCCATATATACTGATTTTCATACTCAAATTTATATGAATATTTTGATATAACTCTCTGAGTAATAAATAACCAATATTTGGATATTTCATATCTGATTTCTTTATATTCTTCTTCGTCTGCAAAATAACTACGAGCTAAAAGTGTTTTATATCTTGCCAATGTTTCTTTTCTTATTACACACCAAGTATTTTCATACCCATAAACAATAGATTCCCCAGTTAAATCAACAATATTATCTTTATCTCCAACAGAAGCATAATCGCAATAATTTATAATCCAATATTCAACTGCTCGATGTCCTTTTGTTTCAAAAACAAATGTAGAATCAGTTTTTGTAATAAGTGTTTTTACAACATCTTTTTTAATCACATCATCAAATTTATCTCGATATTCAAACCGATTTGAAATAAATTGTGCATTGCTTGCAAAACAGCTCAAAAGTAGAGCTAAAATAAATAAAATTTTCTTCATACTTTTATTTTTTTTGTACCGCAAAGATACGAACAAAATCTTACATACCCAAATAAATTTTGTTAAAAAATGTTAATAAATTATTTCACCTTTTTTTATTTGGGTTATTTGATTTTACTGATGAACTCCACTCAAATTCGTCACAATAGAAAGTAAATACTTGACCGCCAAGACGCTCTTCTTTTTTACAATTTCTTCTATGTTTACACCCAAAGCAACATTTGATGTTTTTAATTTTACCCATCGTTCAATCATTTATCCATACAACATCAGACACTTAAGATTTTTTAAGTTCATTAATCAAAGCATCCGCATAATATACCGCATGTTTCACATGTCTATTCATATCAGCTAAATTTGCACCAGAACTTTTAACTTGTGCTGCTAATAAAGCAAGTGCTGCTTGAAATCTTAAATCACTTTCCATAACATTTTTATTTGAAATAGTGCCGCGAATTGGAATCGAACCAATATCTCTGGATTTTCAGTCCAGCGCAATTGACCACCTCTGCCATCACGGCATGTATTAAATAAGGTGTTGTAGACTCTTGCAAGTGTAGTAGAATCACATGAGGACTCGAACCTTCATTGCACCCTCTCGAAGCCGCATCATACCAACAATGCTTTGTGTACTACAATCTACAACACTCTTATTTGAGGTATTTATACTGTTAGAAATTCTTGCAAGTAACCTTTCATAGTCTTCATAAGGAGTCTACCTCGTTAACTTATTTCAAAGGATTCGAACCTAAATTCTCTTATTAGTCTCTATGAATTGGTAATCTCTCATACAGTACTCTTCCTTTAATCCTCACACGATTGCAAGGTGGGGGTCTAACCCACGCCCTTCAAAATCCACTTAACGTTGTGCATACATTAAGCTTCATTAGTGTTCGTTCATTAAACTACTTGTTTCGCTCTCATAGTCAAGTCACAGACATTTGAGATTTTGGAAGATTTTAAAACATTTGGTTGTTGAAACTATTGCAATTGTATAGCAACATCCTTCCTCATTAATTTCCCGACAAGCTCTATATGTTACGCAATGAGTGGTACGCTGTTATCTTGTCGGCAAGTTGTTATACAGTTTCAACAGCCAAACATTTATTTTGGTTTTCTGACCATTGTATATATAAGTTCTTTGGTTTTAACAAATCCAAATTGCTTATACCATTTTCTTAGGTCATTCATATTAAAGTCGTTTTCGCCTCGATATGTTGGATATACGAATAATGAAAAGTTCCAATCTTTGTATTTGTTGAAAAGTCTGTCCAAAACAGCGTGAGCTATGCCTTGCTTTGTGTATGAATAGGATGTTTCAAGACGTATAATATGTGCAAGCTTTTTCCCAATGCAATACTCACCGAATCTATTAAAATCCCCTTGCAAGTCAACAATCACAAAACCAACTTCTTCATCGCTATCAATTTTACGCAAGCTCAAACGATATTTATGACCTCCGAAATGTTTTTCAACAAATTCAAATTCAGATAAATTAATCATAATTAAAAATCAAAATTATACAAATTTATAAAATCCAACCTATCTTCTTTTACGAAATGAAGAATTGCATAAGAATATTCTGCCCAATGTGATAATGATTCATTGAAAGCACAATCTTTGGCATATGGCCTAATCCTAACACCAAACTGATAATTAGATGCCTTGCACATATTGCCCCACATAACCTCCAAAGGCTTAATTGGTATAGTGCATTCATAACCCAAATCCTTAAGTGTCTGATAAACCATCTTGCATTCTCTTGCATTTTTCATCCAAACAACAAATGAAGTATTTGGGTTTTTATCGATGATAAACTTCAAGTGTTCCATTTTTTTACTTAATCTTGGTCAACGAACCATTTTCACTCAGACAAAACAGACTCCAACTTGGCTGTACCTTTACTAACGGTTTAATATCTTGTACTACCATAGTAATTAGTTAAAAACAAAAGGAACAAATTTGTCACAAGCCTCATCAAAAGCATCTGTATAAACACTTTCTTCTGGGCACATTCCTTCAGTGCCACTTTCATCCCATTCTTCTTCTTCAACTGGTCCAACAAATTTTTGGCATTGATAGCAATAATGACATTCGTCCACCATTTGTCAAATCATTTTAATATTATTTTCAGTGCAGAAGTTCCTCAATGTACTGCCATCATCAAGTGAAGCAACACAGTCTTCAACCACAGCAAGATACTTGCCCATTCCTAAACTAATCAAGTCTTTGAGGGTGTTTAATACGCAAACATCACCAGCAATACCCATCACATCAATTTCCATAGGGTATTTAAAATAAAATTTCTCATCACTAGTCTGTTTGAAGTAATAGTCACCCCATTTGAATCTGTTTGTAAAACAGTTTAACATCCAATTTATTTTGTTTGCTCTATTATCCAAGAATGAATATTCTTCCTCGTCTGATTCTTTTCCCTTTTCAAAAACTTCAACAAGCTTAACACTTGGGTTGGAATATGCTGCTTCAAGCAAATCCATAGAAATGTTAGAACCTCGTGTATATGCGACACAATGCTTTGGCCAAGTTCCTCCATTCTCCACAAAAGAAGAATGATTGCAAGGATGGAAATCTGCTGTAAAGCATATAACATCATAATCAGTGTCCTTAAGCCTTTTAACGGCATTTTCAACCGCTTTCTGTCCACCCTCAACTTTCAATGTACCGTCTTCAGCATAGAAATCGTGCTGCATATCGACTACAATGGCTATTTTATATGTCTTATCCATAACGAAACTATTTTTTATGATTAATACTGTACCGCCTATCGGACTCGAACCAATAACATTCTGCTCATGAAACAGACGTTCTAACCATTGAACTAAAGCGATAAATAAAGGAAACTGTTTGCACGTTTTTTGCTCTACCTATTGGCGCTATTGGTAACACAAAATTTACAGACTTCCACTGCTAGCGCATCTATTTTGTCACGAAAAGTATATACCACGTGTTGATGAATTATGTATTGCCAAGTTGGACTCGAACCAACAACTCAAAAATTTTAAAACAAAATTGCTGTCTGTTTCCTCAAATGGTGGGAAGGGAGGGACTCGAACCCCCCTACTGCAAGTCCAATACGCCAATTTGTTAAAGCAGAGCAGATTTACAGTCTGCCGACGTTACCTTCCCATTTCTATTCTTTTTCCTTGATTGGTACAAACACATCATTATCATTAAAAGCACCATCCTCGAAGTGTTGAACAGTGTCATCTTGCCACATACCCCACTTGTATCGTTTGATTCTAAATTCGTTATTAGCTGCATCCCAAGTTCCTTCACTGCTGTTCCTACAGCTACCTATATATGTTATACCATCTTGCAAATTGCTTTTTGGTATTCCTCCACATCTGACTATATTAGGTATAACCTCATTGATATATTCATCTGTTGGATATATTGGTATTTCTGGAATGTCATCAACACTTTCAAAAGGTTTCCAACGTTTTGGATGGTTTGATTCCTTTAATAGTTTTCTATATTCATCCTTTGTTAATTGGCCATTCATATATGCTCTAACTAACAAATTTCTGTTTATATCATACTTATCCATAACGATAAATAATTTTGTGACCCCGATGGGACTCGAACCCATAACCCACTGATTAAGAGTCAGTTGCTCTACCAATTGAGCTACGGAGTCAATATTGTCTACCCAGTGGGATTTGAACCCACGGTCCTCGCATTAAAAGTGCGATGCTTTACCTGACTAAGCTATGGGTAGAATTAGACGATGATATAGCTTTTTTCATTGGCACTAGTGCCATAAGCTTCTTTCATCTTGTTGATTGCTGCCTCTGCTGTTCTTGCTTTGGCATAACCAATCCAACTACTACCATTTGGCTCAATGACTTTGACGTTGAACTCCTTCATTCCATCAGACAACGATTCTTCTTTAAGAATGTGTTCGACTACCTTTTTAATTCTACCCATAGTCTTGTTTAATATTTGCAGTTTTTGTATGCTTCCACTAACTCATAGTTGTTTTCATCTTCCCAAAATGAAACCATTTCTTTAAACTTCTCACCATCGACATCCAAACGTCCACTCTGCCATGAGTTTTGAATGTCCATACTGAAAAATCCACCATCCTTTGTTCTCGCAAACCAAAGGTTATGTTCGTCATACTTTGGGCAAGATGCTTCTATGAAAACATCTGTTTTATAAGCATATAACCAATCACAGCTTTTTTTTTCTGAAACCCAAATGTCACGAAGACTTCTTTTTGTTGGTTTATCAGTATCATAATCGGTTACATCGAATTGAATGCTGTCAGCTTGTGATATTGGTACAATACGTTCAACTTTGCAAATATAATGCCGACTAGGGCTTGATTTGCCATCATCCCAAAAATGTAGTAATTCTCCTACAGATGGAATGCGTTTTCGTTTTATTTCGTTATTACCCATAATACGATATGTTTATTGTTGTTACTACAAATATATAACTTTTTTTTGATTTAACAAAATAAAATATGTTAATTTTTTTTAAGCACGAGTGGTAGGATTCGAACCCACATCGAAGACATTTGGAGTGTCTCTATCTACCAATTAAAAATACACTCGTATAGATACAAAAAAAAAGACCACTGAAAACTAGTATTGTCAGCAGTCTTTGGGGAATATATAGAGTTAAATGAGTGTCTCAATTCGTATTTTCATTACGATAACATCATTCTATACTTCTCTAGGTGTAATACACCCAATACTGCCAACTTGGTTAATAAACGCACAATCATATGCATAACTAATTGTATTAGTCATGTGCCAAGATGATACATTATTACGTTTATTAACTGAAGTTCTCATTGTCTTTTTATTTTTTTATATTATTAAATATTAGTTAAAATCAAAAACTCGCAAAAAATATTATTTTTTTTTAATATTTTTTTTGGTTTAGTGGTAATTGATAAAGCTGTAGTCTCATTGGGATTCGAACCCAAGACCTACGGTTTAGGAAACCGTTGCTCTATCCAGCTGAGCTATGAGACCATCCAAAAAAAAGGAAACGGTTAAAATAAAAAAAGAAACTGACCGATAAATGCTGCTTTAATTCTATTAATCTTTAAAAAGAATTTGCTGTACGTTTCCTCAAAGTTTATGGCGCACATTGAGTACGTCTTTTTAGATGTTTATAATTGTTATCTCATAGCTTGTTGTTTAAATAAAAAAAGGAAACTGTTGGTTTTGTTTTCTGTCGGCTTAAAAGGCTGATAATTACAAATATTAACTTTTGCTGTAAGTTTCCTCAATCCATTTAATTGTACTTCCTAGTGGATTCGAATGTGAGACCGAATGCTTAGCTTACCACACTATGTTACCATAACCAAACAAGACTTATGTAAGGTTTGTAGATTTGAACTACACCTCTATAATCACAATAGCATGCGCTTACAACATTACCCTATGCTTATTTGTTGTAGTCTATAGTCCATTAGCACCATATTGAAATTCTTGCAAGAAACATAAGCACTATGAATACTAAGAGATTTAGATTAGTATTTTCCTTCTAATTAGGACTACTTATATATCAATTTCAACTTAGGTGTCTTACGAGTGGTTTTATTTCCATTTAAACTATCTGTACTAATGTCACTCGTTTTAGCCTAAAGAACATTCGGCTCAATATTCGAATACACATTGTACCTCCGTTGGGATTCAAACCCAAGACCGAAAGATTAGAAATCTTTTGCTCTATTCAACTGAGCTACAGAGGCATATACCGTTCTGTACTGGGTAGGGGATTCGAACCCCTGACAGAATTGTGTTCTGTACAACATTGAAAGTGTTGTGACCTAAGCCACTAGTCGAACCCAGCGTTTATTGTTCAAATAGTTATTTATGGTCGGGGTAGCAAGATTCGAACTTGCGACCTCATGCTCCCAAAGCACGCGCTCTAACCTACTGAGCCACACCCCGATATTGTAGAGAAGGTGGGACTCGAACCCACACGGTCTTTCGACCAAAAGATTTTGAGTCTTTCGCGTCTACCAGTTCCGCCACTTCTCCATTTCAAAAAACAGATTCTATGCTTATGAAGCCTCGCCATCGTATGTACTGTTAAATGAACTGAAACGTAGGTAAATACTCCATTCTACCATTAACATTATTAGTACAAGCCAATGGAATCTGTCATTTGTAGTGCTAGTCGGATTCGAACCAACACTGAACAGCTTCTTAGGCTGCTGCCTCTTCCAATTGGGCTATAGCACCGTGTAGTAGAGCTGAAGGGATTCGAACCCATACTCTCATGACCCTAAATCACGTGCCTCTTCCAATTGGGCTACAGCTCCGTCTATTACTCTGCAACAAGAGTGTCAACGGCTGTTGCTGTTGTGTCAACGAGGACACTATCAGCCTCGGTTGCTGTTGCTTCCTCATTTGCAGCCTTGTTTCCGCAAGAAGCGAAAATTGGTGCAAGAACGAGAAGTGCGACAAATAAAATCTTCTTCATTTTTTAAATTAGTTTAAATTAATATTAGTTTTTTTTTGGTGAGCGGTATACGAGAATCGAACTCGTGCAAGCCTTCTGATTGGAAATCAGATATGCGCCTCCAACTACACTAATACCGCATGTTATTGCAATTTTTTTTATTTTTCATACTGCAAAGATATACATAAAAAATGACAAATACAAATTTTTTACGTTAAAAGTTGTTAAAAAGGTAAATCACTAGTCAAACTTTTTGATTTCTCAAATCTGAACAAATATCCTATCTTATCGTTAAACTCCTTATAAAGTCTTAATTTACAGTTCCATCCATATGGCTTAAAGGTTCTTTCTATGGCTGATATTGCAATAGCATCATACTTTAAGTTAGTTGGTGCAGAAACAGTAACAGAAAAAATATAACAATGTTTTTCAAGATTAATCTTTTTGCTTTCAATAGTCTTGAATATTTGTGATATAATGTTTGAACACACTAATGGTGTATTTGATTTGTCATTATACATACCTTATGAAATACTTTTTTCAGTAAACATACAAACAGTATATGATACACGTCCGTCATCCCACTTTGGGTTTCTGATATTTAGTATCCATCCGTGAGCCTTATATACCACCATCAGTATATTTACCTCTTTAAGAGACAAAGCCCTTTCAAAAGGCCCGACAGTAAAAGAAGGCGGTAATTCAAGCAAACTTGGTGGTGCATCATTGAGCTGCCTATTTAATGATTCGCAGAACATAGACAAACGTACATCTTGCTCTATATGCTTAATCATACACTCCAATGGAGTTAAAAACTTGTTAATCATTTATCTATTTTTTATATAAAAAAAGGAAACAGTTTTTTTGTTTTAACACCCTAGTTAAATTAGAATAAACGAAAAAATTTGCTGTATGTTTCCTCAATACGTTGCGGAGGATGGACTCGAACCACCGACCTCTAGGTTATATTTTTAATATTCCATTGTCATACTCCCAATGATGGTTAGGGCATAATGCAATGAGATTTTCAATGGAATTTATTTCACTAACTGGTGTGTCATCGCTAAAATCAGAAACAGCTTTTTTGTGTGCTACTTCTACATGCTTTGAATAACCACAAATTATGCAACTTGGTTGGGCTATATTACTAAAGAACACTTTTCTTGCGTCTTTTTGAATTGCTGTCCTTGCTGATTGCCAATTTTTTCTATCGGCAAAAAGTTTACCCTTTAATAAACTACTTACACTATCCTTTACTTTTAGTTGTAGTTCCACACCTAACATTGAACATCTATTAGTAATAAGTGATTTTGTTTGGGGTGACATACATTTGCATTTATAACCTAACTTTTTACTGATTTCAACCCAAGTGCTTGAGTTTAATATAGCATCTTTAAATGCTTCATCAGTAAGTGAAAAAACAAACGATGCTGATTTTTTTCTCGGATGAGAAAATGACTCTTTCTCGTTTATCTGTCTTCTTTGTGGCAACTTGATACCAAGTTTTCTTGCTCGTTTTTTAACTGCATTATCACTTATACCAAGTCTTTTACCAATTGTGGAATAGCTTTCATTCTTCTCTAAAATCCATTCCTCCATCAATTCTTTTGTAATCATTACTACACATTTATTAGATAAATAGTAATAATATCACAAAACGAACCAACTTATGAGTATTTATTTTAGTTCAAATGTGTTATTCGGCTTTTAAACCGTATGAGCCTAGCGAGCTACCAACTGCTCCACTCCGCTATATAAATTTTGTAATGTTATTATATACAAAAAAAAAATAAAAACAAAATATTTTTGTAAAATAAATATATTAAAAAATCAAAAAATTCAATTTTATCACACATTTTTTTAGGATGTGTGATAAAATTTTTTGAATTCAGTGCTTTTTAATACACATTTGGGTTCTGAATGTATGGCATTGGCTTGCCAATTGCAAGAATATCCTTTGTCCATCCAATTTCTTCACCATTGGTTGTACCAATCTGACACCATCCGCTTGCCTTGTTTACCTTAAGAGCCAAATGGCATGTCCAATGAGAATTGACGTAACCCAATACAATGTCACCAACATCTGGTGTGGTGTAGCAAGGAGTAAGGCGCACATATTGTCCACTTTGAAGAATAGGCATCATACTTTCTCCCCATTCCCAATGGGCAATAGTCTCTCCTTTTTCAAGCACTTTCACTGCCTCGTTAATGTCCTCAATTACTTTCAGACCATCAACTGTCATTTCATTCTTGATATATTCCATACAATATATATTATTTAGTCATAATCATCTCTAGAAATAATGTACCTCCTGTTTCTTTCAAGAATACGTTGTGTTTCACGATTGATTATTTCGTGTGTAATCATCGTCATTGCGTCATTATCTGGTATAATATGTAATTTACTAATATCAACCGTTCCATTCATAGGTAGCCATCTACCATTCTTGAAAATCTCGAAGAACACATTGTCATAGCTTCGGATTAATCCTTCTGCTGAACTAATAGACGTTGGTTTAGAAGATGATTGTCTTGGAGGTGTAGGAACACTTCTTGTCTCTGTACTTGGCTGTGGAGCTTGTTGTGTTCGTCTTGACTCGACATAATCTGGATACTCGATTTGGAACAGCTCTTCAATGTTCTTGCCATCGACATCTTGTTTTGTCAAGTTTAAGCTTGACAAATCCAAATAGATATAAATATCTCCATTTCTGTCACAAATTGTCTTAATGTCTTCAAGTGACAAACTGCCACTATATCCTTCGAAATTACCTAATATAGATGTGACAATAGAATGTGGTAATATACATCCAATGTTTCTTGAATTGAACATTCCAAGTTGGGTAAGAGACCTTACTTTCAATTGTCTCATAATATCATACTTTGAATATTCGTGTCCATTTGGCATCTTGATATATGTGGAATCAATTGATTCACAACCAGAAAGCTTGAGGAACACATGCTTGATATAACCCTTGTAAGATGGATATGTACCCAAATCATTGGTTATTTCGGTACTGCAATCAATTTCTTCACGATGCTTTTTCCATTCAATATTTGCTGGTAGCATAACAAGATTCTTCTCGTATTCAATCCCCATACGTTTGCAAAGTGTTTCGTTAAGAGGATAAACTACAGAAGGAAGAGCATCAATAATCCTCAACACGAACGCATTGGATTCTTCATCATAAGTTACAATCTGATAAAGAGACTTTTTGACGCAATCATCACCGTGCAGATAAATCAAATCGTTTGGTCGGATTACACCATTATCTTCTTTTTCTTCCCTCTTATAAATGGTTTCCTTACATCTATCGTTGAAGAACAGACTTACATTTGTTGTAGGATATTGTACCACTATTTTAACTTGTTTTAATAGCAGTAGCAAGGTTTTCCCCCACTACTGCCTAATTTGATATTTACATTGTAAGTAGACTGCTGTTAGTTGACTGACCACTATACAACTCACTGATTTTCTGGTCAAGCTGTTCACAAATTTCAAGCTCCTTTGTGCGATTCTCTTTCATTTGAGCACGAATCTGATTGATTTTTTCAATCGAACGTTGGAACTGCTCTTGAGACCTCTGAAGAGCCTCAACATCAATTGCAGAATGACCAACAAGCTCTTCAATGGCAATGAGATTTTCAGTTGCTTGCTTGGTAGTGGCTTCAATAAGTTCACCATTCTTCTTGCGGATAACTGCTTGAGCCTCGATACCTCTTCGCTGATTATCAATCGCAACTGCAAGTGCCATACGCTGTTCAAGAGCTGGAAGTGTAATGTTGATGATGCTCTGCGAATTTGTTGCCGACTTGACATTTCCGTTAATAATGCTACCCATCAACTTGACGTTTTCCTTTGCGACAACACGAGCAGCTTTCAAATCGACAAGCTTGGACTCAAGGTTGGTAATGAAATTATCCATATCTGCAATCTCATTATCGTCAACCATTTCTGGGTCCATTGCATCCCTTTCTGCTTGTGAATCCTCAATCTTAATTGTTAGTGCTACAATTTCTTCATCAAGGTCTTTGAGATATTCAATGGTAGCCGACTTCATTTCACTAAGGTAGTTGTTGTCGGCAATACAACGCTTGATGATTCCATATACACCATTTGTAATGCTGTTAAAGGAATCTTGAAGTGTCTCATACCTCTGCTTCACCTTTTGGATTGGTGTCTTGATGAGAGTTCCGATAATAGGAATCTTCTGTAGCATTGTCAACAGACGGTTGTCATCAACATTCAAGTCATCAATACCAACCTTGTCAATTAGTTCGTTTACCATTGACTCGATAAGGTTGCTAAGCTGACCAGTCTGAGAAGTCCTTGTCTTCTCCAAGAAAGCCTTACCAGTGCTACCGATGCTTCGTTGTGTTTCAGCACCAATATGAATAATGCTTGATTGGTCTTGTGGTGTTACATCCTTTAATCGGCTAACATACTTGTTCCTTTCCTCGCTTGAAAGAAGCGAAATGTCAACTTCTCCATTCTTGTTGACAACATTGACAGAACGAGAGCCACTTGAAGTGGATGGTGTAGTCTTGCGCCTTACGTTTGGTCTTGGCATCTTAATCCCATCCTCATTCAATACTTCTGCATCAATAACTTTTGTTGTGGTTTTCCTTTGTGTCATAAAATTTCAATAGTAAAATGTTAAATAATACCGTGATTATATAATTCTCAAATCAAATACAGAAATTTAAAATGTTAAAAACTATTAAACTTTCCTACGCCACAAGTAAACGCACCAAATGTTTGATGATAAAACTTATTGCGCAATTCAATGAGTAGATGATTCACCAACTGTTGGTCAACATGTTCAGTCAACGGAGACTTTTCCATAACAGACTGCATTTCAATCATCTTATCCTCAACGTACTTAATGATTGTATCATACTGTGTATTGCCCAAACGAACGTTAAGGATAAAATCTCTGTCAATATTGGTTCTGTTAACGTGAACCTCTCCACTTGTAGCAATCTCAATTCCCATATGAAGCAAGCGAATGCAATGGGCAATGTTCTTGCGGTCAAACTCCTTCTCCTTGTTTTCCTTGAAACGTACTGGGTTTCTATTGACTACCCACTCTTGATATTCCTTGTACTTCTTGCAATGGTCAGTATAGCCACTCTGATTATATTCCATATAACAGATTGGTTTCTCGTCCTTGTCATCAATAGAAGATAACCTAACATCAAAAATCTTAGGCTTACCGACAAAGTTCTCGATATGAATATCCTCATTTCCGACAATACCACGATAATGCAATACCTTTGCATTTGACAAGAAACCAATTGCCTCTTCGTCACTTTCAGTACCCAAATAGTCCTTTACAAAAGCAATAAAGTAGCAATCATTTCTCCAATTAGGATTGTTGGCTACATGTGCACCAAAATCATAGTATACGCCATATGCATCCCTCATATGAGGAATCTTTACAAGACCACAATATTCTTGCTTCATATTCCTATGATTAAGCCATCTAACAATCTGTGTACTACCTTGGTTGAAAAAGGTATAACAAAAATCGATGGGTTCCAAGTGCTTTGTAATGGGCTGTTCAACAATCTTCTTGTTCAAACCCCTAGCCTTCTTGATTTGCTCAACGGCATATCCAATGAACGCACCGAAGCAATCCTTTGTAACGAATTCTTGTCTGTGTGACTTGATTTCGGTGAACAACGGATGTTCATATTCAATGAATTCATCATCAACGAAAAGCATCGACAGAACAGTTGGATTGGATTTGATTACCATTTCCATAAACTTACCAATCTCGTACCACGCGATGTCGTGCCTTGAATCACTTACCTCGTCTACAAAAAATCTCTGAAGACCAAGCAAATCTTTTTCCCTCGCAATATATACTCCGAAATAGTCCTTATCTGACACACCTTCGATAGCGGTTCCTTGCGAAGTACTTCCACCAACTGCTAAATACAGTAATCTACCTTCTGCCTTAATGCTTTCAAATGTATCCATAATTTGTGAGTTTTTACATTTATTCAATGCAAAGTTATAATAAAAAAACGAGATATGCAACAATATCTCGTTAAAATTTGTTAATCTTAATAAAATTTTACATTTTTACGCCTCTAACGGATAGTTTGTTATAACAAGGTGAGTAGTATGCTTATTATCATATTCTCCTCTTGCTTGATACATATATGTTTTGTCGTATTCAACAATGTTATAATCCTTATAAAGTTCGTATATGAAATCTGTTTTACCTATTGTGATAAGCCATTTGCATTTACAATTCTTAAGACAATTTGCGAGTCTGATATGTTCTTTTTTACCGAATGAATTGTCATCATAATCAGTAAATGTTGAATCATAAGGTGGGTCAAGAAACATAAAATCGTTTTCTGAATATACCCATATATCCATAGCATCTTCAAAATCCCCACATTTTATGTCAAGTTCAGAAAATGTCTTTTTTACATCTTCTGATGTAATATTTTCTATTTTACATGTGAAACATTTTGAATTGTAACTATATCCTCCATATGGAATGTTGAAATCTCCGTCAGGACCAAATCTAAACATAGAGCCAAAACAAAATTCACGAATAAACACCCATTGGGCACTTCTTTCATCCATTGTGTACTCGTTTTCATGCCCATGATTGTTCCAATCATTGTACATATCCCTAACGATGAAATAAAACGCTTGGCAAACGCTTGTTGTTATACACTTGTGTATTACGGTTACTACATCATCTGTTATGTTAATTTTTTGGAATCTTCTTAGTTTATCGTTTAGCGATTTCTCTATTTTATTGGAAAGGGAAAACCCATGAGTATACCATTCATTTTCAGATAAACGATTAACAATATATCTCGACATTTCTTCTGTCACAAATGGTGTAAGCTCCTTTGTTGACAATAATTCTCCAAATCTTTCATGAAATTTGTCATGAATATCTTCCCCAAGATTCCTAATGAAATCCCAAGCATTTGATATTTTACTTAATTCCACGCCAAATGTGTCGCTAGAAACAGATTTGTAGAAGTCAATAAGACTTTTCGAGAAATCGTTTATGGCACTTTTACCTTGAATTTTGTTTTCGTTTTTAAGCCTAAAAAACACGCCACCTCCACCAAAAAACGGCTCGTAATAGTTGTTAATTTCTTTAGGAAAAAACTGTTTTATCTTTTCATACTCTTTGTATTTTCCACCAGGATATTTTATTAAAGGTTTCAATTTTTCTTTGGTCTTATTCTTCATTATTTTTAGTTCAAGAACTCTTTAATTCTACGAGCAATTTCATTGCTTCTGTGCTGAATTCTATCCTCAAAATTGTTTATCGATTCTCTATCAGCAGAAAATGGGATAACATTTTCACGAACAGAATCTATTTGCTGCGCAGTGAGTCCTTCATACCTATTTCCGTCAACCATAAGCTTCGTAGAGATAAATGATGAATCCCCATATCTATCAGATGTAGAAGTCTCATCATCTTGCTTGGAGGCATTAAGAACCTTTTCCAAGAATGTTAAGTTTCCAATTGAATCAATAAAGGTTTCGTTGTTCTCATTTTCCTTGTTTTGTGGAAGTATGTGGTCTATTTCAATCTCGTTTTTCTTCGTTAGTCGATATAAATTATCCCTTTTTTTCCCACACTGTTTTTGAGCAAGATATTCAATGCAAGAAAGAATGGCGTAAATACCAGACTTACAAGAAGCTTGAGAATAATCAAGCCTTTTTATTGTTCTCGTAAGTTCTCTACTTATGAAATCCCCAAATGTTTCATTGTAAATGTGTTCAATACCAGATTTGAAGTCTTCCAAACAATAACTATCATCTCCCTTTTCCAAAATCTCTTTTGCAAACAAATACATGTAGGTTTGTATGTATTGAACGCTTCTGTTTGTCGAATATTTTATGGAATACACCGTAAACGACTTCAAAAGCATTTCAAAAGCAAACGACTTTTTTTCATCATCCTTAAGAAGGGATATTCCGTAAGCTGGCAAAATATTGTATAGCCATATAAACTGTCTTGTGTGGTTTTCAGTAAGCAAATACCAATCTTCGTTAAAACCTTCTTGCTTGTATTCCATAGATTCTGACAAGAAATCACAAACATCTATACATATATCAAGATATTTCAATATCTTGTCCTCAGTATTAAGCAAACCGTTGTTAATATGATAGACAAGACCGTTTTTCTCATCTTCCAAAGAAAAAGTGAACTTACAAGTTTCCCTTGTGTCATCCATCACAATAAGAGCTATTTTCATTATGTATTCGGTTACGGTGATTGGTGTTTTCAAGATGTTAATCCTTTTTGGCTCATTTATTGCCTTAATCTTATCTTCAAAATCTTGAAATTTTGAATCAATTCTGTCACCTTTTGCGCAAAGTAGGGTTTTGTAAATATCTTTATTAGCAATGCCGACTCTATAAGTGTTTACTTCTCTGAATTTCTCCACCCTGTCTTCCTTCTCGCACTCTTCAACTTGGATGTATGTTTTTTCCAGAAACAAATCAAGTCTCTCTATAATGGTATCGCTATCAACCCCAATCGTAGAATCAATCAACAAATAAACATAAGCACAAATAGACCTAAATGGCTTATATCTAACTTCGTTTTTCTTAATGTTGCTTTCATTGAAACACTTTGTAAGCGCTTTGATTGATTTGTCATTCGTTTTGAATGCATTTTTTATACAGTCTTCTATAACTTCAGAGAAATCGCTATCCTTAAAAGTTGAAATTACTTTGTAAGAAAGACCGTTTTTTGTTTTAAGGTATTTGTCGTAAATTTCCCTTCTTTCTTCCTCCAATTCTATCCCTTTGTTCTTCATATGAAGAAAAAGCATTACAACGATAAACGCCATTATCGTTGTGATTCTTTGCGACATGTCTATGACCTCTTGTTTTTTACATTTATGGTCAAAACCATAGTTGTCTTCAACTCTTGTCAAAATTGCATCACCAATTCTAGCAAAAAAACCGTCTTCACCGTTTTCGTCTGCTTCTTCGTTCTTTGCATAAAGGTCAACAATATAGTCCTTGAAAAACTTGTCAATATGCGTTGACGGCCAGCAGTATCTTCGCTGTAGGTCAGATTGAATCGGATAAACCGTGTTATCCTTGTTTGAGAAAAACTTCGAAAGTTTTACTGCCTCTTTGGTGTCACCTTTTGGTTCTCTTTTAACTATCATAAAAAAATAATCTTCATAAAAAAAGCGGCTTACAGTCTATTTACCATATTGTGAAGTGTGGGTACTATGACTGCAATCCGATATATTTCTAATATATGCTATTCTTGCAGCCCTTCACCTCCGCAAGAATATTATGCTCTTTCATTTAGACAAATTGTATGTCAATGCCAAACTTTTTCAACATTAAAATATTTGCTTAATATCTGGTATTCCTTACGTTTATACATATTATCAAATTCCTTGGCTGAATCCCAAGATAAGCAATGTTTTGCCTTATCTACAATAAAATCAACTATTTTATCTGCGTTAAGAACATTGATTCTATACATTTCATCACCGAATCTCAAGTAATATCCGATTCGTGGATTAACCCTTGTTCTAATCATAGGATTACCCAATTCAGTAAAGAACATAGATGTCACAAGACACCCATCTGACTTTTGAAGCAATGCACTGTAAATTGCACATTGTACAACTGATGAGTTGAAATACCAATCCTCTACACTTCCATTAACAGACTTAACTTCAATGATTGAATTTTTGGTTACAATATCATTACTGAAATTTATGCAAATATCATTCTTAATAAACGTACCACGCATTTCCTCACCAATAACGTCAGATGTCTGATTCGCAACTTTACGCTGAAAATCCTCGCCCATCCTAATGTTTAGATTAGGAATTGGACGTTTCTCTGGATGTTCATTGAACATCTTGATTTGCATACAAGACCTTGTACACAAATCTTTAGCTGAAAAACTAACCATTGTCATTAGAATGGTAAATCGTCAACACTCGAATTTGCTGCAACTGTTGCTGTATCAACCGCCTTTGGTGGCATAAACATTCCAGTAGTAGGAATTGTTGGTTGAGCAACTTGTGGGGCTACTTGAGGTTGTGTTATGGCTTGTGTCGGTGCAGCTTGTGCTTGCTGCTGCGGCTGTGCTGAAGCTGTGTCATCCTCCCTCTTTCCACTTCTTACGAAATCCCAAAAATAAGCCCTTACATCATTGCTTATTTGAATTCCGTTCTTGCCTTGATACATACTTGTCTTCAAAGAACCTTGAACATATAGCAATGTTCCCTTCTTAAGATATTGAAGCATATTCAATGTCCTATCAGACCAATCGACAACCCTTACCCATACAGTCTCATTCTGTTTCGTTTCAACATTAAAATCGTCTACTGCGATTGTGTATGTAGCAAAAAACACTCCTGGTGTTTTGCTTTCGTGCTTCTCGGCATCTCTGCCTAATCTACCTACAAAATGTACATTTAATCCCATAAAAATATAAATAAAAAACAGTTATTTTCTAAAAACTTATAAATATTTCACTATTAAATCGCCTTGAATTTTCCATCCATTTCCTCTAATCTTGTATATATCCTCTTGAGGTATGTCTTTTTCAAGCAATTCATTTATATGCATCTGATAATAAACTTGACCCTTATCATCACTTTTCAATTCAACCTTGCCATATTTCATAACTGTTGCCAATGTGGTCAACAGCCTATCATCTTTTGGTAAATCATCCAAGGTCATTATTGCTTCAAATAAGTTCTTATCCGTCATAGATAATAAAATCGTTTAACTAAATCAAGTATATATAAAAAAAAGTTAAAAAACAAATAAGCACAATCTTTTTTTTTATAAAAATGACTGTACTTATTCTTTTTTTTACTTACATTACATTTGATGTAAATATTTATAATATATTATAATGTAATTTTTATATGAAAAATTTATTGATTGAAGGTGTTAGAGATAAAGCTTTGGAAAGGTTCATGCCTCTCTTGCAAAAGCGTGGGATAAATGTTTCTATTAGCCAATTGAAGAACATACTTTTAACAAAGTTTGTAAACGAAGCTAACATACATAATCTTTCACTGCATAGCAACTTTTACCTTCTAGGCGTAGCGATATATTACTTCAACGGTAATCTTACCACGAACAAAATGATTAATATATTATACCCAAGGGTGAAAGACAAGTTTATTCCAGAAATATGTAACAGATTGGATACACTTATCGAAATATTGCGTAATTCTTATATTGATTCCGTTGGTACGCAATGGGAATTGACTGAAGATTTCGGAAATATTCCTTTGGATAAGCTGTTAAGGAAATATAATTCAAAGATAAATAAGGCTTTGGGTATTGATGTAAAGCCTAAAAAGGGGGTAGAGCAACCATCTGTAAGCGATGACTATACAGCTGGTAAGTATACATATGAAATACTTTATTCATATGAAGATGCGACAAAATACAAAGACGCAACTTCGCCTGGAGCTTGGTGCATAACATATGGAGAGCAGCACTATAAAGGATACATATCAAGGCTTAACATTCATTATGTTGTATTTGCAAGACAAGGATATGAAAAAGTAAAAAGACAAGTTGGAAAAGGTTATACAAAGGAAAAACCGCATGACGAATACGGTAATTCATTGATATGTGTACTGCAAAGTAATTCATCTCCACAACCTATATATATTACTTCTAGGTGGAATCACGGTTCTACTCTTGATGGTACAAGTGGTACTGAAGCAGACCACGCATACACAACAAATGAATTCTTGAATATTATTGGTTGCGACTATTCTGTATTGGAGAGAGCGTATGAGCAATGGAAAACCAATAAACCAAAACAAAATTCTTTCGATAGGTCCAAAGCATATGAAAATAAATTAAATGCCTTACGACATATAAAATATATCCAAATGCTTCTTAATGGTGGCGCTAGTGTGAAGGAAGTATATGATAGATATAATAGTATGGAAGGTTTCGGACTTAGTTTTAGTTGTTTTGACGAAGACAGTAAAAATGACAGCAAGATTAATGGAACATATTTTTTACGTTTAAAATGTGGTGAAGAAGAATGGACCACTGTTATGGATAGAAAAAAAATCTTCTTTGAAGATTTGTTCATAAATAAACGTGTTTGGTATAATATAAAAGACCATAATAATTTTTATACTCTATATAGTTATAGTGACCCAATATATATATTCGACAAAAGAAGGCATCAATTCCTTAATATTGATGGTGTAACTAAATTTAAGGACATATCAAGTAGTTTGGAATATCTAAACAAAGATAGTAAATATGGTATTGTTGTAGTTAACGGTAGTCAATGCGCGTTGATTAAATTGGATACTTTAAAACCAGTAAGAACACCAAGAGGTGCTGTTTGGTTCGAGTATATTGGTAAAACTCTATATAATATGCCAAACAGTATGACTGATTATAACCGACATATAAGAATTGAGTATAACGCTGATAGCGCTAAATTAATTCACCTTGTATATGATTCATCAGCTGGAGAACATTATTTTTATAACACAGTAACAGATTCATTTTCAAATGTTAATAGCAATCTACCAGAAAATACAGAAATACGTGGTTTGGAAGATGCTTTAAATGATGAATATGTGATGTTATATAATAGAGATTTTGGTTATTTTTATAAAAACATATTTGATAATTCTATTTTCAATATTAATGGGCATCAATATTTTAGTAACTTAAATGGATACAATGGTGTTATAAAATATAAGCTTAAAGGTGAAGATTTGTATTATGTATATGATTTGGAAACAAAACAAAATATTACACTTAACGGTCAGCCTATTTGTGGAAAATTAAGTGATAAGCCTACTCTATTTATTAATACTAATGGTGGCGATTATAATATACTTGTTATTGAACTTGATGAAGGTGGTAGATACCAAACAGTGTTTCCTAATAACTATTTTTCTACAAGTTACTACACTTATAAAGGAACAATGACTAATGACAATCCTTATATTACTAAAGCTTGCTTGTATAGTATACCAAAACGTAAGCTGTTACACGATGAAAACAACAATTACATTTTTTATCATTATCATAGTGATTACTTTGACAAGGATGGAAATAAATATAGACCGCAATTATCAGAAAACAGAATGAACAGAATTCAATCCATTATACGAGAAGAATTATTCAGAGTATTATAAAAGAATGGGATGTCAGTTGCATGACACCCCATTTTCATTTTGTAGACATTCCGAAATGAAGTCAACAGCACTATCCAAATTATTAATATCAATTGGGTCTGTTTCCCCATTCCAAGATATGAACAGCTCGACTATTGTCTTAATCTGTTCCTTGCTAATCTCGAAGTCTTTCTGCATAACTTGAACTGTCTTTAAGGTTAATTACTGGTTTGATGATATACAAGACATCACAAGTAGGCTTGATAAGCTCAAGAATCTCATCCTTGCTCTTGTATGCATTAGGAGCCTCATCAATAGTGTTCTTGCCTACAGACGTACTGTAGATACCCTTCATTTGGTCAACGAATTCGTTTACAGACAACGTTGATACAGCCTTTGAACGTGACATCAACCTACCGCAGCCGTGTGGCGCAGAAAAGTTGTAATCTGCATTTGACTTGCCCATACAGATTGCCAAACCATCCCTCATATTGAATGGGATTACCATCAATTCACCATCATAAGACCTAATGGAACCTTTTCGTATAATGTGGTCTTGATAGTCAATGTAGTTGTGAATAGAAGCAATCCTCGAAACAACCTTTGCCTTATTGAGTTTGTTCAAGATATTCGCAATCTTTTGGGAAATCACATAGTGGTTATATTCCGAATACAATTGGGCGATTGCCATGTCGGTAATGTATCCAACCATATTTTCACCGCTCAAATAACCATTAATGCATTTGGATTTCTGTCCTTCAAGATAAACATTGAGCGCCTCTTTGAAGTCTTTCATCGGTTGACCGCACACACGCCAAGTTTCCTTGAATTCAGAAGTCATTTCCTTGATTTCCTTTTTGGACAGTCCTTTCATAGCCATTTTCTCCCAATATTGGCATACCTTAGCACCGAAGTTTCTTGAACCGCAGTGGATGGTAAAGGCATACTTACCTTCTGGTGTTGCACCAATTTCAATGAAATGGTTCCCACCGCCCACCGTACCAAGTGACTTGTAGAACTTGCCCTCATCCATACCAATACGTTGGCAGATGTCAGTAATACCCTCTTCGTCACAATATGCGCAAGAGTCAATCATTTCTGGCCACAATGAGCGCAGACGATTCAGACCGTTGTTCATAAAACGATAGAAGTGCTTGTAGTCAATCTGCGTTTGGTCGTAAATATCGAAGCCAAAAGGAATCTCCTTTCTGATTCGATGTTCGATAACAGCAAATTCATCCTCGTTCACGTCAGCATCAGTGATGTACGTGTCAATCATACACCCAATATCCACCCCTACGTGAGATGGACAAATGTAGTCGCCAATTGGAGAAGTGAACCCAATGACGATACCCTTGCCTTGATGTACATCTGGCATAATTCGTATCTTTGCACCATCAAAAGCCTTGCAATCCAAGATGGACTGAATTGTCTTAATTGCCTCGTCCTCAATGTTGTCAGTAAAGACTATACAATCCTTACAATATTTTCCTTTTAATACTAACATATAATTATTATTTTGTTTAATGGTGCAAAGTTACAAAAAATAACGTCACTTACAAAATAAATGACGTTAAATTTTGTTAATGCACTGTTACAAGTGAATAACGCTTTCCCTTCTTGAGAATAATGAACTCGTCATTAATCAAGTCATCTGAAGAGACCATATCATCAATCGCCACCTTTCGAAGATTCATACTGTAGGCTCCGTTCTTGATTTCCCTTCGCGCCTCACCCTTGCTATTTGCAAATGTAATTTCATTGGCAAAGTCAACGAAAGTCGGTTTGGAATCAACAACAGACTTGCGAATGTTGTATTGTGGAACACCCTTGAAAATATCAAGAAGCATTTCCCTATTGAAGCCCTTGAAGGTGTCAATTGTAGTGTTCTTGTCAAACAATGCATTAGAAGCATTAACAGCAAATTCAGCATCTTCTACTGAATGAACCATCTTGGTCACTTCATAGGCAAGTGTCTTCTGCAAGATTCTCAAATGTGGTGCTTCGTGATGCTCGATAATGAGCGATTCAATCCTCTTAACATCGAGAAGAGTGAACATCTTAATGAACTTTTCAGCATCATCATCCGACTGATTCAACCAGAACTGATAAAACTCATATGGTGAAGTCATTTCTCGGTCAAGCCAAATATTCTTACCACCTCAGATTTACCAAACTTAGTACCGTCAGCTCGTGTAACAAGAGGCCACGTCATTACTCCGCACTCTTCAGCATTGCCACCACTCTTGCGGATAAGTTCCACACCAGTCATTGAATTGCCGAATTGGTCGCTACCGCCAATCTGAAGCTTACAGTTATACTTCTTGTTCAAGACAAGAAAATCATAACCTTGAAGCAACTGATAGCTGAATTCGGTAAATGACAAACCACAATCTGGTCTCTCCAAACGTCTCTTTACAGACTCCTTTGCAGTCATATAGTTGACTGTCAAGAGTTTGCCGATGTCGCGGATAAAGTCAAGGAATGTCATATCCTTCATCCAATCGTAGTTGTTTACCATAACGGCTGCATTGTCCTCTGTTGAATTGAAGTCAATCAGATGTGACAACTGCTTCTTGATACGGTCGGCATTCTCGAAAATGGTTTCCATAGACAGAAGCTTGCGTTCTTCTGCCTTGAACGATGGGTCTCCCAATGAAGCTGTTGCACCACCAACCAATACAATTGGCTTGTGTCCGTGGTTCTGCAAGAGACGTGCCACAATGAAAGCAAGCAAATGACCGATATGGAGAGAAGGACCAGTTGGGTCTGTTCCAACATAAAATGTGGTCTTTTCCTTGTTCAACAACTGATTGAGATTACCACTCACACTAGAGTCTTCAGCTACAAGACCCCTCCACTTGAGTTCTTCTAATAGATTCATTGTTACTGCTTCTTAATATAGTCCTTGTAAACAACAGCACCAACGTAGATTAAAACACCGATAATGCCTCCAAAGAATCCAACGGCTGCGCCAATCCACTCATTCCATTCCAAGTTCTTCTTGGCAATCTGATAGCACACAAATGCGCATACAATAGCAAAAATCAAATACATAATTTTTTTGTTTTTATTTAAAGTTATTATCGTTAAAAAAATTGAAATATACTAGGCAAAAAAGGAATCCGCAAATAACACCTAATATAAAAGCATCGCCAAACGTTAGCATAATTTTAAAAATTTAATTTGGGAATTTCAGCATCAGATGTATCACCGCCAACGAAACCAATCTTTTTAGGTGTATCCTCTGTATTGTTCAATTTACCATTGCTTTCCTTTACTTCATTCATCTTTTGAACAGCATCATCCTCTGTATATCCTAGAACGAATATCATCGTCACAAGTTCCTTCAACAAATCAAAGGTATAACCATCGCTTTTTTCAGTAAGTCTGTCGATTAGAATCTTATGTTCCTCTTTATCTACATCCAAACCAAAATCCTTCAGCTTATTATATATGTAGAATCGTCTAACATTAGTCATTGGACGCTTGTATTCATATACTCTAAACCTAGATGGTCTTGCAGTAAATGATGGTTTTAATTGCTCAATATAATTTGTGGTAGCAATTGTAATAACGTCTGATACAGAGTCATTACCGTCAAGTATCTGTAAAAGAAGGGTTTCAGCGCTCTTGTCTGTTCCAACAAGTCCATCAAAATCCTCAATTACCGTTAGAACTTTTCTATCTGGTTCAATACGTCTGATTGATTCAATGACTTTTGGATATGCAACCAATTCAGATAATGAATTGATTGTTATAACGATACCATCGTGAGTGGTCATTAGCTCTTCTGCGATAATGTTGATTAAGCAAGTCTTACCATTGCCTGGAACAGAATACAATAAGAAGTTCAACTTATAGACCTCACCAAAGTTCTTGTAAACCTCCTTACTGTTCCAAAATGTGTGAATATCATTCAGAATCTCGTCAAATATTTTAACTGGTAAATGATAAATCCTTGGTTTTTCAACATTCTTTCTCTCAATGAAGTACTTGTTATTAAAGTTGTCATAAATTGGCCTGTAGAAGCCCGATGGGATTGAATCAACAACATCATCTACAAAACTGAAACTGTTTGTGCCAATTCTATTGTAATGTTTGGCTATTGTACCTTCTTTGGTAGCTTGCTTCTCATATTGGTGATAATCATATATATCGTTACATCTATCAGTAACTTCACTAACTATTCTATCAAAATCATCTTGCATCAACGTACACTGTATTTAGAAGCACAACTTCATCTTTATTATTAATTGTAAAACTTTGCATTACCTTGTCATACAACCAACGTTTAGAATCTTTTGGCTTCCACTTATTTTTTTGGTTTTTATTCTTATGTTTTTTCTTTTTAAAGAACATTGTTATCTTTTTTTATAAAGATATACACATTTTTACTAAAACAAAACTCATTTATCATAAATTTTGTTAAAATTAATGGCACAAATACATTTTGATTTGTATCCGTGCCATTAATGTTGTTAAGCCGCAGCTACAACCAACTCCAATACCTCTTGACTAAGAGATTGCTTAACAAGCTCTTCGGCTGTTGGCTTCTGCTTGACACCATTTTCATCAACCTTCTCTTCCATTCCAAGAAGCATATTGATGATAGCACCGTCAAAACCAGAGAATTGGTAACAACCACCATCCTCAACAGTAGATGGGAAGTCCACGCATCTTGACGTACAATGCCACCAAACGAATTTTATGCTGTCCACAAATTCCTTTGGGAAGGCATCGTAAAGTCTAGCCTTGAACTCTTCATAGTTCGTATACTCTCTTTGCACGTACCTCCTAAGTCGACAATCGTATTCCCTTGGTGCTGGGTTGAACTGCATATCGCTGACAACGAGGATTGTTGTTGGATAATCAGTCAATGGAATTTCTGGATGCTCTTCCCTAATCTTAACCATCGCGTGGCAGATTGACATAAAGTTGGTTCCACCCATTGCATTAAGTGGCAATTGATGAACCATATCACAGAATTCACCGTGCAACGTAAGTGGTGTAGATGTGTTGTTAAACATCATCACTTCGTTATGGAAAGCGCCTTCGTTCAATGATGCAAAGTACACACCCAACGATTCAGCCATCATAAGTGCGCTCACACCATCGATTACTGGTGCAGTCATAGAACCACTAGTGTCCAATGCAACAAGAACATTCTCCTTAATGGTCGAATCTTCCTTTGCAGTCTTCACAAGCTGCTTAAACTGCTTGTTTATGGTCTTGCGGATAACATCCGAATCTTTACGGTAACAGTTATCTAACCACTTTTTCAAAAGTTCAAATACATATCCATTGAACTTTGCAACTGGCTGTTTGTCAAGCCACTCCATATACTTTCCAACAAGATTGTGATTCTTGAGGAACTTGGAAGTTACAAGGTTTGCCAATGCCTTACCTGGAATAGTAGAGAAATTAATCTCGTCATACCTCCTAGCACACATCTGCTGCTGCCATCCATCAATAGATGCCTTCAACTTGTTGTAAGCTCTGTAGTTCTTGCAACCCAAGAACAACGCAAAGCCCTTTGCCAAACCGTTGCTAATCTCGGCATACTCGGTGGTACACTTCTGATTGCTACGGATACGTGGCATATACTTCTTGACAAGCTGTGAATGCTCTTCCATTCCCAATGCTTGCGACAAAAGAGTATACATAACACCATTGTCAATAGCGTGAAGTCCCAACTTGCGGTCATAGTACATCAAGTCCCAAATGTCCTTCCAACGACCAATACATGGCAACAACCAAATATTCTCGTAGAAGTCATTCTTATGCTCCCTTGCAATCCAAAGAAGACGTTTGAAAGCCTCGTCACGAGCGCCTTGACCCATCTGAACCTTGTCGCTAACGAAATTCTTGTTGATTTCCACCTTTCTAGTAATCATACGCAGATAGAATGGAAACCTAAGTGCCATAAGTGGATTCTCATCCCAAATAGCACACATATCCTTTGAAACCTCTTCAAAGGAACGACCTCTGTAGTTACCCGCTAGACCAAATTGGTCAACGAGTTCAGAACCAGTAGTAGAGTTGCTCAAAGCACCATTCTCTGTGCGTGTATCACGAGTCTTTACTGCGCGAAGATATTTATTTGTTGTTCCCATAGTCTATATTTTTATCACGTTTTATACTGCAAATATATACACAATTTTTGTAATATCCAAACTATTTATATTAAAATATGTTAATATGATGAAAAAAATTGATAAAATCATATCTGAAGAGATTCGTAGATATACTCATTCAGTAAAATTGAATGAAAAAGATAATAATAAATCAAGGTATAAATCAAATGAAGATGATGCTGATACCAAAGGAACAGACCAATTTGCAGCATATCTTAAAAAGATGAATGATGAAGGATTCCTTGATATAAGAAGTATGGCTGCTAAATTAATAGGTGCTAGTACAAAAACTGATAATAGTGCACAAGTTAATAAGGTAAATTCTTATGCAAGCCAATTGCGTAAAGAAATAAATGGAGAAGAAGCACCTGGAGGTGGACACTACCATTTGAAGCAAGATGAGGCTGGTGATATAGCACAGCATATGAAAAAAGCATAAAAAAACAGTATTATTTCTAATACTGTTTTTTTTTGTATATCACACCAAAGGTGCTTTCTTCATCCTATTCTTGAATTCCTCTTGCAGACGTTTCATTGCGCTGTTCTTCAATTGTCGAACTCTTTCTGGAGTAAGACCAATTTCATCGGCTATTTCTTGAGCCTCGTACTCTCTGCTTTCACCAATACCGAACGACTTCTTGATGATTGTCTGTTCACGTGGAGTGAGAACGGTAAGAAGTGTTGACAAGAATTCCTTGTTGTATTCTTTTTCTGCTTCAGATTCGTAATCATTGCCTACAGCACTGTAATCATTAAATGCATACATTGCTGGTGTTATTTCATCTTCGCTGTCATTGTTGAAGTCTTCATCTATTGAAAACATTGTCATTTCCCTAACGTCTTGAGGGTCTTTGATATTCTGATTGTATTCAGTGTTTAGAATCTCCATCAGTTCCTCATCGGTTGGCTCCCTTTCATTTGTCTGAATGAACTTGTTAACCGCTTGTGGGATATAATGGTATGTCTTTGATACATTTGTCTTCTTGATAGATGGGTCCATATCCCTCAAATATTGTGAAATGTCACGATATATGTAAGGTGTTGCATAGGTTGAAAATCGTACACCCTTGTTTGGGTCGAACTTGTCAATTGCAGTCAGCAAAGCCAACGAACCTTCGCTCACGCAATCAAGGAATTGGTCACTTGTAGTAAGTTTCCTTGCAACCGAACAAACAAGCAATTGGTTGCATACAATCAGCTTGTGCTTTGCTTCGTTAATTTCCTCTTGATTAGAACCTTCCTTGATGATTCTGAACAGTTCCAATTCCTCTTCTTGTGTCAGAATCTTGTACTTGCTGATACTCTTAAAGTACTGTTTAACAACTTCGGTTCTTTCAACGAAACCTACATTTTGATTTTTAAGATTCAAAGTCATTTATTATTTCTTTTTAAATACTACCAAAGTTCTGTTTCCTTCATCCTTGACATTGCCTTCAACCACAGCTACTTCTTCCATCTTCTCAATGAAACGGTTTACAACTTCTTTGCTGTACTCGCGTCTTGAAAGCTCTCGTCCCCTCATTGTAAGAACAAGCTTTACCTTGTTTCCTTGCTTGATGAATTCCTTGGACTGACGCACCTTGGTTTCCAAATCGTTTGGTGCAATATTGACCCTAATGTCAATCTCTTTGACAACATTGTTTGGCTGCTTGTTCTTCTTGACATTCTTCTTCATATCATACAAGAACTTGTCATACCTCGCAAGCATCAATACTGGAGGATTGGATGTCTTGTTGATTTCGATTAGGTCAAGCTCCTTTTCGTTGGATAGCTCGACAGCCTCTTTCATTGTTACTACAACGCTCTTGATGTCATTGCCGACAATTCTGACTTCCTTGTCATCAGAATACTTAATCTCGTCATTAACGAGATAATTGAGGTTTTGCTGCTTCATTCGATTTGAAATTAATCCACTTTTTCCCAAACAAGTTCATTTGAATCACAAGTATATGTTCCTACAGTGAGACCACCGTTAACAACAAATTGATGAATAAGTGTCTCTATGTAGTAAAGATTTTCTCTGACATAGTTATAGATGTCCATCATCTTTTTTTCGATTTCTTCTGGAAAAGCTCTTCCGTTTTCATCGTTCTCCGTATGTGGAATAGCCATTCCTCTCCAACCCAAAATAAGCGATACATCTTCAGTAAGTGTTGACTGCATTGTCAGCATTCTAACTTTGTCAATCTCCAAATTCTCGTCATTCTCATCCTTGATTCTGATAAATGGAATCAGTTTCAAGTGCTCTTCGCTCAAATGTAGTGTTACTTTCACTTTGTGTTTTGTTTTGTTAAATTATTTTTGCTTTGTCTTAAATATTCGTGCCACGCATCAACCCCTTGATTTTTCTTTATTTCAGCTCCTTTCAAGTAAGCCTTGCGCCATTTGCTGTATATGCTTTCTTGTACATAATCATACAATGTAACATCCTCGTCTTCAAACACTGACTTGAAAATGCCTATCACAATTTCTTTATCACCAAGACCGTCAAACTTGCTTGTTCCAAGTATTGGTGAGGCAATCCTTTTGTTACTATACATTGCCTTTACAAGTTTCAGACATTTTTCAATATGCTCATATGAAATGGTTGTTTCTTCCAAGTCTGGTCGTGTATTCATCTGTTCTATAATATAGCACAGACAAAATGTTGGCTGGCCATCCTCTTTTGCCTCAACTATCGTACCAAGCCTACTAGTATCTCCATATGGTTCTGATATGTTCTTCAGATGAACGTATGGATACCTACGCTTGACATCGAATTGGAAACCACCATTCATATGCCCATATATGTTTGCTCCTACCAATATTACATCATATTCGTTTACGTGTTCTATTAAGTCCTCTTCACTTATTATATTTACCACTGTTACTTGAAATTTTCGTGGTCTTTAAGCTGTTCAAGAATTGCTCTCTCTTCATCGGTCAGCTTGTTAGGCATTCGTATCTTAATGTAAGCGTACATATCGCCAACGTGACCCCTTGAAGGAAGACCCTTGCCGCCAAACCTTATTTTGCTACCGTCTTCAGTACCTTCTTTAATCTTGAATATTGCATTCTTTCCATTTACCAAAGGAATAGATAATTCACCACCTAATACTGCTGTAAGTAATGGGACTTCAACCACTTGTGCCACATCAAGAGAAGACTCCATTGCGAAACCTTCTGGTAACTTAACCTTGACGGTTACAACCAAGTTGCCGTTTTCGTTTCTGTTAGATGAAACCACATTTCCTTCGTAAGGTTCAACGTGGACAAATATCAATTCATTGGTGTTTTCATCAAAGACTGCGTTGCTCTCGATGCCATTGATAGTAAACTCGCACTCGTGCTGTTCGGTCTTCATAAAAATACCAGTACCATCACAAGCCTTACAGTTGTTACCCATAGTCATCGAACCTATACTTTTGTATACCATACCGCTTCCTTGACATACTGGGCAGAATTTATTGTAGTCACCTACCTTGATGTTATACCTTATCTTCTTCTTGATAGGTTTAAACAAATCGTTTATGTCATCCAATGTAATTGTGATTTTTGCGTGGCTTCCCCTACGTTTCTTTCCATCAACATTCGTACCATTCATTTTTCTGAATAGTTCCTCGAATGGATTGAAGCCAAAGCCACCACCTCCACTAGGGTCACCGAATCCTTCAAAGGGTGAATGTGGAGAATCATATTCCTTTCTAGTTTGTGGGTCTTTCAGTGTCTCATAAGCCTCGTTTATCTGACGAGACATTTCTTCTGCTTCCTTTTTCTTATCTTCAGTAGCATTTGCAAATTTATCTGGATGCCACTTCTTTATAAGCTGTCTGTATGCGTTCTGTATTTCTTCTTGTGTGGCGGTTTTTTTTACCCCTAAAATGTCGTAATATGACTTGTTTTTCATTATTAATTATTAATTTTATGCAAAGATACAAATAAATAATATAAAAAACAATTTTTTTTTGTTAAAATTATTTAAAGTATAAATACAGAAGAATAATCAAAGATTTTTATCCTTGATTATTCTTTTGTTTTCCAAGAAAGATTTAGACCTCTTCAAATGTGACATCCTCGGCATCGTCAGTTGCCTTGGTTTCACCATTGTTTGTAGTGGTCTCTGAAGACTTGTTAGCGTTGTAGATACGCTCACTGATGTCTCTCCACTTCGAAGACAGACGTTCCGAATTCGACTTAATGGCACTATAGTCTTTCTTGTCAATAGACTCCTTCAAGTCCTTGTGAATGCTCTCCACCTCTGCATTTTCCTCACTTGTCAGATTGTCCTTGTTGTCCTTAAGGGACTTTTCTGAATTGAAAAGTGCATTTTCTGCTTCATTGATGGTATCAGCATTCTGTTTTGCTTGCTTGTCAGCCTCGGCAAACATTTCGGCATCCCTACGAGCCTTCTCGATTTCTTCCTTAGTCATTGAAGACTTGGACTGAATCGTAATGTGCTGCTCCTTGTTGGTTGCAGTGTCCTTTGCACTGACGGTAAGAACACCGTTCGTGTCAATATCGAACGTAACCTCAATACGCGGCACTCCACGAGGTGCTGGAAGAATACCCTCAAGACGGAACATACCAATCTGCTTGTTGTCCTTGGCAAGTGGGCGATTACCTTGCAATACCGAAATCTCTACGGCAGTCTGATTGTCTACTGTAGTCGAGAAGTTCTCAACCTTCTTGCAAGGCATAGTGGTATCTTCCTCGATAAGAGTTGTCATAACACCACCATAAGTTTCGATACCGAAACGCAACGATGTCTTGTCAACAAGAAGAATGTTTCCACCTACAGAAGAATCGCCATTAACCAAGGTGTCTGCAAGGATAGAAGCACCAAGCGCAACAGCCTCGTCTGGATTAACACTGTGCTCCAACTTAACACCAAACTCCTTCGAAAGGGCTTCTCTGATTGCTGTAGACCTACTCTGTCCACCGACAAGAAGAATACAGTCAATCTTTGGAGATTTTGCAGCCTCCATAGCCTCCTTAGCCTTGCCTACAATCTTTTCGACCAAATGGGCAGTAAGCTGCTCAAACTTGGCTTTTGTAAGAGTCTTTACAAAGTGCTTTGGTGTGCCATTTACGGCTGTAATGTAAGGAATGTTGAAGTCATAGGCATTTCCGTTTGAGAACGAAATCTTTGCCTTTTCCGCTTCATCAAGCATTCGCTGCATTGCTTGCGCATCGGTTGACAAGTCAACCCCACCGTTCTCGGAGTCGTTCTTGAACTCTTCAACCATCCACTTGAGGATTGCGTTGTCAAAGTCAGCACCACCCAAGAAAACGTCACCACGCGAAGCAAGCACCTCTACCATACCGTCTGATACTTGGCATACACTGAAGTCAGTAGTACCACCACCGATGTCAGCTACAAGTACATTCTTATCCTCCTTGTTGTTCAAGGAAGCTGCCAAGATTGCAGAAGTAGGTTCATTGATTACTCGAAGTACGTTAAGTCCTGCAAGACTACCAGCAAGCTGTGTTGCCTCACGAGCGTTGTTGTCAAACCACGCTGGTACAGTAATCACGGCATCAGTAACTTCGTGTCCAAGGTAATCTTCAGCACTCTTCTTCATCTTTGTAAGAATACGTGCAGAAATCTCCTCTGGGCTAAACTGCTTGCCACTGATGTTGATTCGTGGCTTACCACCCTTGTTGATAACCTTATACGAAATGTGAGGGATAACACTCTCTGCTTGTGCATAATCCACGCCCATAAGACGCTTAACCCAGACAACAGTGTTAGATGGCTTTGCAACCCTCTGACGGTTGGCTGCATCACCTACCTTAACCTCGTCATTTTCGATAAACACCACTGAAGGTGTGGTGTTCCTACCCTCTGAATTAGCAATTACAGTTGGTTTACCACCCTCTACAGTTGCCACACACGAAGTAGACGTACCCAAGTCAATACCAATTGCTTTTCTCATTTAATTTTACTTGTTTAATTAATACTATTTGTTTTTATTATTATTCTGTAATACCAAGAATACCAAGTTGACGATAGTCACAAGTCTTAATCTTGACCATAATTCGTCCACCGTTCCTCATACGTAGACCAAACTTTGGCCTACCTACAAGACCTTCTGCTTGACAATCAGCCACATAAGACTTGAAACCCTTGATAACCATAGCTTCAGCCTCACCCACAGTCATTTCTCCAACGAATGGACACATTTCCAATCCAAGGGCATCTGCGCAATCCTTTACAGATTCCATTTCAAGCCACCATTCTCCGATATTAATGTCAAATACACGGAAGATGTAGTCTGTGCTTGCTGCATCGGCATACGCCTTTCCCATACCACCTTGAATACCCTTTCCGTGAAGTTCACCATAGATGCGAACCAAGAAAGGAATCTCGTTTCCATCTGCGTCATACTTGATTGGGAATACTGAAGCCAACTTTTCTGTAGTGAAGATTTTGTCCAATGCATCAATCCAATCTTGCTTGATTTGTGCATTCACCGTCTTTCCGTGATATTCCTTCTTGTGACCATCCCAATAGCAAGCAAAGTTAGTACCATCAATCTTCTCGTACCACAACCACTTGCAATCCTTGAGATACTCCACAACAGCATCTGAATACTCACCGATGATAATCTTTCCCTTGTTAGCTCCCTCAAGTACACGCTTGTATAAGGTGTTAATTTTAGTGTAAGTCTGATGTAACAGTTCCATATTAGTCAACTTTTAAAATTAATTTCAATGCAATTATATAAATAAAAAAAGGCAATTAATAAATAATTTTTGTTAAAAAAGGTTAAATGTACATATCAATATGTTTGCAGATATGCCTAACCTCTGTAAGAACAAGCATCTCACATTGGTCATCATTAAGCATTGTTGCATCAAAGGATGTCTGTGTACCAATTACATCGTCATGTGCAATTCTGCTCTCTGCCAACTTGATGCCATACTTTTCATCGAACGTATCTCTTGGGTCGCAAATAGCCTTAGCCATTTTGAACGTTCTTAAAGTCTTTGGATAATCAACTAATACCGTAGCATTTCGTGTCTTTCCATTTTCATCTGTGACTTGTGTCTTTTCAGCAACTTGCAAAGTCACCTTTTCTTGTGCTCTCTGTCCGACAACAGTCACATAGTGCTTTGCACCGTACTTGTCGGTTGCAACACCCCATAACGAATAAGTGCGTGTTTTACTCATAACATTTTAATTTTTATATTTTATTATTTTTTACCTAACAAATGTTGGATTTTCATCAGTACATTTCTGAATATATTCTTCTGGTGTCAACCCATCTAATTTTTTATTATACCAATCATAAACTTGCTCCAACGTTATTAACTTACCTTGGGCAAAATCAGTATCAATACCAACGTTCAGTCTCAAATCACAACCAGTATTTTCCCAAGGAGAATTGTTGTGTGTATGTCCGTGCAAGCAAACGCTTCCGTGAGTTTTATCAGCCCAAGTAACTAACGGATAATGACACATCACACACCTAAAAGTGCCATCCAAAAAAGGAAATTGTGTCTTCTTGAACTTATACTCCTTCAAAGGAGTCATCGAACTAAACAGTGTACCCAACCTTGTATTTGTCTTGTCGTGATTCCCAACCACAAGATGAATATTAGCCCCCTTTCGCTTCAATTTGAGTATAGCCTTTCTTGCTTCCTCAATAGGCAACAGAGCCAAATCGCCCAAGATGAATACTTCATCATTCTTTTTGACTGTTGTTTCGAACAGATTGAAAATATAGTTGTCGTGTCCTTCAATGTCATCGTAGTCCTTAAGCCCCATAAATTCAATCCTATTTGGCTGATGTTTAAGGATGTTCTTGTGGCCTATATGTAAGTCTGATGTTATAAAGACTTTCTTTTCATTATTACACATTACATTATTTCATTTAAGTTGTTCATAATTACAGGTGAGTTGGGATAATATGGTAAAGACCTCAACACGTTATAATCAATCCATTCAACAGCCTCTTCTTCTGTCATATTATCGACTTCGCAAAAAGCCTCTACAAGCTTGTCATAATCATATACCGCCCTACCATCACTGCTTATGCCTACGATTGCCTTATCAAGACCGATTGGGTCTAAAAGAAGTACATCTTCATAACCCATTTCTGCAAGTTGTGACCTATCAAAACTCATTTTTCTCGATTACTTGCTCGTCCAAATACTCGGTCTTGAGCTTTGGGTCAGTTACAATGTTACGCAAAATATCTGCATAAGCTGGTGTTACCATACCACCATTGAAATAAACGAAACCACGAAAAAGTACAATATCAGAACCTACTGGTAGTGTACCCCATTCAGTTACATATGGTTTCTTGAAAATGTATTTCTTCTCCATTAATTTTATGTTTTTCCATCTTTATTTATTTTAAGTCTTTGTAGCTTGTTTGATTTCATTCCATTGAATAGCAATCCATTTTGCCAAATTGGAAGTTTGGATTCCGCAACTTGTCATAACGTCTTTAGCTGTTTTTGCGACACTGATATTATCTACAAATTCATCTTTCTCTTTATGAATATCTTTCACAAGTACAGCACACTCTTCGTGATACTTGTAATTGCGAATTTGACCTTTTGCAGTATATGCCATATCACAATACTTCATATCCTTGAATATAGTGTCACCGCAAAAGTCGCATACGTGCGTCTTTCTTGCAGTCCTAATCTGTTCTGATATAATTCCCATACTATCTAACGTATTCTTGTTCAAATCGTTCGTAACGTTTTGTCTCCTTGTTGAAAGCTCTACCAACAACCAATTGTTTGGTATTGTCATCCACAATCCAATCTTCAGAAACAATTTTAGCCAAAGTGCGATATACTGGTGTTTTCGAGCCATTAACCAACGCCTTATGATGATAATGTATTTCATCACAATGCCCACTGTTTGGGTCAACTATACAAGATGCAAGGCATATATTATCCCACTTCTTTTTGAGCATAGGTTTGCCATTCTTACTCAATGCTGGCGTCTTTCTGAACACACAAAATACAATTTTATCACCAATATATCTGGATGGTACGAAATCAGAATGTGCTAACAGCTCTGATATATTATTAAATGAAGACAATTTCAATTCCATTTTATCAAATCAAATCAAATTAAACCATTCCTTAAAAATAGAAGCTCTTCTAAGCTTTGATAAAACCTCAACGTTAGGATGTAGACCGCTTGCCACTAAATCGTGTCCACAGTATTCTGAAATGAACGTACCAATAGCACCACTCCTAGAAATTCCAGCTAAACAATGTACATAGAAATCCTTATCCTTGTTGGCTTCGATAAAAGCGACTATTTGGTCTGCTTGGTCTGATGAAATTGCCTTATATTTACGTTCAAAAAGAACACCATCTTGTAATACATCATCGAATTCCAAATTCAACACATTCAAATGGTTATTCTTAAAGAAATGCGAAGAATCGTCATTACCTTTAGTTCCAATAATAGAAATGAATGCTATATTTTGATTGTCTTCTATGTTGTTGTCACAAAATTTGTTTTCAATGCAAAATTCATTAAACAGATATTGAGACATTACGTACACTTTCATTAGATGCTACTTTAAATTTATCGTTTTCGATTTCGTCAATTAATCTCTTCATGTATTTAAGACGAGGCTCAAACACGTTTACAATTTCGTCCCAATCAACAAATGCCCTACCGTTTTCGTCATAGTCAACCTTTACGGCACTCATATCATCTATTACAAAACCGTACTGTTTAGCACTAGAAGTCCATCTAATCTGTTGTTCGTTACCCCCTACACTTTCAAAAGGTATGCCCAACTTCAAGAACAGTCTAATAGCCTCATCCTCTTTTGCTCCTTGCCTTGTGGTGTAGATGTTTATTGCACAATTATATTCGTCAACCCATCTTTTCAATATTTCTGGCGCATTACCGTTAATTATGAAGCTATCTTCATCCACGTCATATCCGTGCTTGATAACAGTACCGTCAATATCTATATTGAGTGGTATTTGAATGTGTCCATCCACATCACGAGGAAAACAGTCAATAATCTCGTCCTTAAAATTCCTCATTTATATTTTCTTTATCTTTCTTTAAGTATGACAACGCTTTGCCATCGAATTGGTTGATTACATCAAGAAACTCTTTAGGAAGCTTCTCACATACAAAATCAACATACTTCTGTGGAATGCCATAATATGCAGCAGCCATACCACCACAAATGGCAGCAATTGTATCCGAATCACCTCCAAGTGAAACTGCGCGTCTGATTGCGTCCTCAAAGCTGTTTGACTCGTAGAATGCGATAAATGCATACGGTACTGTCCCCTTGCAAGTTGCTCCGTATTTCCAACCGTAATCATCCTTTATTTCATCATATTTCAAGTCGATATTGTATGATGTAATTGCTGCAAGATTTTCCTTAACTTGTTCCTTACTACAACCCTTTCTAATCCAGAAGATTGCAGCAGCTACAAATTTAGCACCTTCGATGCCATCTTGTGTATTATGTGTGCACAAAGCTGAAGTTTCAGCAAGACCTAATACATCTTCAATTGTCTGCGCATAGCAACCAATTGGTGAAACCCTCATTGCAGAGCCATTGCCTTCACTGTGGCATTTATTTTTTGCAGAACCTATTGCATTAAGCCATGTGCGGAACCCCTTTCCATATCCACAAGGATACTTGTGTCCGTATGTGTCATAATATGATTCAACTGAACCTCCGTGAGCAAGCCAGTCTGCTGTTGCAATTGTAAGTACAGTGTCATCAGTATAATGAGTATCCCAACCACACATCTTAAAGTTATAGTTTTTGGTGTTGTTAACCTCGAATACACTACCTACAATGTCACCGAATATTGTACCAATAATAGCATTTGTTGTCATATTTTTATTGTATTAACGTGTGATTATTTCTGTTCTAACATCTACATTAATCGTCCTTTCAATGTTATCACACTCACAAAAAATTGTAACATAATGTATTAAATACACATTGTCATCGCTAATATTATATCTATAATTTGGGTAGAACTCAATTATTTTATATGGTCTACCATCATCCTTTGCAATAATAATATCGCCTATTTCGATTTTATCTATATCAATCATTGCTGCAAAGATATTATATAAATTTTAAATAACAAAGAAAAATATGTTAAAAAATCATAAAACATTTCTTAAAGTTGAAGATACATCAATCAAAGGTATCTTTTCATATGTACCATCATCCTTCAACCATATCAACCTTCTTCCTATCACCTTCAGACCAATATCTTCCAATGGTATTTGGTATGCTGACAACTGAAGAGTATATTCTGACTTTGCTTCTTCAACCATATTAATAAAAGGTTCCAACAAGTGCTTACCGTTAGTCCTATTATACTCGCTTTCAATCTTTGAATTTGTCTTGTAATCGAATATTACAAATCCAGCCTTATTTTTATCACCATCTCCATCATAATAGTAAAGCATATCGAAAGTTCCGCAATATTTTTGTTTTGGATTCTTTGCTTCATCACTGTTCAAACCGCTATATACTCTAGCTTCGTTCAGAACCAAGTGATATGACTTTGGCAAATCATTCATAAAACATATTATTGCCTCTTCTTTCTTTCTTGTTGGAATCATCCAATTCTTATTTTTAACGTATTTCATTCTGCAAGACTCTGTTATAAGTTCTGGATGACCATTTATCATCCAACCATAGCTTTCACCGAATTCGTGCACAAGAGTACCAGTTGTTGTTGCCTTCAAGTTGATAAACTGCCATTTATCCAACAGCTCTTGAGCGCTGCAACCGTCTCTGATTGCCTTCTTTTCAGCTACTTCATTGAAGTCTGTTTCCTCAACAAATCTCTTTATTAGTGTAGTTACTGATATTAGCTCTTCACCGTTTAAATAATACTTGTGTCCTTCTTCTATAAAGGACAAATCCTTGAATGTCTCTAATATAAGTTTTCTAGCTTCTCTTGCCTCTATTGGTTCGTTCTGAATATCTATGTCATATCTACTTGTCTCGAATTCCATACAATCATATGTTTATTGTTAATATATACAAAAAATAGTTAAAAAATAAAAAAAAACGAGATTTTTATATAAAAATCCCGTTAAAATAATTCTTCGTTAATTAATTTAATAACATTAATTCTACTTTCCTTGTAATCAACATCAACCAAGCAATCCTTACCTTCTATCTTGGACTTCAAAGTCTTGATACTGTTGATGATGTCCTTGTTGTGTATTGACAACAAGAACTTTTCCTTTTTATCCAATGGTATTGAATAATAGACGAAATCATCGATACCATATATCTCGTGATTCTTCTTCCCAAGATATGACGGTATCATATCATCATCAATCCTATTATAAAGCCCAAATGTAATTGGTTTGAATTCTATATTCTTGAGTTCCTCGTATAAATCTCTGTTCATTTATTTACAATATTTTTTTAATTGTAAATAAATATCATCTAATTTTCAAAAGTTTAACTATCACTTCAATATTCTCCTTACAACTCGTCTGTTGCCGTTACTTGAGATTTTAGTTGGTCTCTTGACGATTGCCCTTGACAATGATGCTGTTTTACCTTGTTTACACGCGCATGCCATATTTTTATATCTTTTTTTAATCAGTTATAATAAAATATGATGCATCTTTGCAAACCCATATGTTTGATTATCCCAAAGTAAATTATATAAAAATGTAGGATTGTTCCGATTCAATATTGTATAGGTGAAAAATGCATCATATATATTAAATATTTTTGAACATAAAAAAAGACAAATCAAATTATGTTAAAATGTGGTCAGCAAGACCAAAATCAATAACCTCTTGTCCGTGCATCCAATTGTTTCTGTCACAAGCTGCAACTATTTCATCCATTGATTTACCAGTTGTTTCTGTCAAAATCTTGTATATGTCATCTCTGCATCTTTGTGACTCGCTGATTTCAATTTCCATATCCTTCAAGCTTCCGCTTGTAAAGCTTGAAACTTGATGAATCATAACTCTACTGTGAGGCAGAATATATCTCTTGTCCTTAGCTCCGCTCGTAAGAAGCACAGCACCCATAGATGCTGCCATACCAATGCAGATTGTCGCAACATCGCAATGATGCTTTGATTTAATCCAATTTATTGTGTCAATGATGGCCAATCCATCAATTACGCTACCACCTTGGCTGTTAATCATAATGCTAATGTCACTGCTGTTAAGTGAAGCCAAATACATTAATTCGGCAATTACCACGTTGCAAGCCTCTGGTGTAAAATTAGAGCCAAAGAATATTTGTCTGTCATACAATAGACGTGAAAACACGTCCACAGCAGTTGCTTGAAGCTTTCTTTCCTCAAGTACTACTGGTGTTAAAGAGTTGTTTATATACTTAGTGAAATCATCACATACGCTCGTTGGCACGCCACAACTATTTGCAAAATTTCTAAAATCCTTAGTAATATTTACCATATATCAAAAACTATTTTTATGATTTAACAATAAGTAAATTCTTCAATTTATCAATTGTTTCTTGTTTTACACTTGCTTTATTTGTAAGCCAATAGATTATTTTTTCTTGTAGAGTATTTCCATTATAAGCATCAAGCTTCTTAAAGAATGTTCTCATCTCTCCAAATGGGAAATCATTCAAATCTTCTGTATCAATCCTCTTGAAATTGTACCAACAACAAAAACTTGTCATTTCCCAATCCTTTATTATGTTTTCTTCAGACACACCAAGCAATCCCAACAAAATAGCTGAAAATGTTCCAGTTCTATCTGCTCCAGATGTACAATGGAAAAACACACCGCCACCTTTTTCTAATTCAGTTATAATTGCTAATAAACAATTATTCAAGTTTCTTGTATTAGTTAACAATGGGGCATAACCTAGAATACCATATTTATCTGATTTAATAACCTTTGAAGCCCCATATACACTTCCATAATATGTTAAACCAATGTTTTTTGGTGTATATCTGCCATTCTTGAGCCTCAAGTCAACTTCACCAGTAATACCCATATCCCTCAAAGTTTGCGCTTCTACAGATACATAGTCGGCATTATCAATTTGTATCCCTCTGATAAGCTTGTTATATGCAACGTAACCTCCTTCGCAAGGATACCCACCTATATCCCTACAGTTAACAGAATCGCCTAGCTTTATCATTCTTACTGTGCCTTCAGTAGTAAAGCTTCCTTTGTCAATCTCCTTACCACTCTTGTACATTTTCCAAGTATATGTGCATCTTGGTATGAGGTTGTATATCTTCGCACAGCCATTTTGAAGTTGATATGACAAAGTTTTATTATCGTTTGTCAGTTTAACAGTATCACCATCTCCAAACAATAAAACTGGTCTTGTTATTTCCGTCCAACTTGAACTAATACTTTCATTTACAAATCTACAATATGGTCTTATTAACGATGGTTGGTCACTCTTACCATATCCATCATGATAACTTACATTCTTCATATATAAACGAACAATGTCATTTTCCAAATTGTAGGAGACTTGCTTGCCGTTAACTACAGATATAAAAGGATGCACCTTACCGTTTCTAACTATTATGTTCATCTTCTACAATATATATTTGATTTGGAATATAAGTTTTTTTTGAAATCAAGTCTGACATTGATTTTAAGTCTATTGATATAAACGATTCGTCTTGAGGTATGGGTGAATCTTCACTGCCTTTTGCAAAACCTTCTCTATATGCATCATCTAAAAGTGTTAAAATTTTAAGTTCTTTATCGTTCATATTAAAGTAAGTTTTTAGATTGATTAATTATAGTTCAACAAAGACTCTAGTTGATAACTTGTTTGTCTTTAAATTTGCTTGTGGTTGAGCGTCACCGTCTTTGTAATATCTTACTGTCCATACATATGATTTATTCTTGCAAGTCGAAGAATGTAATGCTTGAGCACCACTGATGGTCTTTAATTTGTCACCGCCAACACCTTCCAACAATTTGTCTACTTGTGAGAAAAACTTGCAAAATGTTCTCAATTCAGCACAAGCTGGCATATATCCATTCTTTCCGTTTGCGAATACAACATCGCGACACTTCGCTGCCAAGCTATCATTGCATCCTTCAATGATGCCTTCAGTATTTGATACACCAGTATAATCATCAAACGCTGCAACTTCAGAAGTAGATGTGTTGTGCCATTGCTTTGTTGTTGTGTAAACCTTTGAGTTGAAATTAATTCCATAGCCTCCAAACACACTTGATGCTAGCTTCTTTATGCCCATACACATTTGTCTTGATGAGCTGCAATAGGCTATACCCAACACTTCTTTGCTACCAGCATTCTTCCAATCATCAACAGTAGCATAAGCATTGCCAAACTTGTCCATAATGGCAAATACATAAGAACCTACCTTCAAAGCCTTCAAGTTAGCAATTGCCTTTTCACTATTGTATTCTTCTACTGGTGGAGTAATTGGTTCTGGTTCTGGAACGTCTGGTTCTGTTGGGTCTGCTTGAGCTTGACCTTCTTTATAACCAACATCATATCCCTTTGTGTAACCACTGTTATATCCTACATTATATCCTTCAGTCTTTCCACTGTTGTAACCAACAGTCTTGCCTTCAGCAATACCTACAGTGTAACCACTGTTATATCCATTCGTGTATCCGCTTGATTTACCTTCAGAAATACCATTAGAATAACCCTTGGTGTATCCACTGTTGAATCCGTTTACTTGTCCTTCTGCCAAGCCAATACTATAACCTTTTGTATAACCGCTATTATAACCAATTGCTTTTCCTTCGCTATCGGTTTCTGCAATAACGCCTTTCAAGAAATCAAGTGCCTCTTGTTTTAATTTTTCACTAATCATATTTATTGTATTTTACATATAAATACTTTTATGAAAGAATAAAACTTTATACGATTAAAAAAATATTTTAATCAGCTGGATATTCTAATATTTTATTGCATTCCATAAACTTTTTACGCAACAATTCTTGTCAAAATCTTCAATTTGTTTTAAAAGAGAAATACTACTCATTTTTTTCTTTTTTTTATGTTATTCTTTAATAAACCAACCAATAAAGAATTTGCTTCTTCTACATTCATAAAATCAAAATAAGGGACTTTCCTCTTATGCGATTTCTTGAATACAAGAAAGAAGCTATGAAACGACCTTGCGTGTTGCTGTTTTTTAACCTTACCACTAATCAATCGGTTCTTTGCCAACAAGACAAATTCGTCAAGCATATCAAAACCAACACTGTCAGCAATCAGTTTGCTGTAGTAGGGTGTCCCCAAAAACTTGCTTGCAGTAATAACATTCTGACATTTGAATACACATATTCCACCTTCATTCAAGACTCTATAAGCCTCTGTTATCCAATGCTTATAGCTTTCCAATAGAGCAGAAAGAGGATAATAATATGCAAATCTTCTATGCATAAGATTATTCCTCTTCTTGTTCTCGTCCATGTTCTTTACAGACTCTCCGCATCCAAGTAGAAACGGTAAATCAATACAAATGCTTGATATTGAATTGTCTTCCAATGGAAGCTGTCCAAGAGGTTCAATCTGTACTACGCCATCCACTTGCGGATATACATCAAATTTATGTATTGGTTGCGGAACCTCTATAACCATTTCCCTACCGTCTGACTTTGTTACAGTAAAAGTACCATAAAAGTTTCCTTTTGAATACGTTGGGTCGCAATCGAACGGTTGCCCATTGTTGTGTAAGTTGATTATATTGTATAATATTTCGTGCTGGTTATAACTGATGCTTTTGATTACTTCATCATATTCCATTCCATCATATTTTTTAATCATTGGACAACTTACGTCCCAACTTCTTCTCGTAGTTCTTCGTCCTATTAGTTGAATCCATTGCAAGACTTGTATTCAATGCGGCAGTACTCTCTTCCAATGAGCAATCACACATCGCACTGCAATAATAAGCTTCAGTCGCATTATTTACAATGTTATAATTCTCAAGGAACGTTCCTCTATCACCGAAAGCCTTATGCTTAAATCCAAGTTGGTCTGCTGCCTTTGTAGTTGTAATATCTGTACCAAGATAAATGAATTCCCAAGAATACTTTTCTGTCTGCTCCTTGATTTTGTCCCTTACTTGATTGATTGTAAAATTCTTTGAAGCATTTTCCATTCCATCTGTCATAACAACAAACAATGTTTTACCTGGAAGTTCTTCTCCCTTTTGGTCTAAATCGTAAAGCCACTTTCCAACATTGTCGATTGCTGTAGCTATACCGTCATTCATTGCAGTAAGTCCATCTGGATTATATTCCAAATCTTTAACATCCTTGATGTCAATTCCAAGATATTCCTCTGTAACTTCTTCATTAAACGTATAAAGAGACACCGTTACCTTAAAGTCTTGCTTCTTTTTCTGCTCATCCATTGTCTTGATAAAACCGCCAATAACGTCTTCTCTTGAGGTATACATACTTCCGCTCTTGTCAATTACAAAGCAAAGATTAAACCATTTTTGATTTAAATTTCCCATAAATTAAATATTTTTATTTTTCTTATTCTGTTTTTCCATTTCCTTTTGCTCCTTCTTCTCTTCTTCTATTTGTCTTATAATGAAATAAGAAGACTCAAGTGTATGCAAGAATTCTTCACCATACTTTTTTGTCATTTGGAATATCTGCATATATGGGTTTGTTTCAACATTAAGCTTATCTTTCTCAATGTCATATGAAACGTTTGATAATACCATATCTATCAGCATTCGCTGTGAAGCTTCTGGAAGTTTTTCAAATGCTTCCTCATAAATAAACAATGTCAAGTCAACCTTGTTCTTGGTAAGATAATTTGTTGTTGCACTTGCTCGTGAAATCTTTACTACATCCCTTGCTTTTGTCAATGATAGTACCTTTAATCCCAAACCATAATTGGATAAACCAGCGTTGGTGAATATTTCTTCAACCATATCCACAATATTTTCTGCTGTTTCAAAAATTTTAGCCATAATCAATATTTTTTGTTATTATATAAAATATATTAAATAATTAAAAATAAATTTTAACTTTTTTTAATTTAATATGATATAAAAAATACCAAATACATCAATGTATTTGGCATTTTTATGTTGTATTCCTTTGTATCTTCTTTCTACTCCAATGTGTCAGAGCCTCTATCTTGTCAATTGTTCTTGTTGATGAAATTCTGTTCCTAGCATCATTTCCACTTAACATTATTTGTTTTATCTTGAAATTCTTGCAATATTCATCCAACAGACAATATAGCCTAATAGCATCACTTCCATTCTTGCATATAATCATATCTGTATGGCTGAATGATTCAATGATAACCTTGTTCTTGTAGAAATGTATGTTGAGGAATTCATACTTATTATTAGCATATTTCAATATAAGCTCCTTAAAAATGAACGAGAATGTCTTTCTGAAGAAATGAGGATTATATCCATATACCCAAAAAGTCTCTTCAAAGTTGTATTCCTCCTTTTCTATCATTAGCCAATTATCATTGTCAATTATGATGTGGTCAACATATTGACCGTATTCATTCTTCAGTTTTGTGGATTCATTACCTTTTTCGTTTCTTCTCTCAAGCAATGCAATATAATACTTCACTTCAACAATCTTTTCAACATTTAGGTATTGTATTGGAAACAAGACAGCTTTGTTATCTTCAAGCATCTTGTCATATTTGTATTTTGCCCTTGCATAGCTGAAATGACTGCTTATTGTCTTTATACAATCATTACCCTTCAGTAGAATCAATTGATAACTAGTCTGCCCAGTCATTCTTTAATTGTTATTTTCAAATTGTCGAACTTTATATCCAATTCACCATCAGTAGGAACATAGTCTTTACCATCTGGAAAATTTCTATAATAGAAATCCTCATCCAATTTATGTAGATTATCATTACCTATACTTATTGACATTACACATTCTTTGTCTATACGTAAAGACTTCAGTTCTTGGCTTATTTTTGTTCCTAATTTGATTATATCAAAACTAGTAATCATATCGTTTTTAGAATTTTTTCGACATAATAAGTTATTTTATACTTCAATCTTGATAATAATGGTTCAGTGACCTTTTTCTTACCAGACATAACATCCTTCATATCACTACCCATCTCACCTTTGAGCATCTCTGCAATATGTTCTTGGTTTTTCTTAAGCATAAGCCCATACAGTTTACGCTCATTCTGTAATTCATTATGTTCTCTTTGTAGCTCTATATTACTCATCTTCTCCCTCATTTTCACCTTCAAACCAGCATTGAACAGTATCTATAAGATAGACTACAGATGCTGTAAATGCGCCATCAAAAATTACTGATATATACCAATATGATTCAGTTGGGTCGCAATACAATGATGGTGCTGGAAATGCATTGTCAAGCAAGAAATAGTTTATCAAGCTGAACAGCAACCCCAACTGAAATGGTGTACAGAACATACATTTGACTGAATCACCCAAATTTGAAGGAAACTTACTTTCTGCTATTTCTCTGTATTTTGTAAATATATTGAAAGGACCAGCTGCATATACAATGCAATAGCTAAGCCCATAAAATATCAATGAATAAATCAAAATGTCCATTATTGTTCTTCTTTGTCTGTTTCATTATTTTCGTTTTGTGTGCTCTCTTCAGACTTTTTCTTTCGTCTGCCGCCTCTCTTTGAGGAAGGCTTCTTTTCATCAAATACAAATTGCAATGTCTCTAACTTGTCATAAGATGTATTTCCAAATATCTGTTTAAGCTCGTCGCACTTTGCCTTATATAGCGCAGCCTTCTTCTTTGCCTCTTCATATACATATACCGTTGTCTTAATCCAATCAAATATGTCTTCAATTTCAATATTGTTCTTGTCACCGAAATAGTACCACAAGCCATCATCAGACTGTGCAACCTTGATACCCTTTTCCTCGTTTCCTATTACATTTAGTTGTGGAGGAAATGCAGCCTTGACAATCAAAGCATCATTGAAATATTCAATACCTCTGAAATAGTCCGAAATCTCATTTATCTTTTCTTTCAATCCCATCTTAAATGCAAATAATTAAAAAAGTTATTATATATGAAATAGCAAGCCCTAATGACACTTGGTTGAATGTTGTTGTGTCAACCTTTCCTTGCTTCAGTACAGAAATCTTTATAACACCGTATACGTTCTTGATGACTACAAGGATAGCGTACACGAATATGAAAATCCAAATTGCATTAAAATTAAACGTCATCATAATATCAGTTTTAATATATTAAAATATATAAAAAAAATATATAACAATCAATAAAATTGCTATATATTTTTTCAATTATTTTAAATCATAAGTTACTCCAAATCCTACATAAAAGTCGAATTCCTTTTTAACCAATCCATAACCAAAACCGAAGTTTGGACCATATCCGAATCTCTTCCAAAAACTGTTCTGCTTCTTGTTTATAACAGTGACTTCCTCGATAAGACCATTGTTTCCACTGTCTATAATTGTCTGGTTTGTATCGCCATCCTTCTTGTTTATGATTGTGAACTTGTCACCTACAGTCATATCCAACTTGTACCAATTTGGCTCTGCTATACTGCCTATAGACAGTTTATAGTTCAATGAGTCATTCTCTTTCTTGTTCTGATAAACAAATGTCTTTACAGTATCATTTGGCTGCGGTTTGCTGACATATACCGTATCTGTGATATATATCTTCTTGTATTTGAACTGTGTAACAAACGTAACCTTGTCCTTATATGACTTTATGGAATCATATAGTTCCTTGTTTTCATTTTTAAGGCTGTTGATTGTCTCGTCAGCCTTTTCAATTACATATGTTCCATTCTTGTAACCTTCAGCATATGCCCTATTACTTGCATTATGTTCATTGTACAACAATGCACCAAGTACAAATATTGCCAATGCCATAAGCAACATTATTATGTGCATTTTACCTATTTTCATAACTAATCATATTGTTGTTTCTTAAAATCACATTTCGCCAAATCAAGATAATTTGATATATCTTGTGCATAGATTGCCATCTTTGCTTGTATTTCTTCATTGCTCATATTAGGTGTCTCACGATATGAAATACCCATAATTCCAATCATTATACCTTCACTCTTGAGAAGAATGATTGAGCAGTACTTTGTTCCGTGGTCTTGGTATCTTCTACCAACCTTCTGGTCAATTTCAACCAAATCATCTACTGGACCAGTAAATACATAATGTTCTGCAATGTACATTGGTAAGCTGAATAATGAAACATTCATATTCTGATATTCCTTATGTATGAAGTTCATACTCTTGTTTGCAGTTTCCTCGAATGTCATATCAAGATATATAAATGGAAGTAACGTAGGATTCTCCTTGCCGTTGTGGTATTCCATTATATAAGCCCTATCTGCGTGTGTTTCTTCAAGTAATTGTCTTAAATTCTGCCTAATTTCGACACTAGAATTTAATCTCTTGCTATTCTGTATACTATGTTCCACTTTGGAACCTACCCCATTGATGAGTTGTGCGCCAAGCCATATAATACCCAATACTATTACGTTGCTTGCGCTAAGCATTTCCAATGAATATTTTGGATACAATATTCCAATTACATAAAACAAAACAACTAGCCAATAAACAGCATTTATACCATGTATTTTTACCAACAGAACGATTTCATCAAGAAGTTTTAAAACCTTTTCCATTTCGTTATCTATCTATTTTTTATTTCATTAATTTTCTTACCTTATTAAGCATTACATCAACCTCTTTTGTTTCATTCAGTCTTTCTTGTGGTGTAGAAGTCTTGTTGTACTTGCCACTGTCGTAATTCGATAAATGCATCATTCTTTCAAATTCCTCTCGAATATTCTCCTTTGTAAAATGTCTCTTTACCTCTGGTTTATCACTGTGCCATTCAACAAGATATTCATTCGCATTCTTATCACGCATTACGAATCTGTTACCTTCTACCATATAACTATCTGGAACTTTTGTCAGCATATGGTTTTCTGTTAGGAAAACAGTGTTCTTAAATGTCAATTTCTTGAGCTTGTGATTTTCATTATAAAGGTTCTGATAATTCTTTTCAATGTCAGAATCATTCAATTCTCTACCGCTTAATCCAATCTTTACAGCCTTCTTTCTGTTGTCAGCATACTTGCCACCTTTCTTTTTGAACTGGTTGACAATATCGTCAGAGCCGTATTCGGCATTTCCAAGCTTTTCGTTCTTGTGAATGTCCTCGTTGTCCTTTGAAGTGAACCCCTTCAACTGTGATTTGACTCGTGATGTATATGCATCGTTGGCATTGTTTACAAAAAGGCTTTCCATCCCCCTATTGTCATCATTCTCTGGTAATTTGAAACCCTTTTCCTTTGTCAAGCCACCGTCATAGTCGGCTGTTGCCTTTTGCATATCCTTGTAAGCCTTTTCGTTGTTTTTCTTGTTATCTTCTGGTACATTATTGCCAAATTTTGGTTCAAATTCGCTCTTGGCACTTTCCTTTACCATTCTTCTTAAATCGCCTACCTTATAAATTTTCATAATATTTTGTTTTTTTATAATTTTTAATTCAACAGAGGCATCAATGTCTTTTTAACACCTTCCAAAACAATGTCTCTAATGATAGATTCTGCAATTTTCTTTTTGTTTTTCTGTTTATTATTATCGTCCTTAACCTTCTTTTCAATTGCCCTATTGAATCTATCTCTTGCATCCTTTGTACGAAACTTGTATCTTTGACCTCCATACGTCTTTGCATCGTTGTCAAAAACACCTCCCATTTCAGATGCTGTTTGTTCAATCTCATCGGACATATCATCATAACGTCCTACTTTAATTGAATTATATCCCTTGTAATCACTACTACCTACAGCTTCTGTGCTTTTAGTCCTATTCTTATTGCTTTCCATAAAAATATATTGAATATTATTCATTTATAAATATAATAGACAATAAAAAAAATGCAGCCATTTCTGACTGCATTTTATGTTTTTTTTCAGTAATTGTTTCAATCCTTTCTCACTTCCTCTATATCGAATTCCTCGCAAATCATTGCATTCATCCCCTCATAGTTGAAGTGGTAGTCGTATTCTATCAAATCAATCCCCTTGTACAATTTGTACATAATGCTGTGATATGGTTGTGGGGCTGCAATGAGTTTGAACTTGCCTTCTGTAGCAACATAGTCCTTGATGAAAAAGGTTGACCTAACGCTTCTGCTTTCCTTGAATACGAGATTGTAAGCCTTTAGATAGAACATTTCTACACGGACATCAAGACCAAGGTCTTTTGCAATGCTTACAATATGTTCACGAGCAGCATTAAACATATAGTCTTCATCAAATGGCTCAATCTCAAAGATAATCTCGTCATTTGATAATGACACACATTTTCCGTTTAAGTATTTGATTGAAGAAAGTTCTTCGTACAATTTAGTAATCAAATACATTTCAACAGTAATGTGCCTACTAGGATTCAACTTGCCGAAAATAACTTGCCTTGTGTACTTTGATTCCTTGATATAATCCAAGTCTGTGAACTTACCTATGAAATCCTCATATGTGTCTGCACCAAGAACAATCTCCTTGTCAACACTCTTCAATGCTTGAAAGTTTGCCTTCTTCATATCGACCGAAATGAAGAACTTTCCAACATTTGACTGATTGAAGATGTTTTTCTTTGTAATGTTTGGCTTATTCTTGATTGAATAGCAAAGCATATTCATTTTATTGAACCTCTGAAATGCCTCGCAGTTGCTTACTGTTTGGATGATATTTTCCCTAATGTTGTAATACTCATCAAGAAACTTCTTGCACTCACCGTTGTACTTTGACTCAATCAAAGAGACAAGCTCCCTATATTTTGTCAATGTGCCGTAATCTTTTTCGTATAACACAAGATGATAGAAAAAATACATCTCATTAATCAGTGGTATAGGAAAATTGTAGTCACTGATAAATCTCTTTGCCAATTCCTTGTCGTATAACATAACTTTATCTAATTCTTATAGTACAAAGATATGCATATTCCTTGATATTGGCAAATAAAAAGTATTAAAATATGTTAATACATATTGACTCTCCAAGCATTTGGGTCTTGAGTAAGATAAATCCCCTTCAGCAACTGCTCAAACCTAAGCTTCATAACCTTTTCCTTGTCGTAGTTTGGCTTGCCCAATTCCTCCTTAACTTGCTCGTCAATCTTGTATATCTCCTTGATGACGCTTGCATCATCAACTATCAAATATGGACTGTTGTTCATAATATTAAGGTTGTTGTGTCTTTGGTTTATATATGTTTCTCCTTTGTACTTTTGTCATAGGTTGAATGAATTGACCAGAGTCTGGATTGCTTCCACCTCCTTGCATAGTGCTCATTGTTGAGGTAGCTCCACCTACGGAACTTACACCGCTTCCCATTCCTTCAGCGCCACCACCGACACCACCGCCATCCATTTCGCTAATCAGCTTGTCGATTTCCTCTCTGATTATTCTGTTAATCTTGTTTTCCATTGTTTATATGTCTTTGTTTGTTATGTTAATTCTATCTCTTTCTTTGATGCAACATCAAAGAACCAAGTATTTTCGTTTTCATCTAGGCAAGTAAATACCTTAGGTGTTGACATTGAACATTTGCGCACATGTGTATACATTCTTGATATTTGCTTATTTTGTATTAAGTCATAAAAGCAGCATGTGTTGTTTTCATAAACAAATACGGCAACATCGCCATAAAAAATTGCATCAATCAATTCGTTGCTTTCAATAAGTATTTCACAAGTATTACAATTCATTATACAAATAGTATCTCTTAAAGTCCAAAATGTCATATATACGTTGTTTGTGTAGTGAGTATTAGTTACTTCAACTGCTGGGTCACACTTCATTATTAATTTTCTGTTGCTCAATGAATATAACTCACCTTCATCTGCACTATATTTCACACTCAATACGTCTTTATAAACATTAAATCTTACGTGTTGAAATATAAAACTCAACGCAACATCATTTGTTAACCTATCTATTATGAAATAACAACGTTCTTTACCATTGAATCTAGATTCAAAAGACATTAAATAATATCTTGATTCATAGTCATCTATACAGTAATTATCAACCATTCTTCCATCAAACCATTGGTCAAAAAGAAGCTCTCCGTTTTTAAAAATAAGATTGACTTTTTTATCATAATTTGTATAATCACTATCATAAACGCACATTGCAAAATAACTCTTGTCGGCATTTGTATATGACGGAGATATGTATACGTTCTTAAACAAGCATTTCGAGTCTTCATTATAAATATCACATTTTGGGCTGACATTATGTGAGAATATTATGAAACTGCCATATATAAACCATTCACCATCATTTGGTGTGGGAATTACTTTACCATCGTATCTTACAAGTTCATTATCTTGTGTAATTAAATATTCACCGTTTTGAGACACTACATCGTCAGCCTCATTTAATGATTCTTGAGAGTATGATGTTATCAGTTCTCCTTTATTAGTATAATATTCTACATCATCTTCTATAGTTATTGCAATAAATTTACCAGCTTTACATAAATTATCATATCTACTTAGAAGTTTTACTAGCTTCTTTGGATTTTGCCCTAATGATGTAACATATCCTTTAATTACTGCTGTAGGGGGTTCCGTTTCAAAATTTATGTCACGAGCATCTTCATTCACTTCAATTAACACTTTCAATTCTGGAGAGTCTTCATAAACCACTGTATATGGAATTTGTGTATTACGGCATACTACATAATGTTCTTCGTTATTAATATCTAACCTATCAAACCACGTTTTTGAAATAATCTCTCCATTAGTATTCATAATGTTCAAATAGTTTTCCCCTTCATAATCAATTTCAACAGAAAGATAATTAAATGATTGATACGCTATATGGTTAAACCATCTGTTTGATACCAATTTTTTAGTGACCAAATTTATCACATTATAATAATTTGCATATGTTACAATCCATAACTTGTCACTAATCTCTTGTGTATTTAATGAGGAATAATCACCATTCTGTATAGCTTGATTCAAGCGATAAAAATCAAATTGATTGTTGGTCTCAATTTCTTCTTTTTTGTAACCGACAAACACGTCTTCAAAAGAATTAATGTGAAGCAACTTGGCTATTTCGTCTTTTGTAAGTGCCATATCTGTATAATGTGGACTTTCGTATGTTGCTCTGTGATTCCATCTCGTATTGCAAGCCACCAAATCATTCTTTGGCTGTGGTGACACAAACAGAAATATCATACTAAGTCCGTATTCATCATATGGGCTTGAACCACCATTTGGATGAACGGCTGGTATATTTTCCCACCCATCCTTCAAAAGAACATAGCACTTGTTACGTCCAGAGTCAGAATAGTTACTACTTTTCCAAGTTGACGATGATTGTGTATAACAAAGCCTACTTGTTGGACAACTTTCATTTCCTATTTCATTGGCTTGGTCGTATGTAACATTAGATAATATCCTATATTGTGTATTTTGATATATTTGAGCTTCTAATCCTCCATTGTTAGTATTTGTTGAATTGTTGTTATAATTTTTTGCTTGAGCATCCAATTTATACAGTTCCTCCAATTCTTTGGAACATAGATTGTAAAAATCGTCATACGTTGTTGCATTCAACTTCTGGACATCCAATGGGTTGTCAATATTGCGTGTCTTGGTATGTATAATTTGTACTATGTTACGCAAATTGATAAGCATCTTTGTTTGAGGTACGGCATCTTTCTGCCCATAGCCAAACTCCAATGCAATTTGTGCAATCAACGGTTCAATCCTTATGACTGGTTTTGACGTAAGTCCATGAAAAAAATCAGTTTCAATCTGTTGTACGATTGAATCTGACATTTTAATATTACCATCCGTCATAGAATCAAGATACGGACTGAAATTATGGAAATATTTGTTTACAACATTGATTGTCTTGTTGTGCGCATCAATACGTCTCTTTTCCTCTGACTTGTTTTCCTTGAGGATGATTGATGCCTTGTTATATATTCGCATAATACTATTTACACATTTACATATTTGTCGTAAAACCTTTTTACGTTATTCTTGAACTCCTTCTTTGGTACTGAATATGTCAATGAAAAAGAGACCTTCGATTTTCCATTTGCTGTAACATCCTTTGGAGTTTCTTTTATCTTTGTGTCTCGTCTTAGCAAATCAAAGTCAATTAATTTCTCAATTATTTCCTTGTCATTAAGATTCAAGTAATCCCTTAATTCTTGGCTTGCCTTTGCATTGATTGGGTCAGACAACAAGCTAACTAGGAAATTCTTCAAATGCGTAAAAAATGAAAAATATGTTATCTCCTTACGATTCTCGAATAAAGCTTGAATCTGTTCGCCTTTAATTAGAATTTTCATTTTTATACATTTTTTTAGTTATTATTATGCATTCATAATAGTACTCTTCCAGAAAGAATTCTTTTGCCATAACTGCTTGAACAATTCATTGATGCAATCACCGACAATCTCCTTAATCCTCTTTTCATCGGACTTGTTTATCTCTTCTTTCATTATTTCTTCAGACACAATCTGTCTGATTCTATTCTCATTTATCATAATAAAAATAATATAAAAAAAATCAGTTATACATATAAATATAACTGATTTTTCATTTTAATTGTATTAATGCTACATTTTACTGTTGTAAAACAGCTTTCGGATAAACCTTCTTGAAATCATCAAAATCCATAAAATTTCTATATTTTAAATATCCACTTATGTCCAACAAATTGTATTTGCCGTTTTTAGTTACTTGGCAAACTTCGTTACCATTTTCATCTTCGTGAAAATCGTCTTCACTAACCCATTCGTTAAACATTAATGTTCCATCAACCAATATTATATTAGCTTTCAGTGTATCATCAATTTCAGACTTTTTATATACAAAAGCGTCTACAACTCCATCCTTATCATCAAAACTAGTTGCATCATCAAACCATTCTTCCCAAGGCTTGTCCCATACATATGCGCCATCATATCGTATGTAGTTATATTTATCATTTAATTTTACTGTAACCGCACTATTGCTATAATAAAAAGTACCAACATATTCAAACCATTGAGAAGTATCTTTATTATCAATGACAAAACTACCATTTGGCAGTATAAAATTATACTTATGGTTATTGGCAACTCTAAAGAATCCATTACCCCAATAATCAATATTTTCAAACCAATAATCAGACAACAAATTACCTTGTTTATCAATTATATTTTCTAGTCCATCTAACTTAAATTTGTAATAATCAGTACCAAACACTTTCCTACAATCACTACATATATCAAATAATGGGACTTTTTCTTGTAATTTTTGTTCGACATACTGAGTTAGCCTCAATGACTTGTCTATTTCATCACTAACAATTCCTATTTGTCTAATTACATTACTACCAACAATTTCGCACAATTCTTGATAAGAGAAAATATTATCAACTCGTCTTGGATAACCTTTTGGACCGTGGTTCCATCTTACATTATTGTATACCACATTGTTTTTATTATCTACAATTACAAATATCATTGACAATCCGTAACTGTCCAATGGATAACCTTCTCCAATCTCACAAGGTTCATCTTGCCATCCATCACGCAATAAAGCATACATATTGTATTTGTTGCCGTATGTATATTGGTTATATGTATCTTCAGATTGAGTATAACACAGTGGTACAGCACCTTGGCCACCAGTATACTTGCCAAGTTGTTTAACAGTCATTCCCAATCCTTCAATTGGAGTATCATAACCATTAACCTTATAAATGGAATAATTGTATTTACCTACAGTTTGTTTTTGATTTACTACATCAATTGCATCATTATACTTCCTATTTACGTTCCAATAGGTCAAACTTTCATCGTTATTCCACAACTGTTTCTTTGACTGCTGCTCTCTCCTTTGCGCTTGTATCAAATTCTCAAAGGCATCCTTAATCCTTGAGTTCTTGTTTACAAAGAAATTACCTTCCTCATTTTGTTTGACTACATATGGTATCAAACGACTAATCACTGTATTGATTGCCCAAACCTCGTCATTCTGTCGCTTCTCGCCTTCAATTGGATGTTTAACATAAACATTCCATATTTCGTCAGTCATCGATTGAACATCTTGGCTTGCAACATCCTTTTGTGTAATGGTTGCGACACCACGCGCAATCTTATTGCGAATTGTACGTTCTTGGTCTTCTGTTAGCAGATTGGTATTCTCATTAAGTTGTTGCTGTATCTTTTTATACTCTTCAATAGTATGCAATGTACCATTAGTAAGGCTTAACATTAATTCTTTGTTGTTTTTTTGTACTTTAACAAAACCCTTTTCCATAAAATAAACATCATCATAGTAAACCGAATCAAACCATTCGTGTGGGTCTTCTTTATCCCAAACCAACGTACCATCGAGTCTAAGTAAGTTACCAAATTCATCCTCGTCAAATTCCCTTTCGACATATATATAATCTGTAAAATGGTCAACTCTGTCAGTCCAATCAAACCATTGTTCTATCGGTTTATTCCAAATGTATTTTCCTTCTCTATTGATAAAATTACGTTTGCCATTATCACATCCTACCACAGCCAAACTATTCTTCATCATACCAATGCGTGAAGGCCACTGACTAATGTCTTCATAAGGTAATAGCAATTGTCCATCTTTACCTAGCAGATTAGCCCTTCCATTAACTTTAATCCTAGTGTAACCTTCTCTAAATTCTAGTGGCTCATTTGTAAACCATTCATCTAATGGTTTATTCCAAATGAAAGTACCATCTAAGCGTAACAGATTGTATAGGTTTTCTTTTTTAACAATGAAATAATCATCCATTGCTTGAACTCTATCAAACCAAATATCACTAAGCAATATACCTTCACTGTCAATGATATTTTGTTGTCCTTTATAACTCACTTCATATACATTGTTCCAATTTCTATGACATGTTTGGAATATTTGTAACCAATCGATACCTCGTGCTAACTTATCTTCAACTTCATATGTGAGTTGTGTAGAATTAATATTGTTATTAATTCCAATTTGGTTTACAACGTAACTTCCTACAATTTGTGCTAATTGTTTGATTGTGAAAATATTATCAACTCGTCTTGTGTATTGTTTAGGTCCGTGATTCCACCTAACGTTACTGTATTCAATACCTCCATTAGGGGACACAATTACAAATATCATTGATAATCCGTAACTGTCTAATGGATAACCCTCTCCAATTTCACAAGGTTCATCTTGCCATCCATCGCGCAACAATGCATACATATTGAATTTGTTGCTGTTTGTGTAAATGTTATATGTACCTTGAGATTGTGTATAGCACAAAGGTACAGCACCTTGTCCACCAGTATACTTGCCAAGTTTTGTAACAGTCATTCCCAAGCCTTCAATTGGTGTATTGTAGTCTTCTACCTTGTAAACAGTATAATGATATTGCCCACTAAAGTAAGGGTCTGACTTTAACGAGCCATAAGCTTGTTTTGTATTCCAATACAATAGGTTTTCGTTGTCTTGCCATACTTGTGTTTTTCTATTCTGACGTTGAGTTTGTATCAAGTTCTCCCAACTTTTATGTATTCTTGGATTGTTGCTTATAAAGTAATTTTCAGAATCATTTTGCTTCAAGACATATGGAATCAATCTGTCTATAAGTTGATTTATAACAGTAATCTCGTCATTCTGACGTTTCTCACCTTCAACTGGATGAACAACATAAGCATTCCATACTTCATCAGTCAGTGACTGAACCTTTTGACTTGCAACGTCCATTTGTGTAATAGCTGCGATACCTCTTGCTATCTTGTTACGAATTGTCTTTTTCTGGTCTTCTGTGAGCAACAAGAAATTCTTCTTTATTGACTCCATTAGGGCTGTGTTTTGATGTGGTGTTTTAGACAGATTACCATTCAAATCCAAATAGAAAGGATTACCATCAATGAATACCTTTGCTATACCATTCTGGAATTTGTCTCTATCCAAGCCATCAAACCATTCGTTATGAGGTTTATCCCAAACAAATGTTTTGTCTGTTCGTATATAGTTAAGCTTGTTATCAATACGTATTCTAGCAACACCATTCGAATCAAAAGGTTCAATGGCTTGAACCCACTTGTCAAGGAACAAATGACCATCTTGTGTTAGAAGATTATAATTCCCATTTTCATCTCTAACCATAATATAATCTGTTCTTCCATAATATATGAAAGCATATGTAAACCATTCATCTTCTGGTTTGTCCCATACAAATGTACCGTCAGTCCTTAATATGTTATACTTTTGATTACTAAGGCTTCTTACTACAGCGCAACCATTGTCAAATCTGTACGCAGAATAAAACCATCTATGTGTCAACAAGCCCAAGTTTGAATCAACATAATTATAACACATGACAGCACTCCCATATACTCTACGTCTTATAATCCTATAACCGTCATATTCATCAGTGTCAATCTCATATTTTCTACCATTCAAATTATTATTTGACTTGTCTTCTTCAAACTCTTTGGTTAAAGTTAAAGAATAATCTACTGCAAATTTATGATTAGCGCATATGTAATTCATTATTTTACTACCAACTACCTTTGTAAGAGATTGATATGTGAACATTTCGTCAACTCTTGGATATGAATGGTCTCCGTGATTCCACCTAACATTGCTGAATTTAATTTCGTCTTCTGTATCAATTATAACGAATATCATTGACAACCCATAACTGTCATATGGATACCCTTCTGTCTCTTCGCAAGGCTCATCTTGCCATCCTTCTCGAAGCAAAGCATACATCGTGTATGCATTACCATGCGTAAATTGGTTATATGTATCTTCCTTTTGTGTATAACACAATGGTGCAGTATTTTCACCACCAGTATGCTGACCAAGTTCTTTAACTGTCATTCCTAAACCTTCGATTGGAATATCGTAGTCTTCAATCTTATAGGCACTATAAATATGGTCTGCTTCATATACTTCTTTCTTGGCATTTTCAACTGCATCATTGTATGACTTGTCAGCATACCAAGAGAATAGACTATTGTTATGCTTGTCAAGTATCTGCGCTTCCATATTTTCGCGTTGGGCTTGAATCAATGCCTCAAAACCGTTCTTGATTCTGCTTGTCTTCCTTATTTCATACGTATGGTCTGAATTCTTCTTAAGCACATATGGTATAAGTCTTTCAATGTTCTTGTTGATTGCTGTATATTCCCTATTCTGCCTATTGTGTGCAACAACATATGTGTTCCAAACATCGTCTGTCAAACGTTGAACTTGTTCATCATTCATATCAGCTCCAATTGCAGCACTAATGCTTCTAGCAATCTTGTTTCTGATAGTCTTGATTGTACTGCCTTCAACAAGCATTTGATAGTTTTCCTTTATATATTCTTTGAGAGATTCTTTGATTAATGTAGACTCATCAGCATATATTGGTTTACCATTATTTGCAAAATCAATTACTTCTACATAATCACCGTAATCATCTCTTTCATAAAGTTCACCATGTCTATACAGTATATATTTTACACCTTTTTTACATACAATAGCATCGCACTCGTCATCTGACACTGCTACCGAATCGAACCATTTTCTCGGATTCTCATGATTCCATATTAATGTACCGTCATACCGCATGTAATTCCATTTAGTACCCTTTTTGACAGCAAAACCCCACGAACTTCCTTCTGGTTCTATTTTATCAAACCATAAATTTTCTGGTTTGTCCCATAATATTTTACCGTCTTTAGTAATGAGATTCCACTTTCTATTTTTTCTCACAAAGTATAACTCGTAAGCATAATGATAATACAAAGTAGTAAACCATTCATTTACATCTGTTGTATTCAAAAGCAATGTACCATCACTTCTTAATAAATTATGTTTATTTACAATACGTACTGGATATAATCCTGGATACTTATTAGAAACACAACTAAACCATAATTCAACTGGTTTGTCCCATATAAGCTTTCCGTTTTCATCTGCTAAATTACACAATGGTGTACCATTGTACAACTTTTCAACCCTTACACAACCATTTTTAAATATACCTACAAAAGAGTATCCTTCATCAAAAAGATATGTCCCATCTTGTAATAATATATTGTAAACGTGGTCTTTGCAAATTGTAACACAATTCTGACCTTTAATTTTATTAACAAAAGCATCCTCCAACCATTCGTCAAACAAATATGAGCCATCTGTTTTCATTATATTATATTGTGTACCTTTTTTTACACAAAAAACGTCATCATTAACTCTACTAATATGGTCAAACCATTCATCTGACAGTAAGTACATATTTTCCTTGTTAATAACAAGTAAGTTATAATACCAATTGAATCTGACAATAATTACATCTTTATCATCTTGTATTTCCAACTCATCAAATATATCTTCAAGCTCTTCACCATCATTCAATTGTTTCTCTACCTCATATGTCATTTGAATAGATTTATCAACTTCAACTTGTGCTCTAATTTGGTTCATTACATCGCTACCAACAATATCTGTCAATTCCTTATAAGTGAATATATTATCAACACTTCTTGAATATCTCTTAGGTCCGTGATTCCACCTTACATTGCTAGTTGTTATCTTTCCATTATGGTTTATTATGACGAATATCATAGAAAGGCCGTAGCTATCCAATGGATAACCTTTACCGATTTTACATTGTTCGGCTTGCCATCCATCTCTCAATAATGCATACATAGTATCCCTATTGGTGCTAGTATAGTTATTATATGTACCGTCACTTTGTGTATAGCACAATGGTACTGCACCTTCACCGCCAGTATAGTTACCAAGGCTTTTAACTGTCATTCCCAAGCCTTTGATTGGAATACCGTAACCATCAACCTTAAAAACGCTATAATGATATTTGTTGTTGTTGTTTTGATATTGTGCTGCTTGTACAGCATCATTGTACTTTTTATTAATACCCCAATAAGTCAAGCTCTGATTGTCTTGCCATTGTCTTGTTTCCCTATTTTGCCTTTGGGTTTGTATCAAATTCTCCCAACTGTCGTGAATACGTTTATTGTTATTAACATAAAATGAACCATCTTGACGCATTCGAATAACATAAGGAATCAATCTGCCCACAAGCTGATTGATTACAGTAATCTCATCATTCTGGCGTTTTTCACCTTCAATTGGATGCTTGACATATGTATTCCAAACTTCATCAACCAATGTTTGTACTTCTTGGCTATTAATATCAAGGTTTGTAATTGCTACGATACCTCTTGCTATCTTGTTTCTAATAGTTCTCTTCTGGTCTTCTGTGAGAAGATTTTTGTTTTCTTCAATAACGTTGCCATTTTCATCAAATGTTATTGATGGCTCTTCATCTTCATCTTTGTATTTTATCAATTCACCGTCAATTGTCAACTTATACAATTTGGAACCGATATATACAGTTGTCCATTTAAGACAACCAAAATCTGAAGCTTCATCAAACCATATTTCTGGACTAATCAAAGTACCATCTCTCTTTAAGAAGTTATATTTTCTACGTCCATTCACATCTTTTATAACCATTGTAACTTTATCTCTAAATGGATAAACAAAATTAAACCAATCATCAGTATTTAAAGTATTCCATACTAACGTACCATCAGTCCGCATCACATTCTCCATTCCGTTTTTGGTTACTTTTGCAAAACCGTATTCAAACTCCCATACTAAATCAAACCACTCATTAGGGTCTTCATAAGGCCACACAAAGTTTCCATTTCGGTCTATTAAATTCCATTTGTCTTCTTTGCATACACGAGCATAACCATTTTTAAAATCTCCACCGCCATCAAACCAATCATCACATAACAATTCCTCTGATTCATCTATGAAATTGTACTTATCATTATATTTAATCATCTGGAATCCTTCGAACCATTCAAAAGTATCTTCAACTATATCATAAATGGATGCTCCTTCTGCTTGTGCTTGTTCAACATTAAATGTTAAACGTAGTGAAATATTATCAACATCATAGTTAGACCCAATTTGTTTCATTATGTTGCTACCAACAAGCTTAGCCAATTCATTATATGATAAAATATGGTCAACACTTCTTGTATAATGTTCTGGTCCGTGATTCCACCTTACGTTACTGTTCTTAATATATCCATTATTGTTCACAATGACAAATATCATTGAGAGTCCATAACTGTCCAATGGATAGTCTTTCCCAATTTCACATTTTTCACCCTTCCATCCATCACGTAGTAACGCATACATATTGTAGTTGCCATCCATTGTATAATCATAATATGTATCATCACTTTGTGTATAGCACAAAGGAACAGCACCTTGTCCGCCAGTATACAGTCCAAGCTCTTGAAGTGTCATTCCCAAACCTTCAATTGGGGTATCGTAGTCATCAATCTTATATGCAGTATAATTATAACTTCCTTCATATTCTGTATTTCTTACTGACTTCAATGCTTCATCATATTCGTTCTTTGCATTCCAATAAACAATATTGTCATCACCAAGCAAATCAACACCTTTATTCTGCTTTTGCGCTTGTATGAAGTTTTCCCAACAATTACTCAATTTTCTTGTCTTAACAATTTCAACATTGCCATCTCTTGTTGAAATTACAAATGGAACAAATCTTTGAATGTTCTGATTTATGATTGTAATTTCGTCATTCTGACGTTTTTCTCCATTATTAGGGTGTTCAACATACTTGTTCCATACATCATCAACCAATTGCTCTATTTTTGATTGGTCAAAATTTTTCAAAACGCTAGTCTTTCTTATTATAACATCACGTATCTTGTTTCTGATTGACCTAATCTGTTGCTTGCGGTCTTCAGTAAGCATTGATGGATTGTTGTTCGATATTATTGGGGTTAAATCTTGTGGCTCATCATGCAAAATTCCATCAGTTCCAATATATTTAAATGGTTTGATAGTAGTTCTAATAATAACAAAATCATTTTTTAGTTTCTCCATGTATAAACAATTATCAAAATATTCTTTTGACATTGGTTGTAAATTCTTATTAAGATAGTTCCAACCATTAGTAGTAGACACATTATAACAGCCGAATTCATTAGGTGGGAATAATATTCTACAATCTACAAACTTGAATTCTTCCCACATGAAATTTCCTTTAGTATCAATTACATTCCATTTTTTATCATCGCATACTGTTCCATACCCATCATCAAATGGCACAGCATTATCATACCATTTATCCAACAACATGGAGCCATCTTTTCGCATAAAGTTATATTTAAAGTTAACTTCAACACAAGCCAACCCATCACTAAAAGGAAATGCATAGTCTAACCATTCGTCTATTGGTTTGTTATAGACAAACGTACCATCTTCTTTCAAGTAATTACGGAGCCTATTGATTTCAACCATTGCTACACCTTCTCTAAAACTATAAGCGCTATCAAACCAAATATCGCTGAAAATGTCATAGTTGCTTGTTAGGTAATTATACATACCTTTATACTTAACACGAGCCAATCGATTATATCTTAAATCATATTCATTAAATGAATCAAATATTTGAGAAGGAGATTCACCTTGTTGTAATCTTGATTCAACGTCTTTAGTCAATGAAAAAGACTTGTCCATTTCATTTTGAACTCCAATCTTATGCATCAAGGAACTACCAACAATATCATTCAATTCAGTAAATGACAATATATGGTCAACATCTCTACTGTAATGTTGAGGACCGTGATTCCATCTTACATTATTGTATACCACCTTGTTTTTATCATCTACAATTACAAATATCATTGAAAGCCCATAACTGTCCAATGGATAGTTTTCACCAATCTCACATGGTTCATCTTGCCATCCATCTCGCAACAAAGCATATATTGCATATTTATTATCATCTGTATATTGGTTATACGTATCTTCAGATTGAGTATAGCACAATGGTACTGAGCCTTGACCACCAGTATACATTCCAAGTTCAATAATAGTCATTCCCAATCCTTCAATTGGTGTGTCATAATCATCAATTTTGTAAGCTGTGTATTTATATCTTCCGTTATTTGTATTTTCACTAGCTTTCAAATCTTCAACTTGCCTATTTGTTGCCCAATGATGAATATTACCTTTTTCATTATCAATTATACTTGACTTATTATCAATCCTTTGAGATTGTATCAATCTTTCAAAGTTATCACGTAATCTTTTGTACTTTAGCACATAAAACTCGTCATCCCAGTTATCGTACTTAACCACGCTTTTAACCAATATAGTAGAATTATTTCTAATTGCAATATATTCGTCAAGCTGACGATTTTCTCCTGCAATTGGTTTTACCACATAATAATTCCATATTTCAGATGATAAATTCTGTACATTTTCACTGTTAATGTCTTCCTTGATAATTGTTGCAACGCACCTCTTTATTGCATTCTTAGTACCTTTGATGCGTGAATCTTCTTCAGTTATCAATGACTGTCTAACATAGTCACGCAAGCTCTCTGATATAATATTGTTGTATTTCATATACAAAAAAATAAGTTTCAATTATATAAAATAAATATAATTGAAACTTGTTTTAGGTTATAATTTTACTTCCATATGCAAGACTTATTTTTGTTGTGTTTGTCTTGTTGGATTCTTGCTTCCATTTTTTCAATAAGTGCATTCTTTCGCATTAATGTATTAAGCCTACTGTTAGGTAATGAAACAGTCTTCTTCTTGTTGGTAAATCTTTGAATACCCATATTAGTTATTTTTTAGTCGCTACTTTATATAATTTATCCATCAAATCACCGTTCTGCACCAACCCTTGTTTCCAATTTGTGAACGCATCACGTATCTTACCTATTGTCCTTGAATTTGATTCTGTCAATTGCAAACCATTTGCCCATATGTATACACCATCACCAGATGGGTCAGCATATCTGAATTGGAATGCAATGCTCATTGAATTTATCTTGCCGCTCAAAACCAAGTCCTTGTCCTTTGGATAGAACACTAATGCCTTTTCACCTAGCTCTATTCCTTCACCGATTGTCTTCTTTAGTGTGTCCTCTTGAGATGTAAACACATCACCGAACTGCGGTGTCTTATTTGTTATCACGAATTCTTCCTTTGAGCTATCGTTGTCTTCCTCTTCCAACAGAAACCCCTTCTCTTGTCTGCTCATAAGGTAGTCTGCTGCTTCAACCATTGACATTTCCTTATCCTCTTCAAGGATAGGTACATCTGGTTTCTTTCTTTCTTTCTGTACACTAGAGACACTTTCCCTTATTGTCTCAAGCATCTTTCTTGTATAATCCTTCTTCATAATTTAATACTCTATGCTTTGACCATTCCAATTATATGTAAAATCACCAAACACACTGTTTATCTTTCTATTTTTAGGTTTATTTTTTACAGCAACTTTAACTTTTTTAGGTTCAGTCTTAACAACCTCCTTGTGGATTTCAACTTCCTTTTTAGGTTCTTCAACAAATGGTTCAACGTATTCATCAATTATCTTGAGTGGTGTTTCGTCTGCAACCAATGTTGTTTCTGTTACAGTTACAGATTCGGCTTCATCTACATCTGCAATTGTAATAAGAGGGTCGATAATTGCGGTCTCTACAATTTGTTGTGCCTCTTCAATTTGTTTTGTTGAACTCTTCTTTGATTTAGAACCTTTAACTTGTTTTACTGTAGATTCTTCTTCTACGTTTATATTTTTCTTCTTTGCCATATTAACTATTTTAATAATAAATATATTATCAACTCAAAAGCAATGCCTCTGACTTCAATTTAAGCAATGATTTTTCTTTAACTTGCCTCACCCTCTCTTGAGATATTCCCAACAAGCATCCGCATTCCTTCAAAGTCAGTGGTTTCTTATTACCTATGCCAAAACAGTATTGTAATATCTGTCTCTCTCTAATATCAAGCTTTCCAAGAAGACGTTCAACAATCTCCCTCTGTTCATCAGCAGCCTCTGTCTCTTCAATATCTTCCTCATTCGTAATGTCAATACCAAACGTGTTATCATCTGTATCTTCTTGTTCTTGTGGGGTAATATTACTTGGATTCGTAGGTAATAAATCATCACTTGAAACTTCGTGTAATTCAATGTTCTTTCTCTTCTCTATGAAATTCTTGATGTAAAAATTAATCCACCACACAGCATACGAAATGAATTTATATCCCTTTTTCTCATCAAACTTGTCAAAAGCGTGTATCAGACCAAGGTTTCCTTCCGAAATCAAATCATCCATTGGAACACCATATCCCTTGTATCTCTTTGCCACATCAAACACAAACCTAAGGTTCGAAGAAAGTATCTTGTTCTTTGCATTAAGGTCGTTGTTCTTTGCCCTAACCATAAGATTACTTTCCTCGTCCTTTGAAATTGGTTTGCATTTGGTAAGCTCCTTATAATATGTTTTTACTGTTGGTGTAAAATCATTAATATATCCATTTGCCATTATATTTTAAAAGTTAAACAATCTTATTAATTATCACTGAATCTTCAACATAGAAATGTTGTCCTTCTTGGTAACAGTTATGATGGAATTTGCCTTTTCCTTGAAATATTCATTATGTGTAACTATCAAGATGAATGAATATTCATCCTTTATCCTATCCAAAATCAAGCTTATGTTGTCAAGATTGTCATTTGCAACCCTTGACAGCACTTCATCAAGGACAATGTAATTTGGCTTTGGAAGGACACTGTTCTTTGCCAATACGAATCTTAATGCAAGCGCTGCTGCTGTCTTTTCAAAACCACTTGCACAGCTTATGTCAGAAACCGTATTCTCCTTAAGAATATTAAAATTAACCTCGTTTTTATCAGTTATGCTTATATCTACATCGAAGTCACAAACATCTGAAAGTAAATGTACCAACTGGGCATTAATGATTGGTAAAGCCCTACGAAGAACCATCTTTGTAATACCATTCTTGCCAATCATATCAAGATACAGCTTCCAATTCTTTACAATTTGACGTTCCTCCTTCATCTTGTCAATAATTGAGTTTATTTCTTCAATTGTACTCTTAAGGTTCTTTATATCAGTTTCCATTTGTGAAATGCAAATAGTGTTCTTTTCCTTTGTGTTCCTATAGTTTATAAGCTCGATTTCAATATTCCTAATCTTGAGCTGCAACTGCATATTTGTTTCTATTGCCTCCTTGTTGCTGATATACTCCTTCCTCAACTGCAACTTGTCTCTAAGTTCGTTCCTCAACTGCTCAATCTGTACCTCATATGCAGACTTGTCAATCTTAAGCTTTGATTTCAAGTTGAAGTTTTCTCTCGACTGTTTCATTGAATCAATCTTCTTATCAAGTTCCGCAACCTCCTTTGATAATTGAGTGCCTATTGCCATTGTATTGCCAATACGTTCTTCTATTTCAGCAATTCTGGCTGAATTGTCTATATTGTCAAGTTTTCTTCCACAAGTAGGGCAATACTCACCCCTCTTTAAATCCTCCTTGTTCTGCAAAAGATGCTTGTAATCGTTCCTTGAAACAGAAAGACTACTTGATTTTTCAAGCTTCTCATTTACAAGCCGTTCATATTCATCCTCTGAAAAAGTTCCTATGTTAATTTCTTCAATCTGTTTACCTATTTCTGCAATCTTTGCTCTCAACGAAGTACCTCTTTGGGTTATGGTCTCGATAGACCTTTCAAGAGAAGTAATGTCAATGTTTTCTGCTGCATCGCTTATATCCTTTCTTGCCGCAACAAGAGCATCCCTTGTTTCACAAGTCTTTTTGATTAGCGTATCAAGAGAATTCTTTTCAGATGTCAGTTTTTCTATTTCTGCTGAATATACACCAATCTTCTCGTTACATTCTTGTATTCTTGACTTCAATTCCTCTTCATTGAACTTGTTGATAAGAAGACTTGGATTTATGTCCTTGTTGAATTTCTCCTTTGCTATTTCTTCCTTCCTTTCAATAGGGACAAGCCCAATCCATCTTGAAAGAATTCTTCCTCTTTCTGTATCTTTCTTCTCAATCAAGTCATCAATGTTCTCGCTTGTGGCACATATTGTCAATTCAAAGTCACTTTCATTTCCGATGGCATCCTTTATAACCTTGTTAGTCTTTGCTGTGTTTTCCTCTTGAAGCTCATCAACATAATCTTCAAGTTCCTCTTCTGTTCCACCAACAATCTTGTAGTATTCAACCTTCTGTGTTGTCTTGCTTTTTGATGTCCTCTTCTTGTACTGCGGTCTTGTCAACGTTCTCTTTATTATATAATCACAACCGTTGATGCAAATACAACCTTCAACACTGACTGTTGTTTCCTCTTTGAGCCAAATATTGAAAATCTTTTCTTGCTTTGTAGCCTTTTTGGTATTACCGAACAGCAAGAAACGTATCAAATCAATAGCGAATGTTGTTTTGCCACTCTGATTTGAAGGGTCTCCATTTAACAACACAAGACCATTCAAGTTTCTGAAATCAAAATAGTTGTCTTTACCATAAGACAAGAAATTGCTCCACTTTATCCACTTGATTTCATATCTCTGCATCTTCGTATTGTTATCAACACCAACCATATAATTTATATCATTGTCAATTGATTGTATGTCGTTGAAGTTAATACCTTCAATATTATTGTTAGATATGTATTCCTTGAATAAACCTTGCTGAAATTCAGGATTTTGAATATTTTCAATAATACCACTTGCACATTCAATTGTGTCAACACCATCCAATATGGTGAATATTGGAGTAACCCTTATCGAATCTTTAGGTATTCCATATTTCTTACTGAATTTACCTATTATATCAAGAACCGCATCTTGAGTATATTCATATGGACTTACTTTCCATGTGATTTGAACTTTTGCTTTTTTACCTATATCTGTCATCCCTTGAATTTAATTTTTAATGATACGAACTGTTCTTTTCCTATTCTTTGGCTGTTTCTCTTCCTCACTCTGTATAGAACTTTCATCAATTGTTTCTGATTTGGTTTCCTCGATATTGTTTTTTGCCTCATCTTTCATAGTATTCTCTGATTGGAACTTAACAAAAGGTTTGTTCCCATATTTATCTACATTGAAGCCTATCTCAATTAACCTGTTAATTTCAGATTCAATGTCCTCTATGTGATTCAGTTTGCAATATTCCAATATGTTATTGTACAATTTGTCATTTATTGAAAAATTCATTAAATTAACATTTTTTAATAATTATATAATTTATTTTTTTTAAATAAAAAAAAATATTTACTTTTTATTTTAATAATATTATATTTTATTATATAAAATATTATAATATAATAAAAATATGGAAAATAGTAATAATATTATACTAGGCTTAGACGTTTCTACACAGTGCATAGGATGCTGCCTCCTTATGGATGACGGTTCAGAATATGGTAAGATAATAGAGTTAACTCATATTGTTCCCAAAATACCAAAAAAGGAAAAAAGTATAAAATCATTGTTCTTGAAAGATGAAATATTTACAAATGATTTTTTATTGAAACTGAAAGATGTAAATATTAGTCAAGTTGTTATCGAAGAACCACTTATAAGTTCAACAAATTCAATTACCGTAAGCACATTGTTGCGATTCAATGGAATGATTTCTGAATCTGTGTACAAGGTTTTAGGAATTGTACCAGACTATATTTCAAGCTATGAGGCTAGAAAATATTCATTCCCAAGCTTGATGGCTATCAGACGTTTTGGAAAGAACGGAAGCAAATATGCAAAGGAAAAGGTAATAAGTAGTATAAAAAAGGGTAATCTTGTGCTATTTGGTGAATATCCTTGGGATACAGACAAGAAAAGTGTACTTCAACAGAATGTTGCTGAAATTTTTCCAGAAATACCTTGGATTTACAACAAGCAAGGTGAACTTAAAAAGGAAAATTTCGATGCATCTGACGCATATATAGCTTGTTATGGTTTTCTTAACAAGCAAAGGCACGGTGAACTTGATATGAAGACAACCAATATTGTCGTTGAAGATAACAAGGTAAGCTTTGACATTGAATATTGGGATAGATGCGACCATAGGGAAATCAACTTATAAAAAAAAAAGAACACTAATTGGATAGTGTTCTTTTTTTTTATGTCAAATATACATTGCTTATAGTTGTTGCATTTTTCAAACAAGTTATAATTCCTTTTTTGCCATATACTCTATATATTTCTGATGGGTCAAATTCCTCATTAACTGGAATATATCTTACCTTTCCTTGTAGCCTTCCTTGATTCAATAATGCATATATCTTCTTGGCATCCTCAAATGCATCACCGTCAAGGAATATGTTTACATTTGCGTTTGCATAAGACATAAGTTTGTTATAAATGGCAAAATCTGTTTTAAGTTGTTTACCTAACAAAGGAACTGAATTTGGTACAACAATATGGTCGAAAGGTCCTTCAACGAGTGTAATATCAGCATCCATTTGAAGTTTGTACTCATTGAATATTATATCCTTACGTTCAACCTTTGGGTTATAGTACTTCTGTTTGCTTTTCTTTGTATAATCCCTACCAGTCCAATAATCAATAGTACCTAATATACTTCTTGACGGTAAAATGATTCTGTTCGAACAAATCTTATCCTTGTCTTCGTATGCGGTTACTCCTATGTCATATTCTTCGATAATGTCCCAATCAATACCTCTGCTTTTTAAGTATTCAATTGGTTTTGTATCTGTTTCAGTCAGCTTGTGATACGTTCTTGGAAGCCTTACACCTTCTTCTTCAAACTGATTTTCATCAGCAAAATCATCAGTGACAAAATTAAGTTCATATAGTTTACTTTTCTTGAAGTCTCGTATTGCGTCCTTATACTGCTTTAGAATCGTCTCGTTTCCGTACATTCTAATCAGCTTGTATACAGACCCATGCATTTCATCGTGTACTGAACTACATTTCCAGCAATTGAATTTTCCGTTTCTTACGTTTACCTCAAGATTGTATTTGTCAAGTTCACTGTTGCCGAAATTTTCAGCACACTTTGGACATCCGAACTGCAACTGTCCGCTTTCGTTAATATCTCTTTTGGGTTCACCTAAAAAAGAAGACAATATACCTTGTAATGTTTGTAGAAAATAAGTCATATCATTTCAAATATATTGGTTCATCAAGCCTATTTGATTGCTTTCCGCTTCCAATTGAATTTTTATCAAATTCCTCTTGTTCCTTCTTTGTAAATATTGTATGTAGTGTTTCCATAATAGAATGTACATCCATCAAGTCAATGCACAAGTCCAAATCCAATACCCAATTCTGAATATGCAAGTCAAACGTGTCCTTTATCTTTTTCTTGCTCAATACTGAATATGACGGTCTCTTGACCTTGCTTTGATATTCACTTGAAGAGCAAGGAAGAATTTCAGCAAGATTGCTTTCTGTCTCACTTTTCTTTGCCCTTATAGCGCAAGCAAATTCATACCAAGTACATTCTCCTTCGTTTGAATAGTTGTAGATACCGACATATTTTTCGCTGTCTTCGTTTGGCAAGTATCTGTTGACTATCTTCAGAATTGCATTTGCCAAAGACCTTGCATATGTTGGTGTACCTCTCTGGTCATTTACAACCTTCAAAGGTGCATCAGAAGTAGCCAACTTGTCAAGTATTGTCTTGCAGAAGTTATGACCATATTCACAGTAAAGCCACGATGTTCTTATAATCAAGTATTTACAACCGCTTTCAATTATCAACTGTTCACCTCTCTTCTTGGTAATGCCATAAACCCCCAAGGGTGTTCCTTTCATTTCTTCTGTACAAGGTGTATCATATTGTTCCTCACCAAACACATAGTCTGTAGATATTTGTATCAACCATCCGTTTCTCTTCTTGATTGCTTCAGCAAGAATTCTTGGGGCTTCTGCATTAAGTAAATGCGCTGCCACCTCGTGTGATTCTGCCCCTTCAACATTTGTATATGCGGCACAGTTTATTACAACGTCTATATTATGGTTTTCAATGAATGCATCAACTTGGTCTTTGTTTGTTATATCCAATTTTTCGATGCCGTTCTCCTTTGGTTTACCGTTAATGTCTGTATAAAAATATATTCCCTTTTTGGCTTCTCTTGACTTCATTATGCAAGTACCCAATTGCCCCATTGCTCCAGTTACTAAAATGTTCATAATTATGATTTTTACTATAATATATATATTTTTTTAATTAAAACAAAATATTTATATTAAAATATTATTTTATGGTTAACAGTAAGAAATTGACAGACGAGGAATTGCTTCTTCGTCATATATATGAAACATACAAACCAAGTGACATTGAAAATGAGACCAACTATTGGTATGGCGCATATAATTATTTTTACGAAATAAAAGACTATATTAACCCATTTAAGTTATGAAATTAAGAAAGAAGAAATCATTAAGAGAATTTTACCATCAAGACGAAGATGCTTGGATGGCAGATGACAATTTCCAAAATCCAATGAGTGATGACGATATGTATAGTGATTATTTGGAACAAGACTATAATGATTATACAGACAGTATGGATTTAGATGATTACCCTTCTCAAGAGCAAGATAACGAATATTATGGTGGAATGGTTGACGATGCACAGTCAAAGAAATACTATATAGCTCAAAATGGTGAGAGAATACCAGGTCCTAGCAAGGTATCTCTTGGTGAAAATGATATAAGCAAGATTATCCGTGAAAATATATCTAATTTCTTAAACAGTACTTTGTTATTTGAAGATAAAAAACGAGATGTGGCTAAAAAAAGAACATATGACGTTATTAGGCAACATTTTACTAATAAGTATATGACATATTTCTTGGACAGACCATTTGTTGATGAAGTAAGTAACCCAGATAATTTGAATGCAATAGATTATATGTTCAAGGTATTTGATGAGGAATTCTTTCACCGCCCAATGCCAGACCATGCCATAATAACAATGGAACCATATATTGCACAAATAGCTTTTTATTGTGATTATCAAAATTTACATCCAGTAGCTGAAATAATTGCTCGTTTAAGAGATATGGTAGCGCGTATTTGGATGAAATATTTGGATAGGCTTAAATTTTATACCAAACAAGGGGCAAAAACACCAAAGGGTGATGCTGCTAGTGAAGTAATACAACCTATTACAGCAAAACTTAAGGAATTATCTGAAAGTGCCGATGAAAAAAGTGGTTCTATTGCAATGTACAAGTATTTGAATAGCATAATTGGAAACGAATTGGATGTCGAAGATGAAAGTGAAAATAACCAACTTTCCAATGACACATATGAAAATAGAAGTAACTTGCATTGGACTATAGACAGCAATGTTGATTACAATAAAATGCACAATGTATATTTTCCACATACTTGTGCAATGTGCTATGGTGATAAAAGAATTACTTGGGAAGAGGGCCAGTATGCTGACACTCAATACATTAACGGTGAACCAGATTACGATGTAAACAAATTGTATGTCATACTTATGAATGGTTGGGAAAATATACCACAAGAACATACAGAATGCTTATTTCCAGAAATCTTTGGAAATGAACCCAATTCTCCTTACGATATGTATGGTTTGTCAATGCTTTTTGTTTGGGTAACACCAAAAGGCAAGATTTCTGCCTGCAATACAAGATGGAACCATTCAGCATCATATACTGGTAATCATAGTGTAGATAAAGCATTCAACAGAGTTGAATTATCTAAAATTTTAGGAGTTAATTTCAATTCTGTATTCAAGGGAAATACAGAATATGCAAATGTTCAAGACCATAGGACTAATCAATTTAGGGAAGAACAAGAGCTAAGGGAATCAATCAAACGTAAATTAAAAAAAATGATGGGGTAACAAATACCTCATCATTTTTTTTTAATCCCTCTTATATGTAACCTTGAACATTGACTTGTCATTGTCTTTCTTGTCCTTCTTGATTGATATGTAAATATAGCTGAAATCATTGAAGTTTATAACTTGGTCAAATTCGAACTTGCCGAACATAATCTCTTCCCAAAGGATATTGTTCAACTGCCTTGAACCCAAGTCTATGTTTGCTGCAAGTCCGCTTGCAATCTCATTGTTCCTCTTTTCATTTCCGTTGTCATCAATGTTAACCACTCTGAACGGGAATGATATTCTGTCCCTTATTGGCTGTAACAAGTTCTCAACGAAATATCTTACATTTTCAATGTATTCCTCGCTAACGTTTGCGTCACCGCAGAATTCCTCCAAATCAAAGTTATTGCTTATCTTCATCCTCATCTTCTTCCTCTATTGTTTCTTCTATGTTATGTTTAGGTTTATTGTGCGTAGAACCGAAATTGATTCTGTTCTTACCAATTGACGCGGCAATTGTCTTAACACCCATCAGACCGCAACCTACTGTGTACAAGTACAAGTCCTTGTCAATTATTTTCAAAATGGATTCATCCATATCTTGTGTGATAAAAAAGAATGCAACACATGAGACAAATATGAACAAGCACACGAAACAAGTAATCATACCTACAAGCTTGTTGCCGCTTGTCTTGCCATTGTCATTGTTGAATGCTTCCCTAACTGAAATTCTGTTTATACTTGGCATATTTAACTAATTTTAATACTTTTTATTTGTTTATGCCACAAATTTGTGATATATTTGTGGTATAATGTGTCTTATATTAATAAATATCAACATTCAAAAAAATTAGTGCTATGAAACCTATCGTAAATCCTTCAAGCAATGTAAAGGCACTGATGGCTCGTCTGTTCGTGTCAATCAGCCACGGTCACGGAAATGTTTTTGTCCCATCAAATGAGGTTAGGAATTATCAAAGGGCATATCACGACATTTATCGCAAATAATAAAAAACCACTCACAAAATAAAATTTGTGAGTGGTTTTTTATTATTCAAAATACTCGTTTCCGTTTTCGTCAATTTTACCATATCTACCTTCTAATGTTATAAAAGTGCCGTAACCATTAACGAAAGCAAAAACTCTTAAATATTCTTTATTGTTAAGTCTTTGACAAGTTTTTGCATCTATAAATGAACGATTACCATTTGGTAAAATAACATTAGATATTCCTTCATATGGTGGAGAAATATTAATATACGGTTCTTTTGTCATAACATTTCCATGTATATCAACAATACAATAATTACGATTACCTATCATACAAAGTATTTGATTATTAGTATAATAAGCCACATGTCTATAAAATGCACCATTAGATACAATTTGTAAATTCTCGTTAATAAAAACAGTATGCGCCATATCTTTACCTATTCTTGCGATAATAATATTATGCTCATTGGATAAATCAAAGTCTTTATATCTTACCCAAGGCAAAAAATCAACGTAACCAGTTGGTTTTATCAATTTATCTCCTTGTTCATTAATGATTGTATAAAGTTTTGTATCACCATTAGTTGAAAGTATAACTATTGCAAGTTTTTTATCTAATATACTATAAAAATCCGAACAAGTTGCATATTCTTCATTAGTAATACGTTTACCATTTGTATCTATGTAATACCAATGTTCAGAATCTGTAGCAACAACTGCATATCCATTTTTGAAATTCCTTCCAGATTTATAAAATTGATTATTTATAGGATGACCTTTATAATCGACATAAGTTGTGTAATAATCACCATTTGCTTCAAAAATAACACGAGAATACCCATCATTGAACTCATCCATGTGTCTTACATTCTGTGCTAATAACGGTTCACCGTCAGTATCAATCAGATTCCAAGAATTCTCATTATGATTGTTATATTGTACAATAGCAGACCCATTTTTAAATACAAATGCCATCTCAAGCCAATCATCAAATAATAGGTTATTATTTTCATCTATATAATTAAAGCCAAGAGATTCAATGAAAACTTTTCTTAAAGCATTTTCTGGGAATTCTTCATAAGTATCAAATACTTTTGACAAATCTTCTCCATCGTCAAGTTTTTTCTCCAATTGAAGATTTAAACCATATGCACTAGAAACGTTAGTCATTTTGATTTGATTAAGCAGATTATTGCCAACAACTTTAGATAGTGTGTTATAGTTAAACATTTTGTCTACATTCGAATAAGAACCATCACCGTGATTTCTTCTTACATTTGAATATACCAACAAGCCTTGTTGTGATACGACAATAAAAATCATAGACAAACCATAACTGTCATATGGATAACCTTTTGCGCGTAAACTAATTTCTTTTTCCCATCCATTTTTTAAGAATATATACATATTATAACTACCTTCGTCTGTGTAGTTATTATATGTTTCTTCACTTTCGGTATAGCACAATGGGTCTGAATTATCATCACCAGTATATTGACCTATTTCACTCAAAGTCATATTAATCTCGTTTCCTTCCAAGTCTTGAAGATTCATATCATAACCAACAACCTTGTAAACTGTATAGTTACCTACATAGTTATTCTGCTCTTCATTGTTTTGGTTGGAATCATCATCCATAAACTTTGAATACTGTCTGTATATGTTGTCATAATCACCAGTATCTATTCTGCTTATCAATGATTGGAAACCATCACGCAAACGCTTTCTCTTGTCAACTCTGAATGAAAGGCTACCATCTTCAAGCTTGGTATATACGACAGCATATGCGACAAGCCTAGGTATCTGATTACGCATTGACAAGAAATCCCTATCAGTGATTTGTCTTCTTATGCCGTGTCCGTCAATTGGTTCTATATATGTGTTCCAAATTTCTTGTGACATATTTGCAACTTCTTCACCATTTACATCGAGATTTGTCTTTTGTGCAACATTTCTCTTGATGGAATTGAACAATGTGCGCTTTCTGTCCTTCAAGCTTTCAAGCAGCATATCTTCATCATCTTCCATTCCAGTAAAATGTTTGCGAATTGCTGTAAAATCTTCAAATGAGAAAACATATTGTTGACCATTAAGCATAACATTGGCTTCGCCATAACCTATTGCAATAATGTCATCAAACCATTCTTCTTCTGGTTTATCCCATAATAGCTCCATATTAGTGGAAAGAAAATTATATTTGTTGTTTTTTTCGATGGTGATATATCCTTCCCTTAAAAACTGAACTGAATCCAACCAAGTATTCAAAGGACCATCAATAAAGAAACGTTGAGAATCACATAAATTATATTTATGGTTAATTCTTATAGATGATAAATCAACATCATATTTAGGGTATCTTAAAATATAATCAGCCCAATTTTCTAGCAATAATGTCCCATTACTTAACAAAAAGTTATATTTATTTTTTAAACATACAACACCGCGTCCGAAATAAAAATCTTTTACAGCGTCAAACCAGTATTTGTCTTGTTTATTCCAAAGAAATTTACCATCAGCAGTAGCATAATTAAAACGTCCTTTTCTACCTACAACAGCAACACCATTTGTAAAATCGCTTGTTGCATCAAATGGTTCAGCAAATAAGCAAGTACCATTTGGCTTTAAGAAATTCCAATATTCTTTGTTGTTTTTTATAATGCAAACTTTGGCAAAACCATTACGAAATGGGCATGTATCATCAAACCACACCTTACTGATAATTTTACCATCTAAATTAATGAAGTTGTGCTTATAATTTTTTTCGACAGGTCCAAACCCTTCTGCAAAATTATACACCCTATCAAACCATTCTTCTTTTGGTACATTATATAATAATGTTCCATCCAATTTCAAATAATTATAAGCTCTCTTACAATAATTTTCTGTATTTATGTCATATTGAACACAAATAACACCATTTGAAACTTCTCTTAACATTCCATTAAACCATTCATTTATTGGCTTATTCCATACAAATGTGCCATCTGTCTTAATATGATTGAATTTACCATTTAACTTAACACGTGCAGTATTATATTTTTCTGAAAATGAATCTGCATCGTCAAACCATTCATTTTCTGGTTTATCCCATAAATATTTGCCGTTTTGACCAATATAATTATATTTTGAATTGTTACGAATAACAGCATAACCGCAATGCATATGCCCACAGCATTCTGGCCATTCATCAACTGGTTTTTTTACTACTAAATTTCCATTTAAATCTAAAAGATTCTCTTTATCAGAAATTGTAACAATTGCATAACCATTATCAAAGGAATAAATTTGGTCAAACCATATGTCAGAAAGTAGATTATTGTCAGAATCCATTATATTAAATTTATCACCATATATAATTTCATACGAATCAAGCTCTCTAATATATTTACAACATTCTATACTGTTTAATTTGCGCATATCATTATCTTGAACAGCTTTTTCAAAATCATATGTCAAACGAAGTGATTCATCGATTGCTGTATGAACTGAAATCGTCTTCAATACAGAAGTTCCTACGACAGATTCCAATTCCTCATAAGAGAATATATTGTCAACACTTCTTGAATATCTATTAGGACCGTGATTCCATCTTACATTGTTTGTCTGTATATTACCAGCTTCATCTATAATGACGAATATCATTGACAAGCCATAACTGTCCAATGGATAATCTTCTCCTATTTCACAAGGTTCGTTCTGCCATCCATCACGCAATAACGCATACATATCGTATTTGTTATTTTTGGTATAATTATCATATGTAGATTTGGATTGCGTATAACACAATGGAACTGCACCTTGTCCACCAGTAAATTGACCAAGTTCAGTAACAGTACAGTTCAAACCTTCGATTGGTGTATCGTAGTCTTCAACCTTATAAACAGAGTAATTACTTCTTGCACTGACAACATGCTCGTCTGCTGCACGAAGCGCTTCGTTGTATTTGTTGCTAGTATCCCAAAATACGAAGTTGTTGTCGGTATCGCCAAGAATTGGAGTTTTGTTATCTTGCCTTTGCTTTTGTATCAAGTTTTCAAAACTGTTTCTAAACTTTTGATTCTTACTGATGTAGTAGTACATATTGTCATCATCGTCAATATTCTGTTTTAAGACGTAATGCAACAACCTTGGAATATTGCTTCTAATTGCGATATATTCGTCAATTTGACGATTTTCACCTGCTATAGGCTTTACTACATAAGTGTCCCATACTTCTTGAGCCAATTGCAATACTGTCGGGTCTGTCTTCGGCTTATTGATGAGAGATGAAATGTTGTTGATTATGGTATTTTTTGTTCCTTTGATACGAGAATCCTCTTCGGCCAATATTTGCCTTGATTGCTTGTTTTCTTGAATTCTAATACTAGCATCGTCACCGTCATACAAATGACCATCTTTTTTTAAATAATAACGAACACCATTCTTGAATGCCACAGCAACTAAATCTGGTTCATCGTCATCTAGAATATATACTTCATCAAACCATTGTCCTATTGGTTTATCCCATACTAAAGTACCGTCTCTACGTATGACATTTTCGTATTTATTAAGTTCAACACAAGCAAAACCATTTATATTAAATGGTGTTGTACTGTCATAATTTCTGTCACAAAGCAATGTTCCATTAGTTCTCAAGAAATTCCATTGAGTACCAATTCTTACTTCTGCCAAACCTTTACAAAAATCCGATGTCCAATCAAACCATTTATCTTCTGGTTTATCCCATACCAAAGTACCGTTTATACGTATGAAATTTTCCTTATCATCAAGTCTTACCCTTGCGAAACCATTTTAAAATCACCTATCTTGTTATAATATCTGTCTAAAAGCAATTCTCCATCTAATGTTAAGAAATTGTATTCATCTTCACTCCAGTTGCCAACCAACGCTAATCCATCTTCAAAATCATTAGCATTTTCAAACCATTCACTTGTATCTTCTGTATCCCAAACCAATGTTCCATCTTCCCTTAGGAAATTGAACATCTCATCACGACATACTATTACAACTCCTTCATCAAAACGGTTTGTAATTTGGTCAAACCATTCATCTTCTGGTTTATCCCATACCAATGAGCCATCTATTCTTAACAAATTTTCACGGTTATTCAATGTGACCACAGCATATCCATTTTCAAATCTGTATGCAAAATCAAACCATTTATCGCTTAACAAATTATTATTGCTATCAACAAAATTATAATAATCATCCTCAAAATCTATACGAAGTGGTCTGCTATTATTATAATCAACATTAAATTTGCTACGAATACTATTACCAGACTTTATTAATTTCTCAAACATCAAAGTCAACTGTAATGATTTATCAACCGCAAATTTTAAATCAAGTTGCTCAATTGTATTGCTACCAACAATGTCTCTCAATTCTCCAAATGAGAATATATTATCAACATTTCTTGCATAATTTTTAGGACCGTGATTCCACCTAACGTTACTGTATTCAATATCTCCATTAGGGGACACAATCACAAATATCATTGAAAGACCATAACTGTCCAATGGATAAGTAGTCTTATCCATCTCACAAGGTTCATCTTGCCATCCATCTCGCAACAGAGCATACATTGTATACTTACCATCATGGGTATAATTATCATATGTATCTTCAGATTGCGTATAACACAATGGAACTGCACCTTGACCTCCAGTATAGTTACCAAGTTCAGTGACAGTCATTCCCAAACCTTCAATTGGTGTATAGTAGTCTTCAACCTTATAAACAGTATAATGATATTTAGCTTCGGTTTGCTTGTTCCAATTTTGAAGTGCATCAGCATATTTCTTATTGGTGTTCCAATAGGTCAAGCTTTCATCATCAGCCCACAACTGTCTCTTTGACTGCTGTTCTTTCCTTTGCGCTTGTATCAAGTTCTCAAAGGAATTCTTAATTCTTGGATTCTTGTATACAAAGAAACTACCATCCACATTTCGTCTTACAACATATGGAACCAATCTGCTGATAACAGTGTTGATTGCCCACACTTCATCATTCTGACGCTTCTCACCTTCAATTGGATGCTTTACATATGTGTTCCAAATATCATCAGTCATTGACTGTACTTCTTGACTCGCAACATCCATTTTCGTAATAGATGCGACACCTCGCGCAATCTTGTTTCTGATTGTGCGTTCTTGGTCTTCTGTTAACAAGAAACTTTCATTCAATTTAATATCCTTTTTTGAAAACTTATTTGTTATATATATGTTATCCATTGTTCTTATAATTATTCAGCTACTATACCAAGTATTTTATCACCTTTAACTGCGATAATTTGTGGCTTATTAGTATTTTCATCTTGTGACCTAACCCAAAATTCTCCTTCACAGAATTTATATTGTGTTATTGGTCCAATAATTGCATCAAACCATTTGTCAAATGGTGCATCCCATGCCAATTTAAATTGGTTTGTTTCATTATCTACAATCAACATATTCTGTTTTTCACCCTTTTTCAAAAGCAATCCATTGTCCAAATATGCTATTGCATCCAAACTTTCATCAAATAAAAAAGTACAATTTGGTGTTACTATGTTAAATTTCCAACCCTTTCTTATCATCCAATAATTTGGAAGATTAACTGGTGATATGTTATCCAACCATTTTGTTAATGGTAAATCAAATAATAGCTTACCTTGTGGTGTTATGAAGTTCCAATAGTCATAAACTCGTACTATTACCAATCTATCTGGAGTTATATCGTCAATAGTTTTAAACCACGTATTAAATATAAAATGCCCTTCCTTATCCATATAGTTTTGATTATGCCCTATAGTAACTATGTACCAATCTTTAAAAGATGGGCTTTCTCTTTTATAGTCAATTACTGTTTCACCATTAGTAAATTTGACTTCAATATTATTGTCTTCTAAATATATTTTTGCAAATTTATCTTTAATCACTCCGCGTACAAAGCCATGCCCATAGTATAAATCTGGATTAATATCAATCATATTAAACCATTCTTCACTTAATAATCCATTATAATAATTTACAATGTTGGTTTTTGAATCTATATTTACTACAATATTTACAAAATTATCTAATTTCTTTGCATTATCAAGCCATTTTTCTATAGGTCTTTTGATAACTAAACCATTTTTACCTATTAAATTAAATTTTTTGCCGCATACAACTATTATAAAACTATCTATATTATATTCATCATACATTATATTATCAAACCATATTATTGAAACACATTCCTTTTTTGACATATCATATATATTGAATTTGTTATTCATACTAACAAACCATAGAAATCTTCCTAAATATTTTGCACCATCAAACCATTGGTTTATGTCTTCAGTGTTTCTCGCTAACGTACCATCTTTAAATAACAAATTCCATTTTCCATCTTTGCAAACTTCAGCCGCAATATTGTATTTAAAATCGTATATAGAACTAAACCATATATCACTTAGTAATTCTCTTGTTTCTGGATTAATAAAATTACAATAATTTTCTACATATACTTTATATAGGTCTCTATTTACATATAAAATAGTAGGAAATATATCTTTAAGTGGTATGTTTTCATCATTTAATTTTTCTTCTATGTCATATGTTAATTGTAACTCCTTATCAACTGCGGATTTCGTGTTAATCTGTTTCATAATATCACTACCAACAATATCTCTCAATTCATTGCATGAGAAAATATTATCAACACTTCTATTATAACGTTCTGGTCCATGATTCCATCTAACATTGTTGAACTCAATTTTACCATTATTTGGGTTTACAATAACAAATATTATTGACAGTCCATAACTATCCAATGGATAAGTAGTCTCATCTAGCTCACAAGGTTCATCTTGCCATCCATCACGTAGTAAAGCGTACATATCGTATGTGTTGTTTTTAGTATAACCGTTATATGTACTTTGTGATTGAGTATAGCATAATGGTACAGCGCCTCGCCCACCAGTATATTTGCCAAGTTCAGTAACAGTCATTCCCAATCCTTTAATTGGCGTATGATAGCCTTCAACTTTATATACTGTATAATGATACTTACCCTCTTTATATTCCTTTGAGGCTTCAATGGCATCATTGTACTTTTTATTTACATTCCAATAATGCAAACTTTCCTTATCTCCCCACAACTGTTTCTTTGATTTTTGTTCCTTTCTTTGGGCTTGTATAAGGTTCTCAAAGGCGTTCTTTACCCTAATGCTTTTATTAACAAAGAAATTGCCATCTTCATCTTTCCTAACGGCATATGGAATCAATCGGTTGATAACGGTGTTGATTGCCCAAACCTCGTCATTCTGACGCTTCTCTCCTTCAATAGGGTGCTTGACATATGTGTTCCAAATATCGTCAGTCATAGACTGCACTTCTTGGCTTGTGGCATCCATGTTTGTGATAGCTGCCACACCTCGTGCAATCTTGTTTCTGATTGTACGCTCTTGGTCTTCTGTCAATAACAAGTTTCTTGACAAATATTGATTCAGTACCTCTAATAAAATATGTTTATATTGTTTCATTTTTTCACAAATATATCAATAAATAGTTTTGATTTTAACATTTTTTTTAGTATATTTGCTATAGTAACGTTTTTTATATGATTAAATTGGTTATACAAATAGCAGATGTACACATACACAATTTGCATAGACACGATGAATATGCCGAACAGTTTGACAAACTGATAAATAAGTGCAAGGAACTGACTTCAAAATACAATAAGGATGAAGTCAGAATACTCATATGTGGTGACTTGGTTCATCAGAAGAACGACATATCAAATGAGCTTATTGTATTCTCAAGCGCCTTCTTGAGGCAATTGTCAGATATATGCCAAGTATTGATTTACAGTGGGAACCACGACTTGCTTGTCAACAACAAGAGTCGAACAGACACATTGACTGGTATTTTCGAGACAGCAATGTTCGATAACGTATTCTATTTCGATATGGCAACAGACTATAAAAGCGCTTGTATCGTTGATGATGGAATCACTTGGGCTTTATTTTCAATCCACGACAGATTCAGCAGACCAGATATTGATTCGGCAATAATGGAATGCCCAACAAATACAATTGTAGGTCTTTACCACGGAACGGTCAAGGGAGCGCAACTATTCAACGGATATGTGGCAGATAGCGGTATGGACGGTGAACTGTTCGAAGGATGTGATATAGTAATGGCTGGTGATATTCACAAATATCAAGTCATCAAGAGAGGTGACGTTGAGATAGTATATCCAGGCTCACTGATACAACAGAACTACGGTGAAACAGTCACACAACACGGATTCGTTGTTTGGGATATGGAAAACAAGACACACGAATTCGTTGAATTACCTTCTGCATATGGATACTATAACTACGAAATATCACAATTATCTGATATTGATAACAATGCAGAAAAACTAATTAACTATTAAAATATAAAAAAAACCTATACGTTTTGTATAGGTTTTTTAGTTTTGTTTCAACTTATATGTTACCTTCACGATTGCCGTTGAAGGTATCATTTGTGCAACATACGGCATAACCACATCTTGATAATACTTTATTTCCTCCATAGCATCCTTGGAATATAAATCACCTTCGCAATTGCCACCCAAGATGTTTATTGTAATCTCCACCACCTTCGTGTTGACAATCTGTGACGTTTCACCATCTGGTTGTATACCTATGCATACATACCTTTCGTCATCCTCTACAGAATCATCCTCAATAGTACAAGCTGTGTATGCTGTGTTTAATTTATTAATTTGTTCTGCATAGTAATTGTAGTCGTACCAAGATTCAGCGTCTCTTCTATCAAAATGGTGTTCCGTTTCCGTATCACCACTAATGTCGAACCAATCGCCAAAGAAATGAATCTTTGTATCTTCATACAATGGATATATCTTATCACAAACTGGCGGTGTTATCAAGTTCTTGAAACCAATTTCACCGATATATTCATACTCTTGCTCGAAATTACCTTCATATTTTCTCTCATCAAATAGATTTGCGTCATAAGAAGCGTTGAACAGCTTTGCAAAATAGTTCATATAAGAGAACCCTCCATCATAATTGAAATGACCAGTATGAGGATTGTTGCCGTTGAAATAATTCCTTACACTGTTTGCCTTAATATAATCCTCACTGCTTTCAGATAACTGAACCCAACCATTGTCAAGGAATGTCTGCTTTTCTATTCGGTCAATAATCTTGAAGTAATTGGTAGGTGTTCCTGAAATGTTTTCTGAAAAAACACCATCATTTACAAACCGTGTTTCAGCACTACTAATCTTGATGTTAGACTTGTCAAACTCATAATCATCTTGTGCAACAATACCATCAAAGCCATTGTCCCAATTCAAGTATATCCTTATACTATCTCCATTGTCAAGCAAAGATATGTCATACATCCTTATTTCCTCATTACCTTCAGTTGAGTAATCATCATCATTGTTCAAATTGCAATTTCCATATACATTAGAAACATAAATTTTTTCAGAAAATGTATGATAGCCTATTGTTACTGAATTGTTTGCAACTATAATATTTATATATCTATTATTCTTGAAATCCTTGTATACTGTATACAGATAACCATCAACAAGAAGATATTCGCCATCCAAATTATTTACCTTGTATATTTCTCCATTCATCAGTTCGTTAACTGGTAAATCAACAAGTTGCTTTATGTTTTCAACAATCTTAAGTGTATCTACTGTTTCTGTAAAAACGCAAGAGTCTTCCTTGGACATTATGTTATTGTTGTTGTCAAATGAATATGGTGAATTGCATAACCAACCGCCATTCATCTGGTAATATGGATTTCCATCATATCTGTCTTCTCCGTTGAAGTAAGGATAAATGTTATGATACTTGTAGGCAAGAGTTGTTTCACTTGAAAAGTCATTCTTCATATATACCAATTCGAATGTGTCCTTGTTGTAGCTTATTACCTCCTTAATGTCTTTATCAATAATTGCATCATAAATAGAATCTCCACTTATCACATAACCGTCATCAGTTTTCTCTATAGCCACGTAAATGTCCCTATGTTTGATTGGTAGACCTTGATAGCTGTGATAGATTCCGTTCTTGAAGTCTACTGTATTGTACTGTATAGTCTTTGTGGAATTATACCAATCTATTCTTGGCATACCCTTGCAGCACCAATATGGGTCAAGTATAGGATTTGTGACTGTAGTATATTCCTTGATGTCATAATCCCAATCATTGACACTTAAAGGGAAGCTTTCAGTGAAGGCTGATTCTGTATACAATTCTGCGTATTTGTTAACAAAGTTCTTGCTTACAAGACCGAACATACCGAACATCATCTCAACTCCTTGAATTGTTCCTTTGTGCCTAAGTATATGCCTTGAATTAAGCTTTAATCTCTTTAGAAACATTCGGTTAATATCCTTATATGAATATTCCTTTTCAGAGCTATATTTCTTGATTCTCTTGTTGACAAGAAGTTTCTTTTTCAAAACAGTATCACCAACTCGAATCAACTTTGTCTTCTTATTCTTGTTTACCTCTGTAATAGCTTCCTTCGCATATTTACCATCGCAATCATCAATTGTTCCACTAGTACGACCATCACATATGTTGAAATAACCAAACTTATATTTAAGTCTTTCATTTGTGTATGGCTTAATTTGAGTCTTGAGGTCTTGATTGAAAATCCTATTCAACTTATATATTGCACCATTATTTCCGATTACAATATTCTCATTTTCGTTTATTGCTTGTGCAGTAATGTTTTCAAAATCACTTGTAAAGCAAAGACCGCTTTCATCCAATCCCCTATAATACTTGAAATCACCATCTTCTTCCGTACAACCAGTTATGAATTCGTTCAAAGTTAGTGGGTATATGGATTTGACATCAAATCCCTCTGTAGCCAATTCATCACTTAAAAAATAATCTGGAATATTATTTTTGTCGTTATATGTGATTTGATTATAATGTGTTATACCGTCAATGTAGAATTTGATTTCATCGAACTCTCTTCCGAATAGTCTGATTACTTGTGCCAACTTCTCACCGTTTTCAGTGTATTCTGAATTCTCGTTTCCTCCTTTTGTATATGACCAGTCAAAGTTCTTTATTGAATCGTGTGTAAGCATTCTATAAAGATTATCAGAAAAATGAGTATCATAGAATTCTGAAATGCTTACAAATCTGCTGATGTATGAATTAATACCAGCCTCATCTGAACCGATATTGTAACCTCCATATGTGGTTGGGAATGTAAACGATTGAACACTTGTATCATATCCATATTCGCCTTCTGACATTATTTCAAAATAAACCGTATATTTAGGGTCTGATTTTGGGTTCAATATAACAGATTGAAAACTGTCCAATGAATTAAAGAACTTGTCAATAAAGCTTTTCTTTGGTCTGATATGATAGCCTTTTGCGCTTACATCTGGTGTAAAATAAATCAAATTTTGATTGTATTTCACACATATGATTGCAAACGATTGCATACCTTCGCCACTGAAGTTTACACCATAAATCATTGAACCGTTCTTGTACTTTTGTGGAGGAATTGGCAAATTGTTTCGTTTTGCATATTCTATCTCATCCTTGTTGCATACTGTATCATATTTGATAACATTGACAGTAAATGCAGAAGCAACGACCTCTTCATCCTTGTCAAGTATCTCATAGTTAACCCAATGCTCGTTAGCGGCAAGATACTTCAACTGCTTCTCGTCATTGTCATCAGTAATCCATTCGGTATATATGTCTATATTGAATGGGTTGTCAACCAACAATGCATCATTATATCTCTTTTCTGTATCCCCATCAATATAAAAGTTCAATGATGCCATAGTGGAGTCTGTAACATACAATTCTCCAGGAAAAGTACTTAGGATTCCGTTCACGGAACCTCTCACCAATTCAGCGCACGAACCGTAATAAGCAAAGTCTGACAGCTTGTAGTAATCGTTTTTTAGAACAATCTTGTCTTCTGTGTATTCGGTTTCGGCAGAAGCATCCTGCACGTCAGAATAAGTCCAAGTAGTGCCGTGCTCGTTTTCAGCCCAGTTCTTTAGTGCATTGGACTTGTATTGCACGTTTTCATCGTTGATGGTGATTATGAAGTTGCCACTTTTGTATTTAGGCACTTGCCTTGCAGCAAAATTGTCTATACCGCCTATTGTGGTATAGTCCCTTTCATAAATCACACCGTCATCTGTCCTCTGATGCTTCTTCTTTAAAACATAATTGCTATGTGACTTAATGTATGCCATATTACTTGTCGTTAATAGTTTGTGTAAAGTCTATGTCATTATTCTTGTTCTTCTTAACCTCGAACAATGGTACTGAAGTATACTCATCCTTAAGAGTGTAATGTTCAGACTGATGATATATCTCGTTGTTATTGTTGTATGTTGTGACAAGACCGTTGTCAAGGTCTCTCAATTGGCTTCCTTCCAACATATTGGAAATTGTATCTGCATCGTGGTCAACCATTTCAATCTCAATCATAACTGGCTCAAACTTTGTGTTTATGAACAACACCTCTTGGCTTACGTTTCCTATGAATGGTATTGCATTTGCCTTGAATGATGGAGCCACAGAAGGTGTGACAGTAATGAACGTAAGTGTCGAACTGTCGTTATATCTGTATGAGACTATCTTCTGGTTTGAGTTGGTCAAGTTTGTTGTAAGTGGCTCACATCTGTTGTTGCTTGTGATTATCCTATAATAATCATCCCTACCACCATCGCTTGCATTGATATATACAATCCTATAACCGACAAGATTATTGTTGGTTGAGAACTTGTACCTATCAATGGCTTGTAACTTTGTTGTGTCTATCACAATGCCTCTAACATCTGGATAACTTGACAATACTCCAACGTCAGCAATGACTGCCCTTATCTCTCGTGGCTTTATATACACAGTATAGAACCCTTTTCTGCTGAATTCACTCATAGGCAAGTGCAAGTTGTACATTCCCTCAAGAACGCTGTCTTGCTCCTTATTCTCTGTAGTTCTTTTTGCTGCAACAAGTATGTTAGAATTCAGTTTCTTGAATACAAGATTGTTTGAATCCGTTTCAGATAGGTTGGGGCGATATGAAAAGTATATTTCAATATCGTCTATGTTTATTGTACTAGGTATTCTAGTACCATATGTTCCATTACTCATATTAGTTGTTTATTATGTTTATTTTACCATTACCGTATTTTTCAAGGGCATCCATAGTGTGTATATCCAACAGCATAAGGTTGTGCTCATGCGGCTTTATTATAGCCCTTTCAATATAAATATTATCAGTTACCTTTTCCAATGATGATGAGCCAAACTTATACTCTTCCCTAAATATTGGGGAATAATCAAGCCCATTGAATCTCGAAAATGAAATCACATCATCACCACTAATCCAATCTGGTTTATTTTCTGTATTTATTACTACCTTGAAATCAGACATTGGAAGCTCAATAATTTCAGTCGAATACCTTATCTTCTCAATATCTCCAACAATGTCATAATAGTAGATGTTGTATGCAATATCATCGTGTATGCTGTATTGCGTAGGCTTCTTGTAAAGTCTGCAAATATCAACGTATTTTACACCATTCAATGTTTCAGTCTGAATGCCTTTGCTTTCGGAAAACAGCATATATTCCTCGCTATTCTCATTGTAGTCAAGGATTGCACCCACATAATATGTGAACCGCGCCATCAACAAGTCTGACGGTTGCATTGTATCAGAATCCAAATCTTCACACCTCTGACGTATTGCAGCTTCTATTGCATCCAAATTGTTTCCATTGAATGTTGTCGCAGAATAATACATTGTAATAGGTTCTCCATTAGCGTTTGCTATGTAAAACTCAATCTCCTTAAGGTAATCCCCCCAATATCCTATTGTATCTACTTCAGAACCAACAAGTTCTGTCATCCTTGATACAGAACCAACCTTGTATGGTATATCCAATGTTGAATTTTCAACTGGTTGCGGATGTGTACTTGCTGAAGTCACCTCAAAATATCCTTCTATCTCGTGTCCAACATCATCACAGAAAGTGTCATTTCTCTTCAACAATGAAAGTCTTGAAGAAGTTCTACCGCTTATGACACCAAATTCATATATTTCGTATGGGGTATATATTATGACTGTTTTTGACAAAGCATCATATTTATATCCCTTCGTATTATTGTCTGCCTCTGTTACCTTTTCACCCAATGATGTGTCTATATTTGTCATTTGGGCTGCATAATCGACATATTTAGGGAATGGCCTTATAAGCGTATCGCCAGATAAATAATAGGTATTGTTTTTATAAACAAAATAGGAATCAAATGCATCATATACATAATTCTTTATGGTAAATTGACCATCACCATTTCCTTTTATATAATTTCCGTTTATATTAACAAATTGACCAGTAGTTGCTGAAATATTCTTTCCTTCTCTTATACAAGGAATCTTTGTTATGTTGAAATACAGTGTGTTACCACTTGTCTCACCCCAATATTTTCTTCCCTTATATATAACAAATTCCTTTCCATTGTGCGTTTGAACCAAAATATTGTTATCTGAACCTTCTGGATATACAATGTATTTGTGTTCCTCAATTGGACAGATATTTGACTTGTAAAGTATATATCCGTTACTGCTGCCAATAACCTCGACTTTCTTTGCCAATTCTGTGGCAGCTTCGTCCGATGAAGCATCCTCTTTTGTATTGAACACAAAGACAATATCATCAACATTGTATGCATATGCCTTGTATGACAACTCATCTGACATTTCAGTATCACCGCTATGAGCTACAGAATACCTTGTCCAAGCATCATAATTGAAACTATACCTCTTGCAAATGCTGTCCCATTTATAACTCCTTGGTTCAGTACAGTTTCTTATCCACGTATCTGAATCATATACTACTGTAGTACTGCCACTTGTTCTACCGCTTTCGCCTTCACACATTCCGCTATAGACAACTCCACGGCACACATCTGACTTGTATTCAATACCACCTTCCCAATCACTTGACATAACAGTAAACTCGCCAATGTCTTCTATTGAGTTCTGTATATACAACGGCAAACTGAACGATGTCGTAGCAGACGAGCAATATATGTTCTCAAACGAGTCCATATAATCCTTGAGAATCAAGTACATGTCGTTTCCACCTCTCTTGAAATAATCCTTGCAGTCAATGCAGTCGATTGTAGGTACTTCACCGCACACAGTTTCTTGCTTGCATTCTTCTTCTGTAATACCGCTATACATCGCATATCTGTCCTTGAACCATTCGTACCATTTCATTGCCTCGACAAAATACAATTTATCTGTCTTCCAAACTGTCGTGTATTCTGTAGGTATCTCAAATGTGTTGAACACTTTTTTAACCAAGAACTCATCCATTCCTCCTATTTCAATGGCTTGATAATCAATACCATCTGAAGTACTTTTATCAACAACATTAACAACACCGCCATACCTTTTGAATTCTTCGTCCATTTCCTCATATTTCTCTCGTTCAGATTCTTCCATCACATAGATTTCCCAATATCTTGTTGCTGATGATACAATCTGATTGCAAACTTCTCCGTTACATACATTTTGGCTTTTAAGCAATTTGTTGTATTCCAAGAAGAAATGATACATTTTAATGGCTGTCCCATAAGACAATGCATAATATTTGAATCCAATATCTTCACAACCGCTATCATCATATCTAACATCCTCGTATGTTGATATTGTTTCACCAGTCCCACTGACAGACTTAACCAATGCAAGGTCAATCTGGCTATCATCAACTAGCGTACTGTCAAGAATGATGTCACAAGGAATCATTGCGTAGTCTCCCATAGGATAGCAAGAAATCAAGTTGTCCCTTTCTGAATCGTCCCTTGTAAGGTCAATGCATGCACCGTTCTCGTCAAAAGAGTCTATCAGTGCTGGTGTTCTAGCCTTGAATTGCTCAAGGGTTATTTTCTTGTGAATTACTCTCATCTTTCATTTTGATTTCAAACAGATTAAATATTAGATTGTTGTCTTCGTCAAATGTGGCAACATCTTCTGATAAATAATATATGTACTTGTCTTTTTCCAAGTCATATTCAATGTTTATTGGTATATATACATAGTCAAACACATCTTGTAAAGATACGCCTTTCTTCAAATTCTCCACATTCTCGCTGCTGTAATACCAAGGGACTGTCTTGTCACCATCCTTTGCGTGTGGAAGCATGAACAAGCAAGATTTACCTTCGCCAGCGTGATTAAATACTACCTTCATATATATTGTCCTACTGCATACACCATCAAGCAAATCCTTGAACAAATGCAGATAGAAGCCTTCGGCTGAATCATTCATCCTATATCTGTTCTTGACATAGAATTGAGAATCAAGCCTTATGCTGTCATCATATGTAAATGCTGAAGTTGCGGCATCATATGGTTCACAGCCTACACCTATACCCAATTTGACTGTGTTGTTGTCAAAGTCGAAATAGTCGTTAATCTCGCTGTTGTCAATATATTTCTTGTATGCCTTGCTTGAATCGTACCATATTGTCGCTTGATAAAGCAATGATTGGTTAGATGGTGTCTTTGTATCATAGAACATAAGCCTTATAAATGAATTTGACAGCTTCTTCTTCTGATAATATACATCATTGTTAGTGAAGTGCAAGAAATAAAGCAAATCTGAATGCTTCCAAGCTTCAGAAGGCTTCTTGTCAATATCAAATTCTCCATAACTCTGCTTCTTGGTTCTACCTTCGTCCGAATAACCGTTGTATGCTGTATCACCACTATAATAGTCGAAACAGAACCAGTTTGTATTAGCTTCATTAAATGACGGTAATATAGTACCATCACTGTTATCGCCATTTATGCTTGTATAATCCTCCTTAACAGTCCAAGTATCAAGAGTTCTTGTTCTGAAGTGAAGATTGAAATATATTCCGTTAACCTCGCTCCTTGTGTTTCCTTTTATATGGTATGGATAATATACATCCTTGTCCATATCAACGATTCCGTTTATCGCCTTTGCTGTCTCCGTTTCGGTAAAATACTTGTGCACATTATCCTCTTGCATCAAATTTGGGTATTCATCTTGAGAAGCAAACAAAGGTATGCTTATATACTCACAATTGTGCAAGAAATGAAGATTTGACAAATGCATTGGTTGGTCTTCATTGAATGAATAATACCTTGAGAAATCGAGTCTTTCCTGATAAGGTGAAAAGTTATTTTCAATATAGAATACAAATGAATCATAATTGGTGGCAATGTCATAGCATATTGTTCTGAACATAGCCCTATATTCGCCCATATTATCCATATCGTCTTCGTTATAAGACCACACAATAGGTTTGCACAATATGGTATTGTTTCCGATTATCGACTGTATCTTAAGCTCGTAGAACTCTTGTTGGTCAAATAGGATATACTCGTAAGGACGGTCATCCATAACCTCTTCACTTCCATATACGTGTGGTTCAGAATAAACCCTATATCTTGTTCCTTCCACATCTATAACATCATACCTTTTTATACCATATACTGGGTTTGATATTATTATTTGGTCTCCATCACCGCCATTATATAGTTTCCTAGTCAATAGATACTCATATGGAACATATGCAAATGTAGGCTTGTTGTTGTCGTAATATGTAATTATTCCGTACTTCTTTTCCTCAATGTTATTGCATATGACATTTAATCTTTCCAACCCATATGTCCCACCACTGACACCTTCTTGCGTTTGATTTGCGAATTCAACCCTTATTCTTGAATCGTCTTGCTGGGGCATACTGTTTCGATATTCAGATACAACATTATCTATCGAGTTTGAAATGTTCAAGAACATCACCTTGTCCTCATAGTTGATATATCCCTCATTTTCACCATTCAAGAAATGGAATTCATATTCACTGTCACCAACTGTAACATAATAGAATGGTCTACCTTTTTCATCAACGCTCTTCTTGTTGTAGAACTTTCCATTATGAGCTATCGAATTGAAAGTTGTTGGCTCCCCATTATACAATTCCGTATGCTCGGTAAGTATCAAATACCTAGGTTGTCTGCTAACAGTTTTTGCGATTATCCTCTCGGTAGAATCCAAGTTTACATTCGTGTCTGACAAATAGATAAAAACCTCTTCTCCAATGTCTGCCTCCGTATATTTGCCGTGTAATTGTAGGAATGTGTTTTCAGCATCATTTATCTTTACCATCGGTGTTATACCAGAAGAATATGTATCTAAATATAAATCAGATTCAGCCACCTTATATGTAAACTTGCCTTTTTCCTCGTCATATTGATATGAATATGGTAGTACTGTACCGCTTAATCCATCACCAATATATACGAACCTTTCATCAGACCCATCTCTTTTATCTTGCACGTTGTATTCCTTGTCATCATAGAGAACATATTGAATTACATCTGCACAAGCTGCACGTTCAACACTAAGGTATTCATCCCTTTCATTCATAAACGTGAATCTTACGAATGTCTTTGGATAACCATAAACTACTAGGCTTTCACCGCTCAATATGGTGTCTTGCTTATAATGAACCTCAACAAAACTCCCACTATAATCGGTATCGCCTTCATCTGTCTTTATGCGTTCGATATATATGTCGCATTCAGTTCCATCATATAGTTTAACCTTATCACTTGTGATTAGGTATTTTTCAGTCACTACTATATACAAAGACCCATCGTCCTTTGTTTGTATATGGTGTTCAACACCGTCTATGCTTATATATTCGCTTGACGATTCATTGTTGTAGTAGTATCGGTTATCGTGGAACTTGACGTATTTGCATTCTGAATTAGAGTCAGAAAGCACTTCGTATACAGTATCTGCGAAGAATTCACCTATTGCAGTAAACCTACTGACCTTAATGTCTATCTCCTTCCATTCATCGTACTTTGTGGAGTAAAGCTTTATCTTGTCTTGCTCCATCAAAGTACCGTCATCTTCTGCAATGCAAGTTACAATCTGCAAGTCTTCAGAAAATATCATATCATCAACGTGAATTTCCTTCTCCTTGCTCTCCTTCTTGCTTGTAATATTAAACCTTAACATTTTATATCTTTTTCCTCGTGATAATTGTTGCTTTCTGTAACCGTTATTATGTTGTTGCTGAAATCGTCAAACATATGGTTGGTAAGGATAGATGTCTGATTTGGGTTCTGTCTTCTCAAGAAGAAGTCAAAGTCCCTCATAACATACAACCTACCGTTTGTAAAAGGATACCTTTCAACGCTTGAATTTGCATCATCACCATTCTGTATTATACTTCTCCAAACATATTTGCAAGTACCGTCAAGTGTAAAATCTGCATAATCTGGAATATTAATGTCTGGTTTCAATATTCTGAAATAAGACTTGTTTCCATTAACGAAATTACCTATTACTGTCTGCTTGTCACTATCTATATCATATTCGTCTGAAATAGTGCAAGTAAACTCTCTGAATCCAATAACCTCTTCCACCTTGAATCTGACTACAGCATCCTTGTCAAGCCAATCAACATTGTTGTGGTCAACATACAATAGGAATGTTCCATCCTTTTCTAAATAATTATTTTCATTTGTGAAAATCTTATATATATTACCTTCTCTAGAAACCCTTCTTATTGTGAATATTTTAGGCGCTTGCCTTTCCAATTCTGTATTGATTGAACGGATTGGTATTTCATAGTGAGGCTTGTAGTAGTAACCTTCATATTGATTACCAGTTCTTATTGTCTTACAAGAAATGTAATCGTAGTTTGAAAAGTTATTTGTGTCATAGTCATCTTGCTTGATGTTGCAGTAATTAAGCCTTGAATCGTCCCAATGTTCCCTCTGATAAGTGTTGAATCTGTAGTCTGCTGTCTGTATAACAACTTCCTCGCAAGTCTCGTGGCTGTAGTAGCACAAGTCACCATAATAGTTGTTGTTCTTGTAATAATTAACAGTATCACCCAAATCCAATGCATCAACGTGGTCTTCGTCATTTATTAGTGACACTGAAAGTCCGCTATATGGATTTGTATTACCAGATTCACAAAGAACCCTTGTATTAGCCAAATTGTACACTGTATTACCAGTGTCATAATTTGTATCATACATCTTGCTACTCAACATAAAACCGCAGCTTGTCCTTCCGAAACAGTGGGAATATTCAACTGTATCTGCTGATGGGTTGTATTGCTCGTACCATTCGTAATAACCCTTGTTGTTCTTGACAATAGTCAGATATATGCTTGACAAAGGTCTTCCAAGGTTATCGTGGAGATAATTTATGTCGATGTCATCAGTGAAAATTATCTCCGAAACATCATCATTATAGATTGTCTTGGAAAACGCAAGGTTTGCAACGTGGTTTGCAAACTGTTCATTCCCTTCTCTAGAAATTGTTTGATATGTAGGTATTATGTCATCATTCTCGTAGATGAGCTTTTCGGTTATCTTCTGATTGGCAAATTTCCAATTAGGTAGTTTAGAGAATATTCTGACATAATAGTCAACGCCCCTATTGTTTATAATTTTTTTGAATGAAAATGACAAAAAGTTAGAATTTGTGTCGAAATATCTAGCATTTTCCTTTGATACCTTATATGTTGTTCTACCATACACTCCTTCATTTTCGGGTTTATCAAGCACTTGCTGATTGTTGAAATCAACCTCAAGTTGACTTCCTATACTGTAACCATCCTTGCTTACATCGAATGTGTACTCATCTATAATGTTGACTACGTTAAGGCTACTGATTTCAATCTCACCATCTCTATATAACGTGATATAATCACCTTCATTGAGTCCATGCTTTGACATCGAATACATCCTCATTATGTTGTCAAATACAGTATTGATTACAAACAATCTTAATGCGCCTCCCTCCACTCTGTTATCAATAAATGGTATCCCTTCGGTTGTGGATGATGATGGATATGTTAAACAATAGTTCCAGTTCTTTTCGAGCCTATGCCTATAAGGGTTATACTTTGGAGTGAACATAAACAAGTCCCTTGTTGGATACATATCAACAAATTCGCAAGCCTCCTTGTTGTTAAGCGGTTTGCTTATATCCAAGAATTCCCCATTCTTGTTCTCGTCATATATCTTCAGTTTGCCTTTGTTAACGAAACCCATCCATCCATTATTATCTATAAGCTTCTGCTTGACACAATCGTTGAATGTCAGCAAATCATCGAATGTATATATATGGTTGGCATAAGGGGCTGAAGCAAACGAGCCATCATTAAGAGGAATTTCATTGCGTGAAAAATCTCTTTCACCAGTGATTGTTGTATCACCGCTTACAACAGAACCATTATATCTTCTATGATAGTCACACAACGTGTTGAACTTGTCATATGTGGATTCGTTGATTGGAGAGCTTCCGCTTGGCAATGGGTTGACAGACTTGAAAGTGTTGCTTCTCAATATATGATTACCAAAAAAGTCCAAACCGCAGTGATATTCAAGATTTCCTTTTACCTTTGAAGAAAGCTGCGTATCATCAATCAAGTTAACTATCAGAGTCTTTCTATCCCCATCTTCACCTCTGAAGCTATCCTTTGTCTTATAGAATAATTCATCTGGCAATGATAGGTTCTCATTGTCAAGACTATCCAAGAAATTAAGGCATACGGCACTATTGGAACCTTCGTTCTGAACTATTTCGGTAAATGCGTTAAACAATACATTTGTGCAATAAGGACGTATTACGCAGTTAAGCCTTATTTTACTGCACTCGCCCCTTTCCTTGTTATAAAGTTCACCTACATTTACTATAGCGTCAATATCAGTCGATGGAATAATTCTCTTGGCATTCTGTAATGAAACATCAAGAGAATTATTTCCATTGGTTGATTGCTTACTTTCGTATTTTCTTAAAAATATTTGCTTCATATTTATGTTGGTATTTGACCAGTTCTAACATTTATCTTAAAAGAAGTTCCATAAACAAGACCATCACCGTTCCTAAAGAAGAATTGGAGTGTTATATTGATGTCATTGTGTACTATAATTCCCTTGGCATGCACATTGGCATTCGTATTATCACTTGATGGTATTGCATAGCTTTGGGTTAAATCTTGCTCGGCAATTGGGGTAGAACCGTTAATATTCCAAGCCTTAAAACCTACTTCAAAAGACCCATTATTGATTGATATTCCACTTATATTGAAAGATACATCAAAGTCTATCGTTTGACCATCAGTTGTTGCAGATGACGTAAAGCCGCTCAATGTTATCTGTCGTGGGAAAATATAGGCTTGGCTGCAATCAAACAGCCTCAAGTCCCTCTCAATCATACATTCATTATAAATTTGGTAATATTCCCTACCGCCAAAAACAAAGAAATTGTTGCCATCAATTGTACAAGCCAAATTGTATTTATAAGCCTTATCTTCGGTATATGTCCACATATTGCCGTTAATAACGGCATTTGGCTCCAAATACAATTTAACCATTGACAATTCTGTCGAGTTGTCTGGATATGTTAATGCACTGTTTGGTGACTCTGCCGTATAAAGGTTCTTGTAGTACTTGTTGTCTGTTTCATCCAATCCCCAAATATAATCTTCAACACCTTCGGTTATACCCTTCATCTTCATAATTTGAGAACTATATTGATTCAATACGTATTCATATGTATCATATGGAGAATAATCACCGCTTCTATTCCCAAATTTAATGGAAGTGATACAGTTAATCATATCACTTGCAGCAGTAATACCACTGAACTTAATGATAAAAGGTCTGTAGGTGTTATAGGCAAATACTGACGAGTCAACAGCGTCATCTGTACCATAACTGAATGAAAGTCTGCAATAATGAGGAAAGCAATATATTATTGGTGCTGTTGCTGTTCCTCCGTTACGACTGTCACAAAGCACATCAAAGTTTCCAGTCTCAATACAAGTGTCAATGCTGTTTGTTGCTCTCTTGTATATATTAGTGCAGTCAAAATCCAATTCTATTGTATCTGTTGGCGATGTTGTACCAATAATGGTAGCTGCCGAATATGATGAATCGAAGTCATCATATTGCACTGTAGGTCTAATGTCAAAGCTTGTGCTCTCAAGTGTCAGCTTAACGTTACCTTTAATATCTTGCCCTACAATGTCTGTATATCTTCTAATTGGATAATCAGAATAGCCATTTGTGAACGCGCTTACAATATTTGATATGCGATTGTTCATACCTACACCAGAATACGAAGTATCACCAGTATAACCATCTTCATAGCTATATATGTGCTGCTCCCTATGCTCGTCCGTATATATAACGTTATAATTGTCATTTAATGGAAGCTGTGAATTAACCATTGCATAACGAAAGTCACAAGTTGTCTCATTTGTTGCAAGCGATGCCGTATAAAGGCATTTGTGTACATCTTCACCATTATTCTGAACTATTACGGCATCCTCTTCACTTGGGTTAATACAGCTTGCACTATATCCGTATTCATATTTGAATTCATCATCCTCACCAAGTTTTTGTATGACATTCATATTAACTGGTACTGTATCATCAATTGAACTATCCATATAGGCCATTTCCATACCACCGATTGTCTGTAAGGTAAGTCTACCCTTCAAAACAACTTGGTTGCTATCGTCAGTATATTGTTCCAACGATGGGGTTGATGTCATAACAACACCTCTAAAGCCCATCCTACTGTCCACAAAATAATACTTGAACCAATTGTTTACTTGCTGATAATAATTTGAAGGTGCTGTATTTTTTGCCTCAAAGGTAATAAGCTTGTTGCCCGAAGCAATTGGGCTTGAATTTGAAGGTATGCTCTCAAATTTTGTACCGTCTAAACCAGCGTTATTTGTAAATGCAACAAAATAATTGATTGTATTGTTTTTTGTCGTATTAATCAAAGGATTAAAGCTATATGGCTCATATCCATTCAAACCATATCCATCAACAGTTCGTAATACAGTAGCAAAAGGCATCAAGTCAGACTTGTTGAAATTGGATAAACCACCATAGCTAGGTATATTACCAACAGTATCTCCATCAATATAGTACTTGTTATAGTTTTGGTTAATCAAACCACTGTTTGCTTGGTTTGAATAGAAATATGCCTTGTAATTATATGAAATCACATTTGGATGTGAAGAATCACAACTTACTGATGGCTTCGTATCAAGAGTCCACTTGTTAAGCATTGAGCTGTTTAGATTGATTGCTTGGGAAACATTCTTTGTGTCCTTGAACACAAGTTCACCAAATTCATTGAATGTTGGATAATATACTTGTGCAACCGTATTCTTTCCACCATTTATAGTGAAACTGAACGAGTTATTTCCATCATCAGTAAATTTCACCGCCTTGCTCAAATTGAAAATAGACTTGAACTTGAACAGCAAAGCATTGGTTCTAGTCCTTGAATCAGCATATTCTGTAAGTTCTTCTCCTTCTTCCTCACCTCCTTCGATGTATTTGCTGTAATTAATGTATTCAGACCATAAGGTTTCGTTCTCATTGATGTGTGGGAAAGTATAACCAGATGGATTATCTGTCCTATACCACCAAGTTTCATCGTCTCTTGCATTTATTGTTCTGATAGGAACATCATTAATAAGTGCATCGAACATATCACCATTATGTATGGTCATTGGCATTGTGCTTACATTATCGTTAGGACTACCATTACAGTATTGTGTAAAGACAAACGTGTATCTGCCTGGTACACAAGGATAAAAATACAATACTTTTGCTGTCTCATCACCAATTGTCATATCTTCAAAACCAACAACATCAACATTTGATGTTATACTAGTACTAGTGTATTGAATTGGTGTTGACAAATTATAAGGCAAGTTAGTTGGTATTGAGCTTTGGCAAGCAATATTGATGAATGTTTCACTGTTAGTTAAAGCAGTAAATCTCACATCATTATGGAATTCAAGTTCAGTTACATAAACCTTTAATTGGACATCGTACCTTTGGTCTGTACTACCATCCTTGCTTTCCAACTGCAATTTATATTCCTCATAAGATGGAGCATCATCTGTTCCAATGTGTACATTTTCAAGCGTACAATCGATTATCTTGTATTCATCACCATCTATTGTGACACCGCTTACCTTTATTTCACCGTAATTTCCGTTCTCATATATATTATCAAACGTTGTATATTCCTCTATTTCAGTGTCAGATAACTTTGGAATGAACTTAACACCCAACTTGTCATTTTCATATTGAATGTTGATTGGTTGTTGTGACAAGCTGATTGAAACCTTTTCTGTCTTTCCATTTACATCTGTAATAGTCAGATTATAACTACCGTTATGGATATAGAAATTGTTTTCGCTATCACCGCTCTCAAGATAATATATACTATCTGAAGAAGAATCAGTATTTTCCTTGACTATCATTGGATAATCCTTGAATGCGTGTACCTTACCATCCTTAATATAGAACTTACCGTCACTTGTCTGATAATATCTGTCATCACCAATCAAATGCTCTGGAGTATCATTAGGATGCTCATAAGTCTCGTTGTCTGTCAATGACACACCAAATATCAATCTATGCAATTTAACATTGCTCTCCTTGATTATTACATCACTCGTCTCTTGTGTTGACAGCACATAAGAATAAGGTGTCTTGATATTTGGGAGATTTATGTCAATCACACCGCATTTCTTTGGGTCAATAGTACTGCCGCTTTCACTACTGCGATTAGTGCTAGCGTCATACATACACCATTTTGGGACTACCTTGTCAACATCTATTGTAAACGGATATTTCACGTTTTTAGAACAAGTTGCAGTAAATTTGTTTCTGAACTTGTCAATGGCAGTCTTACCCTCGTTCAATCCGAAATAGAAATAGAATGAGTTGTTATAGTATGGGAAGAAGTTGTTATCCTTTGTAGAACTTGGTTTGTCATTAGTAGTGTAATTGTGCGTTACTCTATCTTCTCGCTTATCAGTTGGGTGTCCATATTTGTCGTGTTCCCAATCTGGTCCAAATCTGAACAATAGATAATCCTCATCTGCATAATCGTGAGTATCTATCTTGTATCTTCTTAATATATTGTCATTTTGCCTACCGTCAAAATCTACTGGGTACAAATATCTGAAATCATATATCTTATAACCAGTCGATGGGTCTGTCTTCATTTGAGTCAAGCCCCTATGATTAAGTGTGGCAAACATTGCTCTTGTTTCATAATCATCAAGTTCTGTCTTTGTAATGACACCATCTGCTATTACATTTGTTGTCGCAGTATTGCCATTATTTGCATATACATCTGTATATGACATATCATAGTTAACGCCCAATTCACTTAATCTACTGATGTTTACGCAAGACTTTGGTTTTGTATATATTGCCCTACAGTCCATACTCATTAGCAAGCCACGTCCAAAATAAGGCGCTTGCCTTTCTGGTCCATGAAGCCAATCCATACCAGTTACTTCTACATCACCTTCTTCCTCTGTAGTACCTTCAGTACTTGTACTTTCTTCATCAACAAAAGGTTGAACCGTAGTTGTGATTGCTGGAATACTTGATGTAGTTGAAGGAAGTCCTCTATATGGTTGTGGCAGACCTTCTGTATCACAACTGTTGAACGAACCCAACAATATAATATCTGTAGCAAAGTATCTTGCAAATTCCTTGTATTTTCCGATAGGTGGATTCTCCGTTGGCTTAGGGTCAACAATAACACCAGATGAATAGTAGTATATATTCAAGCCATCCTTGTTGACGATATTCTTAATCATACCCCATTTGGTGTAGTATTCACGCTTGCTATGATGCCAAGTATCACCATTGTCATTTGTTGCACCAGTGTAATTCATAGTACAACTGTCCATAAGTCTCAATCTGTTCCACTGCTTGTCACAATCACAATATATGTTCTTTGCTCTCTTTCTGAACAATCCGAAGAAATATGACTTTTTCTTGGTCTTCTTCCAATGCCAAAGAGGCATGTATAGTGTGCCATTAACCCAATCGTTGTAAAAGTCCAAGTGAATAATATCATACTCTTGTGCCAACGACTGTTCAATAACATCATAAAGCGAACCCATACTTGTACTCTTCGAGCAACCTTCCATATCATCTGGACAATTTCCATAGTTATCACACCAACAACCTGGATAGTATGCGACATTTGTATTGTCAGAGTCAGTCAAACCGCCAGCAAATGGTATACAAGTCAAATATTTCTTTAAAGGCTTCAAAGGGCATATACGGATGTCCTTGACAAATGGAAGTGGAATCCATATACAAAGGACAGTATCAAGCATAAATGATATTGTACACATTAATGCATTGATAATCATAATTGTGCCTATCAAAATCTTGATTATGATACAAAGCATTCTAAATGCAAATGGAAGATAGAATCTAACCTTGTTGTAAGGGAAAGGATTTTTGCTTTCATATGTATTTACTGAACGTATACCGCTATAGTTTTTTGTCTTTACCTTCTTGATGGTTTGAAGTCTTGGAATATAGTTCTTTACAGAATATACCTTGTTCCAATACAAGTCCCTAAAATCTTCTTCAAGTGTTGATGAGCCGAATTCATAATGCTTGTCAAAAGACGAACAGTCACTAATGGATGGCATATTCTCATTTGGCTCTATTTGTGGATTGTTAGGTACAAGATATTTTGCTCTATGTCTTGACATTGCATCATTTTCAGATTCAACCATACTGAATCTGAACCTAACCCTTGTCCTTGTTGGTATACCCTTGTTAGGGTTGTCTGTCGCAACTATGTTACCATATTCATCCATACCAACATAATCAAGATTCATTGGTATCTGATAACACCAAACGCCATCACCGTCTATAAGTTGGTTTCCTTGAATCTGGTATTCTTCAACCAAACCATCTGTTGTCTTTCGAATCATTTCAATAGTACCGTCACCGCATATAAGCTCCTTATTTCGTCCTATATTTGCATTAGGGGTACAAGTTGGCTGTATATTGTTTCCGTAGCTATCGCTGATAATTGAACCGAAAAACACACAAGTCGGCTCAAACTTGTATTGCACTTGTATGTCACATCTAGTTATACCGACATCAGTGCTTTCCTCGTCACTGTAAAACGGATAGACATATACACCTTGGTCTTGACTGATTATTTGGGCAATATCGTCAAGGTTTGTCCCTCCCTTGAACTGTTCCGAACTGTCAAAAAGCGTCTCGGTATAACCTTTGTACATAAAGTCCCTTGGCTTTTGAGAAAGGACACCAATATCAGACAAGTCAATATCAACGTGAAGTTGAGTATTACCAGTTGGTATGCCATAAATCATATAGTCACCAGAGTTATTGGTAACTGTAGTATATTTGTAGTATTTATCAAAAACCTCAAGTGTTGTGTTGTCATCCAAGACAAGCCTTTTGTTTGGGAATGTTCCTACAACCCTATAACAATCGTCATTGGAAGAATCTGGTAACAGATTGTATCTTACGTTTCCATAATTCTTTGATGTGGTGTCAAAATAGTTGTATAAGGAACGTATTTCAGTATTCTCATAATCTTCATCAGATATTGGGATGAACACTGAAACCTTTGCATTTGGGATACCGAATGCATCATTTGCAAGAACCCTTCCAACTATGATTCCATAATTGGAAGAGTCTATTCTGTATGTTTCCTCTTGGTCAATCTTCATTGTCAAGATTTCCAAAAAATCGTATTCTTGACTCATATTAACCTTCAAAACCTTATTGTCACCAATATTAGTATGTATTCTGTAGCTCTTGTTCATTTTGTATAGCCTTTGTCTTGCCCTTTATTTTGTTGATTATACCCTCTGGAAATATGACACGAGCATTGCCAAGTATAATTTGGGTAAACACTATGATTAATGCCAACAGTGGCATTACCACAATGCATACAAGTGCCAAAAATAAGGCATTTAGCAACCTATTCACAACTATTTCATTGAAGATACCCTTGATGTAGTACCACCAACCCTTTTTCTCATGATGACCGTCACTTATCTTGAAACGGTTCCCTATTTTGTCAATTGTCTTACAATTACAAGCCATTTGAAACTATTTTTTTTATTTTAATTTTGCTCTTATTGAAATATCACTTTCTGGAAATTTAATTTCGAACATAGAATCATAATCATTCTCCAAAACTGCATCAAGTGCCTCAATGTCAATTCTGTCACAAATTGCATTTTCATCCTTTGTAGTAATCAGTCTTTCAACAACTTTCTGTCCGCAAGAATCAGACGAGTAGTACAATGGGAACTTTCCGTTAGACCCATAAATACCTCCCCAAATGTTATATACTCTCAAATCAATTAATGCAATAACACCGTCAATCTTGTTTATCTCCTTCTCCAAGTCACCTATGAAGAAATTGTCACCCATAACGTGGTTTTCAACATCCATATAGTCCTTGATGGTATCTATTATGGATTTGATTACGAATTGTGTAGTGTAATTCTTGTCTATATAAACATCTATTTCAAAACCAAGGTTGTATACCTTTCCGCTTCTAATTTCAACATAATCAGTTATATTCTTATAACCCTTCAAATATTCCTTTACGTTGTCAACCAAAAGGCTTGGAAGAGAAGTGTCAAGCTTCTTTGCTGCATTCAAGCCCAAGAATGAAAGAACGACCTTGTTGTTTTCCTCAATAGCATTATATCTGAAAGGACTGCCGTACTTAGGCGGCATCATTGCCACCATAGCCTTGTAGTCATTCAACGTTACACAGCGCTTTTGTGCGCCAACATTGTACTTGATGAGATGCTTAAGCTCTTCTGTCGAAGGTGCGTCTTTACCAGCTATTGCATTGCTTAAGTTGGTAACTGACATTGACTTTGTTACATTGGCAGAATTTATTGTACCCAATGGGAATTCAATGTCAAGATACATTATTGAATTGATTGCGCCAACACCTATGTTTGTGCTTGCACCACCATTCACTGTATAAAGGACATACATTGTCCACCCTTCTTGTGGCAATACACCAAGCATTGCATTATTTACCATATTGCTCATTCTATATTCGGCATAGGTTGTTCCGCTTGGAATTTTATCATAACTACCAGCACCAAAAATAATCTTCAAGTATCCATTGTCAGTATATTCTGTTATGAACTTCTGTGTCAATGGCTTCCACTTTCCCTTGTATACTCTTGTGCTTCGTGTACTAACATTTTCACTATCACCGCTCATAGACCACGTTTCTGTATAATCTACATATACGTCATTAGAACCGCTCAAACAGTCTTTACCATCTGTTTCTGTACCATATCTGTACAAGTCGGCAAGAGAATCAGTTTCAAAGAATCTATATGTGTTAACGAAATCACCAGTAATTCTATATTGTTCCTCATCTATGAAATATTCAAATATTTTAGGATTTGATGTTAAACCAGTTGTTGCTTTGAAGATAATTGAGTCAACACACATAACATCTTTATCTGGTAATATTACCTCCATAAATGGTTCAAGCTCGTTGCTTGTAATTACCTTCTTGAATACCTTTGAATTACCAGCTATTGCCATAACAGATTTGCTTACAGTATAGCTTGTAATAGCTCCGTTTGCGTTTCTGTTTGGTTCATACTTCCTATTGGAATAGCCATCACTGTTGAACTGTTCTGCAAAGTTTACATCTTCTGTCAACTCGAACACCATACTTCCATTACCAACTTGTGTATCTCTCTTAACAACTGGGCAATCACTCCATAATGGCGTATTTCCACTAACTCCTATTTTACAAGACAATTCTACCTCAACCATACTTGCCTTTGAACCTGGAACCTTTACACCATTTAAACGAGCAACGTTCAATACACTGCTTCTAAGGTGCGAAGTATTCACGTTGTTCTCTTGATATGCCCTATCAATGCTATAGGATAAATCGTCACCTACAGCACTTACCAAATCAATGAACCAAGAGCCAACGCTTGAATCTGTGAATGAAGTACTTAATGTCGGATAATACTTTTGACTGAATTTAATCAATTCTTCCTTTATACCATCAAAATCCCTTGCAAGGTAATTTATACTTTTTTCTGCCATCTCTTAATTATATTTTTGTTATTACTGTGTCATTTGTCACTAAATTCCCTTCCTTAACAGAATAATCAATCCTTACGAACACTACTGAAGAATCCTCTTCATTCTGAAGTATCTTGATACTGTTTACTACAGTATCTGGAACATATTTGCTTACCGCACTAGAAATTTCCTCTGTCATTTGAGACCAAGTTTGAGTATCATTCTGCTCAAATATATGCCTTATCAAGTCTGTACCAAACTCTGGGTCTCGAACCTTCTGTCCCTTTGGGGTGAAAATTACATGCAGCAATCTACTCCTAATGCTTTCTCGCATTGTCGTGTTCAAGTCAAACAGATAATTCTCATTGTTCTTGTTCTCAAACGGATATTTTATACCATCATATTGTATTTTTGCCATATGCAAAACGTTTTATTAATAAATATTTGTATTGTGATTATTTAAAATATAATGCTTTTTTTATTTTCATAAAGATATGTTAACAATAAAAAAATGGCATCAGTAGGTAATTATTTTACCAAACTGGTGCCAAATTATATAACATTGTCTAAATTTCAATATAAACAGTATAGTTTCCATATGAGTAAATTTCACTTGTCATTCAATTCGCTTCTAACAAATTCTCCATTGTGGTTCTCCCAAATTGTCTGATTGGTACTGCCTCTGAACATAAGATTCGGCTTGTAATTGTTTTCATCCCATCTACCGTCAATCAGATAGTCACAGTAAGAGACTATTTCCTTCTGTTTGTCAGTCATTTTATCAAGGTAATATCCGCTCCAAATCCAAATCTTTTTGCTGTTACCGAAACGTTTTCTGAAATCCTTGACAATCTTCAATACTGCATCTTGATTGTCATCTGCCAACGGCTCACCTCCCAATATGCTTAAATGTGATATATATTCTGGTTCAATTGACTTGAATATCTTTTCTTGCACATCTTCTGTGTATTCAGCACCAGCCTTGAAATCCCAAGAAGCTCTGTTGAAGCATCCCTTGCAATGCAAGTCACATCCAGAAACAAATAAAGAAGTGCATAAACCAATACCATTTACCGTACAAAAATATTTTATTGCGCTATAATTCATTTAAAACAATTTTCATTTTATATGTTCCGCAATCATAAATCAATGCGAAACCATTATTTTTCATATTGTCAATTTCACTTAACGAATCATCGAAATTTTCCAATATTTTTTTTAATTTATGTTTTTGATATTTAATACGATTTTCCCTTTTTAAATTCTTAAAATAAAAATAAGAAGGTTTTGTTTCTTTTAAGATTGAAAAACCAATTTTTTTATATCCGTTACCATCAAATAATCTTCTATCAACATATGAATATAAAATATTGATATTATAATATTTACATAAATGTTTTAGTAATTTACTAAATCCACCAATAACTTGATGATTTAATTTTGTACACATACGATATAATTCAAATTCATCTGCCGAATACCTTGATTTACCAATACCTATGCATTGAATTAATTCTTCATTATAAAATAAACCTATTCGTATAGGCGTGTTAATAAAACCTTGTATATGATTATTATCTAAAAAATTATTATATTCATCAGTTGATAAATTTTTAATTTTACACTTTCTAGCATACACACGTTGCTCAAATATTCCTAAAGCAGACGAAATAATGGATTTGCAAATATCCTTTTTATATTCCCATTCGTCTTCATAAAAATGTAAAAGTCTAATCCCTTTATCAGCACATTGATTTGTCTTTATGAGCAAATTTTCATCTTTATGCCAAAATAATCCATCGAACTCAATAGCTATATTTTTTGATGGGACGAAAATATCCAATTCCTTGGGTTTTAATATGGTTCTATCATTGTTAATAGCTGTTTCATCAAGGCTTTTCACAAAATCATACATTTCTTTTTCGCCATTGCTTCTATATGAAAATCTATGATTATGTATGATTTCTTCAAAATCAGTTGGTAAACTGTTTCTTAATGCACACCTCCAATTACCATATACTTTTATTGGTATTTTATTTTCTTTTAATATAATTTCTATACCTTCTGGATAATAACCATAAGTTTCACTTAATTCACCAATTGTTACATAACCATCATCTGCAATCTGTTTTATTCTTTTTTGTATTGCAATATTAAGCCCACTTTTTACACCATACTTTGACAACATTGTCACTTCTGATTGTTCATGATTTGTATAAGCACTGTTTCCATAACGAGCCAACTTTGTTTCGGCACATTTTTTTGCATTAATTTTATATAAATCATTTTCCTTCATATATTCAGATACTTTTCTAGCTGCCGCAATATGTTTCTCTCTAGTGTATGATTGTTTGGCTTTCTCTTTATATTCATCTTTGAAAATTGGGTTGTTTAATTTCAAATAATCTTTAAATTCTTGCCTTTTAGAGGAATTATCAACACCATATTTTTCCAAACAAGTTTTTTTATATGCATCTACACGATGTTTATATGCTTCATCAATAGAGCCATATTTTTCTATTAACGTGTTTAATGACTTAACTCTAACATCTTGTAGATGCTGTTTAAACTTTTCCTCAGAACCATATTTTTTAATTCCATTCAAATCTCGTTGGCATTTCTGGCATAATAAACCCCTCTTTCTAACTGCCGCTAAACTTTTAGTAACAATCTTGTTGCATTTCTCGCAAATAAATGTAATCTCTTGACAAGGATGATAGCCAATTATATCCTTTAAATCCTCATATGTAACGATTTTAATAGGTTCTTCAACTTTTTTTTTCATAATATTTACTCGTTCATTTTTAAACTGTACAACTCTTCCATAATTGGCTGTACAGCACATTCATCATAACAGTCCAGATGAATTACTCGATTGTAAATATCGTCCAATCTACCCTTGTTTGTATTACCTGCATTTATTTCCCCAAGATAGCCGCACAAGCGTCCCTTTACATTCATCTTATTATCATCACTGTTACCACAATTAGGACAGATAAACTTGAACTTTCCATCAGTTGTCTTGACAAGTTCCATCTTGCCTTCATATCCACAATCATAGCAAACACCGATGATTCTGTTTATTTCTGCGTACAATATATGGTCTGCCATCCATTGGATAATCTTTACAATTACATCGACATTGTGTGTCAAGTCACCAGTTTCAATATATGAAATTGCACCACCAGCTGACAATGCCAAGAATTCACCTTCAATATCAAGCTTTGTAAATGCATCGATAGTCTCACGTGGGTCTACGTGGTAGCTGTTAACTACATAATCCTTGTCAGTAATCTTTGGTATAAGTCCGAAATCCCTTCTGTTTGCCATTGCAAACTTGTATGTCAATGTTTCTTCTGGTGTACCATAGATAGCGTAGTTGATACCATCCTCCTTCTTCCACTGTGCAACCTTTTCATTCATATATTCCATAATCTTCTTGGTAAATGCCCTACCTTTTTCAGTTGTGTTAGATTCACCGATGATTGCTTCACAAGTTTCATACAATCCTACATAACCGATACTGATAGTAGAACGTGTGGGATACATCTTCATCAAGTCACCAACAGTCTGTTCTGGTTTCAATCTTGCCAATGCGCCATATTGCCACAATATTGAAGAGTTCATAGCCTTGATTTCCTTGCACCTTTCATACCTTATCTGCAAAGCCCTTCTGCAAAGAGCCAACCTTTCATCGAATACCTCAAAGAAGTCTCTTCCCTCTTGCTTTGCTTCAAGTGCAACGTGTGGTATATTGATTGTTACGACACCATTATTCCAACGTCCATAAACGATTGGCTTCTTGATTGTAACTTCTGTATCTGTCTTCTTTACGAGCCAACCAGTGTTTCCTCTGAAATTGATTGAATATCTACCGTTTTCATATCCACTTGGATATTCACCGTTTTCAACAGACTCGAACGACCTCTTTGCAACAAATGTACCATATGGGTATGTTCCAACACCTTCAACCCAATAGAACTTTGTATCAATTGGATATGTATGTTCCTCCCAAATAGGGCCTAACAAGCTTCTGCATCCCATTGATGGAATTATCTGTCCTTGCTTTACTCTTCTTGTTTCCTTATCAGAAACAATATCTGGTTGCATTCTGTATGCGTTGCATTCTGCTGCAAGACGTGTAAGGTAGAAGTATGGTTCACCCTCCTTGTAGTTAACACCATCTGTAATCCAATAGAGAAGCTTTGGGAACAATGGGGTAGTATAATGTCCGTTCTTGTCCTTGATACCCTTGATTCTGCGCTTGAATATTTCTTCAATCAATATTGCAAAATCGTCAAGCTCTTGCTGTGTTTCTGCCTCTCTCAAGCAAAGGTTGTTAGATACGAAAGGTGTCTGTCCGTTTGAACTCTGGTGGCATAAAATCTGATATTGATATGTCTTAACACCCTCCTTGATTTCTTCCCTTAACTTATCCTCTACTATTTTGTTTATCTCATCATCAGACAAGTTTCCGTTGTATTTTTCAATATCAGCTAAAACCTCTTTTCTGATAATTCTTCTTGAATTTGCAATAAATGGAAGTAAATGCGCCCATGAAACGGTCTGCCCACCATATTGTCTGCCACTTACTATAAGATTTATTTGTGCCAAAAGGTTGCAAGCTGTTCTGAATGGTGTCTCATCGTTTGGTTCAATCAATGTGTCACCCATAACAAACGTATTTGTCAACATATCTTCAGCATTAATCAAGTCACAATTGTGTTCTGGTTGTAATGGGCTATAATCCATATCGTGCCAATGTATAAGCCCTTGCTTATGAGCTGTAATGATGTCGTTTGGAAGCATCTTTTCAGCCATTGTCTTGCAAATGATACCAGCTACATAATCTCTGATTGAACCATTGTCATCAATGTGCTTGTTGGCATTATCACCTCTCAATTCAGAATTTCCATCTACCAATGCAAGAATTTTTTCTTCATCTGGGGTGAACTTCTTATCATTCTTCTTCTTTTCCCTATATAGTATGTAATTCTTTTCAATCTGATATTTGTTGTGCCTTACAAGAGCAGATTCTACAAAACTGTTGATGTCTTCAGCGCTGATTGTATTAAAGCCCTCAAGTTTCTTCAATACGGTTTTGATGACCTTCTGCAATGACTCTTCATCCATCTTTTGGTCATCTTGAACAGTGGAATTTGCATTTTTTAATGCGTTTTCAATCTTTTCCAACGAAAAATCCTCTTCGCTTCCGTTTCTCTTAACTACTTTCATATTTCTTTTGTTGTACGTAATATTTTGTTTATTTTTTTCCTTTTACAAACGTTTGTAAACATAATTAGTATACAAAAATGAAAAAAAATTACTAAAAATTTTACAAAAAATTGGCTACCAAACCTAAATGTATGATAGCCAAAATTTTAATTAAAACTTTTTTTTGGAAAAAAAAATTATTTTTTTTTATCTTATAATTTTATTGAAAAAAATACAAAAAATGACTATTTAGAGTCCAAATATTTCAAATTTTATGGTGATTCTGCCGCTTTTTGATTCTTTTTAGCTTGTTTCAAAAGTTCCTTCTGAATTTTTCTAATATCCTCTTCTCGAACTTGGTCAAACTTGACCATATTTTCAAATTCGTCTACATCATCCATATTTACAGTACAAGTACCGTTATTGAAATATGCGTTATTGAATATCTTTCCACTACAACCAGCTCTGTTCTTTAGAATCGCAATAGTTGCCCTATTGTTTGCAATATCATCTGTTGAACGAGCAATAGACAATATAATGTGCGCAACTTGAGCTTTTCTGATTGAACCGCCACCCTTGTCAATGGTTACAAGTTCAGAATTGATTGAATCTCTACTACCTTGACTAGGAACCCAAACAGCCATATTAAGGTCGCTTGCCATAGTTTCGATTCGCCTCATAGTCTTGCCCTCTTGCTCCCATTGTGATAAAGATTTATCTCCAGACAATTTCAAACATTCGAAATAATCAAGAATCAACAAGTCTGGTTTAAAGCCAAGATTTATCAGCCTATTGATATAGTTCTTTATTTGGTCTATTGTCTTTTCGCCACTAGGAAACTTGACAATCTTCAGATTTTTAGCAAGCATTTCCTTATCTTCGTATCTGTCAATCTGCTCCCTAACCATCTGAATGTAATCGGGTTTTGACAAATTACGAGCCTCCACTTGCGTTATCTTTGAGAAATGCTTTCGTCTAATCTGCTTTATCTTGTCCTCAAAGACAATCTGTAGTACTTTAAATCCTTGATTGTTGTTGTATTCACATCTACAAGTTGCTGCTGCACTAGCAAATGATGTTGTTAGAGATGTCTTACCAAACGATGTAGGGCCAATTATCATTCCGACTTCGCCTAATCCCAAACCACCTTCAAGAACCTCGTCAAGCCTATCAACTCCAGTTGGTATTGGCTTTCGATATTCATCTGACAAGGTATCTTCTATGTTGTCATAAATTCCCTCGCCATAATCTTCGCCAGTTCCAACATTGATTGCATCTGTCAATAGAGTGACGCATTTGTCATACTTGTCAGCATCAGTTCCATTGCTTCCTACAACCCTTAATATTTCATTTGCAATACGTACAATATTCTGCTGCTTGAAGAACCTTGTAGCAACTTCTCTGACATAATCGATTGATTCAGTGGTTACTGTCTTCAGTTCTTCATTGAAAGCCAACTCTTGCTCAAGCTCAATTTTGTTGTGTATTCGTTCCCTTATGGACATATCCATTACAGTATATGAAGGACAAATCTGATATTTCTCATAATAGTCCTTCATAATTGCAACATATGTTCGCATTATTACACTTGTGAACATATTTTGGTCTATAATGGATGACAAATCTCTGAAAAAGGAGCTATCAACCATAAAGGCGTGTATCAATCTCTTTTGAAACTCTTCACCTAGATAACCTAAATCCTTTTCATTTGATTTTGATGCCATAATTCATTAATACAATGTTTCAAAATATTCCTTAGTCTTTGCTGAAACTGCTTTTGCCCAATCAGAAATATACTTCTTCTCAGTAAGATTTACTGAATAGAAATACTTCTTGGCTCCACGAGTCCTCAAAAATTCCTTTTTACCTTCCTTGTTGACAACATACTCGTCATTCCCATACACTTCGCTCACAGTATAGTCACCGATTGACTTGTACAAGTTCTCGCGTGGTGAGCAAACCTCGCAAATCTTCCTTATAATCTGCTGTGTCAAGTCTTGCTTGTCCATTATCATTGCCTTGAGAACATAAAGCTCTGCCGACAATCTGTCTTCGTTTGCCTTGAAATATGTGTCCTTGTCATACACATATGTCTTGTCATCTTTTGTAGTAATCCTTACAATCTTGTTGGTGATGTCAACCCTATCCCTAATAGCCTTAGGGTAAGCATAGCCATCCCAAATCCTTGACAGAACAACCTTGTGGTTATCAGTCAATTCAAACTTAAACGTGCATTCCCACGGTTTTAGAAGAGGGTCTTTGAACTCATTCAAAACATCATCCTCGTTAAAGTAATACCAACAGTATACTCTGCTCTTGGATTTCAAGTCATTGTCAATACTCCTTACAAGACCGTCAAAAGTCTCCTTGAAATTGACAGTATCCATACTACCCTCAATAAAGTTATTAATCTTGAAATTTCTCTTGCAAATCAATTTGTCATTAACATATAAGTCAATTTCAAATCTCTCTTCCTTGTACTCCTTGTTTGGAACTTCGTTTGCCATAATCGTTAAAAATTAAAATTAAACGTTTAAAAAATAACTCTCGATTTAACATTAGTTAACACAACGAATATATACGAAAAAAAAACAAAAACAAAATTAAATGTTAATTTTTTTTTAACATAATTGCCGCCTACAATACTATTTATTTGATATATTGATTGTTGATTATGGAAAGAAAAAAAATACATAATATCATTGCAAATGAAATAAACAGATATATATTCGAGAATATCAATAACAGCACTAATACATTTATTGTTTATAGAGGTGGTTCAGAATTGGCTCACGAACATTTTTCTGACGTTATTTGGTTTTCAGATAAACCAATACAATACTTTACGCATGGTGGAAGAGATAAAATGTCAAGATATTTGATACAACTGAATAATCCATTGATTGTTAACGTAAATGATGAATGGTGCGGTAAATTGTGGTGGTACTACTTGGATGACAATGGTGAAATAATACGTCAATCAAACGACCCAAAATTGACAAGCATTATGCCTTCCCAAATATGGGATTATGTTATGGAATCCGAAGAAGAATATGAATTTGGCGATATTCCATACATTGTCAAAAATATGGTAAATAGCGGTTTAGTAAACTACGATTCAGTAATACTTAAAAATATAGGAGAAACACCAGTAGCTGATGTTTACTGTACCGATTATGTTGTGTTTTCAATGGATAATATAATAAAGAAACTAAAATAATACAATTTGGCACAAGTGTGTAAAATAATTACTGACTGATGTCAATTTTCTTTTTCAGCAAGATATTTATGAATAAATAAGAAATTATATTATGGTACATATAAAATTATTTCAAACAGAAGAAGAAAAACAAGCATGTACAGACAAATACGAATATCTGTCATACACAATTGAAAGTAATAAAGTGAATATACACCCAAAAACATTTTTCTGCAAATTAACACTTAATAATGGCGATATTGTTGAAATTGAAGGCAGTGGAGAATTGACATATGCAATGACAAGTCAATATAAATCAACAACAGTCAATGCTGAAATAGGTAATTTATGCACAAGTATTGGTGTTGGTGCTTTCAATAGTTGTAGTGGATTAACAAGTGTTACAATAGGAAATAGTGTTACAAGTATTGGTAATTATGTTTTTGGTGGTTGTAGAGGATTAACAAGTGTAACCATACCTAATAGTGTTACAAGTATTGGTGCTAGTGCTTTCAATAGTTGTAGTGGATTAACAAGTGTAACAATAGGCAGTGGTCTTACAAGTATTAATAGTGCTACTTTCCAAGGTTGTGGTGGATTAACAAGTGTTACAATAGGAAATAGTGTTACAAGTATTGGTGATGGTGCTTTCCAAGGTTGCAGTGGATTAACAAGTATAACAATACCTAATAGTGTTACTAGTATTGATGCTGGTGCTTTCTATAATTGTAGTGGATTGTCAAATATAACAATAGGTAATAGTGTTACAAGCATTGGTAGTAATGCTTTCTATGGTTGTACATCATTAACAAGTATTACCATACCAAATAGTGTTACAAATATGGGTAATGCGGCTTTCCAAAATTGTAGTGGATTAACAAGTGTAACAATAGGCAGTGGTCTTACAAGTATTAGTAGTGCTACTTTCCAAGGTTGTAGTGGATTAACAAGTGTTACAATAGGAAATAGTGTTACAAGTATTGGTGATGGTGCTTTCTATTATTGTACCTCATTATCAAGTATAACAATACCAGATAGTGTTACAAGTATTGCTAGTGGTTCTTTCCAAGGTTGTAATGAATTATCAAGCATAACCTCATTAGCAACTACAGCACCAACAATACAAAGTAATACATTCAGAGACGTTAAAACTAATGGTACATTATATGTTCCAAGTGGAAGTAGTGGATATGATTCTTGGATGCAAAATGCTGACTATTATTTAGGTTATTATGGTTGGTCAAAGGTAGAACAATAACAAGCAAAGATAAAGCCAAATACAAGCAATATACTGCAAGTATTTGGCTTTATTTTTATTTATTATGTTTTTCCCTATATATCAATCCGTTGAAAGCCCCAAAGAAATCTCCAAGTCTACCATCATCCAACAAGTCATTAATCTTGTTTTCTTGGGCTATCTTATACAGATTCTTGAAATCTCTTCCCTCATCATCCAATGGGCATTCTGTAAGCATTTTCATTGTTTCTGTTGCCTCTTCGGTAAGCAACGGTTCCTCAAGTGATATTATCTTCTTGTTTATCTCGTATATCTTGTTTCCTTGAACACCTTCAGTCACATTGTTTATGATGTTTTCACAAGCCTTCAAAGGTCTCTTCTTTTCCTTCTTGCGTTCATCGTTTATCTCCTTTGCCCTTGATATTACATCTTCCACAAGCATCTTGTTGTTCACAGCTTCTGGAAATAGGCTGAAGAATGTCTTTTCTCCAACTCCTTTTATACCAGCAATGTTATCTGAAGCATCGCCACAGAATATCTTTTTAAGAACAATGTTCTCGTGAGTGCATCCCAATACTTCCACACAGTTTGAAGGTATTACATAAGTTTTCTTGTTAAGTACGTACAAGCAAACGTCATCGGATATAAGCTGTGCCAAGTCCCTATCGCTTGATATGATAACAATCTTTTCATTCGGTTTCTTATGTCTTACAACATATGCGCACAAGTCATCAGCTTCCACATATTTCGCCATATATACCCTAATGTACAGTTCTTCGCAGATTTCAATTATAATATCTCTGCACCTACTGTACCTTTCATCCTCTGTTTCTACATATTGGACTTTTTTTGATTCTTTTTTCTTGTTTCGTGAATAAGCAAGTACTTTCTTTACATAATCGTTTATCTTCTTGTCATATTCTGTTTCGTTTATATTGTAGTGCTTGTCCCTATTCGCCTTATAAGCTGGGTAAATATCTGCCCTTAGCTGACCACTCAAGTCATCGTCAAAGAACACATAGCATTTTGAGAAATCTCGCTTGACTATCACTTGTCTTATCATATTGAAGAAATTGATAATTGCACCATAATCAAGACCGTCTTGGTTGAGTTTTGTTGATACCAATGCTGTTTTAAGCACACTAGAACCGTCAACAACCAAAGTATATATATTCTCTTCTGTCTTTATATTGTTAGCTTCTATGATTGATTTTCTTATTACTTGCTTCATATATAAAATCTTAATCCATCATTATGAAATTCATTATAACGAGGTTTGTATTTCGCTATGTCCTCATATGACAACCCATAAGGTCTTATCCATTCCTCTGCGTCAATAAGCGCTTGTTGGGATTCGGACATTTCCTTGACAACATCCTCAATGGTCTTGCCGCCCTTGCTGTCATCAACCATTTGCCAAATTTCTTCTGGACTATAAATCTTTGATGATTTCCCATCAGTTATAATTCTGTTCTCATCTCGCAAGAATTTGTCTATTGATTCTCTTGTCGGTTGATAATGTCTAAAGCCGTTGACATAAAACTTGAACTCATCTCCTTCGAAATAATCGCCAAACCATATTTCTTGCCCAAGTAAAACATCTGTCATTTTTCTTATTTCGTAAAAGTTGTTATCATCAATAGCCTTATGAAGTCTTTTCTTTGTATTATCGTCTATTTTTTTCATGCTAAACAGACTAATTATTTCTTTGTCTTGAGTATATTTTTTCATCAGCAATATATTTTCTTACTTATTGTATGAGGCATTTTTCTATATGTATCCCTTGAAAGTAGAATATTTATTGGTTTTTCAGATAAATATGGTGAAAATGCAAATTTACAACCATTCTCATTGATGTTTCCGAAATTCTTGTCAGTACCGCTTCTTATTTTCTCATCCTTTACCTTAAGCAAAGGAATCGTCCATCCTATTGTATAAAGGTAGTCATATATGTCTTGTTTCAGAACCAATGCAATTTCAGCTTCCCTTATCTCGCTTGCGTTGTGTATGACATTCTCATCCGACTTGTCAACCCAAACGAACAGATATGAATTGTTTTCCAAGCTTTCATTAACGAACCAACCCTCCATTCTGTAGTCGCTTCTGCTCAAGAATGACAATTCAAGGCAGAAGGTATTCAATTTCCTTCCCTTCTGTTCATTTGTAAAGTCCAATGCAGCTTTTTCATCACATTTGTATTCAAACCCGTTATATTCAAAAATCGTGTCAATGCCCTTAAGTTGGGTATTTTTCTCATTAACTTCTATCAGATTTTTTACTTCATTATAAAAATGCTTTTTCAAGAAATCGTGCACTGCCGATTCTCCTTGTATGTCTTGTTTTTCCTTTTCTGCATTTCTAGCCATAAATAAATGTTACTTTTAACTAATATATACAAAAAATATTACTTCTGGAAAATTTATTGTATATAAAATGATATTTATTATAAATTATATTTTTATATTATGATTTATTTAAAGAAATTTGACACTGACGAAGAAAGAACTCATTATGCGTCAGAAGACAAACTAATGTCATATACAGAAGAAACAGACACTGTTCACATATTAAAGAAAAGTGGCGGTGACTATTTGACCTTTGTTGCGGTAAGTGATGGTACTTTTGAATTCAGTGGAACTACTGGTGATTCACAAGTAAATATGATTGCATATTCGTTGGACGATGGTGAAACATGGTCTGAATATCAGAATCAAGTATCATTAAATGTAAAATCTGGTGATGTTGTGAAGTGGAAAGGAAACATGGTTCCATATCCTAGAATTGGTTCATATGAAATTGCAGATAGAGATTCTGGAATAGGAGTTTTCAGTGCAAGTACTGCAATGTTTAATTTACAAGGAAATATAATGTCATTATTGTATGACGATGACTTCGAAGATAAAACAAGTTTGATTGATTCTTGTACTTTCAACTTGATGTTTTACAAAACAAATGTTGTCAATGCAAACACGTTGGTTATGCCATCTCACGATTTGACAATAAATTGCTACTGCCGTATGTTCTATGAATGCGCCAAAATGTACACAGCACCACTCCTTGTGGCAGAAAACATAAATGATTTTTGCTATTTCGAGATGTTTATGGGGTGCGAAAGATTAATAAATGCGCCATCACTAGTTGCTACTGAATTGAAAAAAAGTTGCTACCACAGAATGTTCGGAAATTGCACAAGTATTGTTGTTGCACCAGTATTGCATGGTGAAATTATGAAAGAAAGCTGTTATGAGGCTATGTTTAAAAACTGTGCTAGTCTTTTGATTGCACCTCAGCTTTCATCTACGACCCTTGCTAAATGCTGTTATGATGCTATGTTCGAAGAATGTACATCTTTAAAGTCAGCTCCAAATCTACCATCATTGACAGTACCAACAAGCGGTTATTGCGAAATGTTCAAGGGCTGTACTAATTTAGTTTCAGCGCCAAAAATATCTGCAACTGGATTTACTACTAATGGTGGTGAAAAAGGATTATATTCAATGTTCGAGGATTGTAAATCACTTGAAGTGGCTCCTACATTGTTAATAAAGTCTCTGACAGCAACATCATGTTACCGCTATATGTTTAGAGGATGTACAAAATTACAGTATATAAAGGCTATGTTCACAACGACACCATCAACGGCATATACCGATTCTTGGGTGTCTGGTGTTGCATCAAGTGGTACTTTTGTTAAGAACAGCGCAGCAACTTGGAATGTCAGAGGTGTAAACGGTATTCCAAATGGTTGGACTGTTGAAACGGAATCTGAATAAGATATTTATAAAAATTATGTATACACAAAAAAATGGCACTATTTGATATAGTGCCATTTTTTTTTCAGAATATTTCAGTTGTTTCCTCTTCGGTAAATGCCATTGATTTTGCATCATCGTCACTTACACTACTGTCACCAATGCTCTCAATTCTCTTCAAGATGTCCTTGATGTTATTCTTCTTGTAATCATCAATGTCATCTATGCTGCAAAGACCGTTGTGCACACAAGCTATTTCACCTTCATATGTAATGTTGTAAGGTGTTGGCAACTGATTCTTGTTAACCTTAATCTTGCTGACAGTACCGTAAGTATAAGTCTGTCCCTTGACAGTTGCATTAAGCTTCTTAATCGCAGCCTTTGCCACACCTCCCAAGTGGATGATGAGCCTTGCAGCATAGAAGAATGCTTTACCGCCCTTGAGTTCAATTGAAGGCAATCCCATTGTACTATTCATAGAATCATTCCAAATCTTGTTGACGCACACAAACGAGTTTGTATATGGTGAAGAAACCTTCCTTGAAGTAGGAATCCTATTGTTCAAAATGTTCGTGAAAGCTGAACTTAAAGCACCAGCGTCAAACATATTGTTTCCTGTTTTGCTCATAAGGCTCTTGAATGAAATGATTGAACCAACAGAGTCCCAAATGAAGCAGATAGGCATAGGTATTTTGCCATCTTCTTGCTTATCAAGGAATTCATTTATAGAATATGCAATATCCTCAATAACCGCAGTATTTCTCTTCTTTGTTGTCTGCTTACCAGTTGCATAATCATTCATTCCATATGTATCAGCCAATTTTCTACTGTTATAATAGAAGAAATCGCCATTCCAATCAACAATCTGTCTTTCTGTAGTTACTGTTACCTCACCTGTTTCCTCATCAACAGTTTCAACATCAACATCACCATATTCAGGTGTAGCCTTCATACCACAATCTATTGCATACGAAAAGTCAAAGTTGTTTTCTGTATCATAAATAACTGGAAGAATTCCATTGTTTATACAGCTTGCAATAAGGCAATTAACCAATGTAGACTTACCAGTGTTTGACCAACCAGTTATGATGCTCATATATCCCATTGGAAAACCTGGAAGTTTTAATGCTTCATTAAATGCCTTTGGCATTGGAATAAAGTCCATTGGTTTGTCAGCAATACTTGCTGCAAGGTCATTACCTTTTCTTGAATAACCCATCTCTGCCTTTAATTCGTCAAGGTTGAATTTCTTTATCGTTGTCCCCTTCTTTATTGCTTGTTTCATTATTAATGCTTATTTTATTCAAATTATTAAAAAAACATTCCCTACATATTGCTCTATAAGTGTCATCACCACCAATAACAATCTGTTCGCCATCAACAATCATATTACCGCTTGAATCAAATCGAGCATTTATTATTGCCTTTTTACCGCAGTCACAATATGACTTAAGTTCCTCAATAGAATCTGCAATTTCAAATAGTCTTTTTGAACCAGCAAATAGACGTGACTTAAAATCTGTACGCAAGCCGTAGCAAATTACATTGATACCGATTGTATCTACAACCTTCGCCAATTGGTCTACTTGTTGTGCCGTTAAAAACTGGCATTCATCAACAAGAATTATTCTACAAAATCTGTTCTTAATCGCAAGATTGAACAGATTAGTCTTCTTGTCAACAAGAATGCAAGGGCGTTCAATACCAATTCTTGACCTTACTACTGCTGCTTCCTCTCTTGTGTCTATAGATGGCTTTATTACCAATATTGGTATTCCCTTCTCATCCAAATTATGAGCCTTTATCAGCAAATTCAAGCTTTTGCCGCTACTCATAGAGCCATAATTAAAAACTAATCTACTGTTGTTCGTAACCATGTCAAATAGCATTAATATGGAAGGTCAGTGTCTTCTGTTGAAGGTGCAGAATAAGGAGGAAACTCAATTGGTTCTGGGTCATCATCTTGAGTTTCCTCTTCTTGATTACCATTACTTTCCGCAAGCTTTCCAACATAACAATTCTTTTCCTTATTGAAATAAGGCACATCACCGTCAAGAAGAATAGACATATAATCATAAGGCTTGACCTTATATACGTCAGACCACTTCTTTTCATCATTAATCCACTTGTTTCCAAGCTCGAAATCATTTGTCAATGGAGAGGCAAACTTTGAGTCTACAACTGAATAAACGTTCTTTCCATCAGTACCTTTGCTGATAGTAACCTCCAAATCGTATCCATTGTTCAAGTCAAAAATATTCAGATTTTGGTTCATCTTCAATCCTTGCTTGTAACGAGCTGACCAAAGCTTCATAATCTTCTCATAAGGGCCTTCCTTTGCGCCTGACATAAGCCAAAACTTAACACCATCATTCTCGTGGTCACGTTCTATGCACCTTACAACATACATTGTCCTTGCTCTGTTGTGCATATTGATTTCATCGTACTTCTTCTTTTCAGAGTCGTTTGTTGCCTTTTTCTTCATTTCATACGCTTGGTTTGATACCTCACAGAATGGGCAAGTGTCACCAAGCTCGTTTTGGATAGGACATGGCAATGTCTTCCAACCGCTTGGAGAAACCTCTTTGTTTACCTTAATTGTATGCATATGAACTTTTTGAAAAGGAAAACCTCCATCCTTGTTTATAGGAAGAAGCCTAATAGTGATAGTTTTGCTAGATTCACCGTTCTCTAATTTGGTGTTCAAGTAATTCTTTGGGTCAAAAGAAACAAAATTCTTTGGTTTTGCAGCATTGTTCAACTGCTCAATAACATCATCTGGTGTAATGTTTGATTCAAAATTAGACATAAAAAATAAAAAATTTAAAAAAAAATTATTGTAAAGTAAAAAATTAAAAATCGTCTTACCAGTGTTAATTTTATATAAAAAAAACAAAATAAATAAATAAAACAGCAACAAAATTGCCATTTATTATAAATATTTCGTCACATAAAAATATACGAAAATAATGGTGCTATTCTATAAAAAATATCACCATTGTCAGATAATGAATAATTTGGTCTTGTGTATATGTAATTGAATTATATCTTGCTTTGGCTGCGTCAACAATCAAATGTGTGGCAATAATAACATACAATTGCCAACACATTCCGAACACAACATAAAAAGGCAGCGCGTACAAAAAACAGTGTACAAACAGATGATACCAGTTATATCCTTTAGTACTAGCTATAAAGTTATTTTGTAATACATAATCTCCAAATAAATGACAGAATAACAATTTAAAAATTAATTCCATTATAAAATATATTTATAATGTTATTATATAAAAAAAATAGCAATAGTAGTAAAACTATTGCCATTTTTATTTTAATTAAATACCAAAAATCTTATTGATGTCTTGCCTCATTTCATCATCAATGAAGCTATGCTCAATGTCTCTGTCATTCCTATCGCTAATATCCTTTTGCTTGATTACATATTCGTCTTGACCAGTAGGAGCATCATTTCTCTCACCTATTTCATAGTTTGGGTTTTCTTCAGCAAACTTATCCCAATAATCAGTAGGCTTTACATTAAATGGATATGAATCAAGTGAACGCAGATTCAACTTTTCTGTAGGTGTCTTAACCCTCTTTTGGAACTCTTGATTCAAGGACTCAATCTTGGAATTTGTGTTGTTTATCATATCCTCCATCTTGTTTATTGTACTCATGAGCTTTGTAATTGTCTTGTCAATTGTACCAAGATTCCTACCTACATGGTTAACCTTGTCATTAACCTTCTCTTGGGCATCAGTCAAGTCATCTATATCAAGCACTTCCTCGTCCTCTTCCTCTTCATCACCCATTGGGTCTTCTTCATCTCCCATCATAGGGTCATCTCCCATCATTGGGTCATCACCGCCATCCATTTGGTCATCACCACCTCCCATTGGGTCACTACCTCCACCCATAGGGTCGCTACCGCCTCCCATTGGGTCATTACCACCAGCCATAGGGTCATTACCACCAGCCATAGGGTCGTTACCGCCTCCCATAGGGTCGTTGCCTCCACCCATTTGGTCAGCGCCACCACCCATTTGGTTATTACCGCCACCCATAGGAGCGTTGCCACCTCCCATTGGGTCGTTACCGCCTCCCATTGGGTCATTACCACCCATCTGGTTTTGGTCATCTTGGGTATCATCTTCCTCAAGCGGAGTATGGTTATAATATGACCATTCACACAAACGCATAAATTGCTTGTGTGCCTCATATAAACCGTTTTCCTTTAGATATTCCTTGTTCATTTTGTTGTTTCTTAATCAGTAAGTAATTCTTTGTTGTCTTCAGTCAAAATAGTCTTGGAACTTTCTGTACGTTCAATAAGCCCCTTGTCCTTCTTTATTTTCTTAACAGGTTGTGAAGCTAAAATTTCACTTGCTGCGTTAATCTTTTCTTGAGTAGTCATAACTTTTTCTTTTTTATCATTATTTTCTTCAATCTTATCTGTAATAACAGCTTCCACACTCTTGCTAACCGTGTGACGTGACAACAGATATGGTTTCCTTTTAGCTACTTTTTTATTTACAAATCTCATAACATATTTTTATATAAATATCTTATTAATTGAAAAAAAGAGTCTTATCATCTATTTTAGTAACAATCTTTACATTTATGTTACCATTTGACATAAGTATTAGTTTGCCATTATATTTCGACCAATCAACAGTCTCATTGTTTTCGTTTCCAGTCAAGCTGTTTAGAGCATTTATCGAGAATATACACCCCTTCTTGTAGTGTAATATCATACTACCGACAATATCATTCTTTATTACCTTCTTGTCAGAGCATATCTTGAATGTAACCAAATATTCAGACTTGTTACCATCTACTGTATAAACAAACAAATTGCCGTACTTGACATCGTACTTGTTGTGTATGCCTTCAAGATAAGTCAAGATGTTGTTTTTCTTTACAAATTTACCAACTAATACTTCCTTCTTTTCCATTTTCTAATCCTTCAATTGTAATATAAATGGAACGGCAAACCTCTTGTCTTTTACAACCTTTAGTATATTGTATGGTATCTGTCTGTCATCATCGATTATTACATTATATTCGTTGCTTGAAACAGATTCCATAAGCTTCATAATGTCTATGCCGCAATATCTGCATATCTTAATAGATATTCCGACAACAGTCTTGTTGTTGCAAGAGATATAAACCATCTCGTTCCATATATAAATATACTTCTTTTTCGAAGAAAATACAAAATTCAGAAGTCTTTTTGCTATACTGTAGCTAATATTCATTACATTCAAGTACATATACCTTATTGTACCAACATATTCGTTGAATACAGAATTACAGAAAGAAGCAATGTCCTTTTCATGCTCGTCCCTTTTTTCAGTTCTTCCGAAAGTCCAATAAAGATTATCACTAATCTTCTTGTTCAAAATAGAAAATTTATCCGAAGCAATTTCCTTAGCTTCGGATAAACCACATATCAAACAAGGCTTGTCTAACTCAACCAAAGAAAAATCTTTGACAACCTTTATAAAGCTGCAATTCAACTTAACCTTGCCTTTCGAAAATATATACCCAAGATAATTCATATATTGAAATTTTAATGAGTATATAATTTTTTTGGAAAAAACAGAAATTAAGAACCGTTCAAGTAAGAGAAATGCATAGTGTCACCATACTTTCCTCCCCAACCCCAACCGTATTTCTTAAGAATCTTAACAGCTAGGCTGTTTACTGTCCTTATCACTCCGTTGGCATCATCATCGACACCGCTATATGATTCGGCACTTCTAAAGAATGGGTTTTTCAACGGATTTATGTCAATTGCAATACCATATGAATGCTTGCTCATGATATTAGAGCCTTTAAGCCTTGGGTTGTTTATATATCTCCAACAATAGCTTCCGACATCACTAACCATAAAGCCATTATCTCTCAATTCGGTAAATGCCTTTACAATATCTGGTCCTAATTTCTTGTGAAGCCATACCTTTCGTACTGTACCCATACAAGGAACCTCGAATTCTGCAAGATACTGCTTCATTCCATATGGTGAAGAAGGGAACGAACCTCCAAACAAATCTGTCATTATAGCCATCTGTTCTTCCTTTGACTTGTTACATCCGCATTCAACCAATCCACCACCAATAACCTCTTCCCAATTCTTTCCAATCCTTGGGGAAGAAGGTGTAAACGGCTTTGAAGCAAAATTTACGTTTGGTTTAGGCATAACACTTGTACAAGGTATAATATCAACTTTAGAGAACAGTTTCTTTATATCATCATCACTCAAACCAGCAAGCTGTTTGCAGTCCCTTTTTAAATTGTTCAAACCGTTTACAGCAGCAACTGGATACATCTTGCTCAAGCTCTTGAAGAACGCATCATTTACAAAGTCTCCAATTGATTCAATTCGTTTTATTGTGCTATCAGAATAAGTGTAAATAGCAACATCCCTTGCAATAGCCGTACCATCTGTAACCATAACCAAAACAGCGTCTGGATATTGTTTTGACGATACACTATTTACGTCGTTGCAAACCCAACCGATTCCGCTTATGTAATTGGAATAAGTGTTCAACAAAATATCGAACACACTTGCGCCTTGCTCTACAATATCACACTTAATCAAGAAAAGATTAGGGTCAGTATTTTCAAGAGAAACACCGCTTGCAACACAAGTTAGTCTGTCTGTCGCTTGTATGGTCTGATTCAATGCCGTAATAAGTCTATTACCCAAGACAGATATTCCATTGTCTTCAGCATCATTGATGTTCTTTTTAGCATTTCCATCATATTCCCAATATGTCTTGTTCCCATCACCACTAGTAAATACGTGTCCATATACATTGCTATGGTCATGGTGGCATAAGTACTTCTGCTTCCTCCACATAGAAGGTGTCTTTTCCAACTTTGGATTTGGATGATAATCCTCACCAGTATTTGGATTGCTTTCATCATACCCTTGCCTTGAACAGTACATATACATTTTCTGTACCATTTCTTTGGTTATAGTAACTGGAGATGTCTTTGCTTCTGTCTTTTCATTATTTTCATATATCGTTACACTATTGATTACATTTGTAGTCTTACCGACAATAACAATAGGTGTATTAACGAATATATTCTTGACTATAGGTAAAACCTTGTCATATTCAGATGGATGATTACGAGAGTCATATTTGTCATAAGCTATCTGCTTCGGCACAAATATATGGAAATCACCCTTGTTCTTGACCCTATTGAACAATACTGTAGCAACAAGCTCAATTGCTAATTGGTCACTAGTGCCGCATTCGGCAATAACAGTACAAGTCAAAGCCTCCAATAAAGTGTCATAACGTGTCTTGAAATTGTCGTTTTCTGCTGCACCATGCTTTTGGAACCCCTTAGGTTCGACAAGTATTGATTCTTCAAAACCTCCATTCGAAGCCGTTAAACCAATTGGATAGCAAGCATACTTACAGTTATTGTCAATGCTTGCACATCTTGCCTCCTTGTAATACTGTTCGGCATATGTCCCATCCAATGTATCACCCTTCAAATAGAAAGGACTCTTTACAAATGGTGTAAGTGTATTTGCCATTCTTACACCAGTGAATGTAGTAACCATATTGCCTGGTGTAATAGAATGCTTCACCTTCTCAATAAGATATGAACCTCTGAACATTGGAATATTCAACAACACGAAATACATCAACGGTTGCACCCAAGCACAACCCATCATTGTAACAGTGCAAGTATATGAATTATTCGCATATATTGTATACAAGTCTTGACCTACAGCAAACACGGATGTGCCGTTTTCTTTGTCATTAACCCTTTCGCCACCAGTTTTACTGTTCATACTTGCAAGTATGTATTGTGCTTGCAACGACTGTTCAGTAACCATAGCACTATCCATTCCAACGTTCACATCAGTGAAATAGCTTTGATATTGACTACCATAGGTAACTCCAAATGCTGGTATTGGATAACCATTCTCATTGCTCTTGCTGTGAATTGCCTCTGGCCATAAAGATGAATCACCATAATTCAACATAAAAGAATCATCTACATACATCGAACCTTTGATATTCAAGCTCGTTGAAGGTTCACTCTTGTATATTGTGACGAAATAAGGGTTTTCATCAAATTTCTTCATATCAAGAAATGCAACTGGCTTAAACATATCTTGCATAGCATCAACATACATCTTACCACTATTATCATAATCAGTTGTCTTCAGCTTCAAAAAGTTCTGTACACACATAAATGCCAAGTTATTCTCTTGTAGCATTGTTGTAATGAAAGATATAAGTGAGAATTTACGTTGGGCTTCTGAACGACAGATAAGTTTGCACATATCTATTGGGTTGACAATCACCTTATCACCAATATCATAATAATATGAATCTATAAAAGCAAAATGCTCCTTGAAGAAATGCTCCATCTTCCAAGTGTCGAAACTTGTAGCACCAAGCCACTTGTCGTGAAGAATCTTAAGGTACTTGTACAGTGCAATCTGAATATCCTTTGTAGTATCGGGTTCTTTTACTGCTGATATTGGCGTGAATGTCCTTTCATCAACCAAATCATTTTGAACCAAATCCTTCATTTTTGCCACGAATCCTCTTACATAACAAGAGAAATCACCATCAGTCATTGTTTTAGCAACATTGTCAAATCTGTTCATTTCGACATTGGTCGAATTGAAATAATTCTTTATAATCAGAATAGGCTGAACAGTGAAATTTGTCAGTTTCTTTACTATTTCAGTATTTTCCCTAAAGAATATACCGCCTTTAGTGTTTATTGATACATAATTGCTGTTGAAATTTGATTCAACCAAACTGTTAAGCTGCCATTCGTTTCCGTTCTTCGCATATTCAAGGAATTGCTTGCATTCCTTTGCGGTCAAAGATGAATTTGTGCTCTTACTCTTAAGCTCAAAAGCATTCTGATATTTTGGAAAGTCAGACTCTACCCAATCAAGGAAATACTTTACAAATCTTGCCTTCGTACCTTCGTGTAGCTTATCAATCTTACTATTCAAGTCACCACAATTATGTAGTCTTTTACTAGTATCCCCTTCATTGGTGAGTTTATCATATTCGTTATGTAATTCTCTTTCCAAATCTGTACGCACTACATGAATACCGATTCCTTCTTCTTGATAATATTTTATACTATCAAACATATCAGTATGTTCTTTGTAATAAAGATATGCACCTAAAAGTAATGCATTTACCTTTGTTGTATATACGAAAGCAGAACTACCATCCTTTGAATCGCTTGTAAGAACATCTATGAACTTGTTCACATCGTGCATCCTCATATTATCCAAGAACAGCATTGCCCTACCAATAGGATTGCTGCAAGCATAATATATTGGTGAAGAAAACAATGTAACACCAGTTGATGGTATAGTACCAACAACAGAATACCAATCGCCCTCATTATAGTATTGAACTGTAGGAACAATAAATCCAAATTCTTCTGTTACATCAGTATTTTCAATATTTTCACAATTGACAAGCTTTTCAAGGTCATCATTATCAGCCTTTTTCCTTTCAATTGATATTGTCTTCTCCTTGCCATCTTCAATAACTTGTACCTCTCTTTCGTCATTGTCAATGTCTGATGTGAACCAACCGCCCCTTACTGGAATAACTGAATCAGATTCGGCTTCAGTCTTGCTTCGTGGGGCAAGAGGGATTATGCCGTTGTTCTTATGTGGCAACAGCTTAATTGTCTCATCACTAACAGTCCATTTATAGCAAAAATTCCTCTCATATGTTGCGTGTCTATCATTACTGTTTGAATATGAGAACTGTTCGCCATAAATCCTTGAACCGTTATAATGACAATTCTCATCAAACATCTCATTGAATAGGTTAGTGTACGTTGATGTATCGTCATTTCCATGTTCCAAGTTAAGCGCAGACACATTGAAGCAAGAATCAAGATTATCCAAGTATCTTATATTCTCTTTGATATAGATAACTTTATCATTGCCCTCGTCATTTTCACTGTCATAGTAATACCTGTTAGTATGGCTTGCCCTACCATAAGTCAGCATAAATGAAATAGATGCGCCGTTACGTACTAAATTCTTGTTTATTTTTTCATTTCCGAACCAAACATTGAATACAGACATTGGTGCTTGAGGATTCCTAATGTCGCATAGTGTATATCTGCTTTCTGAATCAAAATCACTCCAATAGTAATTAGGCTTTTTAAAGTCCTCAAAAAATCTATCTGCATTGAAGTCAACACTTATTATATGATTCTTGAAATCATTAGAAAAATGCTGTTTGTATATGCTATAAAAGTTAACGGCATCAATACGTCCCATTTGAGTGACCAAATCATCCTTTATATTGGTTGATTGATATTTGCCATTATCATTATACGGTCTTACATTGTCAACCAAGAACAAATTGCACATACGAACAAACATATTTGACTCCATATTGCTTACTGCATCCTCTACAGTATAATCTGTGTTGAAAAAGCTATAGCCAAAAGGATTTTCTTCTTCAACAATATCAGATGGAACCAAAGGATATGCAACCCTTGACTTGCAATAAGTAACAACATTAGTACCCTCATTCGTATTTAACGCTTGGGCAGCATTGTCTATCGATGCTTGAATATATCTTATACCATTAAGCAAACCATTAACAGCATTTGCTTCTGGTTGTATGTTTCCATTGTGTGGGAAATCCCCAATCCATCCATTGTACCATTTGTTTGTAATAGGTTCCTTGGTTACAATTCTCGGCCAAGCTGGAACTTTCTCGTCAGCTCCAATATCCAAACCAGTCAGTTCTGCCGTTGAAATTCCGAATTCGGAAAGCTTTCTATACTCTGGTGTGTTATTGATATTATCCACCTCTTCTGTGGCTGTATAGATGATATGCAACAGTGTCTCAAGATGCGCAAGAATGATAGACATTATGTTAGAGACCGTCGGTGTGAATCCAAGGACAGACTGCATTATCTTGCTATCATATTCAGCTATTGCTAACTCGGCACTAATCTTGTCATTTGTCAGACTCTGCATAATCATATTCATTTGTTGACAGAAATACGTTCCATCAAACACATATGCATTCTGAGATACATTTCCATTCAAATCCTTAAATTTGTTTGGAAAATCAGCAATGGCTTTACCTATCTGTAGCTTTATGTCCTTAAAGTTCTTCAAAGGGGCATCGTTCTTTATTCTTGGTGTATTGTCCAATACCTCTGACCAAACCTTCGCCTCCTTTAGTCGTGGGACATTTGAAGGCAAACCGTTGCTGTAACTTTCTATCTGGTGGTTATATGGCGCAAAATTTACATTTACCACATCCATAGGATTTGTGTTGTCGCTCTTTGTGAATGCCACGATACCTACTATATGGCTTCCTACAACATCACACGAAGAACCGTCACTTGTAAGTGTTTCTGTATAAACCAACGGATTGTCCTTGAGGCTTTCCATTATTGCGGCACACAATCCGTCATATACTTGCATTATATTGTTTAACTGATGCAGCAATTCGGTATTGTTGTTGGCTGCTTGATATACATCGCGGTTGTTTTCCATATCGGCTTGCTTTGCTGATACCAAGTCATCCATAAGTGACAGAATCCTATTCAATGTAGGCATCTTTATCTTTTCTCCATTTGCATCTATGATTGTAAATGCATCGCTTTGGTTGTCACTTGCCTCAATATTATCTTCTCCAACTTCCTCGCTGCTCAACGAGCCACCCCTATCGAGCCAATACTTCATTCCAACGTAATCTGACAATGGGGCGGCAAGAACAGCATTTAAAGTTATGTCATTCAAAAGTGAATATGAATAACCAACAAACTCTGCCGTAGCATCAAAGTTACCATTCTTACTGTCGAATTTTGTAGTGAATTTGGAACAAGTAAGCTGATATGAAACTCCTTGTCCGTAAAAACCTTTCACCATCAACGTGAATTTAGGGTAAGGGAAAGTGAAAAAACACTTGAAGAAAGAACCTGCAATATCATCATCAGCAAAGCCACCAATACCGTTTTGTGTCTTATGGTGTCTATGCTCTTCTGGTCCAAATAACGATGCGCCTCTTACATCAGTAAACACAATCTGAACTTGAGGAACTGCATAATTATTGTAATCAATATCAATCGACTTTATACCAAATAGCTCTGGGTTTTGAGATTGTTTTTCAGTGTTTGCTTCAACAACATCATCATAATGCGTATTGAGAAAATTTGTTGTCAATACTTGGAACCCCTTGTCCCCATCTTTGCCGCCATATCTTATTTTTGAACCAGATAAGAATGAAGCTGTTTCGTTTCCATCCTTGTTTGTCTTCCAACTGAAGAGCAAAGTATGGCTACCATTCAACCCTTCTATATTCCTATCGAATATCTCAACCTCCAAATCTACATATATGCAGTAATCCTCCATATCGTGTAAATAATATGGAGTATTAATTTTTTCTTCAGCATTTGTATTGTAATTTGGTTCTACATATAATACTTTTGAATAATCTTGCGCGTTATTCATAATAAGATGCTTTAGTCATTAGTGTATGCCATACATTGCGTCATATAAGGCTATATCGTCATTGTATTGCGAAAGTGTTGTTGACAAAGGATATGGTATCCTCAACAACGTGTTTGTAGGTATATTGAACTCGTAACTACCAACTTCTGGGTTGGCTTGTAGAATAAGCCAACCATAGTTAGGATTATCATAGTATTGATAAGACAACAAGTCCAATCTCGATTGTCCGTTTATATAATACACGAACTTATCAGTCGTTTTTTCCCTAATTTTGATGAATGGGACGAATTTCATCATCCCATCATCAACGAAGTTGTCATATCTGCTGTATGTGCTCATTTTCTATCAATTTGTAGTTATCTTTTTGTTTATTGGGTTAAATTCCTTAAACTTGACATAATTCCCATTAGAATCATACTGTATCATTTCAGCTCTATTATCATATACTCCAGTATTGGCATAATAGTTGAATGAAACCGCATTCTGCAATCTTCCAATAGGACCAGCCAAATCACTACCACCAAGGAACTTGAATGTAATGGATATGTCAGCAAACATAGGTTGTACGCCAATACCTTCTGGGTTCAAATCCCACTTTATACCATCAGTGTCATACGTTATCTGCAAACTCTCTATTATTATCTTTGTATAATAGAAATCTCCTATTCTTAATACACATACTGGTTGCCTTCCAAATGCCAAGTTGTTGGCAATCCTATTTACCCCATTGACATTGCTGTTTCCAATTGTTGGTCCTTGCCTTGTGCATTGATGCAGGAACGTGAGCCTTGCGTTAAATCCTTCTGGTGAAATTGAATGATAAGCTGGGTCAAAATATTGTATCTTTTCCCTAATTTTATGCCTCAAGAACGTATCATTTATGTCTATCTCCTTGAAGAATCGGTATTCGTCATCATATCTGCCATTTGTACCAACACTCTCATAATATGATTGAGGGTTTGTACTTTCCATCAAATTGCTTTCAGTATTAACTGTATTTGCGCTTGGCTTTTCCCTTTCAGCAACCTTGAAGTTATCGTCATTTCCCTCCGTGTTGCTTGACTCTTGCAAGGTTGTGGTCTCTTCATTTGACAGATAAATTGTTATCAATGCACTTCTACCTATTTTAGCCTTAAGTTCAGACTCGTCCTTTTGAGCACCCTTGTCTGCCGTTGTTGGGACAATACCTTCAGATTTAGGGTCAGTAACCTTTTCAAACTTCACCTTCAGCTTATCGAAGAAGTTCTTTGCTGTTGTTGCTCTATCAAGTCCAAGCTGAATGTTACTTGCCTCATATCCTTGTCTTGAAGCCCAACCATTTGTCTCCAATTTGGCTAATTTCCTCTTTTCAAGTATTCCCCTTAATATATCCAATTTTTCTGTGTCACAATAGTTTCTTGCAAGTTCTTCTGTCAATTTGTTTTTAGTTCCATACTTTTCAGTAAATGCAACATAAAATTCTGTGAAAGAGAACAATGAATTCTCGCAATCTTCTTGAGATAAATTAAATACGGTGCAAGCATAGGAATTCTTGTAATCCTCATCATTGTAAATGAATCCGCGACCTTTACTGCTGTTCAAGCCAAAGCTTCTGCAATCCTTGTGACCTTCAACATTCTTTAATTTCTTTTCATCCTTGAACAGTTTCTCACAGTCAACCTTCTTGTTCCTACTCTTTATGTTGGCACAACTGATATTGCTTTTTCTTACATCAACCCTATACCACCAGTCATTCAATGGAGATGATTCAGAGTTCTTTTGCGGAACCAATGTATAACCATTGTAAGTACAAGCAGTAACCTTGTTTTCCCTCTTGTCTTGGTCTGTTACAATATCAGCTGGTGTAATACCGCCAACGTAAGCCTTTGGGTCATTTCCAATATTATCTCTAATCTCATAACCGATAAGCTCATTTGATTCACCACTTACAGAATATCCTAACACATTTGGATTAGTTGGCAAATCCTTGACTACTTTTCCATCAAGATATTTTTGGCTACCAATACCGTTTAAAAGGTATATAATTGGGTCAACATCATCCTTATCATAATTGCCAGTGTAATTGTTTGGGAAGAACATCAAGCACATAATCTTGTCACAAGAATCTTCTCTCTTCTGTTCTGGTTGTTGCTTTGGTTCTTCAGTTTCATTATTATCATTCTCTTGCTTGCTTATGTTTGCTGGTACTGGATGACCGCATCCTGCAAAAAATCTCAATAAATCATATTCCAAACCAGTCTGATGCAAATCACTGTCATTCGTACCTCTGAAGAAATTAATTATCGAAGGATGGTCTACCAAAATCTTGAAAGATAACTGTCCAGTTCTTTCTGTATCTGTATATGTATATACCTTTTCTCCCCTACCGATAAACTGATTTGCATTCCAAGGGCTTGAAACATTTTCTGAAAATTTCAAGTCATATGGTGGGAACCACATTATGCGTCCACCAAAAGGTCCTATTTGTGACTTTGACAACGACTGTGTGCATCCTTTCCATGCCAAGTTCTCAAGAGAAAACATACATCTTTTTGTTTTTGCAGCAGCATCACCTTCTTGCTTTGGGGTAATATTCACAAAACCGTTCTTTTGTAAAACACCCATCTGACCAAGCCTTGCTTGACCATCCATAAAGCCGCCTACAGCCTTTGTCCTTACCTTTTCAAACCCATAGTCCCTCATAAGCATCTCATCATATACTGGTGCTGCCATATCATATTCGTCCACTGTTGTAAAAGGGCGAATCATATCGTGAACCGAATTATACTGATGATAGTTAGTCCATACACGGCAATATGGGTCGTTATAAGCCTCTGATATATCAGCTTGCCTATGTATGAAATTTCGCTTATCAGCCTCCTTCAACAAGTTTCTACCATGAGACATACCGCGTTCTGAAATTGCTGTATTGTATTCGCTGTAATCATCTATATCGTTGAATCTTCCGTGTGGTCCTACAGCATTTGTACCAAACCTAGCAATCATCGTCTTATATCTTCCTATTCGGAACATATTGTTGGTGAATGAAATCAAGTCATCCTTACCATCTGGTTTCTTTTGGAATGATTCTGTATAGATACCATCAAATGGTATTGAATCTTCAACTGCACTTGTTGTTTCGTTGTTTGTGATTACTACAGCTTCATTGTCAGCCACTACAGACTCGGCATAAGTATATCTCTTTCTTTCACTTATTGAATCAGTGAATTGTTTCGACTTGTCAAATAAGAAACCAATAACACTACCATCAAATAATGTTCTTTTTTGGTTATCTTCTTGCAATTTGTTTCCATACCTTCCTCGAATCTCACGATTCTGCCTATGTATGACTTTACTTATATCATTATCATCACTATTCCAAAATATATTTGATGGATAATATTGTCTAATCCATTCGACTGATGGTTTCCTTAATTGTACATAAGCATTCTTAATATTATCGCCTTGGCTTTTTGGCAACTCTGCCGATATGTATGAAAACAATCCATCATTTTTGATGGATATATTTCTTACACTTACATTATGCGGAACCAAATCCCAATATGTATATCCACTTGTAAGCTGATGAGGTACTTTTTCAGTACCTTCCCAATAGTTGCCATACATAGACTCATACATCTTGGCAGCAACCAAAGACACATACATCTCGCTTTCCCTTGACAATGGGTCATATGGGTCGAATCTCAATATATTATCATTAGAATATATGTTGACAGTATCGTTGTTTAGACTCAACAAGTTATCAAACAATATACTACCATTCTTTTTTGAGTACAATGCCTTGACAGTGTTCTGATTGATATACTTTGCATATGTCAAATAGTTGTCAACCTCTTTCCTCTTTTCTGTTACTGAAAATACAACTGGGTCTCTTACCAATCCAGTATGAACAATTCTGCCCATTCCAATATCAGACCCAAGCAATTCCTCAACCACTGCATAGGCATAATGAACATTACCGATGTTCCTAGTCAACACGGTATTGATGAAGTTGTAATTCTTGCGAAGTAGGCTTGCTCTTGCACAACCTCGTCTGTATGTATATTCTAAATTGTCTATCATACTTGTTATAATAAACCTTGTTTTTGCGACATATAGGCATATTAGAAAATATATGTTTATGTGCCGCAAAAACAACCGTTATTTTATTTTTCTTTATGGCATCTGTGACATACCCAACAGCATATTCCTTGTCTTGCTGAATGCCGTGTCCTTTGCAGTCTTGCCATTGACCTTTGAGAATTCAGTCATTATGATGTCGATTATCTTGCTCTTAACCGCATTATCCTCCAACAACTGATTTATATTTATATCAACCTTCTTTCCACCAAATGCGCTTGCATCAAGCTTAATTGTGCCACTAACGTTCAAATTAACGTCAAGAGGTTTGTCACCACCAATCTTAACCTCATACGAAGGGGCAACAACCATAGGTGCACCTACAACTGGTACTGACATAACATTTGGCTGTACTGCATCACTCTTTTTAACACCAATAGAAGTTGTGTCTTGTGCGATGGTAGGATACAAACCGTTTCCTACGTTTGCAACACTAACATTACCCATAGCATTCCTACCATACATATAGTTGCTGTAGTTGGCTGTGCCATTCATAGCGCTTCTGTTGTATCTGTAGCTCCTTATGTTTGTGTTGTTTGCTTGAATAGGTTCAACCTCTGGTTTAACTGCGACATTGTTCTTCAAAATCTCAAGAATATCAATGGTTGACTGATAAGCCCTATTCTCAAGCTCATAATCCTTTGTTGATGTTTCGGTAGGGTTCTCTTCTTGCACAACCGCACTTGATTGTGGCAAAGCCCTTGTTGGTTCTTGTACGCTTCCACTCGCAACGCTTACCACTGTTGAAGCAACACCTCCAATTGTACCTCCGACAACGAACTTTGCAGCATTTGCCAATCCTCCAAGCAATCCTCTATCTGCCTTTTCTCCATTGCTTTGCAATCCGTTAAGTCTGTACCATATAGAAACAAGCAAATCGTGCATCTTGACAGTGGCTTGTGCTGCAAGCAATTTCAAGTTTTCACCAGTTGGGTCTTGCTGTATAGATGCTTCAATTACATCCATACCGAATTTGGACTGCTCATATTGCTGCTGTGCAACATCTGCCATAGACATATTGTCCTTTCCAACGAAGAAGCTCTTAATTTCTTTTCCGAAATTATCAGACAAGCTCTTTGTCAAACCAATCGCGCCACCAATCAAACCACCAACTGCATTACCTATAACTGGAATAAAGCTACCTATCATAGCACCAGTAGCTGCATATCCAAGTGTGTCTCCAACAACATTTAGAGCCTTGGCTGTGTTGCCTCCTTCTTCAATGATGCCAAAATGTTGACCAAGAATGTTTGCTGCATCAACTGCTATACCAGCTAATGCTGCTGGTCCGCCACCCTTGACTAACTTGCCAACCATCTTTGTAGCAGCCTTTGATGCTAACGATTTGCTTGCTTTGCCAACTACTGAACGTCCAACCCTAGCATTTGCCTTTTGTGCAACACTCTTGACGGATTTGCCAATAGCCTTTACACCAAACCTACTGTTCTGAACACCTCCATAGATTCTTCCACCCAAATGGCTTGCATTGGAAGCAGTTGCAGAGCCAAGCTTAATTAATGGGTTTACAACCGCCCTTGTTCCTCTTGCCACACTACCACCAAAATTTGCAACAGAAGTGACAACCCTTGAATTCCTCACTGCGTTTGCAATTCTTGTTGTCTGTGTTGAAATGCTTGTAGGTACTGTACGCAAACTGCTGATTATGCTTTCCGTTGTGTTGTGTATTGCAGTATTCATTCTCTGTATGCCGCCAACAACCCTTGAGTTGGCAATTGTGTTTGCGACACTTTCTGTTGTCTGCGTTATTTTAGTGCCAATTTGCCCTACTCTTGTAACTATCTGTGAATTTGCTATTGAGTTGTTGATTCGAGTAATGTTATTGCCTATACGAGTAATACCATTAGTTACTGATTCATAAGCATTTACAGTAGTATTTCTTACCCCTGTCACGCCTCGTGATGTAGCTTGCCAAACTCTTGTATTTCTTATACTTCCAAATACATCTTTTTCTTTTGATATAAACTCTCCCCAAGTACGACTTTGCGCTTCAGTAAATTCGTTGAATACGTTTCTCAACTTTGTTGCAATGTCTGACCTTACAGTCATTGTGGACGTTGCACCTCTGCTTGCTGCTGCTTCTTGCGCTACGCCTCTTCTATACAATCCTTTTAACCAACTTTCTTCACCACTTGTAGGTTCGCTATATGAATCTACAACGGCTGGCATAGCACCGTTAGCTATTTGGAACAATTGGCTCTGCTGTTCCTTGGTAAGAACCATTTCGTCAGAGTTGACTCTTGCGAACAATTGGTCGCCAGTAGGATAGTTACCACCTATAATACCACCATGCTCGAATCCAGCTTTACCGAACTTGAATACATTTGATACGAGTTTTCCTAATGGCTTTGCAACACCCTTTGCCGATGTGAAACCTTTGATAAACCTAAGAGCACCCATACCCATAATAAGTGAAATCATAACCTTTTGGTTGGTTACAATATCAGTTACCATACTATGTATACCATTAACAAGGCTAGGTATTTCAAGTGTTTGTGTTGCCTTCGCCCTTGAAGCTTGTATGCTCTTCTCATAACCTTGTTGCTGCTCGTTGAAGCCAATCATTGCTCTCGCTTCATCGTGCGACCAACTAGCAATCTCCGCAACGTGACCAGCTATATTCTTTATGTTTGTGTCCCTATCATTGGAAACGGTATTTGCTGCGATTTGCTTAAGCAAGCCCTCGTTTTGTATTGATTCAACATCATGTCTGTTTCCAAGTGCATCTACAATCTCCCATCTGTTGGCATCTGCATTGAATTGAGCCATATTAGCTACAGCTTGCCTTTGCTCTTCAGACAAGGCTCTACTTATATGGCTGTCAATCTCGTGGAACTTTGCTTGTTGATTTGCCATATTTATAAGCTCTTCAACTTGTATACCAAGTGCTTCAGCATAGTGCTGAATCTTTGCTCGGTCTAACCACGATTCGATTCTGACAGTACCAGTTCCTTTGTCAAAAGTACCCATATCGGCAACTGTGTCAGCAATGCGTTCACCAAACGACTTGGTATCAGACATTGCCTCTGCCATCACCTCCATAGGATTCATATAGTTGAATGACATCTCGCCACCAAGCATCTGAATCTTTGCACTGTTCTCAATTGCGCCTTGAATTGTGTTGAAGTTCTTTGTTGCGGCAGCTATTGACTCGAAATTGACCTTAAGCCTCTGTGACCACAAGGTCATCTGTTGAATGTCAGATATGCCTTCCTTGAAGCCGAATTTGGAAAGTGCATTAACGTTTTTGCTAAGCTTGTCAGCAGCTTCAGCCGCATTCAAACCCAACTTCTTGGCTTGTTCCCTTGTTAAGGACATGTATGCAAGCGATGTTTCAACCGAAGCACCGAACGCATCCATATTCTTGACCATTTCTTGAATGGCCGTAGTCTCAACAAGCATCTTGATGGCTGCAAAGTCCTCACGAGCTTGCTTGCTCAACAGCATTACTCTACCGTAGCCTTTTGAAACAGCTTCGGTAAAATCAGTAATCTCCTTTTCAGATGTATTGTACAGCCTACCAAGTTCTATTTGGGCATCAATTATGCTGCCCCTAAACTGTTCTGCTTGCTCACGAGTAAGACCCATTGAACGAGCTGTCTTCTTTGCAGCATCATCAAATTCTCCCCACTCCTTGGCAAGCCCCTCAAGATAACCATACAAGTCTGATAAACCACCAAATATACCACCAACGCCTCCCTTGAGAAGTTTAGCTAATGATAGTAGTTTATCCAACGCACCCGCTGGAATTTTACTCAATAAACCTAATAACCAAGCTGGCATATTCTAATTCTTTTTTTCTATTCATTTATAAATAGATATTTCATAAAATTTTATAAAAAAAAAGAGGATAAACATTACCCTCTTTTTTTAGCATTAAGTATATTTTGCTGTTCCAAGCTAGCGAAGCTGTTCAATGCGTCACCCATATTGGTTGAATTGTTTCCGTTTCTCATTGCATTCTCTTCCTCTACCTTCATATTATGCCTCATTATATAGAATTTTCTATCTCTAACTGGCATTTCATTCAATACATTGAACGGTATCCCCATATGCTCGAAACAACCGAACAGTTCCTCCTTAAGGTTCCTCTCGTAATCAGGCGATATTGAGGAAAACAGAATCGTTCCATTCAAGAAAGGTGTCGAAAGAGCCTCCCCCTAGACTCTCTGGTCTTGTGACCTTGATATTAAAATCAATTCCAGGTTCATTTTCATTGATATATTTCCTCAATTCCAAAGAATCCTTTGCCCTCATATTGTTTACATATTCGTGGATATATTTTCTATCGCTGTTTCCATTGATTGAAACGATATTCATCTCCATTCTGTTGGTGATAATCTTGTTATATCCTACAGAATCGTTTGACTTGAGTTTCTTTCTGAACTCGTCTGCCTTATCCAATAGTTCTGTAAATGCTGTCTTTTCCTTTGTTGTCAATTCGTCTTCATATTTCTCTACCATCCTTCTAATCTCGAAAATATCCCTTGCAAGAAGTGTAGCATTTGATTCCTTTGTCTCAATCTTTGAGATAAGTTCAAGGTTCTTTTCATCCCTTCTTGTCAAATACTTGAATTTTACTGTATCCTTTGCCAATGGCAAAACATATTCGAAATGACCGTTTTCATCACCCTTCAACTTGAATTCCTTTGGCTTAAGGGTTGACAAGTCAACAACGCTTTCAATTCTCTCACCGCTTTCTGGGTCTCTTACTGTAATTGGGAATTCAACACCGTAGCTTGTTGCTCTCAAGAAGAGTACTATTGCATCAACATCACCGCTCAGCAATTCATCTGGGTCAATATCCTTGTTTACAATCTTGCTTCTAAGCAAACAGTCAATAACAAGACCGTCCCTATAAAGGCTTGGTGAAGTGATAAGGTTTTCATCATATGCTGTCAAATATGCTACTGGTAATCTTGAAATCTTGCTCTTGTATCCCTCACCGTTGCTTGGAAGGGAAATAACGTCATATTGCACATTGCTGACGTTAGTTTGTGAGAACAGCTTCTTTGTTTCCTCGTTCTCCTTGCTTTCACCGTTATTAAGCTCGTTAAGCGCATCAAACACTGACTTATCCTTTCCTATATTGACTTGGAAGTCATCAACAACATCCTTCTGATGTTCTGACATTTCTTGCGCTTGTTTTGAAGCCTCTTCGTCAATAAGGCTCATTTGGCTGAACACATCTTGTGTCGCATTATCTATTAGCTCAATAACCTTGCTTTCGCTTCCTCTCTCTTGTGCTTCCTTCTTTGTCTTTTGAAGCATAGCGGCATTTGCTTTAAGGATATTAATCTCCTTTAATTGGTCTTCTGTTAGATTTTTCTTTGCCATAATCTATAATTAAAAACTTTTTGTAAAAATTACTTTATCAACTATTATGAAGTAATGCTCTGCATCACCCTTTTCAAACATCATAGTGTTTGCAAGTGTGCAATACGTGTCATTACCCTTTAAGTTCTTGAACACAATCTTCAAGTCCCTCTTCGGTTCAACCAAGAACCTATCATTATCACATCTCTCAAACTTTGAATCAAGCCTATAATGGTCATTGACCCAACCATTTAATTCACCTTCAAATTCCTCTTCAGCACTTGACAAGTCTATCTCAAGAATCATCATAATCAATTCATTCTTACCATAATATCCCAACAACTTGTCAATTGTCATAGGGTTATTGTCCTCATCATACAACGTGCATTTGCACTTTGCATATTTCGTTTCGTTCTTTTCCAATTCGTACTGCATTTCTTCTGAATCTTGCGTAGCATATTTCCTTAACGCATCTATGTATGAATTGTTTTCAGAATAGAAATCATTCATATCAAACTTGTTGTCATCGTAACCGTAGTAAGGTATATACAAATCACATTTCATTTCTTTAGTATCTTTCTTTTTGGCTTGTTAGTATTCTTATTTGCATCTTTTATGTAGAATCTTTCCTTAAGCATTTCAAGAACCTTATCTGGATTATGCCTTATATCGTGCTCCCATATTCTCAAGATTGGATGACCGTGAGCAATTGCCCACTTGTCCTTATATTCGTCAATCCTCTTGTTCTTCTTCTGCATCGTGCTCAAATCCTCTTCCTCGTAAATCAATGGGTTTGCGTGATAATAGTCACCATCAATCTCGATAAGCACATTGTTGCACTTGAAGTCATAAAATCTTCCAATGTCCCTTGCTTCGAACTGATACTCATATTCCAAACCAAGCTTATCAAGAAAATTGTGAGCAAAATCCTCTTCAAGTTTTGATGTGCCATATTTGGGATGCTTGAATTTCCTTGGTTTGAAACGTGGTTTGCTGTCAGATTTAACTTGAGCGTTCTTGTTTTTCAAAACTTGCTTCATATCAGATTAGTTTACAAATAAATATGGCAATTACCGTTTTTTAAAAAAAATAATATATAAAATAAAAAAATCCATACTTTTCGTATGGATTTTAATTATTTGAAATTGATTCCGTTTTGTGTCAATATCAAGTCAATTGGTATATATTCAAGAGTTGCAATTGGTCTCAACCAAATCTTGCAAGGAATCTCGTCACCATTTGCATTTTCGTCAATCTCATATCGATAATCGGTTATGCCTCTGTTAGCTTGTACATCACCCATAACACCGATTATGGCTTCAGACAGACTGCTCTTGGTATTGGCATCGTTAAGCTCGAATATGATGCTTCTGCAAGCTACAGCAAGATTTCTCTTTATATGGTTGAGCAGCCTTCTGATTGAAATCCTATTCAGTATATTTTCCTCAATCTGCAAGTTCTTCTGTCCCCAAATATATGAGCCTTCATATGCAAAAGTCTTGATTGGATTGATTCTTCCTTCATAAAGTATATCCTCGTCTTCCAATGTAGTCTTCAATCTTGGCTCAATACATTCAACATCACCTCTGTTCTTACCCGCTGGTGATAGCCAAGCTGACGATGTGTTGTCTGAAATTGCTATATTCCTTACCACGTCCTTTGTTGGTGGTAAATAAATGTATTGTGAATGTTCTGTATCATCAAACTTAACCCACGGATAATATACACAAGTATAATTACTGTCAAGACCAGTATCATATAAATAATCACTTATCATACTTGGAATATACATCTCATTCTTACCGTCATTTGCACCAAAAGGCTTATCTGGTAATGTCATTACATAAAGGCTGTCACCTCTTTCCTCTTCAATCATATCAATTACAGAATCACTCAATGTTGTACTGTTGATACAATCAAAACCTGGTGTTGCAAACACATTTATGCTAATTGATTCTGGGTTTGAATATTGGCGTGCTCCACGCAAGAAAGCATACCAATCAGATGTAATGGAGTCAGAAGGCAAATCAAGCGCCTTGCTATTCCATATCTTGCCAAACGAGAATCCTTCACCGACAAACTTGTTATAATATCCCTTATAGTTGCAAGTCTTGAATCTGTCCAATGTTGACCTATAGCCCCTATGCTCGTCCCAACCATCAAAACCACCATAGAAATATACTGTAAACTTCCTCAAATTCTTGTTTACATATATGTTGTTAATCATATTTTCTTCAGTATCTATGATAGGCATATCGTAATATATATTCGATTGATTGGTAATATCTACAGTGTCAAATGAATATCCAACTTCACCATCAACTGTAATTGTTATACTTTCAAACTCATCACCAGAATATGAAGTCTCATTCAAACGGCAATCAAGGTGGAACCCCTTGGTAAGTGTTTCTTGTTTATCATCGTAAGATGAACATCCCTTATACTTGAACAAGTCATAATCAATACCCTCCAAATCTGACAAGCCAAAATATTGTTTCCTATTGCTTATAGATGTGTCATAAATAGTGTTGTACTTCAAGTTTGGTGTAGTTATCAAACCATTTACAAAACCTTCAGTTACATCCCAATTCCTATATGGATTGAAAACAGAACCATATACAAATGGGACACCTTCGAAGTGTTCTGTAGGATAACCGATGAATCCGCAAGGAACAGCATTGCTAACATCAATACCATCCTTCATTTCAACTGTTATATAGTTTGACTTGCTTGCAAAAAGACCATCAGATGTACCTATTCTATATGCAATATAATCTGGTGAATTAGGTGATAAATTGCACTTCGTATAACTCTCCAATATCCTTGGATTGCTATCAGTATCATTTATATCCCTCACATATACAGTAAACGTACAGTCATCAACTGAAATGTCTGCAATCGACACCTTTACCAAGTTTGTGGTATCAACGCCATCCTTAACAGTATGGAATCTGAACAACTTGTTAAGTGCCATATTCATACTATCACCCTTAACGTTGGATACCAACCAAGGTGTCATAGCATTCCTATATGGCTCCTTGTAGTTGTTCAAGTCACAAGTGACTGGATATGTACCATTCACCTTATCATAAAAATACATATCCTTATAGATTGCCGTACTATAAGTTTCATGTAAATTAACCAAACCACCAGAATTTGTACCAAAATTGAAATAATAATCAAATTTAGGTGTGCCAGTTGTTTTTTCATCTGCATAATTAACATCTGCTTCTGGTGAAATAGATTTTGTATTTATAACCACTGTCCACCCAACAAGAGGTGTTGCAGTAGCAATCTTATCTGGGCTTAATTTTCCAACTGTATAACCGTTAGCTGATGAACCGCTTGCTGCAATAGGCACATTTGGTGTTGGGGCTATTTCTGTACAAACATCTACATTATATGTTTTTCCACTACATTTATAATTCAATATATCCATTGTCTTACCAACCAATACCGTACTAGCTGAATAAATAGGATACGTAGAGTTTGTTTTTGCACTTATAACCGTACTATTTGGATTTTTTAATCTGTTAATAATATCTGGATGAGATAAAAAACTATTAGGTACAATAATACCATTATATGTTTTTCCACTATTACTTGTTGATGGACCTGGTTTTACAGTACCATTTGTATCATACACAGTAACATTTACCAAATAATCACTTGGTTCATCGTGTACATTGATAAATTCAGTCTTCTTTACTTTGCCATCACTACCATAAAAACGTCTGACGAGATTTGGATACTTAACCTTTCCATAAAGTGTTGTTGGGTATCTTAATGTACCAGGCCACATAATATTATCAAGTACCATACCAGTACTTTTTTGTAATTCATAATGGTCTTGTGTCAATACATAATATTTACCATCCTTCTTGTTCTTTACAGCAACGGTATTATTGAATATATTTCCGTTTTTATCAATATCACTTATAATATTCAAGCCACCCTCACCCTTGTAAATTTCATCTTTAAGCGTCTGTCCTTCTTCACTTTCTTCAGACCAAGTACCATTTGGCACTTCTACAAGATTGTCGTAAGAATCTTCGTCAAAACCTTCTGTATATTCATCTGTAGTCTTGTTGTATACCAAATCACCATTCTTTTTATGAACCTTTCCATATACAATTCTCAACTTGCCTTTATCAACAAACGAAAGAACCTTGTAGATGTTTCCATCTTCCATTTTGGTTCCTTGCTTCTTTATAACGATATACTTGTCACCATCAGCTATAAAGTCGTAAAAATACAAATCATTATCATTAGCATTCTTGGAATACAACAGTCTTTTACCTATATCCGATTTTCGAAGTGCACCTTCACCTTTCTCTACCAAACCATCAACTGGCGGTACACTAACAAGGTCTGCTGTATAGCACACATCATAAAATACCAATTTAGAGTTAATTTCTTTGATTGTTCCGTTCTCAATACCCTCATTTAAGGCATTATCATATAGAGACTCAACATAAATTGGTGCTTTGCCATTCATTGGGTCTGTACCAAGAACCTTCAAGATATAGTTGGAATCAGCTGGATTAAGTGTAACCGAATATGAAAATCTGCCACTGCTTCCATCGCCAATACCAGTAAATCCATTTATTGAAAACCTTCCGTGATTTGTGTAATCAACTTCAAAAGACTCTTCATCGGTTCCACCAATATACGTCTCACATTCATCACCGAAATTGCTTGTTGAATGATATGCACTCAAAGTAATAGCACTTGGATTATAATGCGTAACATACAAGCATTCTGGTTTAAGGCTCAATTCACCAACATTAAACCTAATCTTGTCATATGCAGCAGTATGCCCACAATCACACATTTGGGATGTAGTCCCACTGTCTTCGTAATATTCACTTGCATATCTCTCATAATCAGTATAATACGCACGAGAACGCAATACGGCAACTACCATATTGTCATACTTTGTTTCCTCCATTTTATCACCACTTGTTTCGAGTGTCCTATGTGCTGTTATAACCCAAGCTGGACCAGCATTGTAACCGCTCATACCTAGAACCCTTGTAACCTTCATGTTGTTTGACTGTTGGGAATATGTCTTGGCAATATAAGGAAGCTCATATCTTGGATATTTGCTTTCCTCGAATATCTCTGGATTTGTATTTCCGAACTTTTCGGTAAATTCATCCCATTTTGATATTCTTGTAGGTATGAAAGCCTTTCCGTTTTCAGTTTCGCCTACAACGCCCAAACTTGTCAAACCATCGTCCTTTTCCTCGTTAACGGTTAAATCTATGATTTCCCTAGAATATACTCCAGGCGAAACGTGATTATATATTGAACTTCTTGGCATAATATTCTATTAATATTTAATTTATTATAAATATATTTAATTATTGTTTTCAAACCTATTTTAACAAAAATAGTGACATTTGAAATTTTGTTTATTTTTCAAATGCCACCTATCTTTGCCTTCACAAACGGATTGTCTGACAGTGAATTAATCATCTTTTCCAAATCAGAGCATTCATTCTCGAAATTAAGTACCTCATCATCAGTCAACAAGTACCATTCACCGCTTATCTTGCTTCCAATATGGTGCTCGTGAAGCTTCTTCTCCAACAAGAAAGGCATTTCAGTCTTGTAATACTTTCTGATTGAAATTTCATTTGAGTTACCAGTTTGCAAAGCCTTTATTCTGTTCTCGATGGAACCCCTTGTGACACCAATCTTGTAAATCCCTTCATTGTCAGATTCTGACAACAGATAAACATATCCTCCCTTTTTCATATCATATTCTTTATATAAAGAATATGATTTATTATATTACTTATCAATACATTTTGTCCCTAAAAAAGACATTTTCATATACTTGCTTTATATAACGCATTGTTTGTTCTGATATTTCTCGTTCAACACCATCCTTTCTTATTTCACAAATGCTTCCGTCCTTTCTCTGTGCAAATATAACCGTTCCATTTGAACTATATTCATTGTCAAATAAAACGTATTTATATAATTTATCAGTTATAAATTCACCCTCACTATTAATTAAGGTACGCAAGACACGGTTACCAGATTGTAAACCAACTACTGCAAGCTTAGTATCTCTATCAAACCTTGATATTGTGCTGAAAGTCTTTTCCCCAAGAAGTCTGCCAGTCTCATAATTGAAATATCCTAATTTGCCGTTCTCAAGTCTAACACCTTGGACGTTTAGCAAATTACAATCAGCCGTTTGGACAATCTTGCATGGCAAACCAAAGACGTGATTTGGAAAAAGGCTAATCTTTCTCACATTATCAAAATATACTATTATGAATTCACCTTTATCTAAAACTGTATGTACTTCATTAGTAAACATCTCGTTACCTTCACTATCAATCAATGTTTTATAGTTTGAATTGCTATTTGATTTAACTAGTGCATATCCACTTGGATAAAAATCCCACGCTATAGGATAATTTCTATCACATAATAATTTGCCATTTTTGTCAATATAATTACAACTTGTTTTTGGGCCATAAAAAGTATACCCTTCATAAATTTCAACAACAGCAAAACCGTTTTGGAATTTATTTATATAGTGAAATTTATTTTTCACAATCACCCTACCATTCTTGTCAATTACAGTCCATCTGTTCATTCCTTGCGGTTCAATACAAACAGTTGCAAATCCTTCGCTAAAATCTTTTGCGTTAAAAAAATTTGTTTCACTTATTAGGTTTCCACTCCTATTAACGAAGTTGAATTTAATAATATGAGAATTCGTATCTTTTATTGCTACACGTCCAATTCCATTTTGGAACGGAAAGGCATTTTCAAACCATTCATCACACAACAATCTTCTTTCATTAATCACCAAATAGTTCCAACCAAGCTCATAAATTTTAACCTCAGCTATCCCTTCGTTTGACATAGCAACTATATCAAATAATTCATCAATATCTTTACATTCTTTTAATTTTTTACTAATATCAAGTATAATTTTCATCTTTGCAACATCACTTGTAGAATCCTCCAATCCAACAGCATTTACACATTGACTTCCAACAACCTTCTCCAACGAGCCAAAATTAAACATTTTGTCAACATCGTAATAAGAATTGTCACCGTGGTTCCATCTTACATTACTTGTTTCAATATTACCAACACTTGATACTACAATGAATATCATTGACAAACCATAACTGTCATACGGATAGCCTTCGCTTGGTTTTCTTTGCTCATTCTGCCATCCATCTCTCAACAGTATATACATAGGGTATTTACCATTATGGGTATAATCGTTATATGTACCTTTACTTTGTGTATAACATAAAGGGCTTGAACCATTACCACCAGTAAATGAACCAATCTCTTTTAATGTACACCCCAAGCCTTTAATTGGCGTGTCATAATCTTCAACCTTATATACACTATAATGAAAATCTGGTATTACATTATCACCATTCTCTTGCTTTCTATTGTTCAGAAGCTCGTTGTATCTTTCGTTGTCTCTCCAAGAATACAAATCCTCGTCATCACCTATAAAGTTGGTATTGCGCACCTTTGCCTTCAGAAGCCTTTCAAAGCTATCCCTCAATCTATGGCCATTATCAATATAGAAATTACCTTCTGCATCCTTTTTAAGCGCATATGGCAAAAGCCTTGGAATAATGTCCCTTATAGGTCCAATCTCGTTGTTCTGCCTGTGATGGTTTACAGCAGCCTCTGGATGCTCAACGAAATTGTCCCATACTTGTTGAGTCAATTCTTTTACTTGTTCAGAATCTATTGGCATACCAGTTTGAGTAGAAATATAGTTAAGTATAATATTCCTAATCCTATTCCATCTTGAATCTTCAGTCAAAACCTTTTTCTTGATGCGTTTATTCCCATTCAAGCATTCATTTATTATATGTTCAAAATTTACCATCATTTATACAACCTATTAAAAACTTCATTAGTTAATCCATAATCCAATAAAACCATAGTTGGTTTTCCATTTCTTAATGTCATTCCAAATGCATCTATTCTACGCAAATCAGCATGATGATGATGATATTTCGCATTATATTCATCAAGTCCTTTACACAAATCATTTGTATTAATCAAATTGTTGTACATTTTATCTGACATATTGCATTTTTTCCATATCCACGACATATCTGGAAGACGATGTTTTTCTTGTGATTTCCTAAGGAACAATTGAACAGTTGACCAAGACAATCCGCAGCATTCTTGAAAATCCTCCTTTTGAGCTGGTAAAACAAATTCAGAAACAATCCATTTGAAATTTTCCAAATCACTCAATTTCTCGTCTATTTTGACGAAAATTCCTAATGAGTCCATTGATGACAAAGCCTTCCATTCTTCTTCATTTTGTGCAAGTCCCTTCTTGTTGTATGCTACCTTAATAACCCACTCGTCTGATAGTTGGAAAACGCACCTAGAACTTCCCATACCAATATCATCACCCAAGTGTTGATAACAATAACATACAAGACTGTGTAATTCAGAAATTGATTTCATTTCTTCATAACTAAATGTATCATCTTGTGCTTCATTTAATATGTTATTTCTATACTGTCGTTCAGTTATAATAAACCTCATATTATATTTTATTTCTAATAAATAGTCTGTAAGACACTGATTATAACAAAAAAATGAGTGAACCTTTTTTTTGATTCACTCATTTTTTATGTATATGAAACCTTGTCTGTTAAAGGTATCAATAGGATTCTCACAATCCATTCTTGCGCCAAGCCTCATTACATAATCATCCAAGGGAACACCATTCTTTAACATATAGTTTATCTCCCTAAAAATCTGATTCTGTACTGATGTCACGTCCTCTTGAGGTGAAAACACACCCAAGCACGATTCTGCCTCTTTGCTGTTGGAAATGAACATTGAAGAAGCAAATGCGTTCAAATTGTGTTGTTGACAAAACGATGATGCATAACACCAAATGCAGATGACTTTCTTTGCCTTGATAAGCCCAACATTGTTTGCGTGTAAAATATACTCTTCAAACGTAGATGTCGGAAAATACAATCCATGTGGTGAGCCGTGTCCAACAAATATCAACGTATCTGTCTCGTTTGCAATGGCATCATCAACCATCTGCTCCCAATCGGTAGATGAAGGGGTTAACTCTATAACCTTGCAGTCAATACCTTCCCAAAGGTAATGATTGTACTTATTGTCTATATCGCCTAAATTTGCAGAAATTACAGTCATATTATATTTTTTGTGCAAATATAATACATTTTTTTGATACAAACAATTTTTTTTAGTTAATAAATATTAATTAGAAGTTATCATTATAACTCCAATCTACTTGTGGTTTTTGTGGGCAATTAGGATTGTACTTTCTGATTATATCATCAATTGCATATGTCGTGTCACTGCTTTCAAATGCCCTATACAAGTCTTCCGCAAGAGTTTGAGCTTTGTTTGCATCACAATTAGTTATGACTTCAGCAAGGCAATCAATCATTTCCCAAGATTGAAATTGACCCATTGTTTGCCCAATTTTACCAAAATCTGGACTTTGTTCCTTCAATATTCTCTTAACGCTTCTTTTCACAATGTTTCTAACATCTGATTCTGTAAGCCTAATTCTTCTTTTCATAAAGCTATTATTTATTTTTATTTTTATTGCCAACCTTTACCTTTGACATATCTTCCGTTACCATTAGACATTTGGTTTGCAACTCTTTCTCCTTTGTCTATCATTGCTTGATTTTTATCATTGAATTTACCTCGATATTCCAAATCTGCTTTATTTGGTAAATTCCAAGATTCTATCCTTGTACCGCCTCGGTTTTGCCTCATTGATGCGGTTGTTGTATCATTATCTTCTTGTTGATGTGCAGATGTTGCAAAACCAGGATACATACCATAATTTAAACCTTGACCTCTCCAATTTGTATCAGACCCATATCGTTTATTCCATTCTTCCCTCGCTTTCTCATTACCTTCATATGCTTTATCATATTGTCCTTGAGCCTTTCTCTTTTGAGCGTATGAAGCATAAGTTCTAGGGTCAAGTTCATTCAATTGGGCTTCTCTCAATATTCTTTTTACTGAATTTTTTACAATTCTATGTAAATCACTTTCTGTCAATCTAATTACTTTCTTCATTTTGTTATAGTTTTATGTTCGTTTATTTGATTATTATCATCTAAATTCTTGTCATCATCCTTATCAGGTGGATTTATCGAAACACGAAGTTGTGGTTCATCACATTTGTTAGTAATATCTACATATTGACCATTACAAATACCTTTTATTGAACGTATAATTAATTGTTCGTCTTGTTTAGTTATCCATTGTCCATTTCCTTGTAAACGATAGACATATTCATTAACTTTAATTGGTCTTCTTCTATATCTCTTCAAGGTTAAACAATCTATTTCGTTAAATGTGTCATCTTTATCTTCAAAAACAATACTAACAATTGGCAATCCTTTCCACTTTGGATTTTTTTCTAAAATATCATCCCAAACATATAGTCTTGTGCAATGATTTGAAATTCTTAATAATGTGTTTCCAATTTGAGTATAATATGATTCCTTTTCTTCTGTATTTGGTACTCTAAATCGCACATTTTCTAAAATTTTCTTAATTATTTCTCTTGCAAACGCCATATTCTTGTTTTTTTTATTATAAATATACTATCTTTGCAAAAAAAATTAGAGTAATAAAAATATATTACCCTAATTTTTTAAAAGGACATCACGAATTTCATGTTTCCACAATCCCAAATTCTATTATAACCTAATGATTGCATAAGCTCCCATTCTGTTTTTGACGAATCTAGTTCATTATGCTTTTCCAATATCCTTTGTTTTGTATAGGTGAAACGATGCTTTCTTTCAAGCATATCTGTTTTATGCATATACCAATAATTTGGCTTTGTCTGACCATCATATTTAAACCCGTTTACATCATAAACAGAACCATTTGGAATGACTGAACTCCATCTTGAATCTGCATAAGTTGTTATCTTTTTAGGCTTGTATTTCTCAATGAAATATTTTAGCAATTTGCTGAACGAACCTATTACATTTGTATTCAATATGTTTGCAAACCTTATCAATTCATAATTTTCCTCACCATCGCTTTTTTTGTAAATGATTCTCTCCTTTGAAAATGTCATAACAGAAACAAGCGTATCTTCAAAAAACAACCCCACATTGATTTTGCTGTTTGTATCACCTTGAATATGGTTTTTATTTAAAAATTCGTGTTTTTCAGAATATTGTATTTCCCTTATGATGCATTTCCTTGCATAAATCTTGTTTTCAGTCATATGTACAAGATTTTTCAATCTGCTTGCAACAATATCAAATTTCTTTGCTATCTCATCTTCAAAGATGTGTATCAACTTTATCCCCTTTTCAGCACATAATCTTGTTTTTCTGATATGGTATTCCTTGTCTTTTCCGCATAATTCACTGTGCCAAAAATTTCCATTTACTTCTATACCCAAATTGAAATCATATAGATATATATCAATCTCATATGGCTTTATTATATCTCTAACATTCTTGGAATATTTCACACCCAAAGAATCCAACAGTTCGTATATCTTTATTGACGGATTATAATCTTTATATTCATCACTGCAATTCTTGCATGGTATATGGTCATATGACAGATATGACAAATTGTTTGTAACAAAGGTTTTGCCACATTTTCTGCATTTCACAAGCAAAACGTGCTTTTCAATAAATTCTATCAAATCCAAATCAGATTTCTCGCATAAATCCCTATATTTGGCTTCCCTTGCTATTCTATATTCCTCAATCTTTTGCTCTGAAACTCCATTTCCAACAGACAATTTCCCGTATTTTGCAAGCATAGTACTTTTTCTTTTGTTCTTGTATTCGTCTGTCGCCATGTATTTCTTTCTGCATTCATCAGAACAAAACCTTTTTTCGGTTTTCTTGTATTTCTCGAATTCTTTTCCGCACATTTCGCATTTCACAATCTCCCTTGCCTTTTCCTTTTGTGGAGTTTTATCAAAAACATTTTTAGAATTTGTTTTCAAATATTCAAAATAACATTCCTGATTGCAAAATTTTGGAATAAGTTCAAGTCTTAATGACTTGTATTTTTCATATCTGAATGTTTTTCCGCAATTTAGACAAGTAGAAACTGGTTTATCTTCTTCTTTTGTTGAAAGAATCCTTTTTCTCAACAAGCCAAGACATTCATTTGAACATACCATTTTGCCCTTTCCATGAACCAATTCAAACTGCTTGCCACAAACGCAACATTCTGCAAATTTCTTTTTTCCAATACCTTTATGTTCAATATAACATTCTTTACAACAATATGTTTTGAATCCACCACCCTTGCTCTGACATTCAAATTTTTTTCCGCAATTAGGGCATATTCTTTCAATCTTCATCTTTTTTTGCTTTTAATACAAATATATAAAAAAAACTAGGAAAAATAAAATTTCCCTAGTTTTTTTGTTATATAGATTCATAATTAAATCTGGTCAAATGACACACCTTCTGCTGTTAAAATAAAATCGAGCGGAATATACTCTAATGCGTTGTATGGCTTGAAGAAAATCTTTGCTGGAAGCTCTCTTCTGTCTCTTGCCTCTTGTGAATCATCAACCTCAATCTTGTAGTCACTGATACCTCTGTTAGCTCTGATGTTATCCAATATTGGAGTAACTGTTGACAAGAACTTTGCCTTTGTTGTAGCATCGTTTGGCTCGAAAATCAATCCAAGGCAAGCGATTGCAACCAACTTACGCATTCTAAGAAGCAACCTTCTGACAGCGATTCTGTTGAGTTGTGACTCGTTCTTCTGCAAGTTCTTCTGACCCCAAAGCTTTACACCTTCTGCTGCGAAAGTCTTGACTGGGTTGATTCTTCCATCATAAAGAACATCCTCATCACCAATCTTTGTGATTTTCTTTGCGCTTACGCATTCAACATCACCTCTGTTTGTACCCGCTGGTGCGAACCAAGGATGAGCAACATTATCAGTCTGTGCCATATCCCTTACAGCATCCTTTGTTGCTGGTAAGAAGATGTATTGGTTATTCTCAACATCGAAGTACTTAACCCAAGGATAATATGTGCAAGTGTAGTTGCTATCAATCTCCGATTCTTCGAGGTTATCAACTGCGTCTTCTGCTGAATACATTTCATCGAAGTAATCTCCAGCACCCGCTGGTTTATCTGGTGTTGTAACAACGTAGATTGAGTCAGCTCTTTCCTCTTCAAGCATTTCGATTGTTTCCTCGACAAGCTTCAAGTTGTTAACGTAGTCAATACCTGGAGTTGCGAATACGTTGATGTCGGTTTCTTCTGGGTTTGCGAACTTACGAATTGCTGCCAAGTAAGCATACCAGTCAGAGGTAATACCCTTTTGGTTCAATCCAAGAACGTCTGGGTTATCAATCTTGTTGAAAGCAAAACCTTCACCAGTCTTTTCGTTATACTGTCCTTCATACTTGCTGTACATAAACTCATCTGTGTTTGTTCTAGAGTCTCTGTAAACATCCCATCCATCGAAGCCTCCATAGAAGTAAACGGTGAACTTACGCAAATTCTGATATTCGTAGATTGTTCCATCCATTTCGCTTTCTGTTGCTATAATTGGGAAGCTTTCAAGTGTCTCGGTTACGTTGTTGATTGAAACGGTATCGAAAGTATAACCCGATTCACCTTCAACGGTAACTGTTACCTTACCATCCTCATAAGAAAGTGGGTCAACACGGCAGTCAAGGTGGAAACCATTGCTGATTGTTGATGGGTCGTTGTCATATGCAGCATTGCCCTTGAATGTGAACATATCGACATCAACACCTACCAAGTCTGACAAACCGAAGTACTGCTTTCTATTCTTGATGTCCTCATCATAATCACAGTTATACTTGATGATTGGAGCGATAGGCTTCTGACTATCAACTGTAATTGCAGTTGAAGTAGCTGCCGAATCAACTGAAACTATCATACCCTTTGCCATTGGATTACCATTGAAGTGAGCAAGAGGATAACCCAAGAAACCTGCTGGTACTGAATTTCTAGTTGGCAATGTCTCATTTACCTCCACTGTGATATACTTTGACTTCGATTCATAAACACCATCATAAGAGCCAATCTTGAATGCTACATAGTTCTTGTCTCCAGGAACTAAGTTACAACGTGAGAAGCTTTCGAGCACGATTGGAGAATCGTCAGTATCGTATATAGCTCTGACTTGAACATTGAACAAGCCTTCATCTGGTAAAATATTGGTAATTGACACCTTAACCTCGTTGTTAGAGCTGTCACCATCAGAAATTGTGTGGAATCTGAACAATCTTGAAAGGTCGATATTGTTATAGTCACCCTTCACATTTGATACAATCCAAGGTGTAGATGCAAATCTATATGCTGACTTGTAATCGTTCAAATCGCAAGTAACCTTTTCAACCTTACCTTCACCCTTTGTATAGTAGAAGCCATCCTTCTTGCATTTTGCAATAACAGTGTTGTTGTGCACAATGTTGTTGGTTGTGGCGCTAGTTGCAAAAGATTCTCTTGAAATTTCTGTTTTAGCATAATCAACTGCCTCTGAAATCAACTTGTCAAAGTCATCTGGTCTTGTGTAGACATAGAATCTCTTTCCACTGTTGTTTGTATATGCTCTTACAGTGTAGATTTCACCATCAACCATATCTCGCATCTTCAAGATTGATGCTGTGCAAGTCGTTGTTCCACCGCTTCCATCTGGGCAATTATATGTACAATTTTCGGTTTCATACTTGATGCCACCGTTTTCAACAGTAAACCTTACATACTTTGACTTAACGTCACAGAAGTTTTCAGCATACATGAAACGCTTACCAAGGTCTCTTCTTGTCAAACTTCCTTGTCTTGCAGAGCACTTGCCGTTGCTATTAGCAAAAACTGCTCCAGGTTTGTCAACGAAATCGTCAAATGGTGGAATTGTATTCAAGTCTGCTGCATAAGCAACATCATAGAAGACAAGCTTGTTGTTGATTTTGTCAATTTCGCTAGCGTTAATTCCTTGAATTAATGCAACATCATAAAGTGTTTCCACATAGATTGGTGTGTCTCCATCAAATTGGCTAGTACCCAATACCTTCAAGATATAGTCATTATCTTCTGGGTTCAATGATACAGAGAATCTGAATAATTGTTCAGAAGGCATTTCTCCCCATTCTGAACTTACTGCTGTAGAGCCACTAAGTGTAAACTTGCCATAGTTTCCGACTGAAACATTGAATGAAGATGTAGCACTTGTAATGTTGTATTGTGAACATTCGTCACCAACTGCGTCAATTGGTACATATGGCTGTATTGTCAATGCTGCTGGGTTGTAGTGTGTTACTTTTTCACACTCTGGCACATGCTCCAACTCACCTACATAGTAACGTAACTTGTCATGTGCTGCCAAACCGCATCTACATTCGTCTGCGGTTGCCTCATACTTTTCGTATGCGTTGTAATAACCTCTTGAACGAATAACTGCAATCACCATATCCTTGCTACCTCTCTTGGCTGTGATAGCCCAAGCTGGACCTGCGTTGTATCCGCTAAGTCCCAATACGCGGCACACCTCCAATTGCTTGGATTCTGTAAGATATGATTTTGCAATGTAAGGCAATTCATATTTAGGGTACTGTGTTCCCTTGAATTTTTCTGTACTTGTTCCACCAAAGGTGTCCTTGAAACGCGCCCAATCCTCGATTAGCATTGGTTGGAAGGCTGGACCCTTAAGAGTCTCGCCAGCAACACCAAGTGTTGTCAAACCAAGGCTTTTTACTGCATAATTAAGGTCAATTTCCCTTGAATATACACCTGGTGATACATGTGTCTTTCTTGCATTGTCTGCCATAGTTATGTTTATTTATTTAAAAAAATTAATTATCTTCTTGTTATTTAATTATAAATACTTTTCAATTTTCAATAGTTTTACTTTCCAAATTAAAAACTATAGAATATTTTTCAGAAATAATATTTATAAATCCAATAATTTCTGTCATATTTATCAAATCCGTGTCAACTTCGCTCTGTTGAAGCAAGTCGTTGTAATCATACATGTCGTTTACAATATCAGATGTTGATACGCTGCCAGATGTTGGATATGCAATATCCTTGTGATAACTGTTTATCAATTCAAAGTAGATGTTGGTTATCTCACCAACCTTTCGCATATATCCCTTCAGTCTTACGACCTCGTTGAATGTAAGCTTGTGCTTGTACTTGTCATCAATCTTCAACAGTTTCTCTTCTTGTTGTATTATTTCCTTTAGTGTCATAAACTTATGCATTATAAATGATGTCCTCTTCGATTGGTTCCTCATCCGTAACGGATTCCTTATCTTCAGAGTCTACCATTTCCTCTGAAATTCCATTCAAGGAAATCGAAGCGGTTTTCATCTTATCGTCTCGTTCGACCTCTATATATATAGTGTCTCCACTATAAATATTAATCTCTTCTTCAAGATTCACATATTCCTCGTTAATCTTCATAACAAAGTCATATACATTGTTCGTAACAATATCTGTAACTGAAAAATCAACATCTATGTCGAACTTTGCAATAAAAGTGCAAATTGGGAAATTAATTTCCAATTTAATCTTCTTGTTCACATATCTCGGCTGTTCCTTCTCCCTTATGTTGCAGCACGAAAGTTCTTCCTCGTAATCCTCTATCACTTTTACTTCTGCCTTTTTTTCCTTCTTATTGTTGTTCCATCCTAAAACTCTTCCGATAACCCTTGTTGGAAGCTTAGTCACCTTGAAGTCCTCCTTCCTTATGATGTAGCCAAGCAAGTTTATCTTATACGTCTGTGAATAGTATTTCCTATCATCTATCGCATTCTCTGACTCGTCTGAAATATCCTCAAGCTTCATTGGCATATAATGCCCATTTGGTGCAATATAGCATTCCAATGCCTTGAATTCATTAAGTATCTTCTGATTCACATCGTTCAACAGCTCATACTTGTTGGTTATAAGGGTCAGAGAATAAATCAAGTCCACACAAAACGGCTGCTTCATAGAATACATATCATATGCCTCTTCACCGTTCTCCAAAAGGCTTGGAACCAAGAACATAGGATAATCTCTGTCTCCAGGAATATTGAACATACCCCCTTGGTTTCTACCTTGCTTTGGGTTGTTTTCCCTTGTGACTGCAAAAAAGTTGAGCAGTGGGTTTCCAACCTCGTCCAAGTGCTTCCAAGTCTGTGAATATTCTCCTATCCTCTGGTTGCTGAAAAGCTTGAATATTGGAAGAAGCTTGCCATCATAAGAAACTTCAAGACTGTTCACCCATTCGTTGAATGAATTGTCTATGTCGGACAGTTCAGTATACAATGGAAATGGTGTACCCTTTTCAAGGATAATCTTGTCCATATTCAACCTACGTTCCTTTCCAATAGCCTTCTTCCTCATCCTAAAGTTACTTAAATATGGTTTTGGTTGTATAATCATCTCTTTTGTATTTATTTTCCGTTAAATTCATTTTCACTTGATACTGGTGCGGCTTCAATGCTTCTGTACGAAGACTTGTAGCCGAATGTAGTTCTAGCGTTGTTGAAATTGTTTCTACCGTCATTAGTAACTGTATAATACTCTATGTGGGTATTCGAAACAACCACACCTATATAATCCCCAATCTTTATGTCACAGCCCAATTCGTCAAGAGTCGCTTGAAAGACACCGAATTTGAGCTTTCCACTCTTCACATAAGTTCCCAAGTTCTTGTTCTTCTCATAGCTCATAAGCTCTGGTTCTTCCACAGTATATAGACAATGAAGTTCAACTGGCGGCTTATACACTATTGCATCACTCTTGGATTCAACATATGTGGCATCAAGGTTTGTCTTCTCCAAGTCAACTTGGTACAATATCAAAGTCTGATTTACATCTTCCTCCAAGTAGTTCTTTCCTATTTCCAATTCGAACAAATAGTCTTGCTCTGAATAGAACATATTGTTTCTGTTGATTGGAATCTGTCTCTCGTCTCTAAATTTCTTAATTGTCTCCATATCAAATAGGTTTATTACCACTATCAATTATTACCAATACTTCCTTGCCGTTTCTTCTTGCCATACCGAAATTACCTTTATGCAAGTCAGAACTACCACCAGTCATTATAATATATTTATATAAATCTTTGAACCATTTTCCATTTGGACCTTTCATTAGTGCCATAAACTTAAGGTTTATTTTCCTTATTTCCTTATCAGTAAAATGCTTGAAAATCATTTCCAATTTGCCGCCTAAATTGTTAGAATGCCAAGCTCTTTGTTCTGCCCACCATATAAAACCCTCCAACGTTACGTTATCACGTACTTCATTTACAATATATTTCTCATAATCTGGATTCCATCCATATATCTCCGAATGACTATCTGTGCAAAATGGAATACCTAATATAACTTCGCAATCTGCCATATCCATAGGAAGTACACTCTCACAAGTTATCCAAGAAAAATCATCGGCATGTTTATAATATTTTGGGAAAATATCAAATTTAGCAGCCAATTTAGCAACGTTGTTCCATTCATTTTGATTTGAATTATCGTGATAACTACTAATATTGATTTTCAATACAGTCTCTTCATCCACATCGAATACAGCACGAGCAATACCCCTTCCAACTGGTTCACCCAAATACTTACAGCAATATTTATACTTCTTATTCGATGTTGGTAATGAGCTAAGTGTTTCATATGAAAAACCATCTTGCATATATTCCTTCAATAACTGGTATTGATTCTCATTGATTATATATTTCATATATAAAAATTATCGCATTTTACTATAAATAGATTGTTTTTTTTGTTTAATTATTTATTTTTTATATAAAAACAATATGGCAGACAGTATATTAAAAGTAAATAAAGCATATGACATTCTAAAGAGTTATAATGGTGCAAATCCACTGATAAAACAACTCAAAAGAAAAACAAAAACACCTTTGACTAACTTTGAAGTGGAATATATACTCAATTCATATGAAAAAGACCCTATTTTCTACAACAAGACTGTTAAAATAGCAAAATGGTACGGTGAAAAGCTTAAAAATGAATATAACATTGAATTTGTACCAGAAAAGTTGTACATAGGATACGTTTTCGGTGAAACAGAAAACACATATCATATGTCTATTCTATACAGAAGAAGTCAACCAGAGATTTTGCAGCTTTTTGTACCTAAAACAGCTATACTTGCACCTCTGTTCGTTGAAGACTTCAAGTCTTTGGACGTTGACTTCAAGAAATATGACGAAATGGGCAAAATAACCATCAAAGAGCACCAAAAGAACGCAATAAAGTTCCTACTTTCACGTAAAAAGGGAATAGTTTCACTCGATATGGGAATGGGAAAGGAAATTGATGCCAACACAATGCTTCCTACGCCAAACGGATTCAGAAGGGCTGACACATTGCAAGTTGGTGACTACATGTTCTCTTCATATGGCTTGCCAACAAAGATAATCGGAAGATACCCACAAGGTATCAAGGATATATATGAAATAACATTCAATGACGGTCTGAAAGTAAACTGCGGTCTCGAACACTTGTGGATTGCAAAGAGAGATACAAGAAAGAATTGGGAGGTTATTTCACTTAAAGGCATCCTTAAAAGCGGTATTCACCCAAAAAACAACCCAAACAAGAACTGTTGGAGGATTCCAATGTGTAGACCATCTGAATATGAGGAAAGAAAATACTTGTTCCCACCTTTTGCAATGGGAAAACTCATAGATTCAAACGAAAATGTAGCTGATGAGGCATCTTGGGAAAAACGTAGAATACCAGAAGTATATTTGTGCGGTTCTGTACAGCAAAGGCTTGAACTTTTGGCTGGTATATTGGATGGAAAAGCAACTTTCGACAAAAAGGCATTCATAAAATACGAGACGAAATCAAAAAACATAGCCCACGACATTAGAATGCTTGTTAATTCGCTTGGTGGAATTGCAATGCTTGAAAATAAGGAGGATTGTGTTGAAATAAATTTAATGACAATGTTCAATCCTTTTGCTGACGAACAAAAAAACAAGGAATATGACGAAATTGCTCAAAAGGCAAAACCATTTGACAGATACATTACTGATGTAAGACTCGTAAGGGAAAGCAATGCAATATGTTTCAGCGTTGATTCTGAAGACCAATCATTCTTAACAGAAAATTATGTTGTTACACACAACACAGTATGCTCAATAGTGGCATCAATAGAGGGAAAATACAACAAGATATTGGTTATTTGTCCATCTTCATTGAAAACAAATTGGAAAAGGGAGATTGAAAGATTCGTTCCATCTGATGATATAACAATTGTGGAAGGTTCAAAATGGAAAGAGAACAAATATACCATCATCAACTATGATATTCTGAAGAATTTCTATGTTGTGCCAAAGGTAAACAAGAAATTCAAGACAAAAGTATATACCGATGACGGAAAAGTCGAATGGAAAACCGTTGAAAAGATTGTAAAGACAGAAAAAAGTGAAATTGTAGAGGAATCTCTTGACAATTCACAATTGTTTCAGTCAAAATTCGACCTAATAATCATCGATGAGGCACACAGACTGTCAAACAACAGTAGCGGTATGTATGAAATTGTAAGTGACTTGCTAAAACGAAGCAAACCAGATGGGGTTTTCGAGCTTACTGGTACAATGGTTAAGAATAACCCAATAAATCTTTACAATATACTTAAGCTAATTGATGCCGATGTTACAAAGGATTGGATAAATTACGTAAAAACATACTGCGATGGTAAACAAATAATCCCAAACAAGAACGAAAGGGATTATTTCACAAAACAATTCTTGAAATCTGTGCAGAAAGATTCGTGGTACGACTTGACAATTAAAGAAAAGGATGACTTGGACAAATATCTTGACAAGAACTGCAAGAAAATATGGCTAACAAACGGTGCAAGCAACCTTGACGAGCTTGCTGAACGGATAAAGCATCTGTACTATAGGGAAACAAGCGAAAACACACTAAAATCAATACGTACTGAAAGAAAGGTAATCGAATATGAGCTATCCCCACAAGAAAGGGTTGACTATGAAAACGCTTGGAATGACTTCATACTTCATAACGAAGAAAAGGATATAACCAAACTCATACAGAACCACAAGCTTATAGAAAGCTCAATATTCAGACAGCTTCTTGCCGACCTTATGGTAAAAAATACCATCAAAATTACTGAACAAGAATTGAATGAAGGAAGAAAAGTTGTAATATTCTGCTGCTTCGACAAGGAATTATATACACTTCAAGACCACTTCAAGGACAAGTGCGTTGTATATAACGGCAAAATGACACCAAAGAAAAAGGATGAGGCATACAACAAATTCAAGACAGACCCAAACTGCACTGTGTTCATAGGAAACCTACAAAGCGCAAGCGTAGGTCTAAACCTCAACGAGGCTTCGGTTGTAATATTCAACAATATTTCATTCATTGCCGCAGAAAACAAACAAGCCGAATACAGAATATTGAGGATAGGGCAAGACAAGGATTGCAAGATTTATTACCAGAAGTTCACAGACACATATATGGACAGAATGTTCGAGATTCTTGCAGTAAAGAACGAAATTGCAGAAAATACAATACTTGCAGAAGATAAAAAATAATCAATTAAAACATATATATTATGACATTTTCAATTAACGACTTAAATAAGTTGACTTCACTATGTTATATCGAAAACGGTATAAAAGTTGAAATTACAAAAAGAGGAAATGATTCTTTAGAAATCAATGCATTTCCTTGCAATTATTATATCAACGGTGAAAAAATAAAAACTATAGACCAAGAAGCGGCCACAAGTAACGCATCTTCAGCAATTAATGGTGATACAAAGTGGTGGGAAAACAAGAATGGAGTAAACAAGGACTGTCGTGCATACACAACAAAATATGAGATTGTTCTTGACAACTTCAACAAGAAACTAAACGTATCAAAGAAGAACAATGGATAAGAAACTCTGCTTTATAAAGCATATTGGTGAAAACATTGGTGGACAGAACATATACAAGCTTCTGTTCACCAATGACGTTGATTCATTCTTCGGTGAAAACTTCGAATACAAGCCTTGCGGACTATGCAACGAGCTAATTCCAAACGAAGGTTCGTATGACGAGGAATATACTTTCATAACAGATATTAAACTAGACTTGATTCAAGACTCTACTTGTTTCGGGTTTCAAGACTGTATGGATGGGTGTGTTGCACTAGCATACGAGAATATGGATGACTACGATGAATATCCAGAACCATGTAGATTGGTTCTGCAATATGGTATGGATATTGATGAAGTTATGGGAAAACTCGCCCAAAGAAACATAATAATGGAAAAAGAGGTTAAAATATGAAAATAAATTTTATCACGTTTGCCAACACCGAATCCAATTTTTCTACTGAAAGAATTTCCTTTGAAGCAAGAAATATGAATTTGTTTAGTGATATAAAAGTATATACAGAAAATGACTTTGACGAACAATTCTTAAAGACTAACGGCTCTTTCTTTAAAGAATTCAAAAGAGGTTATGGCTATTGGTCTTGGAAACCATATATCATCAAAAAGGAATTGGAAACATTAACAGATGGTGATATTGTTGTTTATGCTGACTGTGGATGTATGTTTATATATAACAACAGACTTGAGTTGAAAAAATGGATTGATATAGCTACAAATTCAGAAAGTGGAATATTAAGCCCTTGTTATGGACCTTATGTTGAGAACAACTTCACTAGAATGGATTTATATGATTATATAAATAAAACATACAATAAACACAATATTGATATTTTTGACAATGCCATACAATGTGGAGCTGGTATATTAATTATTTCAAAAAAACCAAAGTCAGTTGATTTTGTAAATCAATGGTATGATGTAATGACAAATCATTTCCATTTATGCACTGATGAAAAAAGTTCAATACCAAATCGCCCTAATTTTATAGAAAATAGGCACGACCAATCTGTTTTTTCTATGCTTTCAAAAATATATGATATAGAGACTATAAATTCTGAAAATGGTATACTGAACAAGAAAACAAGCCCAATAATTGCAGCAAGAATCAAAAACAATAAGGAAACTTGGGTAAAACCAATTGAAATTTTATTCGATGGTCAAATATATAGTTTACAGAAATTTGGTGGAATATCTCGATTATATATTGACATTGCAAATGGTTTAAATAACAGTGAAATAATAAATAATTACAATGGTATTGGGTTAACCAAAGGAAATTATCAAGATTTCGTTGGCAAATTTGCTATTTCTAAAACAAATAACAAGTATTTATCTGAATTAATCGAAAGTGGTGATACTTCTTTTTCACAAGATGCTATTGAACAATTATCAAAAGGTAATTTCGATATATTCTATCCCACTTTCTACAATACTTATTTTTTGGATTATATAGGTGATAAACCTTTTGTTATGTCTGTCCACGATATGATTCCAGAAATATATACTAGTATGTTTCCACCAAATGACCTACAAATTATAGGGAAACGAAAAATGGTACAAAAAGCATCTGCAATAGAAGTAAACACAGAATGCACCAAAAAGGATTTGATTAGGCTATTAAATGTAGATGAAAAGAAAATACACGTAATAAGCCGTGCTTTGAACCCAACGTTTGGAACTTCATATTATAACAATAATCCGTTTGATTATGATTACATATTGTATGTAGGTACAAGATGGGGTTATAAAAGATTTGATTGGTTCTTGAAACACATTTCTCCATTCTTAAGAAAGCATAAAAACATACATCTTGTATGTACTGGTTCAGAATTTAATGAATACGAAATCAAATGGCTGAAGCAAAACAAAATATTCAAGAGAAGTCACACTATTTTTGCTGACGAAACAATGCTTGCTACACTATACAAGTACGCAAAATTCTTTGTTTTTTCTTCTGAATATGAAGGATTTGGAATGCCAATACTAGAATCATATAAAATGGAATGTATCGCTCTGCTTAATGAAAATGAATGTTTTAAAGAAGTAACTTTCAATAAAGGAACTTTCTTTAATTTATCAGAAAATGAATCAAATTTATCTGAAGTGGCAGAAAGAATATTATCTTTAAACAGCCTAGAAAGAAAACAAATAATTGATACACAGAATGAAATTTTATCTCATTATTCATACGACAAATTTATGAATAATGTCAAAAACTTTCTTAAAAGTGTTGTTGCAAATAAATCTGTTGACAATCAAAAAAATATCAAACCAAACGATTTGGACATTTTCATTTGCACCCACACTGATTTCAAACCACCTCTCACGAACAACATATACAAAATTGTTGACTCACGGTTAATAAACAACGATTCGTGGGGTGACTTAAAAGGTAGCTTCTATTCAGAGATAATGTCTTATTTCTATGTGGCTGAACGAGTAAAACTAAAAAAATATGTTGGATTCTGTCATTACAGACGATATTTTAATTTTATGGACGATATTCCAAATATAGATGAACTAATCGGCAAATATGAAATAATAGCGCCAAAAATACTTACATTCAAGACAACCATCAAAGAGCAATACAAGAATGCGCACAATATCGAAGACCTATACATTGTGAGTGGAATAATTGCCGAATTATACCCAGATTACATAAATGGATGGAATAAGTTGTTAAATGGAAAGTCAATGTTCCCATATAATATGTTCATAATGAAAAGTGACGAATTCTTGGAATATGTCAAATTCCAGCAAAAAATACTATACACTTACATCTCAATAGTCGGAATTGACATAGAAAGCAGAATAAAGAACAACAAGGACAAATATCTTAAAGACTTCAGCCCAAATAATGAAATATCATATCAATACAGAATTGGAGGTTACATTGCTGAACGACTAACTAGCCTTTGGATAATGCATAACCATAATCAAGCATTAATGCTTGATGTGACAATAACAGAAGACAAATATAACTAATATATGAAAATAGGGATAGACGAACTAAAACAACTTCACGAGCATACAATAAATTTCAATGGAAATCAAATATCTATATCTTTCAATGAAAAGGAAAATTCCATCGAAATTATTTTCAGTGAAACTATAAAACAAGAAGATAATACTGAAGAGCATCAGCCAAAAAGCCTTACATTGGAACTTGTGCAAAACGAAAATGGTACGCATAGTCTGCAAGAAACAACAGACTCTTCAGATACAGAAAAAAGAACTTTGAAACTTAACAGAGATGATTTCTTCAGACTGCTAAATGCAAAACCATATAGCCAATCTGTTCTGAAAGGAATATACCCACTGCTAGATGAATCAAAAGATTATAAACTAAAATTGGAGAATTGGGCTAAAAAATACAACTATTTCATTGGTGAGGACTTTGCAAAAAAAGAATATGTGGTACTATAAAAAAAATAGATGACATTAATTTGCCATCTATTTTTTTATTAAATATCAAACAATTAGTATGTACCACAGTCAAAGATACTAACTTCACCATAAATCTTTGATGTACCAGCTCCAGTATCTCTTACTTCAACCAATGAAACATTGTGTTGAGATGCGCTTGCTTGTGTTGCACCACTCTCACTAGAACCAATAAATTCAAATTCATTGATAAGACCAGCCATTGGAATGTCAACCTTACTGTCACCGCTAGTTGTTTCAAATACGATTTCAATGGTTTCAGCAGATAAGTTGTATCCAACATCCTTAATAGCCTTCAAACCAGTCAATTGAACAGACTTTTTGCCGTAAGTGTTAACAAATTCCAAAGTATTTGTTGAAGCTGTATAGTGCAAATCAGCAAAAGCATACAAACCATCTGTTGTTGCAGAAATGATATTCTTGTGCATATCAACTTCACTACCAGATGTTGATGGCTCTGTTGCAGATGTGCTTATCTTTACATCAAGTGTAGTTCCAGTATCTGCTGTTGTAACTGCAATTGTGTCTGTAGGATTAATCTTATTAGTTGTAACTGCGCCACTCAATGCTGCCAAGTTTGAATCAAGAGCTGTCAAACCGCTCTTCACTGTTGTTGCAGTAGACATATAGTTTGTACCATCCAACGAGATTGTGTTACCACTACCATCTAATCCAATAGCATCTCTTGTATTCTTCTCAACAGTATCCAAGGTCTTGATTGCCCCACTTACTTGAGGTGATGTACCAACATAATTTGGTTCAGGTATAGTCAATGTTGTTGCTCCAGAACCAACACCAACAACAGCTCTCAAATTAGCATCTGCTGCGTCATTGTTAACGATTGCACTATCCAAAGCTTCTACCGCAGCTTTAACAGTTGTCTTTCCATTTACATAAGTACCATTTGCACTAAATTCTGTATCTCCAGATGTAGTGCCAAGTAAAGTGTGAGCTTTAACTGTTGAATCAGTAGCTTGCTTCAATTGAGTATCTAATGCTTGGACTGCTTCCTTAACAGTTTGATTTGGTTGTACATAGCTTCCATTTGCTGTCAATGTATTAGCTGAACTACCAACTGCTGCTCTAACTTCTTTAGCAATATCATCAGTAGCCTTCAATTGAGTATCAAGAGCTGTCAAACCACTAACAACACTAGTCGCACCACTAATATAATTTGTACTACTTACGTGACTAGTAATAGATGACTCATTATGGTTAACACCAACAGCCTTTTCCAAAGCTTCAGTGCTGCCAGTTAAGCCACTAATCTTTTCTTCTAATTCTCTTTGGTCATAGAATACAGTATGAGCTGCATTTGTACCATCATCTACTCTAAAACCTAAAGCAATTGCGGTATTTGTCTCTGAAGGTGTACCACCAGTATCAATCAAATATCTTGCAACAATAAGTTCGCCATCCTTCAAATCTTCTGCTGCTGTTTTTGCCGCATTCTTTGCTGCTTCTCTACCTTTTTGAGCAATAGGCTTGTTTCTTAAAAGTTGTAAATGTCTAAGTGCCATTTTTTAAATGTTTTTATTTTTTAGTTATTATTTTTTTTTATTCACTTACATATAAATATGGAATATTAATCAAAACATCCACTATTTTTTTTATATTTTTAAAAAAAATGTTGAATACAGCGTACAAACATCTGTATCCAACATTTTTTTATCATTAATCATCGTCATATGAACCACAGTCGATAATACCTCCAAAATACAAACCGTCATTAAGGATTTGAAGTATATTCTCACCTCTTTGGCTTTCACTTTCATCGGTAATGTTCTGTTCGGACAACTTGACATCAACTTGGATTGTGGTTGGTTGGTCAGTCCTTGCACTTGTAGTCACCACTGTAATGTCAGCAGAATTGGTGTCAATTCCCTCAATTGCGGTCTTGTTCTGCAAGTCCATAATCTCTTGTGCAAGCAATGCATCAGCCTCGTGCAATTCTTCAATTTCACCAGCTGCCTCTGCCATCTTACCGTCAAGTGTAAGCAATGCTTCAACAACAGTTTCTGCTTCCTCCAAGTAACTGCTTCCAGACATATATTCTGTAAGTTCGGTATCGGCACTTGTAACGCCAACAACCTTATATATGTTATCGCTGTTGCTGTTTACCAACCTCTCCAAGTCGGAAATTGCCTCTTGAACAGTTGCGGTCTCGCCACTATATATGCAAGTATAGTTGGTTGCCTCCTTTGGAACATACAACTCATTGTCACTGTCCTTTGTCAATACATTACTGTCAAGTGTTGAAATACCGACATAACCCAAAATGGTGTTGTCAGCACTCTTTCTGAACTCAACTTGAACATACTTTGTGAATGAATCACCAGTGCTAATGATTCTATTGACATCAAGATTTGCAGTAATTGCTGTTGCAACATTCTGACTGCTACCAGATGGAGCCAAATAGGTTTCTACCTTAACGTTTCCGTCATAAGTACCAAAGATGCCCTTGAAGAATGCAGTAGCATCAATTCTTGTGGTCTTCTCAACACCTTCTGCTGTGTATACGAATACAAGTTCATTTGATGCACCATCATAATAGATGCTCTTTACAACATCAACTGAATTCAACCTCAAGATTGTGCTTTCTCCATTTGAGTTTGTAAATGTAAGTTCATTACCAGCTGTACTGTATGTCAAATTGGACAAACCGACATACAAGCCGCTTGTGTCTGCCTTAAGAGCATTGTTTCTTGCTGTTGAAATCTTGACATCTGCTGTCAACGTAGAACCACTGTTTGTGCTGTCACTCTTTGTCAAATCAACTGTTGGAGAATCTGCAACAATCCAATTGTACTTCAACTTGATTTCATTTGCTAAATCAAGGGCATTGTTTGCAGTACCGCTTACTGTTTCAACTTGTCCACTGATTGTCTGTACTTGTCCGCTCAATGTTATAACTTGACCGCTCAATGTATCAATCTTTCCATTAGTGGTTTCAACTTGTCCACTTACTGTTCCAACTTGACCACTGATTGTCTGTACTTGACCGCTTAATGTACCAACTTGACCACTTACAGTATCAATCTTGCTGTTAGTTGTTTCAACTTGTCCACTGATTGTCTGTACTTGTCCGCTTACAGTTTGAACTTGTCCGCTCAATTCGGTAATATCTCCACTATATGAAGGTATACCACCAATCATAGAGTCAATCTCTTCCTTGTTATATACTTCACTCTTGGTGTATACGTCACTAGCATTTGCCTTCTGGTCAATTGCTGTCTGCAAAGCGCCACTTGTTGAAACCAAATCACTTATAAGGTTGCCAATACTTTCGTTGCATTCAGCTATGTCTTGGTTCAATTCTTCAACCTTCTCATTAGTATATGCATTTGCACTGTCAAGTATGCTATATGTATATGAGCTCAATTCGGCAATATGGCTTGTATTTGTTGCAACATCACCGCTTATTCTATTAACATTTGACTCAAGTGCATCTACTCTTGGAGTAAGACCATTCCTTACAGCATCGGCATACTGCTTTGCAGTGTAAGCTACAGAACCCTCTTGCAACTCGTTTCCGTTCAATGTGGTAATGGCTTGCTCATTTGCTGAAACCCTATCTCCAAGTGCAGACAAACTGCTTCCGATGGTTGCAACACTGTTTTCAAGCGCTGCAATATTTGTTTCTGCATCTGACAATCTTCCCTCAATTGCGCTTGTTTCCTCCTTGGTTGCGTACTTGGCATCGCTTTCAGCCTTTGTATATACGCTGTCTGCATCAGCCTTGCCGCTTGTTGCTGCGCTAATAGCTTCATCCACACCACCTACAAACAAACCATCTTGGCAAACCTTCAAGTATTCGTTGTGCTCGTGGTCACACACCTTAACCTCAATGATATGATTTTCACTTATGGTTGTTGTTTCACCGCCATAATATGTGTCAACCAAGTCTCCAACGTTAATCACCTCTGTAGTAGTACCGCTTTCGACATTGAATACAAAGGTGAGGTTCTTTGTGATTGGGTCATAAGAAACACTCTTCAAGAACTTGTCTTCTGGAATGTTCAAAGTACCACCTGTTATTGCAATACCGTTATTCAATGTATATACCAAGTCATATGTACGCTCGTTGTCATCGTGCTTGTTCAAGGCAACATTCTTGACACTCTCGTCAATTTCTGTTTGAGCATCATCAATCTTGTCATTCAACTCGCCCTTCACTGTGTCGGTGTAATCCTTCACTGCATCAGCATACTGCTTTGCTGTATAAGCTACAGAACCCTCTTGCAACTCGTTTCCGTTCAATGTGGAAATGGCTCCATCATTTGCATCAATCCTATCGCCAAGTGTTTCAGCATAATGTCTTACATCATCAGCGTACTGCTTTGCTGTGTAAGCCACAGAACCTTCAACAAGTTCATTGCTGTTCAACGTAGAAATGCTTGATTCAGCATTTGCCAAACGTTCATCAATTGCGCTTGTTTCCTCCTTGGTTGTAAACTTGGCATCGCTTTCAGCCTTTGTATATACGCTGTCAACATCAGCCTTGCCGCTTATTGCAGCCGAAACTGCATCATTGATACCGCTAACATATATACCATTATCACTTGACTTCAAATAGCCTTCGCTGTTCAAGTCGGCATTGATTTTAAGGCTTACTGTCTTGGTTGAATAATCAACTGTGATTGCACTTGAACCTTCGAGTGTCACTGCATCAACCTTCTCGTCAGTATAGCCCTTTGCTTCTGCCAAGGCATCTGCTACAGACTTTGCAACAGAGCCTTCGACCATTGCATTGCCTTGCAATGTGTCAAGCCTTGATTCTGCCGAAGCAACTCTTTCTGACAAATCCTCTATTTCGCTTTCGGCTGCTGAAGAATTGGCTTCAAGAGTCTCTATTCTGCTTTCGTGTGTAGCAACTGTCGCAGAAAGTTCAGAAATGTTGCTTGTGTTTTCAGTGGTCTTACCGCTCAATTCAGCAATTGCTGCTGCATTTGCAGTGATACCACTTGATGGTACGTACAAACCGTCATTTCTTGCAGAAAGCATATTACCTTCATTATGACTTATGTTTACATCTGCTGACAATAAATCACTACCATCAACCCTTCTCTCTTTGGTCAAGTTGACTGTATTGGTATCTTCAACTGTAAGCTCGTTGAACAAGTCTCCAACTGGTACTTCAATCTTCTGCATATCACCACCAGCATCCTTGTAGTAAATCTCAAGCTGCTCCAATTCTTGGTTGTAGTCGATATGGTCAACAACACCGAACGAATTAAGTTTCCAAGTCTTTGATGCCATTGTGGAACCGCTTAATGAACCAGCAATAGTATATGTATATGTCAATTCATTTGTTGCTGTATCATAGCTAAGGTCGGCATTGTTAAGGTAGAATGTAGAGATGTTGCCTTGTCTTGGTCCGCTTGTCTCAAAAGTGATTGCATTTAGCTTTGGTGAATAGCTCATCTTTGCTGTTGCGTACAATGCTCCACCGACAATGCTATTGCCACCCTCGATGATGTTGTCGTTCGAATCAAGAACCTTAACATAACCGTTTAGATATGTCGCATTTGGAGTTGAATCATCGACCAAAAGCTTGAGGTTTTCAGAGCCAATCTGTTCAATCTTCAATGTACGATGCTTGTCTACTGCGTCTATATTAGACTGCAAATCACCGCTTGTCTCTCTAATCAACTCCTTGATTTCATATTCCTTTGAATGAACTTGTCCGCTTATTGCATTTGCATATCCGCTCACAGCATCAATCTTCTGGTTCAATTCAGAATCAGACTCTTGTCTTTCAACAGATTCATTGTCAAGCTGTTCTTGCAAACCTTCTGTTGAACCACTCAAGCTTGCAATCTTTGCTTCAAGTGCTTCTTCTGCTTCAATCGCACGGTCTGTCTCGTTGCTTACTGCTGATTCAAGCGAATTCAACGCATCATCCACAGTACCGTTCTTGTACTTTATATTGTCTGCTGTACCCTTAACGTACAATCTTGCATCTGATTCACCATCGTCTTGTATTTCAATGATGTTGTCTGCATCACTTGATACATACACCTTGGTTGACAAGATGCTCTTGTACTCGTCTTGTCCATCCACTGTTGTTGGACCGACCCTTTCAATCTTAAGTTCAACTGGTGATGTTCTTGGTGTGATAACCCTCAATTCTGCTGCCAATCTCTCAAGGCTGATTTCAATCTTACTGTTATCAGACAATGAAATCACAAGAGCCTCCTTGAATTGGTCATAAGTACCAGATATAACGTGTATTTCCTCTGGTATTGGTATTTCCTTTACAATATCACCATTGACTACAAGCTGCAATGGCTCTCCGTTTCCTTCATATGCAAGGTCAACATTGATGAAATGTCCGCTCTTGTTACCCTCGACATCCTCCTTGTTTAGCTGATTTGTAAGGAAAACCCTACCATCGAAAGAGAACTTGGTTGGAAACACCGAATCGGCTGTGAGTTTGCCGTTTTCAAGTGCCAAGTCAACCGTATTTGTATCTTCTACTGTGATGGTCAGTCTTTCTTCCATTCCCTTGACATAATCTGCCAATGTCTCTACAGCTTCTGCCAATGAGCCGCTATCGTCAATGATTACATTTTCGAATGGTGAAAGTGTACCATCTTCCTTCAAACCGCAACTTGCCATTACGTTGGACACCATACCGCTTATAGCATCGATTGCTTGCTCGTCAGCATCTACCCTTTCAGCAAGTTCTTGTATTGAGCCTTCGATGTCTGCCGAATCGATATAGAAAGTCCTGTTTGCAGTACTTGCCACACCGTTTCCTACTGAACCGATTGCCAATATGATGTTTGGATTAGCTGAATCACCGTATTTGAGCACCATTGGCTCTGCATAAAGTGTTGGACGGTCAAGTGTCTGACCGTTCTCGATATATGCTATTGCCTCTTCCCTTGTTTGGAAACATTCGTCATGGTGTACAAATTGTAACCTATTCTTACTTGCTTGTTCCATTATATTACTATTTTTTTATTTTATCAAATTAATTTAAAAAGTTCCATAATTTCCATTGAATTGAACCTCAATGGTTTCTTCTGATTCCTTAAATAAAGTAAGAACTCCACTTTCAGAATTATATTCTCCGCGACTAATAAGTCTACTTTCAATATCATCTTCCCTCTCCTTTGCACGTTCAATCTCTTCTGCCAATTCGCTTGATACGTCCTCAATAGCTCCGCTCAATGCCTCATCTGCTGCTTGACGGTCGCTTATTTCAGTTTCAAGCGCACCACCAAGTGCTTCTACTTCAGAAGCTATTTCTTGAACATCGCTCGAAAGGTCTTCAATTGCGCCGCTCAATGCCTCATCTGCTGCTTGACGCGCTTCTGTTTCACCAGAAAGCTCTTCTTGCAAAGTTGCGACATCTCCGCTCAATGTGTCAATTTCATCTGTAATACCAGATATTTGGTCAATAATTTCATCAACAGTACCGCTCAACTCTGTAATTGCCGAAGTTATCTCGCTTGTACCGCTTTCGATAATGCTTCTAAGGTCTTCTATTGCCCCACTGAACACTTCATCAGATGCTTGTCTTGTCTCAATCTCTTCATCAAGTCTGCCGTTGATTTCTTGTATGAATTGCTCAAACTTCTCATATATATCTTCGTAAATTTGACTAGCTACTGATACAAGCTCACCATTCTTTACCATATATAAAGAATATTCATCATCTTCCAAACCGTCAAACAATACAACACATTCACCCTCTTCAAGACGTTTCTTAACCCAGAAGAAACCGTTCCATTCTGTTGTAAACAATTGGATATTGAATGCATAATCAACAATATCAATCTCTTGTGGGCAATATCTTGGGTCATCGAATGCAACGTTATTTATTGTCCAAATCAAGTAACCGCTCTTTGCTGTAAGAGATGGCATCAATATGCAACGGAAAACACTACCGTTGATATATTCAACCTCGTGGAAGTTTGAACCGTCATAATCCTTTACGAGCCTTATGCTCATAATGGCATGTGGTGCTGCTGCAACTTGAACAACTCCGCTCTTGTCATAGTCGAATCTCTTTGCGTACACATCAGTGTTATTGATTGCCGTACTTGTCCAAAAAGAACCTCTCTTGCCCAAATAATTCTTCAATTCACAACCATCACCATAACCTGCTGGAAGTAATTTCAAACCGAATTTGTCAAGTCCCTTTGAGTCACATGGCTTCCTCTTTGGATGGAATTCGAAGCAGTTGCCATCCCTCTTGTTGTAGTGGTAGCAATTATCATCAACTGGTTCAAATAAATCCTCCTTCTTGCATCTGCAACGGTCTTCAGATGATATACATCCGCAGTCACCACTTTCGCATTCATCCCAATCGGACATTGACTTAAGAACCTTACCAGCACATCTACCAAATTCCTTGTTGCATACAGTGCTAGCATGGTTTCTATCACATTCACAAGGTTCAACAGCATTCAACATACCGTCCCAATCCTCCTTTGTTGGAACCCTCCAACCGAACTTCAAGTCCTCATTGATTGCTTGTACTGCCTTGTAGTCATAAAGATAGCCATATTCGCTAACACATTCCCTAGTGACATATCTGTCACCCTTCTCAACATCACAAGGCTTTGGAAGAAATTCTCCACCAGCAATGTTCAAATACTTGATGCAAGGTCTATAAACTCCAGTTCTATCAACAACGTTGATTCCAAGTGGACAATGCTCCGTTCCCAAACCAACAAGCGTAGAATCTGAATTGACGTGAGTGAGCATATATGTACCAACGTTCTTCTTTGTGATAAGACCGTCAATGATAGCCACATTGTCATCCCAAGTTATCTTTATCTCACCCTTTTCCTTATCATATGCAACATATAGATTGTGCACGACACCTTCGGCCAAAGGAGATAAATCGGCAACAAGGGGTTGCTCATCCTTACTGTTCCTTGTAAGTATGAGCTTGTTCGTATTCTCGTCAAATGTAAATGACTTGATGTCAGCATCCTTCAATGTGATAAAGTTGCTGTCTATCTCATTTATTGTCAATTTACAATCCTTTGTTATGTCCTCTCGATAAGGGCTTACTAATTTATAAAAAAACAACCCACGCATATTTGATTTATTTTTCTTTATTAATTATTTTTTACAAATAAATATCAGAAAATTATCGTTTATTTCCTTTTTGAATTGTACTTATTGTTATAAAGACACCAATTTTATGAGGCACGAAAAGAATCATTGGAAAAATAAGGAAAACGTGATTAATGAATCGAAGAAATATTCGTCAAGGACTGAATTCAACAGAATGTCACGTAGGGCATATGACTCTGCCAAAAGAAACAAGTGGATTGATGAAATGACTTGGCTTGACACACAAGAAAACACGAATCATCCTCACGGATATTGGAAGAACAAGGAAAACATAATGGAAGAGGCAAGGAAGTATTCAACAAAGGAAGAGTTCAAGAAAGGAAACTTGAGCGCGTTCTTTGCTGCATACAAGTACGGCTACATTGATGATATGGATTGGCTTGTGATAAGGAAACAGCACAAGAAGGGATATTGGAACATATACAAGAACATTGAGCAAGAGGCATTGAAATACAATACAAAGACAGAATTCTCCAAAGGAAACAATACGGCATACAGATATGCACTAAAATTGGGCGTAATCGATGATTTCTTTTTCAATGACTATATTGATTTTTGAAAAAAAAAATATTTATATTTAAAATACTAAATAATATGAAGAAAATTGTAAGACTAACAGAAAATGATTTACACAGAATAGTAAAGAATAGTGTAAAAAGAATAATGAAAGAATCTTATTTCGATGGAAATATGGGTAGTGAATCAGTTGACAATGGTGAACATAACGAATGCATGAGAATTATGTCTCAATTACTACAAGCATATAGCCCAATGGCTATTCTTACAGAATTTGGGAATTTAATGGGATATGACGAATGGTGTCAATATGTTAGAGAAGTGGAGCGTAGACTCAATGACAGAAAGAAACAACATATGGGTCTATAAAAGAAACTATGTGAATGATTCATACTAAAAATTGATGGCAAATAAAAAAAAGAAGTGATTTAATTTCACTTCTTTTTTTTTTATCATTTCAAGTCGTTCTGAAATTTCTTAAGCAGATATTTCTTCTTTTCCTCATATGGCATCTTCACCATATATTCGAACTCGTCCTTGTGCTTATTGATATACTCGTCCAACGTGCATATAACCTTGCAAGGTACACCAGCCGCAACAACATTGCTTGGGATGTCCTTGTCAACAAGGCTGCAAGCACCAATTATTGTGTTGTCACCTATGTGCACGTTTTGCAGAATGGTAGAATTGCATCCTACAAAACAGTTCTTGCCAATTACAATTGGTCCGTAGATTACTGTTTGTGGGTTTTGGCCCTTTATGTTCCTAACAACCCTTGTAGCACCATCGTGAGTGACAAAGCTGCATCCGAAACTTATGGTAGTGTTGTCACCAATCTTTATGAGATAAGGTTCAGACCCGAAATTTGGGCTATCTATTAAAGATACGTTTTTACCTAATATTGGTTTGTCCATAAAACTATTTTTTTGGAATCATTACTTATCAACAACTGTAGATGAATTGATGTCAATTGCATCATCTGTTACTTTCAAGTTGTACGCATCCAACTTTTGATTTGCAAAGGCTACTGTCTTGTCTTGAACTGATTTGGCAATAATATCCTTCATATCTTTAGTTGACTTTGTTGTAACACCTTCAACGCCATTATATGTAACCATCTTCTGTCCGTCTTCGGTATTAATTTTAACTTTATCCTCAATCATTGCTGAGTCAAAAATGTAATATGGGAATTTGCTGATGATTTGGTTTAAATTGGTTCCCTTGTCAATCAACTTGCCTATTTCAACAATTGCCTTGTTTTCATAGTCTTTCTGATAATCGGAATGATAACTTTCAAAATGGCCGTTAACAAACTTGTCACCAACCTTGATGTAATCTTGCAGCCAATAAATTTCCTCATATGTGTTGCTGTCATCATCCTCATAGGATACTGTGCAGTAAGGGAATATGGCTTTACATTCCTCTACATTAATCTTGTTTGTTGAAACTTGATATAATCCGTCAACAAGGGCTGTTTGCTCATCGTTGTGCAAATCTCTATATTTTGTTCCTTTAGCAAGTTCTTGTTCTTCTGTTACATATACGACTAAGTGTTCTCCTATTCTCTTATCTTCAATTTCAGCTAAATTCTCATCCATTTGAGTGTCGCTGATTGCATAAAGAACATTGTCATTTACATAGTAGTAAGGATTCTTTAAATCTGATTTTTTGATTAATTCAAGCATAGTTTATAGTTTTTTGTTATAGTTATTATTTTTTTTTATATAAATATTTTTCTAATCGCTAATTTTCAATAAATTCTTTGGCAAATACTTGTTCAAGACATTATTTATTAGTTTATAATTTAATACGTCTGATTTCATAATTGTAGTTATTCCTTATATTCATTACCTCCATTGTGCAGTTATACCATCTGAATATCTTGATATATCCTATAAACGTGCCACCGAAATTTTCCTCCAACGGCATAAGCACATTGTAAACCCTCATATAATCTGGCATTATAACATCACATAGACCTTGTGTGCCACCACCCAATGAAATGTTATATGCAACCAACTCTTGCTTCTCGTCTTCCTCTTGAAGCTTCCTCAAGTTCAACAATGGAACCTCTTGTGTAATATACTTCAGTCTTCCATCCACATAGAACTTGAAATACATGGTCTTGACACCGCCAATCACCTTGACGTGTATTAAGTGCCATTGTTTGTCCTTTATAACACCCTTGTTGGAATATCCCTCGTATATCTTTATCTTGTTGTCACCGCTAACTTCACAGTCAACACTCAAATACCTATATCCAACCTCGCCTTCGTCAGTGATTCTGAAGCACAATGCATTGTTGTACAAATCCTCATAGATATTGTACTTTTCAGCATATTGCTCCTTGAGGTCATCAATGTTCCAAACAGTATAACCAGTGCAAGTTCTATTCATTATCAAGAACAAGTTCTCGTTGAATCTGTTCCTCTCATACATATATTCGACTACAGTGTCCTCAACCCAATTCCTAACGCAAAAACCTCCCTTTGCCCTATGGAATAGCAAGAACTTGTTGTCACTGTATATCTTTGTATATCTCTTGAACTTGAAAAGACTCAAACCGTGTTCTGCCGTTTGGAAGTCATACAATGACAAATCAGTTTCTGGTGCAACATAATCAGTATCATAGTCAAGCTCGTCTAACCCATCCAAATAATCAGCACCGAACAAGCAAGAATGACAGTCAACCTTTTCAACCTTGTATTTTGGAATTCCTATTGCTTTGCACTTTCCACATCCGCAACATACAAGCTCTTGCTTCACAATGCTCTTCACCTCCTTTTCGCAAGTACAGCAGTCCTTCAGCTCCTTTGCAAGTGTCCTATCATCTATAATTATAGGTTTGTCCTCGTCAAAGATATAATCTGAAAAATATTCGTCATCATTCTTGTACATTGAGTCTGGGTAATATATGTAATCAACGTAGTTCTCTATTGGGTTTACCCTCCACCACACCAATTCACCGTACCAATCGACATCTGTGAATCTATGCAACGTTGAACAATCACAGTCCATTCCAAGATAATCAACCACATCATCCGTATCAAGCGTGTCTCCGCTTGTCAACGACTTGTCATAAAGAATATCCCATTTGTTTTCGGCTCTTACACCCATATAGAAGAATATGCCCTTATTTTCTGGATGTTTATCGTTCAATGTCTTGTCGCTTTCCTTTTCAAAGTCCTCCTTCTTGAGAACGAATTCAAAGTCCCAAACATCCTCGAACAATGAGCTTGGTAATATCTGATACTTGTCACATTCTGTCTTGAATACCCCTTGGAAGAAACCACCGTTGCATCTCGCAAGTCCGTTTTCAATCCTCATCGGATATTCGTACTGCAATGTGTTGCCGCTTATGGCATGCAGTTTAAGCCTCATATCATCCTCTTCAAAAGAAAAGTCAGACTCTGAATAAATCTTTACAAACTCTTCATTTGAAATTCTATCCTTTCTGAATCTGAAAAGTCCGTTGTCAACACCAGTATACCCTACATTATGAAGAGTATATCCTATAGATACACCGCTTTCCCATCTGTATGACTCGTTGCTGATAAGCCAATCGTCTTCAACTGTACAAGCGCTGTCGCTTGTGTCTATGTAGGAGATTAGACATTTATCATAAAGCCTTGAACCGTCAAAACAATAAGCACCGAATCTGTCCTTGTTCAAGAAGAAATCCCAATACTCATCATAGTTTATGTTAAGCTTTATATTGTGTCTATTATTGTTTTTGATGTTTCCCATTGTAATTTTTTTTATATTTTATCCTAGTTATAAATATTTATAATATATTATAAATAACCAAATAAAACAATGAAAACTATAAAATTACTTGAATCTCAAGCAACACGTTTGTTTGAATTGACTACCATAGGGGACAATTCGCCAAACAATATAAAGGAATACCCAGAATCAACAGTTTCGGCAACAGCCAATGTCAAGGATACTGATGGTAATACAACATTCGGCAAGCCAAAGACAGCAGATAAGGTTCAAAGAGACTTGTCCAATCAATCCTTTATGGACGGTTATCATAAATGGTAAAAAATTAAATAAGCTATGCCAATATATCTACAAGAAGACAGTAAAGAACTTAACAAACAGACATATCATCTTTCACAAAAAGGCAAACAGAAGCTTCAAGCCGCAATAAGCCAGATGGAAGCAATGGGGTTGGAGGACAAGGATGGCTACAAGATGCTAAAGCACTTGCAAGATGAAGACTATAACCAAGCCAAGAAGAAGGATGACGGTAAAGTAGTTGATGATGCTAACGTTCACACTGAAAAAGACAAGGAAATAGACAGCAACGATGGAGTTTCTAACAAGACTGTTGAAGGTGGTATACATAGGAACAAGGTTTCAACCAGCAAATTGGAGCATTATTTCACTGATTGGGTTTATGGCAGAAACGGTGAATTGAGGTTGCAGCATAAAAATGCGCAAAACAGATTGGGACACCAAGCACCAAAGCCTACATTACCAAAGAAACCTAAAGCACCAAAACCAATCACAAATGATGGAATCAAACCAATCAATACAAAAAACGGTCAAATACATATCAAGGAAATTTGTCTTACAACAAGCCAATTGAAGCTTATAAAGGAAAGAAGAGCAGAACTGAACATACCTTTCAAGGAATTCGGTTCTGAAGAAAACGGATACAAGCTGACATACGAGCACTTTATAGACTACTTGGAAAATATAGGTAAATACGGCAAGTTGCAACCATCAAGCATTTCATTGAACGATATTATAAACAATGTTTCACAAATCATTGAAACAGTTGATTTAGAACATGTATTGTGTATTGATTCAATTAGAAATATGATGGATTGGATTAGGACTCTCGGTGATAATGAAAGATATTTCACATGTGGTGACAAAATCAACAATATTGACGATAGCGACCTATCAAGTGAATATTTGACAATGGAAGGTAAAAACCAAATAATCAAATCATTGTTGGCTTGCTATGGTTTCCCTAAATCATTAACCATCAATGAAAACAATCTCATATATGTGGAAAGAGCACTTGCTGTACCTCGTTTGACAAGTAAAGAAGACGTTTACAATGAATACAACAAAAACTTCCCACAAATAGGTGTATGTTGGAGTTGGGCGAAAAACGGAGGTGTTAGTTTTGGAATGGACAACATCTTCTGTCAAGATTGTGTCGTGCTTCACGGATGGGTTAGACCAGAAGATGTTGATTGGGAAACATCAGTTGAAGTAAATGCAAGTGAATTGAACAAAGAAATGGAATTGAGGTTGAAAAAAGGTACTACTGTTCAGATAGACGAAATCATTTGTGGTTTATCTGATAATGCCGAACTACAAAAGAAAAAACTACCATTGAAAAATTCTATACTATTACCAGTATAAAAAATCAAAATAATAATATTTATTATTAAAAAATAACTTATATAAAAAATAACACCAACTATTATGCAAAGTTGTCTTGAAAAGAGAGGTATTGAAGAGAGAAATACCGAAATCGTAAGAAGTGACTATAATATCAATGACCAATATTCTGCCACACACAAGGACGCACTTAGTGATGGTGACGTTCAAGGTAAGGGTAGCGGACACGGTGGGCATACTCACTATCTTCCAGATTGTAACAAACCAACGGGTACAATAGATTACAGCAACTTTGATACAAGTCCAAGTTCGAACATCGGTGGATGCTATGACATCAAGGGTCGTAACGGCATCGGTGGTCGTGAGTATGCTATGTCAGTATCAATGTACAACGACCAAACCCCATACAGTGCCGCATTGGTTGAAACAGACCAAAACGTGGCTCAAGGACAATATCAAGTTGGATATACACAAAAAATTGTCAATTGTGGATAAGTTATCTATTTTATTCTAAGTTTTTCAACAATGGATTTCTTTACTTTTTTAAGAAATCCATTATTTTTTATATGATTCAAAATATTTATTGTTAAGAATTAAAGTTTCATAGAAATGAGTTTGAATCTATACAATATAATGGAATCAATACTAACAGAAAGCGTTAGTAGGGATGAAGTAATATCAGCATTGGACGATAAAAGAGTTGTAGCCATAACATACAACGATGAGCAGCCCAATCCACCGCTTGGAACAAGATGGATTGAGCCTTGTTCGTTGGTTGATATGGGACACGGAAAATATGGTATAAGGGCATATGCATACAACGGTGCAACAAGACGAGGTGTTCCTGATTGGAAACTTTTCAGACTTGACAGAATATTGACTTGGAAACCAACAACATCAACATTCCATAAAGCACCAGATGACAGATACAATCCTAACGGAGACAAACAATACACTGTCATAGCTCAAGTAAAATTCGATAACGATGACTTGATGCTGCAAAGAAACCTTAACAATGATGTGATGGACAACCAATCAAACAATGTGGATTACTTCGGTAGATACATAAACAAGCCCAATCAACCAAAGCAAGGTCCAGTTGGTAATCCTCCAAATATGTCTCAAATGCAGAATCAAAACGGTCCAGTTATGACACAAGCTATGAAGAAGGCAAGACAAGATGCTTGGAGAAAGAAACACGACTTGGAATACAGAAGGGCTAAGAGAGAAAAGGAAAGAGCAGAATTGTGGAGAAGAAAACAACTCGGAGACGAAGAGGATGAAATGATGAACGCATTCGACAATGGACCTCTTTTCCCTAACAATGATATATAATAACAAAAGAATAAGTTAATGATATGGCAATAAACAAACAACAGTTCCAAGAAATCCAAAAAAGGGCGAAGGAAATAATTGATAGAGATAGAAGAGGTGAACTCGACCAATATGTAAAAGGAATGAAAGCAAACAGATTGGATGAGGGTGATATTGCTTTTGAAACACCAGAAAGAATGACACAGACAAGCCAAGGTCAATATCCACAAATGACACCACAAAGGGCAGCAAGTTCAAAACTGCCAAGAGAAATAGTGGAATCATTCTCGAACAATCCAATAGATATTCCAGAATACAGTGGTTCCATCCTTGATGATATGGGTATTGAGCCACCAGTTCAAAAAAAGCAACCTATTAGGGAAACAAAGCAAGTTGTACAATCTACAGCAAGCGGTGTCGATTACTCCCTAATCAAGACAATAGTTGAAGATTGCTTGAGAAAATCTATGTCAACTCTCAAGAAATCAATGCTGACAGAAAACACAAGCGGCACAAACCAATTGTCATTGATGAGAATTGGTGAAAGCTTCAAGCTAGTTGCGTCAAATGGTGACATTTTCGAAGCTAAACTTATTAAAAAGGGTAATGTAAATGAAAGAAAAAAAGCGTAAATGCAACTGCAAGCAAAACATCAAGACAAAAGACTTCATAGAAAAAACATATGAGAAAACCAATGGCGAAAATTCATTCTTGACTTGGTTGACAAAATAAAAAAAATCTCACTAATTTTTAGTGAGATTTTTTTTTATACAAATTTGATTCTTTTATTTATTTTTCCCCTTGTTAGAAGATGCAGCCTTTGCTGCATATGGTGCGGCAGCAGCAGCTTTTCTTGCTGAATCAACGGCAGCATCTTTTGCAGATTTAGTAGAAGCTTCAATAGCTTTTCTACGCTCTTCTGGACTCATTGGTTTTTCTTTTGTCTGTTTGCTTGAACCTTTTTGTTGTCTATCTTTTGCTGCTGACGCTTGTATCCATGTTGGTGAAGCGGCAGCTTTGGCAGCGCCTTGAGCAGCAGTAGCAGCTTGTCTTGCAGCTTCAGCACCCTTGCGGAATGAATCTTGTGCATCTTTGCTAGACTCTCTCAATATCCTTTCTACACTTTTCTTGACAATTCGGTGTAAATCATTTTCTGTTAATCTAATAATTTGTTTCATAATAGATATTTTTATTATAAATATAATAAAAAATTAATTTATTCGAACATTAGGTGATAATATTTCATCAAAGTTAACATCCTTCAATTCAGTAATAAACGGTCCTTCTACTGGTGGTGAGCCTGGACTTAAATTATGACCGTGATACATAACTGCAAGCTTCATAATATTCAATCCTCTAACCAATAAATCACCATACGGCAACTGATGCAATTGTGCCATTATGTTTGCAAATTCGCTATCATCAATCATTGACTGCTTGTTGACCAATTTTTCTCTCACATTTTCATCTTGGTGTGATATAAGATTAATCTTGTCAGCAACAAGATTTATTACTGAATTAGCTTGATATTCTGGTGTGTTAAGTAATCCTTGCTTATATTTCAATTGAAGATAAGCTGGACTATTAGTATTGAAAATTACATTTCCAACAAGATTTTCATTTTCATTATTTCCACAAACTCTAGCTCCGCTTCGAATCATCACCTCACCTTCCTTAAGTGAAATGTCCTCACTGTTTCTACCAATAACAGCCACGTCTGACGTTTTTGGAAATGCGCCTTCTGTTTCATCACCGAACTTGCTTATATTTTCAAGTACATGCTCGTCATTGCCGCCTTTCAGCAATGATATTGCAGAACCTCTTCCATATGAATATGGGTCGTATGTGAAAAATTGAGGCTGTGAAATTATCGGTCCAATATAGAATCTGTTGCTTTCATTGTTTCCTATTTCAGACGTAATGACAAGCACACCTTCGCCAACCTTTGGGATGGACTGAAATGTTTTAGGTAGCAACGGATGACACCAAGGCAAGTCCTTGATAGCCTTTTCACCGTCTTGAGAAAGCCTTACCTTGATTCTACAAGCACCAGCTTCTTCTCCGAATATACCACTACCATTTTCAATATATTCTACTTGTCCTTCCTTTATAACGTAATTGTTGCTGCTCATATAGCTCTTCTCTTTTTAAGCTCATTTGTAGCGTTTAGATATACAGTATCAAGCTCGTTCATCCTATCTATCAACGCTGCAATCTTCGATTTTATTGTATCATATTCATTCTTGTATTCCTCCATCTTTATCTTGATTTCGGAATTTGACATTTCACTGAACTTCTCGTTATTCATTGAATTAAAATATTGCTGCCACGCCTTTTGCGTAATTCATTATTTTTGAAGTCACAACTACTGGTCCACCAGCGTTTGCACCATTTCCAAGTGTTGTTATAGAACCAGGTCCAAAAGCTGTCTGTATGTTTGCATCTTCCCTCATAGCTCTGAATACTTCCTTTGTTATTTCGTTGATAACAATATTCAACTGATTTGGGCTACCATCCTCCATAGGGGCAGTATTTATACCCCTAGCGGCAACATTCTTTATTATATTTGCTGTTGACAATATAGGAGAAAGTCCAGGTCTTTTTGAGAGAGAACATATCATTATAAGACCAGATATTGCTTGAAATGGTTTCCTACTATAATTGTCCAATAATGTCTGTAGTGTGTTACAAATTTCCTTGATTCCCATATTAGCATTTGCTTGTTTCATTAGTTTGATGCTGCAATTCGTCAATGTCTGCATAATCAACCTTGTCAAGTACCGTATCCAAATCCAAGTTGCTTCCACCCTTGAACGAACATGCCTTAATCATAAGCTTGATTGCTCTTCTATATACTTCAATCTGTTCCCTTATAAGACCAACTTGCAAGTCAAAAAGTAATGCCTTGATTCTGTTTCTGACCTCTTCAAGCAGTTCCTTAAGCAGTAGGTCTCTAATCTCAAGTATTATTGCCGCAATCATTGAATGCATTGCATATAATATGTTTTCCAATGTCATCTTCTTCCAACTTTCATGTGAATAATTTCCACACAGCTCTTGATTCATCAATATCATAAGAAGTACTTTTGGAGAAAGCAATGCAGTAACAATAACTACTGAAAGACTTTGAAACATATTTGTTATGAAGTCAAACGATACACTATCAATAACATCTGGGTCTTTTGCTTCCCTATCAATGACAGCACTAACGTTTCTTACGACACGAGAAAAAGCATCCCTCTGTTCTTGGAATTCTGTTGCGCTGCCAAAGTCATTCAAAGCCTCAATAACCTCATCTGTATTGGTATCAACCCTTCTTTCACAGTCACCGAATGGTGTAAGTCTCGCCCTTTTAAGCTCGGCATCCCTTGACATCCTTTCAACCTCATCATTGGAGAATGTATAGAAACAGTCACTAGCCTCATAACCGTCTGAATTGACTATCTTCTCAACAATATGGTATATCCTATCCATTCCCTCAATCTCTGTCTGTGAGAACGTTATTGAGCCACCAATCATAAAATCAGCCAAAACATTTATCAATTGTGTAGCAACAACCTTTGAATCAAACAGCCTTTGGCTCATTATATAGTCATAATTGAACTCATAAAGGGTTAGACCGAAATAACATTCCCTTATCAATGAAAGTGTTGTACTATAGTTAACTTCTGTGATTTCATCAAAATTATATCTTGTAAATACATTTAAGTCATCACTTGTTATCTTGTAGTTGCCCTTATGGTCAATAACCAACTTGTAATTAGTGGCTGTGCGTTGTGTCTCAAAGAAAGCAAGCTTGTACCACCAAATGGCTCCGTCCATTGAAAAGAAATCCGACTTTGAATCATTGTTCTTGTCATTCAATGTAAAATAAACCTCATCTTGTTCCTCTTGCGTTGGTTGTCTTCCAAGTTTTTCAAACAATTTCTCGATGATAATTGTTTTTACATTTGTATGACACATTGTATCTGTAGGCATTTCCCTCACTGGCATCACAGAAAATCTTCCATCCTTATCAACCTTACCTTCGCTGTTGTATCTGATAATAAGAGGATAGAAGAATGTCTGTCCAATATGTGGAACATGTACCAATGGCTTTGGAAGTACCCTTACATTCAAGCAGTTATATGGTTCGTTGAAGTCGCTGACATTATAAGCATCATAGTTCTTCAAGGAATCCAAGAATTGGAAACTGCACAATCCAATGTCCTTGTTGTAATCTCTATTATTTTCATTTTTTTTATCAAACACCTTTCCAAGGTTTGAAAGATACATACCTCTATTTACATAGTAATTAGTTCTGTCCCAAGCATTTCCTATAGGCATTATAGTGCTTTCTGCAACATAATAATCGTTAAGTCCTTGTTTCTCCTTTATAATGAACTTGACATTTGTGCATAGACTTATCAAGTGTCCGTTTGTACCTTCCTCGTTTGTAAACCTCTGTATGAAAGTGCTACCCAATGCCATACCTTGATTCTTGCCGTTAGGGTCAAAAGTCAAATATGACACTGTGTTGATATTTGAACCGCTAACTGTTCTTGCTCCATATTTTCTTTTGAAGAAGTCGCTATAATCCTCGTCTACGGCTATAACTGACGAATTAGGATACTTGCCTTTATGTACAACAAACCACAAGAATGTGTTCATATCAACTGGTCTAACAAAGTCATATGGTGTTTTCATATTGTCAGTTCCGAAGTAAAGCTGATTGTACTTGTCCAATGGAGATGTTGACAATATTCCCAATGGGTCTATTTCCTTTATATTGTAGGTCATGCCCTTTTCCCTAGCATAATTAGGGATTCTTGGGTCTACGGCACAAGCAACAAGATTCTTCATATTTGACAGCAATATACCCTTTACACCGATTTCTATTGCTGGAAGACCATAAATGATTATCTTGGCAATCTTCTCAATCATTTCCTCCCTTGTACAACCAAGATGCTCCAACAATTGAATCAAATACACAAAAGGATTATCTCCAAACGCAAATGTTTGCGTCTGTTCAGCCGACTGATTCTCAAGTGCCGTAAGATAACCGTCCAAAGTAGATAGCAGTTCGTTCTGTTGTCTTCTGACTGTGGTCAGTTGTTTCCTCTTGTTTGCATCTGCCAATCTCATTACTTGTTAAGCTTTATATATTCAGTGTTATTTTCCTTTGTCTCCTTGTCTAACAGCTCCCTAATGTTGTCCAAGTCAAAAGATGCGAATGAGGTATCCATTTCCTTTACATCACTCAAATTCTTGCAAAGTTCTGCAAGTAACTTGGCAATCTCTATCTTCTTTGAAATCGCCTTGTCCTTGATGCCCATATAGTCATTGATAGCCTTGGCATACTTAGCCTTGTATTCCATAACCTCTTCTTGAAGTTTGGTAGAGTTTGCAAGCTTGTTTATTTCATTTTGAGCCAATATAAGTTGCTCATCTGCAAGATTATATGTTTCTTGCAAAAGTTCCCTTAGGTTTTCTATCGAATTGATTTCAATTTTCAATTTCCTTGCCATATTAAAGAATATATTTGTTTATAAATACTCACCGTATATAAAATTATAATAAAATCTATGATTCTACTACATTTTATTTCTTGCTTCAACGAAACACTGCTTTTTAGGAGCATAATGTTCGGTCATCCGCAGTTGGTTTCTCCACAAGCGTCAATTCGGTAGTACGGCTACCTATTTTTTATTAGAATATGTGTTAACAGTTAATCACCCAACAACTTTTTTTTGACTGAAAAATAAACTGCCTTGTATTTTTTCATGGCAACTCTTATATCCTTTGTAGTCAACTGTGTATTTTCTTTAAGAAAAAGAAGTATAGAGCTTTTATTGAACTTATTGCTGCACATACTGTCAGCCAAATCCTCCCAATTCGCCAATAATGACAAAAGTGCATTACCTACCTTTATCTCGTTCTCGTTAAGTTTCTTGTTTTTGCTCATAACTTCCGTTATGCCACTCGAAGTGTTTGTAATAAGTTCGTTGAAGAAAGATGTTGATGAATCGTTGTCCTTATAAGACAATGTTATATTATCCTCAATCTTTGATTGATAATTTTCATAAGGTTCATATCTCTTGATACCCTTTGCATAATTCTTTATCTTAAGTATCAAGTAGTTTTTGCATATTGTTCCACAATAAGAATATGCTTTGTATCCACTGTTTGGATTAAATAATTCTATTTTTGTCATCAAGAACGATATTGTATCGTCAAAAGTATCCAAAAATTCTTCATCTGGTACATATAGCTTATATCTGTTCATTATAGATTCAACCATTTTGCAAAATGCTGGATGCAATATCGTCTTATATATCTCGTTTCTCTCGTTTTGGTCAGTTGAATTAATATATCTGACTACGGCTTCTTCTTGCTCATCCAAGAAATATCCCTTTTTATCTTTTGAAGGTTTTCTACCTCTTTTTCCCATTATTATGATAATTTTTATAACTGTTATTTTCAAGTCATAATAATGCTACATAGTTACAATGTACTTTCCTTCACCATTTTCACTAACGGAAAATCTCACGTGTATTATGAACAAGAAGAGGATTGAATTATCAATCCCCTTCATTTTTATCGTATACCTTGTTTCTGTCGTTCTTGAAGAAATGCTCTTGCTTTGCAATGTTCAACCATCCCTTCGTTTCCTTATCGTCCATTGTATCGGCATATTTCTTGATAAGTGAATTGTCTCTATTCATATAATGCGCATATCCAACTCTTGGAATTACAAACACCTTCTTGTTGTTGTGTGTAACCCTCAATAGGAACTCGTACCAAAATGTAAGCTCAATAGACTTCTTAAGTCCACCAACAGAATCCCAATCTTCCTTGTTGAATACAGAACCAGTCATATAAAAGTCAAAAAAGTTCTGCAAACAATCGTAATCTACATAACCCAACTCGTTAGAGAAACTTGATGCCCAAACAGCCTCATTTCCGTAGCCGATAAATTTGTTGTCCTTGTAATCATACAAATCAGTCAAGCACATAAAGATGCTAACTTCTGGGTTGAATTTGATATACTTTTCAACATTATCGAACCAAGGTCTATAATATATATCATCAAACTCCAAAATACTGAACCATTTTGTATCAACATTTTTAACAGCTTCATTTACCAAACCGCAAAAAGATGTCTCTTCAGACTTGAGAATGGTATATTCTTTTCTGTTGAAGTCTTGCAAGATTCCTTCATTGGCGGCTTCACTTGTTGAAATTATAACTTTATAATCTTCTTTCACACTGTTCAAAGCCTTTGAAAGCAATTGCTTAACATCTTCATTATATTCGTGAACTGGTATAATTATTGTCAAATCAATCATATTCCTCTTGTTATTTTATTAATTAGTTTATAAGAAGCAATAATACAGAACTCTATAAGTGGACTATCAGAATTATATACTTGCTTAACCTCTTCATAATTAAAGTCAATCTTCGCATAATTACTCAAGATTTCACGAAAATCATAATCTGACAAAGGAAGCCTCTCATATATAAACACAACCATTAACAATATAATTTCCTCAAAAGTAAACAAACCTTTGAACTTGGTGTCAATCAGCTTGTGAAGCTCGTCCTTGACAACATTGCCATACACTTCATAGCCACAGATAAAGAATGAAGCTATCTGGTCACAAGCAATGCATGCATTGTCTTTTCTCTCGTCATCAACATTAAAGAAGAAGCAATTACCCCAATATTTTCTAATATCGTTCATATATCTACTGACCTTGATGTCATCAAAATTATGTGTCATCACATATTCAATTCTACTTTCTGTTGTTTTAATTTCATTTCTCATTGCTGCCACCTCCATTGTTAATTTCAGCCAAAAGACCCTCGATTTCCTTTCTGCGTCTTTCGATTGTGTTATTTAAATATTCAACAAATTCCTTTCTTGTTGTTTGCTCATTGTACAAATCTTCATATGCTTTCCTATCCTCAAATACCTTTTCTGGTACATCATCTGTTATCACAGCTCTAATAACACTAGCAAGCATCTTGTGCAAATCGTCATAATCCTCAAACCATATGCAAGCATCATTTGGCTCTCCATTTACAGAATACCAAGGCATTTGATTATCAGTTCTCTTAGCAAGAACAATATTTCCAGCCTTAATTGCCTCAATACCTCCATATCCAAAGCTCGAATCAGTATCAACCCAAACAGTTATCTCACCGTTCAACAGCTCCTTTGCATATGTTTCCTTAGGCATTCCTCTCAAATCCTTGAAAGAAACCCATCTGTACATAGGGAACTTCCAATAGAATGGCTTTACAATCTTGTTGATGTCTGATTGACTCTTTGCAATTACATTAACAACAAAATTCCTTGGTGTGTCACCAACGCTCTTTGCATCAAACATATTGTCAACATTTGGTTGAATAACTGTTGTCCTTACATATGGGAATACACCATTAATCTTCTCCTTGTTGTATTCAGTATTTGTAATACATTCCATAATACCCAAATCCCCCCACTGTACAGAGAAAGGCATCTGTTCAACCATATAATCATAGTTCTGCAAGATTGCAATCCTCTTGCAAGGAAGGTTCTTTGTCTGAACCATTACATTTGCGAAAATTTCTGGAATAAACAGAATGTCGCTAGGTGAAACACTCAATTCTCCATCAGAAATACAGATATGCTCCAAATCAGCATATTCTTGACCAAGCCACTCACCAACACCAACGAAATCCTCATCTTTAGATTTCTGATAAAGCATTGCAACATCGTAACCGTCATCTTTTGCATACTTGGCAAGCTTATAGATATATGACAAGCTTCCACTTGGATTACCCTTTGTGTCAATCACAAAAAACATAATCTTGTTTCCCTTGTCGGTTATCTTTGCCAATTCTTGTTTTACTCTTTCAATAACCTTTTCAGTCTCCATTTGTTTCTTTAAATTTGATAAAACCCTTATGTATCAATGTGTTGAATATCATTTCTTGTGAAAATGGTACAACACCCATATTATATGGGCAAACCTCCATATCAGACAGACTTGCAATAAAATTCTTTACCAAATCATATTTGATTGCGGTATTTGAATCGTTCTTGTTGGCCTTTGTCTCGTTTATTTGCCTATTTACAAGTTCAAGTGCTTGAGTCTTCTCATTAACCCCATACATATCAGTAATATCTGTATTTACAGTAGCTCCATCGGAACCATCAAGAACATAATTCAAGATTTCATCAATATCGTAATAATATGTACCGTCATTTACATTCATTTCCCCAATAATTTAAAACACCTGCTTATTTTACTCCTAATCTTGCCTAACAACGACTTGTTGTTGCATTCTTCAAGCATCTTTTCCACATTTCCCAAAAACTCGCTGTCCTTGATAACATCTTCCAAGTTGTCATACTTGAAGTCAGCTTTGTCGCTTGCCTCTGCATTATCAGATTTTCTAATCAAAACCGCTATTTTACCTTCTGGCTTGTTAATTACAACATCCTTGTCTTGAGTAATAACTACATCAAACAGCTTCCACACCTCCTTACTATTCATAGGAAAAAACATCCTTCTTATTCGGCTTCCCTTACTAAGGAAAAAATATGTTGACTGTATTGAAAGTTCTTCCTCATCCAATGAGAATAGGCTAACTTCACTTTTATCTCTGTTCCAATACAAGTCATATGCCCAACCGTTCAAAAATACGTGCAAATTCCTTGACATTGTATTTGCACAAGCAAAAAGTTCATATGGATAGTCCTCATATACGAACTTTTTCCTTTCATAGTTTGATTTGAAGTCCAATTTGGGCATTATTGACATTGAATCCATATCAACATCACTTTCATCGATATTAGGGTCAATATCCTTTGCATAATATTTCAAACATTGTCGATTAATGTCCCTAACTACTCCATTTAGTTCTATTCCAATCTTCATTACATCTTATTTTGTTTAAAAAATAGATTAAGAACAGTAAAAATCAATACAACATGTTGGTTTTTATGCAATCTTGACACAATTGTCTGCCAAAAGTGTATTTTGTAATGCTTGCATCGTATTCGTTCATCTCTTTTCCGCAATCGTCACAATAAAACTTCCTTTCAGTGGTGTATAATTCGACATTCTGCCCCTTTGGAGCCTTTTTTCTGTATTTTTCCTCAAGTTCCTTGCTGTAGAATTGCTCTGTCAAGTCAAATCGCTTGAAATTGCTTGAAGAATAAGTCAAAATAAAGCCATCTTGAACCTCCTTGCACGAATCAAACGACATACCTAATATGTCATATCTCACATAATCATCCTCATTGGTTGCATTTGATGTCGTAAATGTCAGCATTGCTACATTGCTGCATATATCATCGTGCTCAATCTGATAACCAGAATTATATCTTGATATTTCACCAAGTCTTCTAAGCAGAATCTTCGTTATTGGGTCTTCATTGCTCCTTATATTCTTGTCAAAAACAAACGAAACCTTTATATGATTGTCATCAATATCAAATTCTCCATACGAAATATATGGTTCAAGCTTGACTGTAGGCACATCAATATATGTAAGTTCAAACAAGTACCTTGAAGGCGCAGCATAATCGTCAATTCTCTGCAATTCGTGGTATACATCCTCACAAACCATAGGATTTCCTTGCTTGAACTTGAATCTCTTCAAGTTCTTTTGAGGTTTTCTCGTCTCAATGGTCACACCGTTTCCAATATGATGGAATCTTTTAGATTCCTTACTTACCTTGTAGTCCATATATCTCAATTCCTCAACTTGTTTTGTAACTTCGCCCTTGAGCAAGGCTTCCCCAAGAGATTGTGCTTGCTGTTGCTGTACAACACCAACTACAGTTTCGTTCTGGTCTTGAGTACCAATTGCATCATCACCTCCCTTTATTGCAAAAGCAAAGGCATACGCAATCTTTCTTAAACCTCTTTTAATTGCATCAATCATCATAGTATTCGCTGATTATTTGCTCAATCTCGTTAAGTATCTGCATTGATAACTTTTGAGATTTTCTTCTTCTTAAATATTTTTCTGCAACATCTGGAGTCATATTCTTCAAAGTTGCATCAGATGCTATCGTTGCATAGTCTGTTAAACATTCAGCATAGTATGCTGAAACCATATCTGCACAATTCTTCAATTCAAGCAATTGTGCAAGCGTTAAATTACCTAGTGATTTTGACATTGTGTTTAGTTTTTATAGGAAAATATTTTCCAAATTCCTTGTTTAGTTTTTCTCTGTTCTCATACCAATTCGGTTTTAATTCACCAACTGAATTATGAGCTAATCTCACGTTTGTAGTTACACCAATCTTTGTCTTGCCATCAATGTAGTTCTGTAGACAGAATGAAATCTCATAGAAATTGAACCCTTCATATTCCTCCTTGAAATAGCTTGTGATTCTATCTTTTGCAACTGCAATAAAAACTCCATCGACCACACATACATTCATCAAATCGCAAGGCAACAATGGCGAAAATGTCGTAAGCCACGACTTGCCATCCTTTCTGTGCATAACTTGACCATAAATATCCTTATATCTCCACCAAGCAGCCTCCTTTTCAAATTCTCCACTGCCAGCGACACCAATGATTCCATAGTCCTTGTTCTCTTCAAACAGTCTGACAATCTCTGCACCCCATCCACTTCTTACAAACTCAATGTCATCATGTAAGAAAATGAAGTAATCGCCATCCCTTTCCTTCATTGAATCATTATAAATCTTCGTCAAAGAAATACCATTTGGATTTATATTGAACACTATATCATTTGGGTATCCACAAGTGTCACTAATGTGCTGAATGAAATCAGCTTTCTCTTCATTTGTGCTTTTAGAAGCTACGACAATTACAAGTTTCTTCATTTCTTTTCTTTCTTTATATATTTTCTTTCTTTAATTAAAATTTAATTAAATATTATTTTATATATAAGATATATTATTATAATATTAAAAATAAATAAATATTTAAAAAAAATGAAAAAAAATATTTTTTTTATTTATTATTGATTTTTATTCTTTTTTAAATATTTTATATATAAATGAATTTTACATGGATAAGAAAATAAAAATGCTAGTACTTCCATCAGACCGTTCTGGTTGTGGATATTTCCGTTCCGTTTCGCCACACAAGTGGATTGCAGAACATATGTCAGATATTTTTGACATAGACATTATGTATGGTATTCCAAATGATGTGAATTTGGAAACGTTTTTGAGAAAGTATGATATAATCCATATTCACAAACATCTTGATAAGCAATGCAATATAATTAAAATGGCTCAATTCCTTGATGTTAAGGTTATTGTAGATGTTGATGATAATTGGAACTTGGGAACTTGGCATCCAATGTCAGCAAGTGCAAACGCAGAAAGATGGGATATACCAATCACTGACTCACTTAAATTGGCTGATATGTGCTCAACCACAACAGAAATCTTCGCAAATCAGATTAGAAAGATTAACAAGAAGGTGGAAGTGTTTCCAAATGCCATTGATACAACAGAAGAACAATTTATTCCAAAAGATACGAGAGATACAGACAGATTAAGAATTGGAATGATTTGTGGTTCTTCACACCTACATGACTTCAAGTTGCTTGACGGTATGGTTGCAAAGCTTGACAAAGAAATTATCGACCAAATTCAGTTTGTGTTGTGTGGTTTTGATACAAGAGGTACTAGAACCATCAGATATAAAGATACTGGAAAGGTTGAAACAGTTCCAATCAAGCCAGAAGAAAGTGTTTGGTATGAGTATGAAAAGATTATTACTAACAATTACAGCATAGTATCCAAAGAACATAAGGATTTCTTAATGAAGTTTATACCTCAATCAGATTATCCAAATCACGATGAAGCATATAGGCGCTGTTGGACAAAGGACATTAGCCAATATGCAACTCATTATAACAATATTGATGTATTGCTTGTGCCTCTTGCAGAAAACGACTTCAACAAGGTTAAATCACAATTGAAGGTTGTAGAGGCTGGCTTTTTCCATAAGGCAATAATCGCTTCTGATTTCGGTCCTTATACAATTGACTTAAAGCCAATGATAACAAAAGGATATGAATTTCATGAAGATGGAAATTCTCTTTTGATTGAAAATGGCAAGGGCGCAAAGAGATGGGCTAAGATGATTACTTGGCTTGTACAGAACAAGGATAAGCTCAAGTTGTTGCAAGATAATTTGTTCAAGACAGTTGATGGTGTATATGACATTGAAACCGTCTGCAAACAAAGAGCAAGGAAATACATAGAGCTTGTTGGAAGAACAGATTTGAAGATTGAATAAACAATGATATTCAGTTCCACAAATATATATTTGATTTAAAAAGTTCCGTGAGTATTTGATAATATTCACGGAATTTTTTTTGTTTTTTTAACATTTTTTATATACTCACTATGCAAAACGACTGAAACAATATGGGATTATTCAAATGTGAAAAGTGCGGATGTTGCGAGAATACAGCACTTGGATGGTATTGGCTTGCAGAAGAAAATGCTGATAAAGCTGATTGGTGTGATGTTGGAGAGGAATTCAAGGGTAAAAAATTATGTTCAGAATGCGCCCCATCAAGATTCAAAGATGGTAGCCCTACTGGTTATGGCAAATGGCATAACAAATTTCCCAAACGTAAATATGAATAACAATTTAAACGAATAATAATATGTGTGAATTAAGCGAAGAAGCAAGGTTTAAAAATTACGAGTTGTTTAAGAAGAAACTTGGTGATTTGGGGATTGATTCAGATAAGATAGAAAGTATTTTATATGACAAATTAATCAACGCGCCATATGCAATAGATACAATAAGCGGACTTGCATATGACGGTTCACTTCTTAATACGGTTTTAAGGGTATTAACTCCTTTTGCCTTGAAAATCAATGATTTGTTACCAGAAAATTTAAGATGTGAAAAGGCATCAATAGTAAAGGTGTGTCTGCTTCAGCATCTTGCAAAGGCAGATATGTTTATTCCAAATGATAACGAGTGGGAAATCAACAAGTTGGGTAGAAAATATAAGTATAGCAACAAGAAACTTGCATTGAAATTAGGTGCAAGGTCTCTTGCTATTGCAATACAAATGAACGTACCTTTGACTGAAGTTGAAGTTGAAGCAATGACCATCATTGACAAGGTAGATGATGAGCAAGCGAGGATTTTTGCGAATCCGTTGTCTGTTGTCATTAGGCAAGCTAATGAGCTTGTAACAACTACAAGCATTTTCAAAGAGTAATTTAATATGGATTTAAGGATTTTTTTCGATTTTAAGAAATTATTTGGTATCAAGAAAAAGGAGCCAACTATTTGGATTAAGTTGAAGAAATTGGACGAAAAAGCTGTCATACCATCCTATGCACATAAAGGTGACATAGGTATGGATATGACAGCAATCAGTGTGGAGTATGACGATAAAACAGACACGTATATTTATCACACTGGTTTGGCATTCGAATCTAATTTCAACATTGGGCAATTCTTGTTTCCCAGAAGTGGAAATTCTAAGAAGGAAGCCTATTTAACTAATAGTGTAGGTATTGCTGACTGTGCAATATATAGAGGTGAAATACAGTTCAGATACAAGAACAGGACAAGCTTAAAGACTTATATGGAGATTATGGGTCAACGTGTTTATAACTCTGCTTTTATCAATTGTTTACATCTTTGGGATGGAACCCCAAAAGAATGGCAAAGAACAATTTCTTGGGCTTATGATACGGCAATGGATGCATATAGCCAAACAGCGAATGAAATACTACATAAGGCAGAAAATCTTGAATATGCACCATACAAAGTTGGTGATAGAGTAGGACAGATGGTTCTGTTCAATTGTCCGACAATAAAGATTGAGGTAGTTGACGAACTTTCTGATTCGGAGAGAGGAACAAACGGATTTGGTAGTACTGACAAAAAAGACAAGTGACATTATGGGAAAAATAGAAAAAGAATTTAAATATGCTTATAACGACATTTCAATTGTCCCAGCAGCAATAAGCAAGGTTAGACACAGAGGTGACATTAATCCATTCAAGAATGGAATGCTTCCAATATTTGCTGCGCCTATGACTAGTGTTGTCAGTTTGGAGAATTTTGAAATGTTCGAATCAAACAAGATAATTCCAATACTTCCTCGTGACAAAAAGTATAAGGTTGAAATGAGATTGGAATTTGCAAAGCAAGGGAAATGGGCAGCTTTTTCACTTGAAGAATTTGACACATTCTTCTGTGCAAATCATACATATATTGAGAACAAAGCATTCGTTTTGGTTGACATGGCAAATGGACATATGGAAGAGTTATACAAGAAAGTCGAACTTGCCAAAAAGCACTATGGTGACAAGCTTGTACTGATGGTAGGAAACATTGCAAATCCATCCACATATTATTATGCAGCAAAAGCTGGTGTTGACTATGTTCGGCTTAATATAGGTGGTGGCGATGGCTGTACTACAACCCCAATTACTGGAGTAAATTATCCAATCGCAAGTCTTATCGCTGATACAATAATTGAAAAGGAGAAGCTATTGTTTGGTAATCCACACGCAAAATGCCCATATATAGTGGCTGATGGCGGTATAAGGGACTTTGGTGATGTGTCGAAGGCATTGTGCCTTGGTGCTGATTTTGTAATGATTGGAAGTGTTCTTGGTAGAAAACTTGAAAGTGCTTCTCCTTGTACGAGTTTCTTTTCTAGTGCATTAGCTCTTGGGTTAGAAGACCGTAATGAGGTTATTGACGGACTTCAGTTAATGAATAGAGATGACTTTCAATATAAGGGTAATGGACGATTCTTTATTGGAGACAAGCAAGTTTCATTTATGAAGTCATTCTACGGTATGGCATCAAATAGAGGTCAAAACGATATGGGTGTTGATACCAAAGTTGAAGAAGGAATGGAGAAATGGTATACAGTTGATGGTACTGTCAAGGAATGGTCAGAAAAGATGATACACGCTTTGCGGTCTACAATGAGTTATATTGACTGCTTTGATGTAAAGGATATGTATGAAAAATCACGGATTATTTTAGTGACAAATAACGCATATAATTGTATAAATAGGAATTAAAATGGTTAAACAAATAAATTTTGATAATTATGTTATTGCTGTAGAACAAGTTTCAAATGGACATCCAGACGCAGTTTGTGATATAATAGCTAATTCGCTTGTAGATGCGTTTGTGAAGGGTGATAGTAAATCGCGTTGCGGTATTGAGGTAATGATGAAGGACAACATTGTTGTCATTGGTGGTGAAGTATATTCAAATACAGTTGTTGATTATGACAGAGTTGTACGTTCTGTATTTGAAAAAATCAAATATCCAGAAAATCACCACCTATCACCAAATGAAATAAAGATTATTAATCTCATTGGTAAACAGTCAATGGAAATTCACAATGCTGTCGATATTTCAGATGATGTAATTGCTGGTTCAGACCAAGGGTTTATGTGTGGTTATGCAACAAAAGAAACCGAAACATTTATGCCTCTTGGTTGCTACATAACAAAGCATATATGTAATTTCATTAATACGCAAACTGAATTGGAAATAGGACCAGATGCTAAATCGCAAGTTGTTATTGAATATGATGGAATAGAACCCAAAAGGGTTATTTCAATTTTAGTTTCAGCTATGCATCAGTGCAATCTTGCTACTGTAAGAAATTACATTACAGAAGCAATTCTAACTAATAGAATCAACCTTAATACTGATATTTTTGAAAAATTTATAACTGAAGAGGTTATTATTGATGTAAATCCAGCTGGAACTTGGAGGATTGGCGGAAGCATATCTGATTGTGGAATGTGCAATAGGAAATTGGCTTGCAATCAGACATCAAGTGCATATAGAATTTCTGGAGGTGGACTCAATGGAAAGGATATTTCAAAACTTGATTACAGTGGAAATATGATGTGTCGTTACATAGCCAAGAATATTGTTGCTGCTGATATTGCAGACACTTGTGGGGTTGACATCTCATATTCAATAGGCGTTGTTGAACCAACTTCAGTAAACATTACACTTAATAGAAACAAGCATTTGGAAAAACCACTTGTTGAATGGGTTAAGAAAAATGTAGGTCTTGAACCACATAATATAATCAAGCGTTTTGACCCAACGGTATGCCGTTATGCAAATTCGGCAATTAACGGATACTATGGAATGACTGAAGAGGAAATGGAAGACGAGCATAATAAACTTATGTACCCTTGGGAACGTTTCGACCTTGTTGATGGCTTAAAATACTTTGTACACGATGCAATTTGGCAATAGAATATTATCTATTGCCATTTTTGTGATATTTAGTATAAAAGGTACTTTTTAAATATATGAAAAGAATAATTAGATTGACAGAAAATGATTTACATAGGATTGTAAAATATTGCGTTAGAGAGATAAAAGAAACATATAATAGGCATTTGATTAATGAAATGTTTGGTGACGTTGATACAAGTGGATACATTTGCGTTGGTGAAATTCCTTATTATCCTTGGTTTGATGATGATAGTAAAAATAAGGTTTATGTAATGGTTAATCCAAAAAAGGAAATGCTATATGGTAGAGAAATCAATGATGTAAGATATACTGAAAATCCTGATGGAAGTGGTAATCAGACAGATTCGATACCATCAATTTATAAGGAGCGTATAAAAATATATCCAGAACATGAAGATGATGAATTCGGTGAAATGTTTCTTGGTAAGAGAAAGTCAAAAGAAGAAGTTGAAAGCAAACATAATGAATTTATGTCTAATATGGTTATAATTGATGATAATCTCCTATTGTTGCATCACGATTCATCATATAAAATAACTGACGGTTATATCAAAAAGGGTGTAACCAATACGTATTCAAACAACAGTGATATTGGTAAATATTTTTGGGGTAGCAAGGACAGTGGAAGCGACCCAAGCAATAGTGGTACTTATAAATATTATTGCTTGATTCCACAATCAGATTTTTATGATTTTGAAACCAATGCTGAAAGATTAAGTCTTCCTATCGCTATGAAAAAATATGGTTATTGCGGACAATATTGGAATGATGGTAAATCAATTGTTGTAACCACATATAAAGACACCCCAATATGGTGCATACTTGACAAGAGAAAAGGAATTTGGTATGATAATGATTGGGTTCAAATAGAAAAGCCTCATTTTTTTGATATATAATTTTTGTCTTTATATTTTTTAACAATTTAAATTTGTAATTCTCATTTTTTTGTTTTATCTTTGCACAACAATTTAAAACAAAAATCGAATGAGTAACAAAATTTATCTTACAATTTTTATTGTTTTGGCGATTGTAGTGAGCTATTATGTTGGTCTTACAAATGGCTTGAAGTATTCATTGTCCTTGGTTCAGTATGCCACCGATACAATGTATGTCGAAAAGCCTATTGTTGAAGAGCCTACTGTGACAAAGACGAAGGCTAAACCAAAGAAGACTGAAGCAAAGAAGCTTGTATCTACGAAGTACAAGGTTTCAACAAATGGTATGAATTTCATAAGGAAAGAGGAATCTTGCAATCTTACAGCTTATTGGGACACTAATGGATATTCAATCGGATATGGGCATCACGGAACTGATGTGAAGAAAGGACAGACAATTACTGTAGAAGAGGCAGAGGCATTGTTTGCGAAGGATATTGCGTGGGTTAACACGTCAATCAATTCTCTTCTATCATCATTTCCATACACGTTTTCACAAGATTTTGTTGATGGGCTTGGTTCATTGATTTACAATTGTGGCGAGGGTGGTGTCAGAAAGTCAGAGTTCTATGCTCGTCTTAACAGATGCCGATTCAATGACAACAATATCAACCAATCTGATTATAACTATACTTTGAGTGCTGTCAAGACAGCCAATATCACTTGTCAGACTCATGTGGGGAGACGCAATAGGGAGTATAACTTAATGAAAGGAGTATTATGAAAAAAAAGACACTATATTACATAGTGCCTTTTTTTTTAGTATCTATTAATTCTTTTGAGGTCATCATATATTTTGCTTAATTGCATAAAATAATTGCGCACCCATTCTTTCTTGACTTGATGCAAGCAACTCATAGCGTTCCAAATATTTCTCTTTGCCAAATTTACGTTATCATAGTCTCTTCTATTTTGCCCATATCTTTCAACTTCTCCTTGCTTTCCATAGTGCAGTTGGTCATAGTCAGTAGCTTTTCTATTAGCTGAATTCATTGAATTAGCGCCTTGCTTAAAGCCTTGATACATTCCTTTGAATCTGTCACCAATACTTTCATCAACATCCTCATTTAATATTCTTTGTAGAGAATTCTTAACTATTTTACGAATGTCATTTTCTGTTAATCTTATATTTTTTTTCATAAAATTTCAAATTTTTAATATATTATTTTACCACGTACCCATATCGAATTCATGGGTTTCATTAATGATATATGTAGTAATGTTACCAACTGTAGAACTTGAAATTGTTATATAATCATTATCTGGGTTTGATTCTATAACCATTTTTTTTGCAATAAGGATGTCTATTTCATCTTGTAATAATCTATCAACTTCCTTAAGTCCATCAATTTCACTATTAATTGTTACCAATTCACCCCTTACGTTGCTTATTTGGTCCCCTAAATCGTCAGTGATACCATACAAATCATTAAGTATATTGTATATATCATCTCGACCTTCAATAATTGTTACAAAAGCATTGCCTTCTCCTTTAAAAAATATACCCATTAATGTCGATGGTTTGTCTATCGAGCCAAATCGAGCTAAGATAGGTGTACCATCTTCAAGACGCTTACCCATAGAGCTGTTTGTGATGTTGTTTAATGCTTCTATAGCAGTTTCTTTACTATCATAAATGTTACTAATCCTTAGGAATTGTAGCATCTTAATCGGTGTATTATTATTATTTGCCATAATTTATTCTTTACCCATTTTGCGTTGATAATATTCTGTCCACTTTCTGAAGCCTATATTACCCTTTTCATATGCTTCAGCCTCAAGTTTTTCAAGCCTCTTGTCATCAAGACTTGTAGTTTTACCGTCATCGTCATTCAAGATACCCTTTCTTCTCTGATTCCAATGTATGAGTTCGTGGGCAAACGTCCTTAATACATCTTTTGGGTGTCTGCCGTTAACGAACAATACAATTTCGTCCTTTTCATTATCATAATACCCAGTAGTTATAAACAAATCCTCTTTTTGTTTGGTATTGTTTATGTGAACTTTTGGATACGGTTTACTTGTATAGCCATTCTTTTCCATATAATCGAAAAGTGACCTTAAATACTTCGGATACTTGAACATCGTGACTATTATTATACATTATACAGTAATAAATAGTGTTTGACACGTAAAAAATGTTAAATTATAGTTAAAATCATTCAAAAATTTGGTTTGTCTCTGAATTATGAATATATTTGCACTATAATAAACAAATACTATAAAAATTATGAACGAGATTGAAGAGAAGATGTATAAGGCGTTGGCAAAAATTGACAAAGCTGTAGCAAACCGTAGTCAAAACCGTATAGCAATCCTCAATAAGATTAAAGCAAAGAGTGACAATATCTCTGCTTTAATTATTGTTGGGCAATCATTGCTTAAAAACGATTATAAGTTACCTAAAACAGATAAAATTGGATTTAATGCTGATAAAGGCTGTATTGATTCTTTAATATATAACAATTTTCACATTATCACCAAGGATGGTTATGTAGCCACAGCACATAGTATTTCTAATAACGACTTCAAGACACTTAATAATTTCGTTGATAATTTCTTGCTTGAACTTGACAAGTTTGAAAAGAGTGTTTACGATTATATTGATAAATTATAAAAAAAATAAAATTATGGACAACATTGAAGAAAAGATGAAGATAGCTTTAAGCCAAATAGATAACGCTGCTATCAAACGTAATCAAAGACGTAAAGATGCTTTGAATAAAATAGCCTCTTTAGCAGATAATATTAAGGCATTAATTAACATTGGTAACGCATTGTTGTCACATCAATTTCCATTGCCGACAAGCGATAGGATGAGATTTAAGAAGACAACATATAGTAATAAAGAATGTATTGAAGGTTTAATGTATAACAACTTCCACCTTGTTCAATCAGACGGTACTATTGCAAACGAATCTTCTTTTCCAGAAAATGAACCATCAAAACTTGAAAAGTTTGTAAAAGAGTTTTTGGATGCATTTTATACGTTTGAGAACATCGTTTATAGCCACGTTAATGATTTATAAAAAGGAGTAACATTATGGTAACAACACTAACCACAGAACAAAAGAAGAACAATGCTTTGAATAAAATTCAAAAATTGAAAGCAGAGTACGACAAGCATAAAAACGAAATCCTTGCAAAGATGGATAAATACAAAGAAAGGATTCAAGCTGTTGTTAGCATTGCGAAAGAACTTCAAGAATCAAACATACTTTACGACAAAGCGGTATCACTACCAAAAACAAGCTACATGGGATTTACTTATCGTGACGCTGATATGCAAGTTGATGGTTTATATTTGTCAAGGACATATCTTCCAAATATTTGTGTCAACCGTAATGTTGTTATTCTAAATGATTTTAAGAAGCTAGCAGAACTTGATTTTGCCGTTGACGAGTTCATTCAAGAATTTGACATTTTTGAGGAAGAATTTTATAAATGGGTAGAGAGTTTATGAAAGAATATGCAATTTATCACGTTAAAAATTAAATATTATGACAGTTTTACCAAAAAAAGATGATATATTGGCATTATATTCCAATATTACATCGTTACGAAGTGAGTTGAACGGTTATGAACAATCTCTCAAACTTAATTGTGAACAAGTGCTTGATTCATTTTATAATGTTTTTGTTACAGAATTGGGGGATAGTCAATATTTCAACAGCAAAATTCTAACAAGCGAATATAACCCTAAACGCAAAGTTTTAGGACATTGTAAGAAAATTGGCCCTCAAACAATATTGTTTGAACTTTGTGATAGTTACAGTTACAATAAATGTATTGGTACTCTACATATCCCATTGAAATGGTTTGAACCGAATGCTATCAAGACAGAAGTGGACGAATGGGCTAAATCTAAAAAAAATGAAATCGAGGAAGACAGAAAACGATTAAGTGAACAATTGGCAAACTGTAAAAAATTGATTAAGGAAGAATATGTTTATAAGTGCTGATTTTCTTTGATTTATCACATTTTTTATATATAATAAGAACATATTAAACACAACTAAATATGGCATTGATTTGGAAAGACATTGAAGGATATGAAGGGCTGTACCAAGTATCCAATTACGGAACAGTGAGAAACATCAAGACGAAAGAAAAGAAGCATTTGATACCAACCACAATTGGTTATTATCTTGTCAGATTGGCAAATGGTGAAGATGTGTCCATGCAGCCAATCCACAAGTTGGTGGCACAGCATTTTATCCCAAACCCAAACAACCTTCCATACGTTATTCATCTTAATAACGATTTGTCAGACAATAGGGCTATCAATCTTGAATGGAGCGAATACCCAAATGTCAAGAAATGTGACAGACTTGCTTGGCTTAAAATCAAGAAGGCAGAACTACCGAAACCATCTGTTACTCCAAGAAACCCTAGGGCTAATTTGGACAAGAAGCTGAAGATTTTCCAATACGATTTGAAGGGCAATTTTGTTCGTGCTTGGTCATCAATCAAGGATATTGAATCCAAAACTGGTTACAACAGAAAGCATATTGATAACTGCTGCAAAAACCTTCGCAAATCATCTTACGGTTTCAAATGGGAAAAAAGATATGTTTAATTTAGAATAGCATTTGATTATGGTAAACGATAAACGTCAAGCAATTATTGATGAAACAAGGTCTGTTACTAATTTGATGATTAAAGTTAGTAAACAGAAAAAAGAAATCAATGATACATGCAAATATATCATTGACTCTTTTTATGACATATTTGTAGGAGAATTATGTGATACAGAATTTTTTTACAGTAGCATAAAGAACTATGATTATAGCAGACGTGGAACTCTTGATTTCATATCAATTCACGATACTTTTATTTGGTTCAATTATTACAATGAAAGCCAATATTGTATTGGGCAAGTGAAAATGCCAATTGAATGGCTCGAAGAAAATGCTTTACAAAATGCACTTGACAAGTGGGCAAATGATAGAAAGTCTGAATTGAAAAGTCAAATCGCTAATTGTAAAAAAATACTTAGTAAAAAATTGTTGAATCTGTAACATAAAAAAAATGAGTAAAGGATGTAAATATCCAAAAGGGTTAGAATACAAACATTGCGTTTATTGTCCGTATTACGAATGTTGCGATTCAGCAAAACCTTCTATTGAAGACCTTAGAGAAAGTATGGGGCTTACTATGAGAGGAAATATAATAATTCTATAGGTATAATATAAAATAAAAAAATTATGACAAAGCAATTTGAATACAAGGTTGTTCATACCAAATATATGGGATATGACGAATAAGAAGCCTTTTTGAATAAAATGGGTCAAGAAGGTTGGGAATTTATTATTGAACGTGATAACAAATATTATTTTAAGATAGAATTATGATTACAACAGAAGACATTAATGATTTAACTGCAACAACTTATGAGTTGCATGATGATTGCCCTTGCAGAATTATAGAAATACGCTACAAAGGACAAGTTATTAAGGAAATTCAAATTGGGGTTAATTGGACTACAGGTAAATATACGAAAGAATATATACCTCAAAACAATTATCCAATTAAACCAAAAGAATTTGAATACAAAACAATTGTAGTTTATGCTTACCTTGTTCCTCGCACTTATAATACACACGAATGGGTCTATTCGGATAGTGCACTTGGGATAAAAACTGGTTCACCAAGTAAGTTTTTGAAACAAGAAAGTGAATATGGTTGGGAATTAGTCACTATGTCAACAATAGATGAGCATAGCGAACAATATATATTCAAGCGCGAAAAACAATAAAACAAAAAAAGGGCAACCATTAAAATGGCTGTCCTTTTTTATTTTATATTAAAAAATTAAAACCTATTAAAAATACAAACTCAAAAGGATTGTGAAATTATCAAAAAAATATCAAGTCTTTTGGACTTGATATTTTTTATTTAAATTGTTGATTTTCAGAATTATCTGAACTCTGCTGTGCTCCAATGTACGAGACCATCTACGCGAACGTGTCCATAGTAACGGTTATTAACAACCTTCTTCGCATACCTTGTCATAATACCCTTGATTGGTGCAAAGTTGAATGGGTTAAACATTGTTGGAGTCAATTGCATTGGCACGTATGGTGCATAGATGTAACCAGTGTCGAGCAATGATTTACCCTTGTGACCGATAATGATTGACCAATATGGTGAATATGGGTCACGATATACTTGGTATCTGTTAGAAAGTGAACCAATCTTTTCGATACCCATGTTGTATTCGTCTTGTTCAGCAGAAGCGTCACTTACGTGGAAGAATTCGAGGTTATCGAACAATGCTGAAATTTCAGAAGATACAACGATGAAGTTTGCACCACCACGAAGTGTAGCCTTGTGGATTTGAGCAGAGATTTGGTTAATCTTTGTGAACAACTCTTGGTTCCAGTCCTTCTGTGTATAGTTAGTAGAGAATGCTGCCATTCTTCTCCAACCATTCACATCCCAACGAGCTTGCCAAGGAGCAACCTTACGCAAATCACGGAGGATTTCACGGTCGATTTCTGCTGCGATTTGTTCAGACAAGATAGATGTCAATTCGCTTTCTGCGTCAATGTTGTGGAAAGCACTAACGTCTTGTGCGAGTTCTGGTGACCAAGTTGCACGCAACTTTCTTTCTTCAACTGAAACTGTTACAGAGTCAAGCTTGAAAGAAACTTCACCGATTTCAGTTTCAAGTTCAAGTGAGTCGTATTGTGCCCAAGCTACTTGGAACAAGTCAACAGTCTCACCAGAGAATGTTTCAAAGTCTACACCGATGTAACCATCGATAGTACCAGCTTGTGTCTTGCAAGGTTTAGCCAAGTCAAGTTCAAGATAAATCTTACCTTGTGCATCGCAAGGGTTGCTGTATTCTACGATACCCTTACCATACTTCTGTGTAGCAACACGGAAAGGTACAGATTCGTGCTTCATAAATGATGTAGTTTCAACACCACTGTCACCACTTGAAGAAGGAATGGCCTTTGTAGTGATAACCTTCAAAGAAGCCAAGAAAGCTTCAGTGTCCATTTCGTTTCCGTCAGGACCAGTCAACTTCGATGCGTTGAAAGAAGAGAAGCCATCAACAGCAAGAACAACGTTTCTTACAGTTCCGTCAGCTCCGTTCTTGATAGGGAAGTCACCAAAGAATTGTGCCTTTGAGCCATCTCTTGTGATTTCAGTCATACCCATTGGTGTCAAGAATGCTGGGTTAGCATTGCCGACACGGATAGTAACCTTACCCTTTGAATTGTCATAAAGGAAGTCATCATAGAAAAGGTCATAAAGGCTCTTTTCGAAGTAGTGAACAACTTCTGGTCCAGCCTTACGTACTGCTGACGATGGCAAACCTTGTTCAGTTGCTGCGCTCAAAGCTTCCTTGTATGTTGCGTATTCTTCCTCACTTCCGAGTACTGTCCATACATTTTCTACAGTGTTTACAACCTCATCTGGCAAGTAATATCTTGGTTCAATTACACCTTGCTTGTTGCGGTTAACACGGTCATATCCCATAAGACCCTTGTGTGCACCTTGTACACCATCCTCAAGGTCAGCGCCTGGAGCAAGAGTGTTACCACTTGCATCAAACCACTCTCTTGTGGAGGTTACTGGCAAGATGAAGAACAACTTACCTACTGGAAGGTTCATTGCTTGTACAGATACAATGTCATTTGCAAGTAATCTGCTAAATACTCTACGAATTATAGGGAATACTACGGTTTCGAAAGAACCACTGTTGTCAGATGCAGTTGCTTCTGAAAGCAAGTGCTTTGCCTCATTTTCGAAAAGTGTTGCAAGGTTTTCCTTGATTGTTCCCTCAAGACCCTCTGTGAATCCGAGCGAATCCCAACGCTTTTGGATGCTTTCACGAATTCTCTTCTGTTCGTTCAATTCGATAGTACCGACTTGTCCGCTAGTTAAAAATTCTCTCATATTAATTTCTTATTTGTATTATTTTAAATTATTGTCTTTGTTTTGGTTTACAATTTGCATATCTTATGCATCAAACCGAGAGACTCCATCAAGTCCTTTGACTTGTAGATTTCAGTCTCATTAATCATTTTTGAAGAGTTTGCAGTAAACTGCTTGTCTTCGTTGATGTTCATCTTGCCCTTCTTCTTCAACTCATTAGAAATTGATTCATAAAGTGCATTTGAAGCACCAATAGTCTTTGCTTCCTTGCCGAACCTTGAAATAATCTCTCTCTTCTCATCCGAAGTTGTTGTGTTTTCGGAAATGAGCTTGATAATCTTTCCAAGATTAACATTTGTTACGGCAGCTTCATTCAAAGTAGTTCTGAAGTCGTTCAAAATCTTCTTCAACTGTTGGTTTTCCTTGAAGATTTGATTTGCCTTCCTTCTGATTGATTCGTTTGTTGGGGCATACGCATTTGTTGCTGTACCAGTTTCTTGACCGTTCTGTGCTGTATGGAAACTTCTTGCCTTTCTACGTCTTGGGTTGTTTGGACCATCAGTACGACTTGTGCTGCCATTGTTAGCGTGTTCTGCATTGGTCTTCAATTCGTTCAATTCACCACCAAATGAAGTTTCATCAACTGTTCCGTAATCTCCATCTTCTTCCTCGAACATGTCACCACATTCATCGAATTCTTCCTCGATTGTAGTACCCTTTTCTCCGTGGAATGGCTGATTTTCCTTCTTATCGCCCTTCTTTCCACTCCAAGGCTTTTCTGTTCCGTGAGGGATACCCTTATCCCAATCATTTGTAGAACTACTCTTTGCTGGCTCCGACATTCCTGGATTTGTCATGACATCTTTCTTCTGATAGTTGTCAGTGTATCCCACGTTTGAATCATATTCGTTCAACGCTATTTCAAAAATTCTTTGTTCATTCATATTTTTATCATCTTCATTTTCATCATCATAATCGTCTTCATCAGAATCATCATCACCGAAACCACCATCTTCATCATCCCAAGAATCATCATCAGTATCATCATCTGAATCAAAATCATCTGGATAATCCTTGAAATCAAGTCCGTTGTAGCTTTCAGAATCTCCGTCATCTTCAGTATCTTCCACTGTGTTAGATGAAGCTTCATCAGTCATATCGATGTCATCATCACCAAAATCATCAGTATCGGTTGTAACCTTTTCCTCTGTATCATCTACAAGAGTATCGTCATCACCTTCTTGTTCTGCTGGTACTGATTGAAGGTCGATTATGTAGTCTGCGCCAGTTTCATTGTCTTGAAGGTGAATCTTGTCTCCATCCTTTGTTACAATAAGTTGGTCTTCATCCTTCATAAGCTTGTATGCTCTCACGATTTCCTCGTCTTCCGCATTAGAGAAATCATACTGGTCGTCTGAAACCTTGTACTTTTCAAATTCACTCCATTCATTACCCTCACCGTCAGAACCTTGTGTAGTCTTCTGAACTGCACCGTCTGGTGTGACTTCCGTTTGTGTTTCCTCTGTTGAAGAATCATCACTTTCAGTGTCATTGAAATCATTTTCAGAATCAGTATCTTCCATCTCTTCTTCGTCATAGTCATCCTCTGACTCTGACAAGATTTTATTATAAGTATCCCTTACAGCTTCACCAAGCAAATCTCTCACGGCATCTGTTGTATTTTCCTTGAGTGATTTTGTCAAAGATGCGTAATCGAGTAAGGAATCCTTTACATACTTACTTCTTATATTTTTCATAAATGTTCTAAAAATAGATTAACTATTTGATTATTTTTTTAATAATAAATATATTAGATTTTAAAAAAGTATAATAAAACATTTATTTTTCATTTGAAAATATAAAAAAATGTTAAAATATTTTTTGTTTTGTTATTTTTTTTTTATATTTTAATATTTGATTAATGTTATGTATATGGAAAAAAATCAAAAACCATCAGAATGTTCAACAAAGACAAAGCTTAATGAATATATTAATATTTTGGAAAGCCGTGCTTTCAAGCAAGCAAACAAAAAGGAAGAACAAAGGAAATTGAATGACAAATATGATGATTTGGTTAAAACAATCGATAATTTAATCGAACGAGTTGAAAGACTTGAATCAAAATTAGATATTCTGTCAGCAGATGTTGAAGATTGGAATATCAAAAATATTATATGCAAATGAAAGCAAAAGTAATTGAAACTGGACAAATAATAGAAGTTAAGCTTCTTTATCCTATTATATATTCAAGATTGGATTGTAATGGTAAAATAATAGCTGAATACAATTCTGATGAACTTGAATTTTTAAATGAAAATGAAGAAAAATGAACGGAAGCATATGCAATGAGGACTGTTTTGCCACGATGGACAGAATGATTTCAGAAAACATAAAGGTTGATACAATATTGACTTCTCCACCATATAATATGACACACAGAAAGGGTGGATATGCGGACACTGGAAGATATGATGTCTACGTTGATTGGAAAACAGAAGAGGAATATATAGATTGGTCAATAAACTTGTTCAACAAGTTCGACCAAATATTGAATGAGAATAGGGTTGTTATATACAATTTCTCGTATTCGATAGAAAACCCATCATTACCCTATAAATTGGTGACTGAAATAGTGAGGAACACCAATTTTGATGTAATAGATACTATAATTTGGAAGAAGAAATGTGGGCTTCCTTTTCCAGCCAATGGAAAAAGATTAAGTAGAAATTGGGAATTCGTGTTTGTCTTTGCAAGAAAGAACGAGATGAACACTTATGTGAACAACAGACGAGTAAAGTCCATAAATCAGAAAACAAATCAACAATACTATGAGGTTTCATATAATTTCGTAGAAGCAGCTAACAATGATGGCAAATGCCCTTATAACCAAGCTACATACAGCAGTGAACTTTGTGATAAGCTTCTTGATATATACACAAGGGATGGTTGGGTTGTGTACGACCCATTCATAGGAAGCGGAACTACTGCCGTTTCGTGCAAGAAGAGAAATCTTGACTTTATTGGAAGTGAAATATCAAAAAACCAATGTGAATTTGCAATTAATAGATTAAAGGAATTGGATGAATAAAAAGTCACCCAATTCTTTTTTTTATAACCCATTGAGCTATTTATAAAAAAATTTTTGGTATCAGTAAGTAAATTAAATTACTCAACTGATACCAAAATTGTATATCATTGTTTTCTTTTTTATTTTTACCAAGATATTTATTTAAAAATGTGCTAATAGTAATAATATTAGTATAAAAACTATTGTTATAGAAATAAAAAAAATTAAAAAAAACTTTTTAGTTAAAAAATGGGAAACAGACATTTATTGCACGTTAGAAGTAACCAATTGGTCAATAACGAGCCAAAATTGCCACAGCCATCAAACCTTAAATACGGTGAGTTGGCAATTAATTATGCCAAAGGAAATGAAACTATTTCACTTAAAAACAGTGAAGATGAAATAGTTACATTTAATATTGGTAAATCAATCAAAGGAATTAATGTAAATAGTGTTAGTGCAACCGTTGAAAACAACATTGCCTCTGTTACAATCAGTGGTAGTGATGAGAACGTAGGTACATATACACAAGTTGAATATCCAGAAGAATTCATCAGTGCTGTTAATGTTAGCGGTAGTCAGACAATTGCAGAAGCATTTAATTCAGTTGAGACAACTATTTCTGCATTGACTGATTCTATAATTAAAGATGAAAAGACTATTTCAGAAGCTATAACACAATTAGCAGAAGCTGCTGGTCTTGATGACAATGATGAAATTTCATATGTTGCAAATGCCAATGCCAATTATATTAGCGGTGCAACTTCTTTATATGATGCAGATAATATTCTTGATTCAGCAATATATAACATATCAGCATCAGCACAGAACAGTATTAGCGGAGTTAATGTTAATGGAATTAATGGTACAGTAACCGACAAAGTTGCTAGTGTTACTATCAGTGGTAGTGATACAAATGTCGGCACTTACACATCTGTTGAATATCCAAGTGAATTCAGTGCAGCAACCAATGTAAGTGGTAGTCAAACCATTGCAGATGCTTTTAATTCTGTTGAAAATACTGTTTCTGCTTTAACTCAAATAGTTTTTGATGACGAATTCGCAACAGAAAAGATTTCAAAAGCAATTGCCGAAGCCGCTGGAACAATCGATTCCAATAATGAAATAAAATATAATGTTAATGAAAATGCTCACTATATCAGTGCTGCAACATCATTGGCGAATGCTGATGATATTCTTGATTCAAAAATATCAACTATCAATTATGCTGAATCACAAACAACTCCAGGCGGTCCAGCAAAAATGGCTGTATCAATACCAATGGGTAAAGTGGATTCAACATCAACATCTACTGCGTTTACTGCACAAATTGATGGTATTACAGAATTGCGCGATGGCGTTTGCTGTTTGTTGACAAATGGTGTTGTGTCAAGTACAAATGGATATACTTTGAATATTAATGGCCTTGGAGCAAAACCCGTTTATAGCACAATGGGAGTAGCAACTAGAACTACCACCGTATTCGGTTCAGCATATACTATGTTGTTTATATATAATGAAACAAGAATTGAAGGTGGTTGTTGGGACATGTTTTATGGTTATGATAGTAATACAAATGGGTATAATATATCATATTATTATCCTTGTATAAAAGTTTCAACTAAGTTATATCGGTATATGATACTTTTAACCAAGGACGAAACACATTTGTCACCAGTCAATGCCGTTCCTAATAACACGGGAACAGAAAAAACATTAACAACAGAAAGTTTCGACCCATTTGGTCAAGTATATTATTATAGTACAATAACAACCGTGTCCGCAGAAGCAACTCCAGCAAATGCAACTCTTTTGACTCAATATTATTCACCAATAGACTTTAGATATGCTTTCAATGAAGGCACAACATTAAGTGCATATACAGATGTGTATCTTGTGTGTGTTCCTCAAGCAGATGGTAGTGTAAAATTAAAAGAAGGTGGTCATCCAATATCACAAACCCTTCCAACTACAGAGGATGGTTATATATATAAATTAATTGGAAAGGCTTATGATACATATAGGATTGTATTATTCCAAGACAAACCTTGTTATTATTTCAAGGATGGTGAAATAAGGTTATGGACAAATCAAACAGAAACAGACATCAGTGGAAAAGCAGACATTGACCATACACATCTTAGTAGTGCTGTTACAATTGAAAATGGTTATCAAGAAGTTGCTTATCCACAATCATTTAGCGGTTCTGTAAATGTTGAAAGCGGTCAAACAGTCACAGAAGCATTCCATAATGTTGAAACAACAATTTCTGCATTAACAAATGAAGTAATTGACAACGAATTGGTTACAACAAAATCAATAATTGATATTGCAACTAATGCTGGTTTGATTGATGAAAATAATGAAATTGCTTATGTTACAGATACAACAGCAAATTACATAAGTGGTGCTACATCTTTATATGATGCCGATAGTTTATTGGATTCTGCAATATCTAATATAGCAAGTTCTTCACAAAACAGCATTAGCGGAGTTAATGTTAATGGCGTTGATGCAACTATTACAAATAAAGTTGCTAATGTTGGAATTAGTGGCAATAACATAAATGTTGGTACATATACTTCAATTGAATATCCAAGTGTTTTGAGTGGCGCAACACCAATTAGCGGAAATCAAACTATTAATCAAGCATTTAGTGCTGTTGAAACAACAATTTCAGCATTAACACAAGAGGTGTTGAATGATGAATTGGTTACAGAAAAGGCTATCAAAGCATTGGGTAATGCTGCTGGTACAATTGATTCAAATGATAACATCAAATATGTTGCACCATCATCAGCAAAATACATAAGTGCCGCAACATCAGTTTATGATGCAACTGTATTGCTTGATACTGCACTTCAAAACAATTCGGGTTCTATTTCAAGCATCACACTCAATGGTACAGCCGCAACAATTACAAATAAAGTTGCAGCATTGACTGCAAGTGGCAGCAGCATCAATGTAGGTTCTTACACATCAGTAACATATCCAGCATCATTGACTGGAGCGTCAAATGTAAGTGGTAGCCAAAGTGTTGCACAAGCATTTAATTCAGTTGAAACAACAATATCAGCCGTTACCACAGCAATGGATAACAAGGCTGACAAGGTTAAGGTTATAAATCATGGGACAACTGGAACAACATTCACATTACCACCTAACGAAATGCATGTATGGGGTAGCGTATCTACATTGACATTGAATTTGGCAACACCAACAGACAATACCATTGTAAACGAATACTTGTTTTCATTCACATCACCATTGAGTGCAACAACATTGAGTTTACCAGCAAGTGTTAAGTGGGTATTTGAACTTGTTGTTGAACCAGAAAAGACTTATACAATTTCAATTGTTGACAATCTTGCAACTTATTTAACAGAAGATATGTCAATCATCGGTGCTGATGAATCTGTATTAGCACAGAAGGAAGATATTTCCAACAAAGTAACCACTATTGACCAAAACAGTAGCGATGTACAATACCCATCAGCAAAATGTGTATATGATTACATTGAGGCTAGATTATCACAATTAAATTCTTAAAAAATTATATAATCTGAAATGGACAGATTAAGAAGATTTCTACCAAATGTTAAAGTAATTCATACAAACTACTTCCGTTTAACCGCAGAAGAAGATAACTGTGTATTTACTTTAACAATTGGTAGTTCTGTAACAACTAGTGATTACTTGTATGTTGAATATTCTGTGGATGAAGGTGAAAATTGGACAAGAGTTTACAATGTCAATAACCAAAAAGTTACATTTTCTATGCCACCAATCAATACTGGTCAAAGTGTTATTATGAAAGGGGTAGGAAGGCAAATGGGTAACTACTACACAAGTAACGCCTACTATTCCCAAATAAAGAACAATGACAAGAAATTCAGTGTCAGTGGTGTATTGATGGCTCTATTGAAAGGTGAGTTTTCCGACAAGGACACAAGACTTGACGAATCCACAGACTATTCATTTAGAACGCTATTCGAAGGAACAAAAATAACACATGCAGACAAGTTGATTATGCCGCCAAACGCAACAAAGGACTGTTTCAATTCTATGTTCAAAGGTTGCAAGGAACTTGTATCAGCACCATTGCTGCAAGCCCTTGTATTGTATCAAGGAAGTTACAAGAACATGTTCAATGGTTGTACAAAACTAAACTACATAAAGATGTTGGCTACGGAAATTACCGAACAGACAATTTCATCACCAGGCGAAAGAGCATTGGCATATTGGGTAACTGGAGTTTCAACCAACGGAACATTCGTCAAAAACAAGGATGCCACTTGGACAACAAGAGGTACAAGTGGTGTCCCGAATGGGTGGACAATAATAACGGAATAAATAATAAAAGCAAAAATATGAGTTTATATATAAGAAGATTCACACCAAATGGTACAATCAAACATACCAAGTATTTTTGCTTGATGGCAGAAGATGATAATGTTACGTTTACAATAACAATTGGTAGTGCGGTTACAACATCAGATTTCAAGTACCTTGAATATTCAACTGACCAAGGAAAGACTTGGACAAAAATAAACAACAGTAGTTCTACAAGAGTAACAATAACAACCCCATCGATTAATCACGGACAAACCGTATTGTTAAGAGGTAAAGGAATTCGTACTAACCACGGTTCTACTAGCATTAATGATTCAACAAATATCAAGGGTAGTGGTAAATTCAACACAAGAGGTTGCATTATGACAATGTTAAGTGGTGTAACAGCAGATGAAACAACACAACTATATACTGGAACAACATATACTTTTGGCTCATTATTCAGTGGAAGCACAAATCTGACATCAGCAAAAGAGTTGATATTACCACCAAATATGACAAGTTATTGTTATTATAGAATGTTTATGGGTTGCACAAAACTAACAGCAAGTCCAACAATACCCACAGAAGTATTACCTAACTATTCTTGTGCTAACATGTTTTCTGGTTGTACAAATTTGTCATACATAAAACTTTTGGCAACAGATATTTCTGCTTCAAACTGTTTAATTAATTGGGTTAGTAATGTACAAACCAACGGTGGTGAATTTTGGAGAAATCCAAATGCAACTTGGTGGCGTGTTTCAACAAGTGGGATTAGAGAAGGATGGACATTGTTTGATGGCACAGAAGACACAGCAGAAGAGGCTAATTTCATTGACACTGCGGTAACTCAAATATGCATCACCAAATTTGGTAACAGAAACGGTGGAACTTCTGGCATTGGAAAAAGAAGAAATTCTGTTAGAATTGGTGGTGTTGATGGCAAGATTCTTAAAAGACAGATTGAAAGCATCATTTATATCACAAATGAATTTGCAAACAACCAAAATATTGTTGATTTTTCAGATTTCACAAAGTTCACAAGACTGACTTATATTGGGAATGGGACTGGATATGGTTTTTATAACAACTCAGCACTAACTGCTATAACAATCCCATCCACGGTAACTGCCATGACAAGCGGATATACTTATGGCAAGGGGTGCTTCTGTGGCTGTACATCACTTACATCATTAACAATACCTGATAGTGTAACTCTTGTTGGTTCATCATTTTGTCAAGGTTGTACTAATCTGAAAACGGTGAGGTGGAGTAGTAATTTGAAATTTCCAACGTCAACCAATGATTATTTTCTTGGTAGTACATTTGAAAATTGTAGAAACTTGGAGTCAATAACAAATCCACCATCAGCAACAGCAGTTACTGGTTTTAGACCAGATGAGTTTAATGGTTGTGGAAAACTTGATTTCAATTGGCTTGATACCACATATATTACAAAATTAGGTAGAAGTTGTTTCAGTGGTTGTACAAATTTACCTAATGAATTGATATTCCCTAGCATTACTACATTAGCAAGTGGAACTACACAATCAAATCAAGGAGCACCTTTTGGGGGAATAGGTAGAAGAAAAATATATTTGCCAAATTGTCAAACAATAGTAAATAGCAGTTTTTCTGGAGTCAGTAAACCCTTGGAATTAATTGACTTAGGTAATGTTACTGGTTCTTATTTCTATCCAGGCAGAGGAAACACAACAGCAAAAACTGTTACGGTAATCATGAGAAGTACAGCAGTTCCTACATTTTCAACATTTACAGCAACATATATAAGGCGTTTATATGTTTATCAAAACATATTGGCAGATTTTGTAACACAATACACTGCGGCTGCATCAATAACATATGCCATTGGTGGAACGGAATGGCAAGAAGACTTTGGTAGTTCGGATGAATGGGCAGATTATCCGAATGGTCACGCACTAGTAATTCCAACTTAATGTCTAAATAAGTAAATTTAATTTATCAAATGAAAACATATTATAAAATTGTAGATGGCAAAATGGTATTTGCCGAAAACAGCATCATCTTGGATGATATGCGCATTTTTAATCCAACAGAAGAACAATTACTTGCGGCTGGCTATCAAGAATATATTCAGCCTACACCACAACCATATGTTCCAACATTGCAAGATGTGATAGAAACCAAGATTTCCGAAATCAATGAATATGACATATCTGAAAATGTAAATTCATTTACAATCAACGGTGTAAGTGGTTGGATAGATAGAAACACAAGAGTTGCTTTGTTACATGCAATTGATGTGACAGAAAAAAACGGTGGAACTGAATATACTGTTTGGTTTGAAGGAATCCCAATGACTTTACCAATTCAGACAATCAAAGAGTTTTTGAATGCACTTGAATTATATGCTATCGGTGCTTTTAATGTTACCAACAGACATATAATGAATGTAAGACAATTGCAAACAATAGAAGAAGTTGAAAACTATGATTTTACTAGAGGTTATCCAGAAAAAGTTGTTGTGGATATATAACATAATAAAAAATATATTTAATATGAGGCATTTACGACTTTTTTCTACAAATTCAGAGCAACCTACTGAATTTGAATATAACCACATTTCATTTGTAATTGAAAATGAACAAACGTATTTGAAGAAAAACAAGCATGACTATTCGAAAGATTATTTCACAGTAGTTGCTTTAACCGATGGAACATTTGTATTTGAAGCTAACGAAGAATTGGATGAAGGCATATCAAACGCAGTATCATATTCAATAAATGACGGTGAGTGGCAAGAACCGACAAACAATCTAAATCTGAATGTAAATGCTAATGATTCAATTAGATTGAAAGGACAAATGCAAACAGATTATACCGACAATGTTGCAGTTATGAAACAATTGGGAATAGGTAAATTTATCGGAGGTACTGCCTTGTTTGAAATCAATGGAAATATAATGTCATTGTTCCTTGAGGATGATTTCAATAATTCAGAAAAATTAATTCCAATTTTGAACAGTTCAATGTACACTTATTATGAGATTTTCAAAGGTTCAAATTTGGTTAGTGCAGAAAATCTGATTTTACCTTCAAAGACATGCTTTTGTATGTATATGTCAATGTTTCAAGAGGCAACATTGTTGAAAAAAGCACCACAACTACCAGCAACAACAATGGAAGGTATGTGCTATTTAAGTATGTTCGCTGGTTGCACATCACTTGAAAGAACACCAATACTACATGCTGATAAATTGGATAGTATGTGCTATGTGGACATGTTTAAGAACTGCACCAATCTCAAGCATATTACAATGCTTGCAACACAAGGTGTTACAAGCGGATTAGGTGGTTGGGTTAAAAATGTTTATCCAAACGGTGTGTTCGTGAAAAGCAAAAATGCAACGTGGGAAATACAAGGTGACAATGGTGTACCAATCAATTGGATTGTTCAGAGAAAATAAGACAAAAAAACAGATACAAATTTAATTTAATATAACATATTTATAATTTTATTATTATGAAACATTTAAAATTATTTAATAATCGTAACGAATATGACAATTATATTGGGGGAAATGATGTTATTTTACCAAATATTAGTTATTGTAAAACAGAAGAAAAGGTCTGTATCAAAAGTGAATTTACATTAACTATTAATTTTTCTATGGAAGAAGACATTGGAATAACACCACCACCATCATTTGTGAGAAAATATAAGAATGGAAGTACATATACTGTAACCCCTCCAGCAATAGAGGGACACACACCATCCATAGAGAGTGTAACTGGTACAATGCCACCTAATGATTTGGTAATAGATGTGGTTTATAGTAGAAATACATACACAATACAAGTTCAATATTTATATCTTAATGGTAGTAATGCATTTCCACCTCAAACATTTAGTTTTAAATATAAAGATGAATATCATATTGTGCCACCACAATTGACTGGTTTTAGGGTTAACCCGTCAGAATTTAGAGGAACAATGCAAGCAAGTAATATTATTGGAAAGAGATTTTTTTATTCAGCAAATGATATAGACCCAGAAGACCCCGATACTCCACTTTAATTAATGATATGCAATTTGGCAATAGTTAAGTAAATTAAAAACAATAAAAGCCAAATACTTGCAGTATATTGCTTGTATTTGGCTTTTATTGTGTTTATGCTATTGTTCTACTTTTGCCCAATTATATTTTCCTAAATAATAATCTCCAGTTCCCATCCATACGTCATATCCGCTACTACCACTTGGAACTGTTAATGTACCATTAGACTTTACATTTTGGAATGTATTGAAATATATTGTTGGTGCTGTAGTTGCTAATGATGTAATACTTGTTAATTTACTACAATGATGGAAAACATTCAGACCAATACTTGTAACACCACTACCTATTGTTACACTTGTTAAACCACTACAATAATAGAAAGCACTATTACTAATACTTGTAACACTATTTCCTATTGTTACACTTGTTAATCCATTACAATGAGAGAAAGCATTCAGACCAATACTTGTACATAATTCACCAATTTCAGCACTAACTGTTGTTGCTGAATATTGGTTTGTCATTGCTGATGTCAATTCTCCACTTCCTTCGATTTCAACCACTTCACCATTGTACAATGTTAATTTGCAGAAAAAGGGAAGATTCATAATATTTATCTCATCATTTTCTACCGTATATGACACATATTCTTGTGTCTCTGTACACGCTTGTTTTTCTTGTTCCGTTTGAAATAATTTTAGATATAACATATTTATAGTTTTTTTTTTACAAAAAAAAAGTCTGAGTAAAATCAGATTTTACTCAGACTATTCACATTATTTATCTATAAATATTTTAGAATCTCCAAAAAAAATGGCATCAGTCAGATTTTTTTACCTAACTGGTGCCAAATTGTATATCACAGCCTTTTTCTATTCCAATAATAACTCTCTCAATTTATTTATTTTGTCATCAGTAATTCCAAGGATAGTCTTAGCCAAATAATAAGCCAAAGTATACGAATCGTTACGTTTTGATGTATCTTTTATCTTGGCTTGAAGTTTGGTTATGAATGTTCTAAGTTCTCCATTAGAGCTTTCCTCCCAATTCCAAATCTTTGAGTTTCCGCAACGGTCGAGACCCGACAACTCCCAATGTCCTTCACAGTATCCAAGTGGCATACCGCAAAGTCCTTGTATCATCCAAGCCATTGTACCAGTTCTATCGCATCCTTGCCAACAGTTGAAAAGAACGTTTTTGCCATTAGAAAGTTCATTTACAATTGCATTGAATGCGTTTTTGAAATTTGCTTTACTTGTTGATGAACAAGTGAAAACTTCTGAATAAGCTGGAATATTATATTGATATGTCTTTTCAAACAAATCAGTTCTTGCTGGTTCTGAAGACGAACGTAAGTTTACTTGTACAGTAATCTTAAGTTGGTCTCTCAAGTACTTGTGGTCAGCAGATTCAACCTCAACAGAATCTGGGTTTTCAGAGCGATAAAGCCTACCATACTTGATGCCATATCCACCCAAGTCTCTGAAATTACGTGGTTCCTTAGAAGAGAAAGTACCCATCCATCTTACTCTACCAACCGTCTTGAAGTCTCCGCTTTGCAATACTTTTGTGCCGTTATACATAGTCCAATGATATTGCTTGTTTGGAATCAAAGAGAAAATTCTAAACACTTCCTTGTATGGGAATACTTCCCAAGAAGTTTCACCTTCTGATTCAACAACAATCTTATCACCCTTTCCGTAAATAACATATGGATTGCAGCATTCAGTCCAAGATGCGGAAGAATGGTCTTGCGTCATAAACAAGTATTTCCAAACCTTACTGTAGTCGCTTTTGCTATAACCACTTTCTGGTAAAGAATCGAAAAATTCCTTAACTGCAAAGTTGTCAATATTATGAACTGGGATTTCATCATCCTCATCTTCATCTGATGTTGGTACTATTGGAAGTGTGCTAATGGCATCTGAATACCCTTCTTTATAACCTCGATTATATCCTTCTTCAGATGCTTGCTGTATTGCGCTTTCGGTGCTAGCCACACCTTCATCAAATGCCTCATTTAAAAGAGACACAATTTCGTCTTGTTTACTCATATTATTTATTACTTTATTAAATTCATTATTGCCAATACTGTTTGTATTTATTAAGCCACTGCTCTTGTGTCATATCTTGCTGTTGCCAACTTCCTCCTTTCATATGTTCCACATAATCGTTGAAATTTATGTCAAAGTGGCTATACTTATTTGCTGATAAGTAGAAATAAGCTCCAGTATCATATCTATCACCTTGAACTGTTTTTCTCAAGCCATGCATATAATTGTCATTGAAATAATGTATTCCATTTTCCTTGCACTTCTTTACATTTATAAAGCATATAAATGGTAGAATTCTTTTTATTTGTGAAGCTGGTTGTGTAATAGTGTCAGCAACATATAAATATGCGTCATTATATATATTGCTTATATCTCTTTTCAACAATACGTCTGAATCCAACAGAATGAAATTATCGTTAATCAAATCCATACATTTTTCGACACTGATAGCATGTTTGGCACTACCCCATTTATTTCTCTTACCACATGATATATGTCTATTTGGGTATTTTTCCAAGAATTTATCGAAGTTAATAATTTGGCCTTTGGTATTGTCAAACACAGTAATTCTTTCGTCTTTTGATTCAAACTTTTCAGTGTCGCTGTTATCAAATATATATAGATGATATTTAGGGACAAACTTGTTTATACTCTTTATCAAGTGCTCTATCAAGTTATTAGTATTATAATTTACGACACATAACTTTATTGGGTTATTATCTTTACGTTTGACCATCTCCTTACTTGCCAATGGTTTTTTCCTATGACTTTTTGGTGTTAGCATACCATTTGCCTTGAAATATTTTACCTTTACATTTGTCTTCCAAACGCTGTAAGAGAATGACAGTTGGTCTCTCTTACTTCCATTGACAACTTCGTTAGCCCAAGTATCCATAAGTTTTTTACACCTTTCATCGTTATGGAACCTAACCATAAAATTTGTTTCTGGTAATCCATATTTTTCTGGAAAACCTTCCTTTTTATACCTATCCATTTGCTTTTTCATAACTTGTGGGTCATCCTTCTTCATTCTTTCACAAGTCATACGCTCTTGATAGGCACATGTTCTTACTGGGTGTTTCTTTACAAATACACAGTTATCGTCATCAACAAATGTATTTATATATTTGTCAAAATCAAAATCTAATGATGTGTTACCATCAACCCAAATTGACAAATCATACTCTGGTAAATATTTATGTGGGCATATTTTTACCATTCTTTGCTGCCTCGTTTGGTCAAGATGCATAACATCTTGCGGCATTTTACGTATTTCCCACACTGTTGATGTGAGATTCGGATTATCTGTAAAGCATATATAGTCATACTTGCCATATTTTCTAATCGGTTCTGCCAACGCATCATAATTACCAGTTATACAAGTAAAAATTACCTTTTTAGCCTTTTCAACCTTATCTGATTTTATTGTAACTGTTGGTAGTACAACTTTTGGTCTATTTGCAGCAGTTTTCAACGAAACACTTGAACTTGTAGTATCTTCAACCATTTCTCCCATAATTTCACTTGTAGAGGCAAAATTTCCTCGTGTTCTTCTTTTAATTTTTTGAGATAATACACTATTTCTTTTGGTTATCATAACATTACTTTTAAAAAACCTATTATTACTTAATATTTATAAATAGGTATTAACTAACTAATTTTTATATAAAATGAGTCAAAATGGCTAAAATTTTAAATACAGTTTTTCAAGGCTTGGATAAAGCTATAACTGGTGATTGGGGTGACGATGTAAACCAAAGGCACGTCAACAGTTATGACATATCAACAGCCGAAGGTGAAAAGATTTTATACAAAACAACAGACAAGCAAGACTACGAAAGACAGAAGTTGGAATTGCAACAGAATTCGTGGTTGAATGACAGATGGGTTAAGGCTAATGTGGACTTGTCAGTTCAAGCTTTTGCTGGTCTTAATAACGTCAAATTAATGTATAGGGATGCAGACCTTATGGATTCATTTCCAGAAATCGGTGCTGCATTGGATATAGTTTCTGAAGAAAGTTGTATCAACAATGACAAGGGTCAAGTTATCAATGTAACTTCAAAATCTGATAGAATTAGAGCCATATTGGAAGATTTGTTCGTGAACAGACTTGACATTCAAGTAACTGCACAAATGATTGTTAGAGGAATGTGCAAATACGGCAATATGTTTATGATGCTCAATCTCGACCACAAGAACGGTGTTCTTGGATGGAGACAGCTTCCAGTATTTAATGTAGAAAGACTTGAAAATGGTATCGAAAACCCATATGGCGCACAAGGATATAGACTTGTACAAGACATTGACAAAAAAACAGACCTAACAACAAAATTCATATGGACAGATGAAACAAGTGAACAGATACCTTTCAGAAATTGGCAGATAGCGCACTTCAGACTGATAACCAATTCGCTTTATCTACCATATGGAGTAAGTTACTTGAATGCAGCAAGAAGGCATTGGAGAATGCTGTCACTTATGGAGGATATGATGCTCATTTATCGTCTTGAACGTTCAATAGAACGAAGAATCTACAAGATTTACGTTGGAGCAATTGATGATGCTGATGTTCAAGCTTATGTTCAGCAAATTGCAAACAACTTCAAGAGAACACCTATTATCGACCCTATGACTGGTCAGATAGACTTAAGGAAAAACATTATGAGTGTTGACCAAGACATCTTTATCCCAGTTAGAGACCCATCCGCACCTACACCAATCGAGACACTTGCAGCAGCACAGAACTTGACAGCGTTGGATGACATCAAGTTTGTTCAAAACAAGGTTCTTACAGCTTTAAGAATACCAAGGACTTTCCTTAATTTCGATGAATCTCAAGGAAATGGTCAAAATCTTGCTTTGGAAGACGTGAGATTTACAAGAACTATCAATAGAATACAGCAAGCATTCCTTATGGAATTGACAAAAGTTGCAAGTATCCACTTGTATTTGTTGGGATTCGATGATGATTTGACAAATTTCTCACTTTCAATGAACAATCCTTCAACTCAAGCAGAACAACTTGAAATTGAGAATGTTTCAAAGAAAATTGGAGCTGTTCAAACAGCAGTTGCAGACCCTGGAAATGGTATTCCAATTATGTCATTGCAAAGAGCTTTGAAGCAAGTTATGAAATGGAGTGACAAGGAGATTCAAGACAACTTTGAAGAGATAAGATTGGAGAAGGCGATTGCTAACGAACTCCAAATGACCAACCAAATCATCAAGCGTACTGGTATATTTGATAATGTTGATAGAATCTATGGAGAGCCTGGTGCTCAATATCAAGAGAATCAGAACCAAGGCGGTGAAGGTGATATGCAAGGCATGGGTGGTGGAGGTATGCCACCTATGGGAGGCGGTGGAGGTGACTTCGGCAGTGGTCTTGACGAGTTAGGTTCACCAAATGATGATGGAATGGGTGAAATCGGTGGAGAAAGCGGTGAAATGCCAGCTGCCGATGCTTCCAATATGTTAGGTGGAGATGAAGGTAGTACACCACCAGAAGGAAACCCACCCCCAATGGAAGCAGTAAGCAAGAACAAACCTCTGTTGATTGAAAAAATAGAGAGAAAGAGAAGAAATGATTCACCAAGAAACAGAACAATTGTTTCAAGACCAGATATTCTTGACAAAACATTGTTGATTAACGAGGAATTCAACAATATGATTTCATCTCTTGACGAATATTTGGATAATGAGAAAAAATAATTTAAAAAAATATTTTTAGAACAATAATGGAAGATTATGTAAATCCACACATACAAGAGTGGCAGCAATACACACAGCAAATGGTAGAAGCAATGAATAGTGGAGATGTTGGACGTGTCGAACAACTCAAAGCTCTTTCTGATGAGGCTTACAACCAATACAAAACTGAAGCAGACAAGATGTATTCGTGCAATGGCTTCTCTTCTTGCAATGAAGCAATCCAAGATTCGCTTCCAAGACTAGTTAAGGAGAATACAAAAGCAGTTAGAGAGATTATGCAGACCATTATGGAGGATAATAACTTGAAGGCGCAGTTGTCATTCTACAATAGTATCAACAAATGCAGTTCTGATGATACTATTAGCTACATCAACGAGGCTATACAGCTTGTGTCACCAAACATCGACTTGAAAACAATCAAGGAATCAAACAATAAACTTATAAAATTGGTTAGAAAATACGGTATTTTACCAGAAAGTAAATTTTCAGATGAAAAAACTCGTATGTTTGAAAGCTGTGACTACTTGATGTCACACAAAAAGAAGATTACTAACCTAAATGAGTATACAAAAAGCTTGAATACTCTCAATGAATATGTTAAACAGCATAAGAATAGTGTAAATGAGACAAAATTCAATGCTGATGCTGTAATGAGAGACTTTGATAACAAGTATTATGGCTTGCTGAACAACGAGGAAAGAAATTTGTTCTCCGAAATAGTGAGCGAAAAGACTTCAAAGGCAAGAAAGGAGCAGATTTTCAATGAAATGAAATCAGAATGCTTGAAAGGTGTTGAATGTTTGATTCGTGAAAACAAAAATGAACAAGAAGATTTGGATTTGACTCATATTAATGAGAATATAAAAACAAAGACATTTAACGAAGGTACTTTCATTGAAGATTGCGCAAAGTTTATGAGTTTGAGAGAGGTTTTACTTGAAAAGTAATAAAAAAACAGACAGTATTTAACGTACTGTCTGTTTTTTGTTTACATTAAAATTATTTTGAACCAAATCCTTTTGAAATTCACCAATTATCTCAACAATATCGTCAAACATTATATCATATATTCCCTTAATAGGTATAATATCATTTATTTGCTTCATTGTTATATCAAAACAAAGATAATTAGGTGAATTTGGGGACATAGACTGAAAATTTACATCATAGTTTATTAGATGCTTCTGTGAAAAATTGTGCTTTGCAAGCATTTTGGAAACTTTTTTCTTAAAGTTGTACCAGCAACAATTGAAAATCTCACAATATTTCATTTCTTCCGTAGGTTTAATCCACGTTTTCCCTATTATGTAGAAAGCTGTTGGCTTAAATCTGTTTACTGTGCCAATTTTTAAGTCAAAATTATCAATTTCATTTAATTTATACTCTTTTGTCAATCTATTCATATCTTCTTTTATTTAAAAAATAAAAGAAAAAAATGAATAAACCAAATTTTTTCGGTATTTTTTAATGCATTATGCCAAAAACCCACAAACAAGAGCCATAACAAGCAGAATTATTGTTTTTGCTTAAATTATTTGATGAATAAAAAGGCATCCTCAAGCCATTGGATGGTGTCATAGACAAGCTTGCCACATTCGCTTGATTGGTTGTATATATATTTGCGTTGTTCATCATATATGCATTCAATATTGCAGCATCCTTGCTCTTTGCAGATTCAAGTTTGTTGAACGAGAACGTCAGCACGAACAGCGACATTGCCAAGCAAGTCAGTGTATCATCGTGCATACCGTCCATATGGTCAATTCTTTGTGTCTCACCCTTGAAAATCCACGTTTCAAGTTCTGCAATAACCCTTTGTGACCTAATTTTTATCTCATTACTTCTAACCATTGTGGCGAAATTTGCAAGTACTGGGTATCTATTTCCTTGGAAATGGAAGCCTGGTAGTTGGTCTTGATTTGTTTTCATATAAATCTTGGAGGAATTCTGTACCATATATGTCTTTTGTGATGCATCCTCGAAGTAGAAATTCTTGTACCCAAGCTGCATCAGCGTTAAGATGCAACTATCACCTTGTCCACCAGTACAGTCCACTACAATATATGCGTTATTATACATTACAGCATACTGATAAGCAATACCACCAATATCGTCTCCTAGCTTTTTACCCAAGTATTCCATAACTTGTTCAATAATAGGCATACCGTTCTCATCTCTAGCATCAATATCTATGATTTCAATTGCTGTTCTATCCTCGCTAGTACCTCTTGACGGGTCAATTCCCATAATATATCTATGCCCTTCAATTGGTTTCTTCCAAAACCAAGAATCTTCTACGAGAGGGTCTTTAAAATCCTTAAGAGGTTCCCTTACATTCAAATTGCTTTGCATATCAATATATTCTGGCGAAACAACGTTGTTTGCAGAACCCATAAACGAGCCATCAAGCTCTTGGGCTATCATCATCGTGTCGTTATTGAAAGCCTTGCACATTGATATGTACCAAGGAGATGTTGGAGTATATCCTTTTCTGACAAGCTCTTCCCATCTTTCCTCATTATATATGATTGAACCGCTATTGTCGATTGTATCTTCCTCAATCCAATCATAATCACCAGTTTTTTCGTTCTTTCTGTACCATTTCAAGAACTTGTTATATCTTGGGTCTTGGAACCATTTGAATTCAACAGCATTATAATTGTTTTCCTTCAATTGAGCTTGCTTATACGTGTTAAAGTACAAAGAGTCCTTACCGTTTGGTGTGGAAATCATCACAATTTTTCTATCTGGTCTTGCAGATGTTGCGGCTACGGCAGCACCATAAACTGAAATTCCGTTTTCAATGAACGCAGCTTCGTCAAATACCAATAAAGAAACAGACGAAATACCACGCGCAGCATTTGGACCAGAAGACCTTGCATAAACCTTACAGCCATTGAACAATTCAAGTTCTGACTTAGAGCATTTCACGAAAATATCCCTTTTGTTCTTTTCCGATTTTGGGTCTGGTGAATAAAAATCGTTGCCCCACATCCATCTTGGAACTTGCTCCAAGAACATTCTTATCTTTTCAACCATTTGATTCGCCAAATCAAGTTTATTGCCGATACACAATATAGTTTCTGGCGCTTGTTTTGAGGCAAATGTGATTTGTCCGCAAGCCCAACCAGCTGTAATTGTTGTAATACCAGCTTGACGGTGTTTAATAGCTATTGTTTCCTTATTTTCAGCAAGTGAATGCAAAAATACCTTTTGTCTTGGAAACAACAGCAATGGTTGCAATCCCTTGTCACCGAATAGTGTAGAAAGATAATGTTCTATAAAGTATATTCGAGATGGGTCTGAATAACATTTCGCATATTCTGTAGTTAAATGTTTTACATCAAGCATATTATTATAATTTTTAATTATTATATATAAAAAAAATAAAAACCAGAAGAAATTATTTTATTATAAATATTTAAAATATAATAAAAAAGGGAGATAGACAAAAATCTAACCCCCTTAGTTTAATTCAAATTCTTCAATTCTTCTATAGTAAAGTCATCTTCTTCAACTTCATCTGATATGATAGCCTTAAAACTGTTTTTTGGTGTAGTATTACTAGGCAGCTTGTTATATGTTATTTGCTTCTTGCTAGCTATAATAAGGTCATCAATGATTGATGCGCCTAATTTTGTATTTGATAATATTTCCTTCATCTTCCTCATAAACTCCATTTTTGGTAAATTGCACAAAGTCATAAAGAAATAAGGTATAATCAATTCATCTTGAAGTTTTTGGCTTAATATATCCCACAGTTTAACTCCAAACCTCAAATCCCAAGATTCTGCAACCATAAAATCCGCATGTCGTATGATATACATTGCTTTTTCGTTGTCTTCTGGTAGGCTGTGAGAAGCAAACAGTTCAAAAAATCCTCGAATAGTTTCCTTAAGCAGATAAGGAAATATAAGTGCTTGTGAATCTATGATTGTTTTCTTGCCAAACGTTCCCAAAGACACAGAAACGTAAGCCCCAAGGCTTAAATTTCGTTCGTCTATTTTAGCTTCCTCATTGAACAATATATAATCGCCCAAAATTGTTATCTTTTTATATAGCTCTATAAGCTCTGGTTCTATGTTGTTTATTTCATCAACGAACATTTGGTATTTTAAAGACAACTTATATGATGCACCTTGTATTATAGAATTAATAACCCTTCTCTTAAGAATCTCGTAATTTGAATTCTTTATATCATCTACATCATCAAAAGAGTACACGTTTTTTACATCATCTTCTGGTATAACTCTTGGCTGTTTGGTTGGTTTGACTGAATCTACCAAATTACATTTGATTATTACTGTGTTTTCTGGTACACACAATATCTCATTTACAACACTTACGCATAACTTGTTTAGGAAATCTCTGTGTTTTCTTTCAATTTCCATACACTCGTGTATCAGTCTGTTACATAACGTTTTTATCTCATCCAAAGACTTACCATTAACTTCTTCACCCAACGTTTTAAACTTGTCAATAACCTCTGTGTACCTATCCTTGATGATTATATAATCAAAAGGATATTTAGCTTCTTCTGGAAAACAAGGATTGTCACCTAAACTTGTCTTGTGCTGTTTCAAGTTGTTGTACAGCACATTTGGCAACACGTATTCATTGTTCTTCATTTCATATGCGTTACGTACCAAAGAGTCTTCTGTGACAATAATTTTCATATTTTTATAACTTGTTTAAATAACTACTCATTTCTCGTTTTGTAAACTTAAAACCTTCAGCAAGTGCTGTACTTTGTGTCTTATTACCGATTGGTGTGACAGTTCCGTTAACTTTTTGAGCATTCACTTCCACATCTACTGGTTGATTCTTGGCTACAGTTAGTGCAGATTGAAGCTCGTCTGAAGATTGAATGTCTTGTGGGGTTACATTATTGTTTTTTGTTAATATATTAACATCAATCGTCTTTCTAGGTGTTTGATTAGTGATAGTGACATCGCCATCCCTATTCAAAGATTTAGCCATTCCACTTACATCATTGGTATATACAGTATCATCCTCCTTAAGGATTACATTCTTCTTCTTGTATGTCATTTCCTTTAACGACAATGACTTTTTTCCATAAACCTTCATGTGTCGAATTACATTTTATTAATAAATAGTTTTAAGGCAAAAAAAATACAGAAAACAATCGCTTTCTGTATTTTATTGTATTATCTACGATTGGATACAAAAGGGTTTCCTTTTTTTGGTACATCATCACCAACCTTTCTGTAATCTCTTCGTCCTTGCCTCTTTGTCATTGTTGGATTGTTTACAATTTCCCTAACAAATGATTCCCTCATTGGGTTTCCTCCCATTGGAGGTTCGTTACTACCTTCATCGCCAAAGCCGCCATCATCGTCCATCATTGGTGGTTCTTCCCCACCCATTGGCTCATCATCAAATGGTTCTTCAGATTTTTCATCACCACCGTCATCGGCAGTCAATGATTGTATGTAACGTTCGGCAGCAACTTTGTCTTGTGGTGTTAAAGACTTATACATACTAATTAAATGTTCTGTAGATTCATCACCTTCTTCGCCACCTCCAAAATCATCACCATCTCCGAAATCATCATTCATATCTGGTTCACTACCCATTGGCTCTTCGCCACCCATTGGAGGTTCGTTACCAAAATCGTCACCGCCCATTGGTTCATCATTTTGTGGTTCTGGCATATTATCATCCAAAGACATATCGTCATCACCACCCTTATTAGGTACTTTTAAAACGTGCTTTTCAGATATTACTTTTTTTTTAATAGCTTCATAACACTTTCAACAATAGCATTTTCGATTTCTTCTGGGTTTACGCTGAATGGAGAACCATCACCAATTTTTTGACCATAAGGTTCTTCACTGTGAACACTGCTGTGATTCCAATCCCTACCGTGAGAGTTCTTATCAACACCAGTTTCTGGACGTTTCATTGGTTCTTTTCTATAAGCTGGATGCTTTCCGAAATCATCAAGTCTGTTTTCTTCAGCGAGTCTCATCTTTCTGTATGACCTTGATTCGTAAACTACACTATCATCATCTTCATCAGAATCATCACCGAAATCATCACCTTCTCCATTACTGAAATCATCACCTCCAAGGTCATCACCTTCTCCATTACTTAAATCATCGCCTCCAAGGTCATCACCTTCTCCATTACTGAAATCATCACCTCCAAGGTCATCACCTTCATCAGAATCATCACCGAAATCATCGTCTCCAAAGTCATCACCTTCTCCATCTTCTGGATACAAGTCATCATCTTCGAATTCAGAACTGTCAATGTTATCCAACTTATCCAATATAGTGTTAAGTGTTGATTCAATCGAAGACAATCTTGACTCAACGTCACCACCTTCTCCACCTAAATCAGCATCTGAATTCAAATCATCATATGTATCCAAATCATCAGCGCCTCCATCGGTTTCAAGTTCATATTCTGTTGAATCATCTTCGTATGGTTCGTCATCATCGACTTCCATCATACTGTCATCACCCAACTCATCACCTTCCATAGATTGGTCATCATATTCAGCGTCATATGTTGAACCATCATCACCATAATTACCGTCATCGTTAAAGCCTCCACCGTAATCTTCATCATCAATTACAGAAGAATCATCCAAATCATCAATATCCTCCTTGATTTGTGTTGCACCCTTCTTGTTGAATGGGTCATCCTTTCCAATAGGACCAGTTCCTGGTTCTGGGTTATTTTGATTGTCTGATGCATAGGTCATAGAAGTGTTGTGTTCCTCTACAACGCCATTTTCCATTTCTTCTTCAGAATTCTTGGCTTTATTGAATGGTTTACCATCTCCAATTTCTGTGCCGTGGCTCTTATCCATATAGGTGTCAGCAATAGTACCTTGTGCATTCTGACCAGTATGATGCCAAGCCAATCTGTCGGCTGTTTCCTTAATAGACTTTCCCTTCTTTGGTTTAACTTTTCCGCTAATGTTGTCCTTGCCTTGCTGTTTAACACCTTCGCAATCCTCAACATCTTTTACATCATCACAGAATGGTTGGTTGGTGCAGCACTTACCTTCGCTGATAAGCTTTGCATTTTCCATTATCTGACGTTGACGCATAATTTCTTGGCGCATCTTGTTTGTTGATTCCAAAGCAAGAAATTCTTTCTTTTCTGGATTCCAAGACTCGATGATTATGTCCTTGCCGTTTGCTTTTGCTTCCCTTATAGACATCATCTTTAGGTCAAACTGCTTCAAAGCGTTAGCGAAACTGTTGTATTCATATCTCTTACGATTCATGAAGCCGCCAATGTAATCAAAGTTCTCCTTGATAAGGTTCTTCTTATCCTTTGAGACCTTGATGTAGTATTTAGTACCTTCTCTAACAATTCCGTAGACCTTACCGTCTGCTGCTTCCTTGCTATGCTCAACACTGCTGTACTGCTTCTTGTTTTCAGTTAACCCATAGTTCATCAACTCTTTAATTCTCTTGAGTTCATCTAAATTTTTATTCATTGTTTGTATGGATTTTTTTATCTTATCTTTTAAAATATTAATGTCTGTGTAATCTACAGCATGCGACATCAATTGTCACTTGACTCTTGTTGTCTTCTTCAAAAAAAGATTCTAGAGGTGAAAATCTCTCTTTACCTCTAACGTTCTTGCTTATATAAGCAATCTTGTGATTCACTTCGTCAGAAATGAATCCATTTTGTTCTAAAGTAGGATACCTATCTAACATAATTATAATATGTTGTGTAATAATTTATATATAAATAGTATACTTTTTCGAAAAAAAATATTTTTTATATAAATAACAAAAAAAATACCGATTCAACAATAAATCGGTATTTTTTCATTATTAAAATTTCATTCGTAATATTCCTCTTCAATATATCTGTCGTTTTCAATCCATTTATATAGCACAGTAGTAACAATTATCAAAAAATACCATACAGCAGAAGCTGCGTACCATTTTGTAATAAACATAAAAATAGTGCATACTATAGTATTAATTATAAATTGACACCATTTCCTTCTCTTTAAAGGCGCGTCATTCATAAACTTTATCAATGAATGATTTTTTGCAATGCTTTCAGATAAAATCTCAATTATAAAAAACAATGCAACAAATAAAATGATTTTGAAGAAACTGACCATAACAAATTAATTACCATTGAAACTTATTTCCATAAAGCTGCCCTCTGTTGCAATATCTGTTATATGGAGATGCTGCATTCAAAGACGAATCTATACGTCTTTTGGCCTCATTCAAGTTCTTAACCCTTGAATTAATGACCTTATTGACATATTTCATACTTTCATTCATAGCTTCCATATTTTCATCGCTTCCATCGAAGAATGGGATTTGGAATTTGTTTTTTCTGCTCACTTGCGTATAGTAATCATCTGCATCGGACATATCGATTTTTTGACTAATATCCCTTTCGTGAGTCATTTCATAATTACCGTCACCGCTTTGTTCCCAATATTGGCACTTGTCACCTTCATTGAAGATAATTGATTCTTGTCCAAATTTACGTCCTAAATGCAAAGCGTCTTCCAAAGAAATATTGTAAATGATATATGATTTTTCCTTACCTCCATATTGACCCTTAACTGGGAACCAAGCATAATGTCCCAACTTCAAGTCCTTTTCCAAATTCTCTCGTCTGTCTGCGTTTGTAACATTTTTACCATCAGTATTTGAGTCAAATCGAGGATTCTCACTTGTTAAAATTGCCAAAGTTTGAATGTTTGGATTTTTTCTATTGATTGCTGCATCAGCTTTTTGCCTCCTTGAGGTTTCATTTACCGCCTCTTTCAATACTTCGGAGACAACCTTCTTTATTTTTATATTTATATTTGACATAATTTGCATATTATATATTATAAATATATTATTCGTCCTTAAAGTTAGCCAACGCTTAATGGCATTTTTACTGGTTTTTCACACAAATAATTAACTATTTTAAAATCATCATACTTAAAATCCTCAATTTTTGTTTGATTACCTTCGATAACTAATGTTGGCAACGTATCATACCCTTCACGTTTTAACTGGTTCATTAATCCATACCTTTGGTTAAAATAAATATGACAATCTCCAAGTGAACCAATAAGCTCATCTGGTATCATATTAGCTAATTTTGCAAATATATGAGTTAATATTGCATAAGATGTTATGTTAAATGGTAATCCCAAACCAAAGTCTACACTTCTTTGATACCACATAAGGCTTAACTTGTATCGAGGTATGTTTAAATCATCCATTTTTTTGTGGAAATTTTCATAATCTTCTTTTGAATTATTCCTAGCGCATATTAGTGAAACATGCTCTTTGACTAATTCTTCGTAAACATCCTTATCAACATATCCATATTTTAACGCATTTTCTAAACGTTCATGGTCTGTTATTTTTTTTGTATATAATTGAAACATAACGTGGCAAGGAGGTAAAGCCACCTCATCAGCTACTGTTGGATTAAATGCAATGCAAAGCATTCTCCTATCCTCTGGATTATTTTTAAGCGTTTCAATCAACTTGTTTATTTGGTCTACTTTATTATCGAAAGCCCTCCACTGTTTTCCATACACTGGACCTAAATCGCCATATGTGTAATTATATTTTGCTGTCTCGAACTCATAAGGCTTATCAATCAAGAAAATACGTTTCTGTTCCAAAACGTTTTTGATAAAATCTCCCTCTGTATCAGTTTCAATTGTGGAATATTCAGCAAACATTTTGTTGGTTTTGTATTCTTGTAAAATCTCATTATGCTTTTTAACTTTTTCACAATAGAACCTATAAGCATCAGCATTCCAAATATAAACTTTGTTTTCAACCAAATACTTTATGTTTGTATCTCCTTTCAAGAACCACAACAGCTCGTGTATAATTCCTTTTGTAAATACCTTCTTTGTTGTAAGTATCGGCAATCCTTCTTCCAAATTAAACCTAAGTTGTCTTCCGAAAACAGACTTCACGTCACCACTTCTTGATTCTTTTGTAGTACCATTTGCCCAAATATCGTTATATAAATCCAAATATTGTTTATCAACATTGTTCATAATGTAGTGTAATTAAAAAGTAATTTATTAACCTTTGCATTAAGAGAATTCAGTTTATCCTCCAATTCGTTAAAGTTCTTGTCTATTATCGTTGGGTTTAAATCTGACGATATTGTAAGTACATGAGTATCATTGTCATATGTAACCTTTATCAAGTCGCTTATAACCCTAATTTCATCAATCTGCATTGCCATCTTCCACAGTATTATCAGTCTCATTATTTATGCTTTCCAATATAGTTGAAAGCTCATTCTTGATGTCATCGACACTTCTGTCGCTTTCCACCTTTTCGTATTCATATGGTTTGATATATGCATTGAATCCTTTTCCTATTGATGCTGATTCTCTGAACATAAGCCAGTCGTTAACTTTAACTTTATGATAAAGGTACGTGCCACCGTTCTTGAACACAACCTTAACTTCTTTTAAATCATTTGTTTTGTCATCGCATTCAGCGTAAAGAACGTTACTAGAATCAAACCACGCTCTATCCTTGTTGTTACTATAAATTGATAAAATTTTACCCATAAATATGTTTTTTTGTATTTTATAAAAAAAAATTAATTTTAACAAATTTTAAATACATTTTTATCTGTTATTGAAAAAGCTGATATATTTTCTTATTATTTATATGTAATATAACGATTATGAATATGAAATCAATAACAAATGAGCTTGCTGATGTGTTATCATATATGACAGACTCACTTACTAGAGAATTCCCAACTAAGAAGATTACACCAGAATATTTTCTTGTATCACTGTTGGATAAGAAGAAATGCAACGCCTATGTATTACTTGGTAGTTTTATGAGAGCGCAAAGCATTGAGGATATAAAGAATATATTCATTTCTCATATTAGAGATAGTCTCGTACCTCTGATAGATAAACCAAAGGAAAATGAAATTGAAATAAGTGACGAATTGGAACATATTTTTGATGAATCAGAATATGAAATGGAACAGATGAACTGTCCGATGATTGGAAGCCAACACGTGCTGCTAGCTATGATAAATCCAATTAACTCTCACAATAAGCTAATTGAAATTTTCAGAAATATAGGAATTGACTACAATTTCGCATTTACAAAATGCTTGGACGTAACTAAAAAATCAACTGAAGCCGCAAAAAAAGCAATGAAATTAATTAATAATAATGCAACAAACAAGAATGAATTGATTGGAAGCAAACCATCTCCGCTTGAAATGTTTACCACGGATTTGACAAAACAAGCAGAAAACAACCTTTTTGATGACTATATTGGAAGACAACGAGAAATGAGAAACATTATCGAAGTCCTTGCAAGAAGAAACAAGAATAATGTTGTTATTGTGGGTAAAGGTGGTGTAGGAAAAACTTCAATGGTATATGGGTTGGCAAATGAAATAGTTAACGGTAATGTACCTGATGTGATGAAAGGAAAAAGAATCATTCAATTAAACGTATCTTCACTTATTGCTGGTACTTACTTACGCGGAGCATTCGAAGAAAGGGTTAAGATGGTATTTGATGCTATCAGAAAGTCAGATAAATATATTCTTTTCATTGATGATATTCATACTGTACTCAAATCAACAACAAGGGACAGAGATACTGATATGTCTTCAATGATGACAGATATATTGTCAAATGGTGACGTTAAGGTAATAGGAACAACCACATACAAGGATTACAGAAACTCAATCGAGTCAAACACAATGATTAGCAGAAGATTCCAAAAGGTTGTTGTAGAGCCTACAACCAAGGAAGAAACAATTGAAATCATACAGAAGAACAAATACTACTATGAAGATTTCCATAACGTCAAATATTTGGATGATACGATTGAAAAATGCGTCTCTTTGGCTGAAAGATATATTACAGACAGATGCTTACCAGACTCTGCAATTGATGTGTTAGACCTATGTGGCGCAAGAGCAAACATCTCAAATTGCAACAAAGATATTAAGAGTATAGAAAACGAACTCAATACCATTGAAAATGAAAGACAGAATCTGACCAAACAAGGAGAATTTGATTCTATTTCATCTATCATTGACAGAAAGAACCAATTGAAGGAAAAAATAAGCGAAATAGAAAGGGAAATGTCAAATAACAAGTCAAAGTATACAAAGACAATAACTGTTAATGACGTTTACCAAACAGTAGCCGACATAACAAATATTCCAGTACAAAAATTAAGCATCGATGAAAAGAAACAGCTTGCGAATATAAGCAACATCTTGAAACAAAGTGTAATTGGGCAAGATGACGCTATTGATAAGATTTGCAAGGTAATCAAAAGAAACAAGATTGGGCTTGGCAATAAAAACAAACCAATTTCATCAATGCTGTTTGTCGGAAAGAGTGGAGTTGGAAAGACACTCATTGCAAAGAAAATTGCTGAAGAGATATTTGGTAGTCAGAATTCATTGATTCGTATAGATATGTCTGAATATTCAGAGAAGAATAGTGTTTCAAAGTTAACTGGTGCAGCACCTGGATATATTGGATTTGATAACGGTGGACAGCTTACAGAGGCAGTAAAGAACAAGAAATATTGCGTTGTACTTCTCGATGAGATTGAAAAGGCTGACCAAGAGGTATATAATGTATTCCTTCAGCTTTTGGACGAAGGAAGACTTACGGATAATAGCGGTGTTGTTGTTGACTTTAAGAACACAATCATACTTATGACATCAAATGTTGGTACAAAACAAGCACAAGAATTTGGTGGAGGAATTGGATTTGTATCTGACAGCAATGACAAGACAAAATCAATCATTGAAAAAGAAATAAAGAATAAATTTGCACCAGAATTTTTAAATAGACTTGATAATATCATATATTTCAACGATTTGTCATATGAAAATATGTTTGATATTTGCAGACTTGAGCTTGATAAGGTAATTAAGAGAGTAAACGACATTGGTTATGGTGTCAAGTATGACGAAAGTATAGTCAAGCTGATTGTTGATAAGTGTTGGGTACAGAAGGAATATGGAGCAAGACCAATATTGAGATATATCCAAGAAAACATAGAGGACTTGATTACCAATGAAATATTGGAAAATGATTACGAAAACGGTTATGAATTCAATTTATCAGTATCTGATGATAAAATTAGCATATTAAATTATAGTTCAATTACAGCTAATTAGATATTTATATAAAATGATTTGTTGATTCAATATGAAAATTATAATAACCGAAAAAGCAAATAAAAGACTTGTTGAAAAACTTGTCCGCGAAGAGGTCAATGGACTTAGTGATAAGGTATCATTGGTCAAGGATTTCCTTGACTCAAACTTTTTAAGGGCAAGCAATTCAACCATTGGTGATGATGGGTTTCCAAAATTACACGACATAGTTATTTGGGTTGATTCTTTCAAGCAGCCAAAGAAATATTTGGATGATACTGATTTGTTTTATGTACTTCAAGACCATTTCAAGGATATTCTACCAGCAGATGATGATGAAGATGATGATGAAACCGAAGAAATGCAAGACGATGTAAATGACATATTCAATCAAGCTTTGAAAGACGCAACAAAGAAAATCGAAAAGAAAGCCACGCACAAAAACAGAGACAATTTCCTTAAGCAATGTATCAAGGATTGGTATTATAACAAGATTAGCAAAAATGGTAGTCTTTCACTATACGAGAATAAGGAGATTGATAGATGGAATTACAATCAGACAGCTTATCAAAAGTATTTGAAAAGCAGACTTGTGAGCGAACCAAACCTTGCTTGCAGAAATTGGGATGACAACTCAATTGGGGGTGACAGAGTAATTCCAAAAGAAATAAACTATCTGTGTGATAATCTGATGAAAAAAAAAGGGGGCGTGACGAGGGAAGGTAAAAAGAGAAAGGCTGTCCCATTACAAGTGTTCATTTGTGATTTTCCAGGCAAGAGTACTGATGATGATGAACCAGACTTATTCCACGTTATGTTCAAAATAATGTCAAACAGAGCGACTGTAAAATGGTTCTTTATTTGCCCAAACCTTACCAATAAGTTTTCCAACAACGTAAATTTGGTGAAACAAATGCTTAAGCCAAACGGAAACCAAGCTCCATTGTCCGATTTGGGTGCTAAAGGTATATTGAATTCAAACATATTCAACCAACCATTCAGTACATTTGCTGATAGAAACAATTATCTGCCATTCTACAAGGATTTGTTCTTGAAATATGTTAAACCACTTGATACATATGAGAACGGTCAATTAAAGGCTGACATTGCAAAAGCTACTTCAATGACAGATGACTTGAATATTAGAATTGAAAAATATTTGAACACAGTATTCCCATTTGTCGAACCGCCAAAGAAATTCAATACAAAACAATCAGATATGTTTGGTGATGTAAATATGGATGATATTAGTTATTAATGAAAATATCTCATACACTATTAAACTGTGTATGAGATATTTGTTTATAATATTTTACATCCTAAACATAATCGTAAAGTTCCTTTGTGAAACCCTATGTGAGATTCGTATGACCTCCAAAACATTGAGCCACCAAAATAATATCTGTTCTTTAGCCAATATAAACCAACAGTATACGTGTGAAAATTGTGGTCACTTATGTTTGCCTTTGCAAATTTATGCCCCCAACCAAATCCCAAATCCAAACAGATGTTTTTAACATTTATTTTTAATTTTGGCGAAAGGTTTGTCTCTACCTTGCTGATGTCTGCTGACAATGCCAATGAATAATTTGGAGCTATCTTATTGCACAGCTCTACATTAACATATGTGCGTTCCAAAGGGTATACAAATCCTAAACCAAGATTTGTTGAAAAATCTTGTGTATAAACCGCAAAAATACAAGAAATTGATAATAATAAACTTATAATATATTTTTTCATTGTTTATTAATGATATATATTATAACTAGAATAATATACTGAAAAATATATTATATTTTACTTTTTATCTATCTAAAATATTTATAATTATATTAAATATATAATAATATGCATATTATTTTAACAGGATATTCACATAAAACAGAATCTCAAAAGCAAGTAAAATTTGCCGATTTAAGATTTGTCGCAGTACCAGATGAAGGTGATAACCCAAATGAAGATTATAGACAGAATCCAAATAGGGTATTAACATTTTTGATGGATACCATAACAGATAGGTGCAAAAATACGCTTGCCAAGTTTAAGGTTACTGAAAAAAATATAAATCTTGAAGTTGGTGACGCAAGTAACAACCAATTTCCATCTTTACATATTGCAGTTCTATTTAATTTGGTTAATGATTTTCTTGATAGCAAGATGTGGACTGAAGGTATTGTAAAGATTTTAAATGGCATGAAGATTCCATATTCGTATGACCTAGAATCTGTAAAGCATCAAATACTAAATGAAGCAACAGAAGATGATTATAACGCAGCTTCAGAATTGACTGATAAATTCATTGATGATTTGTTCAAGCGATTTGGCGAGGAAGATGTTAAAAAATTCCTACAGAACTTTGTCGGAGGTATTAGAATGTTGGGCGCATCTGAAAAGGGTTGGGAATTTGTTCAATTCAGCGATAGAAACAGTATAATGATTTATGCCCAATATAAAGCACAAGGTATTGTCCCAAGATTTGTAAGTACAGAAAGGAATTGGGCAAAGTATTTCAACAGAAAGCTTATACCTAATGCCATTGGTGCTGTAATTGAAGTACCATATAAAAACAAGTATAATGACCCAGCAGGATATGAAGCTATAACAAATTCGTCTTTTGTAGGTGACTTAAAAGCTGGTGGAACAAGAGGATATTTGGCAAACAGAGTGGGTAGAAACCATAATGCCCCACCTACAAACGGAGAATGGGAATATGGTTATGTATATGATGAAAGTCAGACAGAACTTATGACCGACAACAACGGTCAGCCTATGGAAGACGTGCTTAATCTGCACGACAAATATCAAAGACGAGTAACCAATGTTGGTAATGATTTAACAATGGTTCGCCAACCAGAATATGTAGAAGTACCTCAACAGCAGCAAGAACCTACAGAACAAGCACCAAATCCATTTAATGAAAACAACTCTAAAGCAGAGAAGTGTTTGCAAAATATTCTTGCTTCAATAAAAGTAATACAAAACGGAAGCCATAATACAAACAAATATGATTCAATTGTGCCAATGATTGAACAAATAAACAATAGGCATAATTTTACGACTGAATCATTGTCTAACGTACTAAAAGAAATAGCAATGATTGAACTTCTTCAGAAAGAAAAATTTGTTAAAGGAAGAATTCCAGTTGGACGCGAATCTTATGCTCGTTTGGCCACTAGTATCACATTGCTTTGTTGTAAAATGGGAGGCGATGATACAAACACAAAAGAACTTATAGACAATTGCTTGGTCAGTCAGCATTTGTCAATAATGGTATATGACACTGTTGTTACATTAACAAATTTGATAAAGGGTACTTTGATTGAAAGTCTACTTATCGAAGATTCGGAATTATGTTATATACCTTCATATGAGGAATTCTTGGAAATGTGCGGAATTGATGAGAATTTCTTTAAAATGCAGCAATTGAGGACAAAGCAAAAAATAAATGAAATAAATGAATCATTTAAGAGTTATCTGAAGAGAATATTATGAAAAATTTATTTGAAAATACCGTAAGAAATCTTCTTTGTGAAGATGGTAATTTCACAAATAGGACTGCAAACATTGAAATGGTAAGTGAAAACCCATCTGATGGTTTTTATCTTTACCATTGTGCAAACGAGTCAAAATCAGCATTGGAAAACATTGCTTTAATGGGAAACAGAAGACAATTTACTAATACTGGTACTGGCAATGGATATGGAGATGGAATTTACACCACATACACATTGAAGTCATCTGTTTACAATGCTGAAGAAGACTTGCACGGTCGTGGATGGGGAACACCTCATCAATGTGGAAAGGAAATAAATGGTATGCTTGTTGGTTTGGATGGGAAACCAATTAGAAATGCTGGTACAAGGAAATATGGACACGCAATAGTGAAGGTAATCTGTACAGATGATTTGCGTGATTATTTAATATTTGACCCATTGGTGTGCCGAGCAGCACATGGCGATGACAAGTCAATAGAAGACCAAATAAAATATATTCTTAGAAACCAACAAACATTGCTATCTACAGTATTACGTGATTCAGACAATGCTATTCGTAGAATGGGTCATTATTATACACAAGGTAGACATACAGCTAGTGGGGCAGTTATCGCTTGGAGGGAATTCTTGAGAAACTACAAACGAGCAAATATAAGACAATACATAAAAGGTCTTATATTCTCTGGTAATAGAGATGGAAATGTATGTGTTGTTTATAATTTCTCATCTTGTCACCCAATTGCGATTTCTCTTGATATGGGAAAAACCTTCGAGAAGGTAGATACTGAAAATTATATATATCAGTCAATAGCAAACAACGAAGACTTGGAAAGGGCTTTAGGACACATTTATGACGAATTCAGAAGTGAAGGATTCAGCAACGGTTATGCTGTAGTTGGATTGCATCATAAATATAGAATATTGTGTCAAGAACTATATGATAAGAAAATAAACATTGATGGAAGAATAAGCAGCTTGTTCTTTGACAAGGTTTACGGAATGTCATTTTCTGAAGGAAAAGAAAGAAAAATAAAGGTAGAATATGAAGGTATACCTTTTATAATAAAGCGAGTGTCAGCTTCTGTATATGATGTATATGATGAATATGGACATTATTTGTGCGGTCTTGAAGATTTGGGTGATTATGTTTCTAAATTGGATGATAACAATTCACCACAATCAAATATGGATACAGAAGAAGATGATTTTGATTTTTCAAATATTGATTTTGATAGCCCATTTACAAAACCAAGTCAAAATTAAGAAAATTAATTATTGATAAAATGAACAGTCTTTGGATGAAGTACCAATAACAAAAAAAAAATAAAAAAAAATGACGAAAAATTTTGTTTCGTCATTTTTTTTGTATATATTCATTTTGTATCGATTACGAACTTGTTTCTAACGATACAAAACAATGTTTAACATTTTTTAACAACAAGTTTTTTTTGTTTTTCGATTTTCTTCTATATAATCGTAACAGAACAAAAGGACAACGAGAATTAATAACTAAATTATTCACAAACAAACACAATCAAACGATGAAGAAGACTTTTGATTTTGGTGGCATCGTACTTACCGTAGAAGTTGAGGAAGTTCCAACGAATACTACTTGCTGCCGTGAGACACGTAGGGCTGTCCGTGAGGAAAGAGAGCCAGATGGAATCTGTGTACAAGTGGACAAGCCACTTCGTAGCAACTACGCTTACACCACTCGCGGAACAATCAAGTTCAACGAGGATATGGGTAAGTACCGCAACCTTGAAAAGGCCGCAAAGGCTTGCGATTGGGCAAATCGCGGACCTATCACCGAGACTGTTCCTTGTGAGTCACGTACAGTTCGTGCACCTCGTGCTACTCGCACCGAGACTCGTGAGCTTAAGTGGTGTGAAGGACGTGTACCAGTAGGTGCAAAGGTTGTTGACCACACCGTCTGCGGTGAGCCAATCTTTCAGCTTCCTTAATAGCTGATTACCACTACTTTAAATATCTTGGCTTATAAAGCCAAGATATTAACAAGAATTTACGTATTGTTTAACAATTATATTTTTTTTTAAAACAAATGAAAAATAAGAATCAGTTTCTTGCTGCGTGTCGTTCGTTGACACAGCAAGCTCTCGACGATGTGTGTGAGAGGGTTAAGACCATTATGCGTGAGCAATCTCTTACCAAGAGAGGTGTAGCAGATATGCTTGGTGTATCGGTTAGTGAGGTAGAGAACGTTATTAACAAGGCCAATGTTTCACTCGCTACGTATCTTAGCGTACTCACAGCGTTTGGTTTGACCGTTGTTGTTATGTCGATGGATGAAATCGAGAAGGGACATGTACAAGGTACTGCTTCAGAAAAGCGCCCATCATCAAAGTTGGCAACCGCTACGAAGCGTACAGCCACTCCAAAGGCTGCTCCTTCTACTCCCAAGCGCGATGCTCATGGTCGTTTCCTTCCTAAGGACGTTGTTGAGCAGCTTCCTTGTGAGGAAGCATCAGAAGAGGCTATTAACATCGAGACTCTTAGCCGCAAGGAGCTTGTTCATCTTGTAGTTGAGGAAGGATGGGCTGGCGAAATCGACTTGGAGAATGCCGATAGGGGTGAAATTATCGAGTTTGTTGGACAGAAGCTGCGCGAAAAGGCAGAGCAGTCAGAGCCAATTACTGAAGCTTGCTTCGCTAATGACGGTGATGATGAGGCACAGCGTTACTTCAATCAGCTCATCAACAGCTTGAAGAACAACCCAACTTTGGTAAACGCTATTAAGAGCGCTCTTGCCTAATTAGGACTATTCTCGACAAAAAAATCTCATACAAGTTCAGCTTGTATGAGATTTTTTTTTTATTTGTAAATTATTTTACATATAATTGTATTATAATATTTTAACATTTGAAATGGAGTTAAGTTTATATCAAAATGAAATTATCGACAAAGTTGTCAATGGAAATGGGAATATTATGATACAAGCTTATGCTGGTTGTGGTAAGACTTCAACGCTAATTGAGATAATGAAAGCGATAGGAGCCGATACTACAAAATTTTACTGTGCATTCAATAAAGATATTATCAATGATATAACAAAAAAATCAGTTGGTATTGAAAACTTGAAAATTTCTACTATTCACAGTTTGGGATACAGTATAATTAAAATGAATAACGATTTTAATCCTTCTGTAGATGAGTTCAAGTATCATAAGGAACTATATTCAAATATTGACAAATATACTGAATATTTCTATAAAATGTCAAACAACGAGCAGCAAAAATATATATCAAACATAAAGCACTTGCTGATTTTTTGTAGAAACAATTTATGCGATGGTATAAAAGGAATTGCATTGACAGCAAATAAGTTTGGAATAATGCCATTGTATGATGAAACGGAAGTGACAAAAAAGCTTCTAAAATGGGGCAAAGAAAATATTTTAACAATAGATTATGCTGATATGGTTTGGTTGCCAAATGTACTGCCGTATAGATTCCCAAGTTATGACTATATATTTGTTGATGAAGCGCAAGACTTGTCAATAGCACAACAGCAAATTGTACTTAAATGTAGAAAGATAAGTACAAGATATATATTTTGTGGAGATAAATTTCAATCAATATATGCATTTTCTGGTGCTGATTCACAATCGTTTGATAATTTGTCAAAAACACCAAACACAATATCAATGCCACTTCCAATTTGCTACAGATGTGATGACTCAATTGTTGACTTTGCTGCCCAAATTGTATTTGGTATTGAGAGAAACTGTTTCGGTGTATGTGGCAACATAAATTTTAACGGCAAGATTGAAAACATTCAAGATGGTGATATGGTACTGTGCAGAAACAACGCTCCTTTGGTTAGACTTTATTTGAACCTAATAGCTATGGGTAAGAAATGCCATATGAATGGCAAAGGATGCTATGAGGATATTGTTGAACTTATTGAAGGCACAAGTGCAGATAACATAGGGCAGTCTTTGACAAATGATGGTATAATATCACAGCTATATCGACAATTTTTCAAGACAGTAGAATTTGTATGTAATAGGGAAATGTGTGATATATATACTGCTCTTAACAACTCAACTTGTAGAAGTCTAATAGACAACATTAATACAATAATCATATTGTCTGAAGGATTAAAAACTAGAACGGAATTGCTTGAAAGGATTGACAAGATATTTAACAATGATGAAAAGGATGGAATTTCATTATCTACCATTCATAAGGCAAAGGGTCTTGAATGCAATAATGTACATATTTTGTGTTGGTCTTTGTTTGACATTAACCTAAAGCGAATGGAAAAGGATTGGGAGAAGGAACAAGAAAGGAACTTGAAATATGTTGCAATTACTAGGGCAAAACACAATTTGTCAATAATTGATGATGATGATTATCTTAAATATTCCATCATTATGTCTGTATCTGAATATGAAAGTCTAAAGAAAAAAATTAAATTTTCAGAATCAGCTACTGATATAGATACAATTAAAAGTTTTATTGAAAAAAACAGAAAGAAACCAATTACAATTTCAAATATAGCACAAAATAAAACTGAAAAAGTATTATCTATGAATTCAGTTTTAAATAAAATAAAGAAAAGAACAAAATGAATTAAATTATGATTAAAAAGATTATTAAGTGTGGAGCTGGATGGTGTGCTCCGTGTAAGGCTTTGGAACCAATTTTTTTAGAGGTTGAAAATGAACATAATGATACAATAGATTTCAAGGAAATTAATGTTGATAATGCTCGTGGAGAGGATTTTGATTTCATTGAACACAATAATGTAAGAAGCATTCCAACAGTATTTTTCTTGGATGAAAATGATAATATCCTTCACAAGGAAGTTGGATATATGACAAAAGATAAGTTCAACGAACTTATAGACAAACTAAATGTGCAAAATGTTGATAAGAAATGATTATCGGATTTTCTGGTAGAATTAGGAATGGAAAGACAGAATTGGCACACATATGTGAAAGATTTGGTTACGAACGTATGTATTTCGCAATGCCATTAAAGGAATTGATAGCCGAATTATTTGAGACAACTGTTGATGAAGTCAACAATATGAAACGGTCTGATTTTGAAGTTAAATTTGACGAACAGAAACAGCAACTAATTTCTAAAAGAACCGAAATACCGATAGAAATAATAAGTGATAAACTTAACAATAAAACATTTCACAATACAAGAGAGATAATGCAGTTTATAGGGACTGATATTATCAGAAACTATAACTGTGATTGGCACGTTAACAAATTGCTTGAAAGAATAGACCCCAAAAAGAATTATGTGTTTGATGATGTCAGATTCGAAAACGAGAAATATATGATAGAAGCTAATAACGGCATAATGTTTTTCGTTGTAAGACCATATTTATCTGATATATCAAATCACGAATCAGAAACCACATTAAGATGGCAGAGTTTCGACAATATCATCATAAACGACAACAATCTTGAACGACTGAAATTCAAGTGGGAAACGTTTATGGAAAACGGATTTGTTACATCAATGCTGAATAGAGTACAAACAATAAACAAGATAAATACTGATGAAAACTTCAAGGAAAAATTCTTGTCATCAAACGAGGATTTGTCTTTGTTTGATATGATGTTCATTAACAAGTGTGAATTTACTTATGATGCAAAATTCTTCACGAAAGAGAAAATATTTGATAGATTAGAACCTTTCAATAACTGTATTTTCAGAGTTTATTATGCTGATGGTAGCGTGGAAATTGTCACAAACCCATTAATGATTGAGGATTTGAAATTTTTTATGTAATTTTTAACATTTTTTATAATTATAAATTTGCGTGTTTGCTTAAAAATGCATAGATTTTGCAAAATCTAAAAAATATTAAATATATGAAACGCAAGACAAAAAATTTCAATTTTGAAGAAGATGCAAGACGTAAAGCTGAAATTGAACAATATGGGAAATTGCTCAGCTTGAGACCGTCTGTTGTTCACAAGAGCAAAAAGAAGTATGATAGAAAAGCATACAAAAAAGAGTCGATGAAATTACTCACCGACTCTTTTTTTATATTACATATAATCCTAACGGTTTTGCCTTCAATATTTCTATTGTCTGATTTGTCATATCGTTCATATTCTTAATCATATTCCAAGGAAGCATTCTTTCAAGTCTTTCCTTCAAGTCAGTATATACCCTCTCCTTTTCTGCTTTACCCAAATCAAGCAACATATTGTAGTCAAGTTGAAGTTCTGCATCTGGTATCTTAATAACACCACTATTTGTACCTCGTATTATACCAAGAGTAATCATTGCTTCAGCAACCAATAGCTGACGTATCGTGTTTTGCGTTGGTTCGTTCATCAACTCAAACCTCATCTTGTTCAAAGGTATTTGGTCTGGTGTAATAAGTATATCATCCTTGTTTTCCAATGCACAAGTCAAAGAATCCCCATTGCCTTGAGATGTATCGTAATATGTATACCAAACAATACAGTTGGCAAATTTGTTCCAACCCCAAGAATCATCAGAGGCAATTCCACCCATCATATTTGGTGAACCTGGAGTTGATAGCAAGTGAATTATATGAGTACCATCTGGACCAGCAGTTACTTTATAACACAAATCACCTCTCAACAACGAATTCTTGAACTTCAAGTCCGATGCAAGCAATACTGTGTCATAAGCAGAACCAACATAGAAGCCAGTAATACCCATTCCATTACCCATATTACCATATTGGCCAAAGCCTCCACCAATACCAGTATCTAGAGTGCCTAAATTACCATACAAAGCTGCTTTTGTAGTGGATGGGGTAACATACATTACTCGATTTATTTCACGTCCAGCGGGTATTAAATAACATTGTTTTCCTCTTTCAACCCTAAAGAAATCCTTTTTAAGCTCATAAGAACCTCTCTGTTGCAGCCCAACTTCACGAGAGAACCAATAGCTGAAATCCCTTGAAAAATCCATTGTTCTTGTGGTCAATGCGAATGCAAGGTCTTGGGGATTCTGCAAGAATGAATTCTTACCGTAAAGATTGAGCCAATTCTGCTCAATTATCCAGTTTTGAACCTTTTCAGCATAATCTCCAACACATATTTCCAACAAGTCACATAATTGGTCATCAGTCAATTGTACTTGTCTGATTGGTGCACCTAATTTTGTCCTTACTATCTTAAACAAATCCCTTAATTCATTTGTTATTACCATTTTTTATAAATTATTTAATATAATCAGTTATAGGTAGAGTGTTTTAGTCATTTTTCATTTCTAATATCATAGACTCTATTTCATCCTTTATGATTTCATTTATTAATGATTCATTGACATGGAAATAGGTTGGTGTACCATTTGGTTCACCACCAATCATCTGCTCATCCTTATCCAATTCGTAATCTCTAATTTTTTCCATATTAGTCTATATTAATCATTAATTTCTCTCTTATTGGCATACGTTGCAGACCGCTTGGATAAGTTGTAACATCAGACTTTATATCATCAGCAAAGGTAATGTCAAACGTACCTTCGTACACACCACTTTCCTTTGTGTCCCTTTGTTTCCAGTCATAGCAAATTACATATTGTTCCGTACATCCATTGTTTTCCTTGAGCTTCACGTAGCAAGGAGCATTCAATATCTTGTATAGACCAGTATTCATATTCTTCATAGAGAATGTTATATCGGCATTCTGTACACAGTCATGGAATTTCCAAAAATCGTTGCGACCATCTTCAATTAACTCCATCCGTATTTGGGGTAATATGCTATTTTTTCTAATATAAAAAGTCATTTTGTAATTATTTTTTATATAAAATTCTGTTATTATTATAAATAATATATTTATATATAAATAGATTTTCTATGAGAAAAACCACGCAAGAAACATTTGAAAAACGTTGTGTTGAAAAATATGGTGATAGATTTACTTTCGATAAAACAATATACATAAACAATCGAACTAAAGTTATTTTATTTGATACATATACAAATGAATATATTGAAGCGTTACCGCAAGATGTTTATAATGGTAAAATTAGGACTAAAAATAAAAAATTTACAACCAAAAATTTTATAAAATGGTCTAAAGAAATTTTTGGCGATAATTTTACATATGATAAAAGTATATGTAATAATTCTACAGATAAAGTAATAATTACTTGTAAAAAACATGGTGATTTTGAAAAAATTGCCTATTCGCACATTAATCAAAAGCAAGGTTGCCCAAAATGTTCTGATAATTTTAGAACAAAAAATATGATAATTTCAGAAGCAGTTAAAATATTTGGTGATTTATATGATTATAGTTTAGTTAAAGACTCTTCACCAAATGATAAAATTCAAATTATTTGTAAAGAACACGGAATTTTTACAAAAACACCTCATGAACACATAGTATTGCAAAAGGGTTGTCCATTTTGTGCTCGTGAAAAACATAAAAAAAAAGTGAATGAATTTATAGTAGATTCAAATCTTAAAAATAGACATTTAGAAATTATCAATGGTTTGGGCGGTAAACAAGGATTTGATTCGCAACATAAAAATGATATTATAAAACAACAATTTTGTAAAGACAACAATATTCAACTTTTATATTTCACAAAAGAAAAACAAGACACTTTTTTAGGTGATAAATGTTTTCATAATGTAAATGATATAATAGATATTTTAAAACAATAAAAAAGTAAGTGATATTTAATTATTTGCCTTTATTTCTTAATGGCTTTTCAATAAATTCTATGTGTTTTTTTCTTATAAATAGTATATTTATATTAAGTAATAGTATACTATTTTAATATAGTTATGTAAAAAAACAGATAACTTATGAAAAAAATAATTATTAGCGAAACCGCAAAAAACAAGATATTCGTTGAATCAATGAAAATGGATGCTGAAAGGAAAAAATCAGCAGCCGAATTCAGAAAGCAATTGGCATTACAATTGAAAGATGGTAATTACCAATATGACAACGAAAGCAGAACAATAACAATAGACGGTTTCAAATATAACATTGACAAGGATTATGCAGAAACAGCCGATGGAGAACCAATTCCTCTTCATTATACGTACAATACAGTACAGAAACTTGTAGCGGACTATTTGGGAGACGAGGTTGTAAATGACATACAGAATCCAGAGGAAATAAATTTAGATGATTGCATCTACGAAATTAACGCAAATAACAAAACATACGGTATGAAAAAAATAAGACTTACAGAAAGCGCTTTGATAACAATGATAGAAAACTCTGTCAATGAGATTTTGGATACATTCTCGCCAGCAGAAAAGGGATATTTGGCAAGACAGATGAGAAAAAGAGGCCATAATGACAATGCAAACACATTAGACAAACAAGCATATGATGAAAAGGATAAATACTATTCTCAAGATGGTAATCAAGTAGCTTCAGATTTGGGAGCAATGGCTGATTCAGCACAAGCACCAATCACATCAAAAATGAAGATGAACAGATTCAGACATTAATTATTTTTAACATTTTACCTTTCTTTATTATAATTTCTTTTCATATAATCATTAAAGAATTATTTTAATTGATTAATATGGAAAAAAGCGATTTTGGTGTTTTATATTTTATTGTTGGAATACTATTTGTTGCCATATCAATAGTATCTTTGTTTGGAGTACTTATATGTAAATCAACAATCGACAAATCTGTTCAAGGAAAAATAGCTGAAAAACATATTGATGTCGTTGATTCCGATACAATATATTGCTTTACTGTCATTCCAAATGATACTGTCAAATTTTTGCCAAAAGTAACAATTCACGCAAATAAATCTGATTATTTACATTATCAATTAGGGCATGATTATCAAAAAAAAATATTTTTTAAACGTTGCCTAAGGAATGATTCTGTTTTTCAATTAAATGTATTCTTCGAAGCTTTATGGTGGTTTGACATTGCATTTTTGCTTCTTGGCATTAGTATTATAACAATCATATATGGCTTATGGTGCTTAAGGGTCGAACCAAAACAATTAATAGATTTAGATGAATTGAATTAGTAAAACGGTTTGAATTAACTCAAACCGTTTTTTTGTATATTAATAAATGTTAATTTCCTTTTTAGAAAAAAAATTTATATATTTCCAATAAAATATTGAATCCTATGTTTTCAGCAGATATTAGCTCAAAGGTCAACGATTTCCTACAAGGGTTCAATCCAATGGAAATGGTTGTAAATATAGAATGTGGATATGAAGACGAGCAAGCGGCAGTCATATTCAATAAAAAAGACGGTACAAAAAGATACAAACTGATAGATTTCAAACCGTTCGTATGGGCAAAGAAAAGCGCTTGTGTCCGAATGTTTGGTGGAAATAGACGTGAAATTATAAAGGCGCTTAACAAATACGGAATACGTGTTACACCATTAACAGTAGATAAAAGCGAAAATTCCAAAGATGAAAGAGTAACAAATGGGTATAACTATATGTTTTATGCTACAAAGAAAATGTCTTGGGTAAGATTCCAACAATTCTTCTTTGAAGCAGGTACTCCATTATCCCCAAAGAAGAAGAAGGATGGAAAAGCTATAACAAACAGTGAGAAGGAATTCTTATCTGTAAGTGTTGTAGAACAGTTTATGATTGAAAGTGGAATCAGACTGTTCAAAGGGTATGAAGGATATGACGAAACAAAAAGACTCGTTTGGGATATTGAAACAACTGGTTTGGACCCAAAAAAGGATATGATTACCCACATCGGAGTAAGAACAAACAAAGGGTTTGAAACTGTTATTGAAGTTGACGGAGATACAAAAGAAGAAAGAGAAATTGCTGAACATATTGCGATAGAGACATTTATCCGTATTATTAGAGACGAGAAACCCGATGAAATAGCTGGTCATAATTCAGAAAATTTTGACTGGAATTTTATTATTGTTAGATGGGATGATTTTGGTGCAGAAACATTTCAAGAAATGACTTTAAGGTATTTTACCCATGAAATATATAAGGAGAAAAGAGAAAGTGTACTGAAATTGGGTGGAGAGGTTGAATATTTCCATCAAACAAAAATGTGGGGTACAACCGTTCTCGACTCAATGCATGCCGTAAGACGAGCACAAGCAACCGATTCAGACATTAAAAAGGCAAACTTGAAATATGTGACACAATATCTTGGTTTGAAAAAGGAGAATCGTGTATATATCAAGGGTAAAAAAATCAGTACCATATGGGATGATAAAGTCAATAAATATGCATTCAACGACAAAAACGGTGAATGGTATCAAATAGGTAAAACAAAACCATTAGAAGAAGGTTTTGTTGAAACTGACGGAAAATACATTGTCAAACGATATTTGTTAGATGACTTATGGGAAACTGATAAGGTAGAGCTGACTTTGAATGAGGCAAACTTCCTAATCTCAAAAATGATTCCTACAACATTCCAAAGGGCTTGTACAATGGGTACTGCAAGTATTTGGAAACTGATTATGCTTGCTTGGTGCTATGAAAACGGTATGGCAGTTCCATCATTTGGTGTTTCAAAATCATTCACTGGTGGATTATCAAGACTCTTAAAAGTAGGATATGTTGACAGAATCGTAAAGCTTGACTTTAATTCACTTTATCCTTCAATAATGCTTACATGGTGGATACACAATGTACTTGACGGAAATGATTCAATGCTTAATATGCTCAACTACGTTCTTACATATAGAGAGCATTACAAGGGATTGAAAGCAGAAGCTGGTAGCAAGATTGAGGAATTGAAGAAAAGACTTAAAGAAGAAAATCTCACCAACGAGGAAATATATCAAATAAATGGTGAAATACATAAGCAGAAGATTATTAAGAACGCAAACGATAAAAAACAAAGCCCACTTAAAGTATTGGGCAATAGCGTTTTTGGTTCTTTTGGCGCACCTTCTTTGTTCCCATTCGGAAATACACAAGCAGCAGAAATGGTAACTTGTATTGGCAGACAATGCTTGAGATTGATGATTTCTCATTTCAAGAGTATTGGGTATGAGCCAATCGTTGGAGATAGTTTTGTTGGTGATACACCGTTGTTTATTAAATATAAACAAAACGGCTTAATAGATATTAAGGAAATATCAGAATTGATTAATGAAAATGAAATACAAACAGACATATTGAACCGACAATATGATACTAGTAAAAAGGATTATTACGTTTTATGTAGAAGTGGATGGAGCGATGTAAATTACATATATAGGCATTATACAACAAAAGATATTTATCAAGTCAAAGATGAAGATACTTGTGTTGAAGTTACAGAAGACCATTCGTTATATGATTCAGACCGAAAAGAGATAAAACCTTCAAGCATAAATAATGAAACACGGCTTGAATATTATTCAAATGAAATAAAAGGTAATATTATATTTGTGGATGATAAATTTATTAAATTATCTGCTAATATGTTTAATAACGGAAAGTTTGATAGATTTGATTATAAATTATTAAATATGGATATTGATAAAACCAAATATTTATTATCATTAATTAAGGTTGAACCAAAAACAAAGGTTGCAATGGCTCAAATCCAATATTTAAATAATAAAATATTATCATTTGATAAATGAAACGTGATTTATATAGATTAAACAAGGAAATTTTCATCAAACGTTCAAATGAAATTCATAATTGTAAATACGATTATTCAGAATCTGAATATAGAAATCAAAGGACAAAAGTGAAGATTATCTGCCCAATTCATGGGTCTTTTTATCAAACCCCAAAAAATCACATGAAAGGTCAAGGATGCCCAGAATGTGGTAAAAGATATGCCAAAGAGTGGAACAAGTATAATTATAACGTTTTTATCAAGTCTTCGTATGAAAGATTCGGTGATATTTATGAATTTCCTAATATCGAAACAGAATATGAGAACAGTCATTCAAAAATAACAATCAAATGTAAAAAATGTGGTCAAACATTTGTTAAGATTGCATGTGACCATATAACTTCACCAAATGGTGGCTGCTCTCATTGTTATGCAAGCAAATCTAAACCAGAAGAAGAAATTGCCGATTATATAATAAGCTTATTGGGTCAAGACGAGATAGTCTTATTAAATGATAGAACATTACTTAATGGAAATGAAATAGATATATATATTCCAAGGTTACAAATAGGTATAGAATTTAATGGTTTGTTTTGGCACAGTAACAAGAATAAGAATTATCATTTAATGAAAACCGAAGCTTGTGAGCATAAAAACATAAAATTGATTCAAATATTTGAAGATGAATATATATTACACAAAGACATTGTTAAATCCAAATTAAAGCATTTGTTAGGTTTTGATTATGATTTACCTAAAATATTTGGTAGATTATGCACTGTTCATGAAATAAATTACGAAACAGCTTCTAATTTTCTAGAAAACAACCATATACAAGGTAAATGTAAATCAACACTATATTTAGGAGCTTTTAATAAAGAAAATTTATATGGTGTAATGACATTTACTAAAGATAAAAACAATAATTGGGAATTGACAAGATTTGCCACTGATATAAATTATCTATCAATTGGTATTGGAGGTAAATTATTTTCATATTTTATAAAAAAATATCAACCATTATCAGTTAAATCATTTGCTGACAGACGATGGACTTCTTCTTTAACCAATAATCTTTACACAATTTTAGGTTTTAAACTTGAAAGTATATTAAAACCAGATTATAAATACTATATGGACGGAACAATAAAACGATTTCATAAATTTGGTTTTAGAAAAAAAATATTAAGCAAAAAATATGGATTAGATATTCATCTAACAGAAAAAGAGATGGCTTCAAAAATAGGAGCAAAGAAAATATGGGATTGCGGTCTTTTAAAATATGTTTGGAACAATGAGTCAAATTAATGTAATCAAAAAAGATAATGAAAACAAACCAATTTTAGTGTATGACATTTCATTGGATGGAACTGTTGTTAATGCATTAGGTTTAAATGTAATGTCTAATACTGACGGTTTTAATTTCCAAATGCCAAAAGAAGGCTCTTTTAGATATACCAAAGAAAAGCCTTACATAAGTAATGGTGGAGGTAGAAATAGTGTAAAAGGTAAAGAATATGTCGGTGTAGATGCCGATGTTTGTGAATTCGAAGACTTGTTTTTTAGTCACGCATGGAATAACGGGATTAATAAAATGGGATTAGGAATAGACGAATTCTGTGATAGTACTATCAACTTCTCAAGAAAGAATTATGCTGATAAACTTGCCAGCGGAAAGACAAAGAAAGTGGGTAATACAATCAAATCAAGACGAATGGCTGGTTATATTGATAACTTTTTAAGTCCAGCCATTGACTTGCTTCTCAACGGTAAAGGTCTTGAATTCCTAAATATGTACTATGATTACATAGATAAGATATATAACTTCCAAATACCAGTTAAGGACATTGCAAGTAAGGGTAAGATTAAGAAGACTTTGAAGGAATATGTTACTGATTGTAATACATTAACAAAAGCTGGTTCTAAAAAGGCAAGACAAGCTTGGTATGAATTGGCATTGGAAAATAATCTTAAGGTTGATTTGAATGACACAATATATTATGTCAATACCGCTTCTAACAACAGTCAGTCATCTGATGTTAAAAAAGTATTACATCAATATACAATTGTCGATGGAGAAGAAGTTGAACTCAAAGGTAAAGTTAAAACAAATATTCTCAAAGAATGGGCAGAAAAAAATAATGTTGATTATAAATCTTTGAAAACCAAGGATGTAAAGGAAATATTAAAGCCACATATTAAAAGAGAATATGAAGAAATCATACTTAACTGCAAAATGATTCCAACAGAAATTGCTGAAGCAGAAGAGGATTTATTATGCTGCGATATATCTGACGATTTTGAATATAATGTTGACAAATATATAACAATGTTCAATAAGCGAATTTCTGTATTGCTTGTTTGCTTTAGCCCAGAAATTAGAAACAGAATATTGATTACAAAACCTTCAGATAGACCTACATTCACTGAAAAGGAATGTGAATTGAGCTGTGGTTATCCTAACAAGGAAACAGACCAAGACACTTATGAGGCACTGATGACACCAGAAAGGAAAGAAATAGAATTTTGGCTGTCAGTTGACAAAGTACCTCCTTTTGCAAAGGAATGTTCAATTGATTGGGACAAATTGGTAAGAGATTACAAGGAACTCAAGGAACGTGAGACTGATATTATATTCCAAGAGGAAAACACCAAGTATCTTGCAGCTTTGGCAAATCTGACAAAAGAAGATTATATGGCTTTTGAAGAAGACGAGAAAATTCCAAAATCAATTGATGATATTGTCGAAATGCATAACGACTTGCATTTCTATTTCAGAAGGCTCAATACAATGCGCCCAAGTACTGGTGGTTCTGTAATTGATGACTTAAGCTATAGGGATGATTCTGAAGAGGAATACGAAAAGGCTTTGTCTTCAGTTGAACAAGTATAATAAAAAGTTTCGAAGAATATCTTCGAAACTTTTTATTATTATTATGGTTCTTGAGTATTCAATCCAAGTAATTCTTTGATTGTACTAACACTTGCTTTAAGGTCTGTTACATCAAATTCAAGTTTTTCGTGTTGTACTCTAATTTCGTTGAATGTACTCATAATGGTTTCAAAATTATGATTAAGCTCACTTAAGGCATCAGCATATTCAGACATTTGTTGCTGCATATCTTGGGTTGTTGCAGAAACTTGACCAACCTTTTGTCCTACTTCGGCAACGTTTGAAGCGACTTCGTTTACAGATTCCTTTGTTGCTAAGTCTTGTATATCATCAGAAGTCAAGTAATCTGTTTCAATTTCAAGAACTCGGCTTGATATTTCTGCCTTGAAGGATTCATATTCGCTCTTGTCAACCTTTGTAGGAAGCGTTGAATTGATTGTAGCTACAGCACCGCTAACAGCCGATATTGCTTCGGAATTAACTGCAACATCATTTTCCAAATCAGATAAATCGCTTGATAAGCCGTTTATTGAATTGGTGTTTTCTGTAATACGTTGCGACAAAGAGTCTGTAATGCCAGAAAGATTTTCAGTTACACTTGAAATTGAATCGGCATATTCCTTTAATTCTGCATCTCCATTTTTCCTATCAGTCTTTTCTGTTGCCAAATCTGCTTGTAGTTGTGATACTGAATCTGATAAAGTGCTTGTTGTTTCATCTATTTCATCCAATCTATCGTCAAGGTTTACAATCTTGGAATCAACTTCATCAAAATCATTTTGTACGTCTTGTTCTAAAGTATTTAACGCATCATCCAAAGCTGTTTCAGCACTTAATGCCCTATTCTTTTCCTCATTAATAGAATCTTTTGTTTCAGAAATTTCATTTCTCAATTCTTGAATGTCAGTAGAATGCGCTGAAATAGCTGCATCTAATTTATCAGAAAGGTCTGAAACATCATCTGACAAGTTGCTTATTTCAGTTTCAAATTCTGATATTGCTGAATAAATTTCATTCTTAGTGTTTTCAATTGTATTATAAATATTGGTGTCACTTTCTTGCCTATTGGCAATTTCTTCTTCTATTTTCTCATCCAATTCAGCAATCTTATCATCACAATCGTCTATTTTGTCTTCTATAGAATCTATTCTAGTTTTTGCAGATTCTATTTCATTTTCAGTATTTTCTGCCAACTCATCAATTTCACCTTGAAGATTTTCAGTAACACCGCTTATAGTATCTACAATTACATCAATATTGTCTTGCATTCCACTTATGGATTCAGTGATTAAAGCCATTTCATTTCGTATAGCCTCTTCCTCTTGTGTTGCACGGCCTATTTCAGCATTGATTAAATCATTAACCTCTTCTATTGCTTCTTCTCTATCTGTAACTTCTTGATTAATAAGGTCTTCTAATCTTTCATCTTCTTGTTTTCTTTCTTCTTTTTCATTTTCAATAAGATTGTATAAAGGGGCAATATTATCAATAACTATAGTACCTCTGTTTTCACCATCAACCAATAAGTTGTAAACTGTCGTATCACCGCTTTCATCACCTTCTATATGTATTGAATCTAAAGATTCAACAATTGCATCAACTGCATCGTTTGTTTCTTGAAGACCAGACACAATATCAGCTATTTCATCATCAACAGTATCCAACCTTTCATTGATGTGTTGGATTCCCTCTCCAGTTATAGCACTGATTGATTCTGAAATATCATTCAATGAATTTAAAATATATTCAACATCGTCCTCTAAATCCCCAATGGCATTTGTATTTGAGCGTGTTTGTGAAGACAATGCTCTGATTTGAGCAACTTGTTCATTATTTACTTCAGTGTTGCTATTTATTTGCCCTTGTTGAGCATTATCCAATGCTGTGTTATTTGTTATATCCTTTGCGTTTTTTTCTGTAGCTTCAGTAAGTGATTGAATAACACCATCCATGTTTTTGCAGCATTGCTTTGGTTCATATCCAGTTTCTTCTACGTAGTGATATGAATTATCGATGTATATACCTCTTCTCATTGTTGTTGTACTTTTACTATAAATATAAAAAAATGCGCGATAATTCAATTATCGCGCACCATAAAATAACAATCTTACAAATTATTCAAATGTAACATTAAGTTCTGCTGCTGCATCTGTAATTTGACCAGTTCTACCTATATTGTAAAGATATATTACTTGGTTGTTGCTACCGAAGTTATTTGAATCAACCTTTACTCCATTATAAGTACAGTTCTTGAATACGAAATTCCAAGTCTTAATCTTTTCAAGGTTTCCATCCAAAGCTTCGTCAGTAGATGCTGGTTGATATATTACAAGTCCAGCCCAATCAAGGCTACTTGCGGTATAAGAAGCATTTTCATATGTCCAACCTACATTTTCAAATACAACTGTTACACCAGTTGAGTTTGTATAGTTAGCAAGTCTCAAAGCATTTGAATTGTTCATATCCATATTGAAGTAGCTATTCTTAATAGTAATTACTGCATCGTTAGCTACCTTATAAATATTGAATACGTTATGCTTCAAATCTGTATTATCAACGATAACGTGGTTTGCATTGAATTCAGTAAGTTCTGGACCACTTGACAATTGTTCGAATACATTGTATACCGTAGAACCGCTTTTAACAGAAGAATTGTTGACGTTTACTACTGGAGCTGTATACAACAAAGCACCGTTTGAAGTACCCTTTGGTCCTTCCACAGTAACATTATCCAAAGTCAAGCTATCAGAAACATTCATCCTTGAATCAGCTTCAATTGCATCATCCTTATATGTGATTGACTTGAAAGTCTTGTTTGCCAATGCTGAAACGCCATCTTGACTGTTCAAAATAAGAATAGTTTCATTAGGATTGTCAATAGCATCAATATCATCAGCAGATTCTGCGACAACTATGTCATATTCGAATGTTCCGAAATCAAATGATACATCAAGCTTTTCTTCGTTCACTTGGAGACCAGCTAATTCACAATCATTATAGTTAAGCGATATTGTTCCACCACTTGTATCAACCGAAATAGGTGTAATACCACTTTGCTCACTCATCTTCAAGTCAAGTGCTTCAAGTGCTTCAACAACAGTTGTTGCATCGCCAATAACTTGACCATCCATATCAAGATTGAACACATTATTTTCAGCATCATACTCACCGCCAATAGCATCTTCAACAGCCTTCAACTCTTTATCTGAAGCAATATCTGTAGTATCAATCAAGTCCTTGATAGGGATGTCAACAATTTCGGTCGAACCATCAGCAAGTACAAATGTTAATTCCAAAGCTGGTTCCTCAATCCATTCCCCATCCTTTTGGTATCTTTGAACCAATTCAGCTTTTTCAAGGAACTTATCCTTAGGAATTGAAATTGTGCCGTGTCCAAATCCTTCGTTATCAATTAATTGATACTTCTTATATACTTCTGTTTCACCAGATTCGGGTTCAATTTCTTCAATCTTGTATTCCAAATCTTCGAGCGTGTTGCCTAGTATATCAATTGCTTCCTTTACAGTATTTGCATTAGCAATCAATTCACAGTTTGGGTCAGCGACATAGGTGATTACATCGTCAACAACTTCAAGTCCAACACTATCAATGACTTGGTTGAGCATTTCTGCAAGTTCCTCATAATAATCTGAACCATCGTCATATACAGTTACTGAGAACTTACCATTTTCATAGTAGCATACACCAATAACAGTCTTAATTTGACCTTCATCATCTTTATATCGTGCAAGAATAGGTGCACCATCACAATCTTTGTCCCCAAATACTGCTGGCGTTAAAGACATTAAGGCTTGTGTTGCTGCAATTCTATTAGCATAAATGTTTTTAGTTCTTAAGAATTGCAAAAGTTTTTGTTGTACAATAGAATTTGACATAATTTAGTTATTGTTTTTTTTTAAATGTTAATTTTTTCACCATCTATAGCATCTGCATTTTCATTAACAGACTTAATTAAAATTTCAACTATTTCATCAAGATTTGAACCAGACTTAATTACATAAGAACCACTGCTGTAATGTTCTTCGTGATTTTTTTCCAATTTAACCCCTATCGTAACACTATTATTATCTCCTTTTTTTATAGTGATATTGTCACCACCTTTTATATTAACAGCTTGCCCTTGTCCTTCTTCTATTGAATCTTCAAGTTCTTTTAGCTTGTCAATATATATTAATTTAGTGGGTATTTTGTTAAAATTTTGTTGCTCACTGTGGACAAAATCATTCCATCCACCAAAACTCACATATTTTCTACCCTTTACTCTATTCTTTTTTTTCTTTTTTGCAATAGCCATGATATGAAACTCTTTTCTTAAACATAAATAGTATATTTTTCATTAAATACTCTTTTGTAAATTAAAAAATATTTATATAATTAACATAAATTAACTTTATATGTCTAATATAATTTTAACATCAAACATTATTAATAGTGAATACACAGAATATCTATATGAGAAATTTGATATTCAAAACAGAGAACAAACGACAACAATAGTTCCAATGATTAACGAAGAGGAACTTTCGTCATTTGAATGGAATATAGGAATAATACTAGGTAATAGCGGTAGCGGCAAATCCACCGTCCTTAATAAATTGAGGGTAGGGACTACAGAACTAGCCTATAACTATGAAAAACCAATCATTGCACAATTTCCAAATAAATCACCAGAAGAAGTATGTGAACTATATTTCGGTATCGGTTTATCAAGTATTCCTACATTGTTGCGAAGAGTCGGCCAATTAAGTAATGGTGAATTTGCACGTTTTGAACTAGCTTGGAAAATTGGAACAGCAAAGGATGGGGATACCATATTCATTGACGAATTTACAAGCGTAGTTAACAGAGATGTCGCTAAATCAATGTCTTTTGCACTGCAAAGATATATTAGAAAACATAATCTGCATATTATTCTAGCATCTTGCCATTTTGATATAATAGAATGGTTACAACCAGATTGGGTGTTTAATCTTAACAAACAGAAAAACAATGAATGTGAAATAGAACATTTTATATATGCTGGTCCTCAACCATATGAGGAATACAATAAATTAGATGAAAAAGAGATTTTAAGTGATGCAAAACCGATTAATATATAAGGAGAAAGGAGAAAAGCCAAAAATAAATCTAACTGTGAGAAGAGTTGAGCCAAGTGCTTGGTATACACTTGGATTCTATAGGCATCATTATTTAACAGAAAAGCTCAATCCATCGTGTAAATGCTTTATATTTGAATGGAATGATGTGCCTATAGCTTTTGTTGGATTAATAAATACACCAAGAACTGGTATACCTTATGGAATGAGCATCAGTAGAATAGTAATACTACCAGATTATCAAGGTTTGGGGCTATCAAGGAGAATTTGTAATTTTTGTGGAGGTATTGTAAAAGCTCTGTCAGATGAAAATCACGATTATAAACTATATATAAAGACAGCTCACGAAAAAATGGGCGAAGCATTAAGTAAAGACAAAAATTGGAGGCCAACACAGTTTGATGGAAAGAAAAGGACAAAATCATCCACACAATTCGAATTGGGAAAATATAACAATCGACTGATGAGAAAGTCATATTGCAAGGAATATATTGGTTCTAAAATTTATGGATATGAAGATTTGATGCTCCCTATTAAGGAAATGAGAAATAAAAAAAAGGAACTATATACTTGTTGACATTGAATAGAAATTTTGAATAATTATAAAAATAAAGCCAAATACAAGTGTTTTATTGCTTGTATTTGGCTTTTATTGTGTTTATGATTATTGTTCTACTTTTGTCCAACCATATTTTCCTAAATAAAAGTTGCTAGTTCTCATCCATCCATCATAACCACTACTACCGATTGGTACATATAATGTGCCATTGGTTTTTACATTTTGGAATGTAGTATTACCTATTGATGGGGCCGTAGTTGCTAATGAGGTTATGCTTGATAATGAGGTACAACCATTAAAAGCAGTATTCATAATAGATGTAACACTTTTTCCTATGGTTATACTTGTTAATGAAGTACAATTGTAGAAAGCATTCAGGTCAATACTTGTAACACTATTAGGTATGGTTATACTTGTTAATGAAGTACAATTGTAGAAAGCAAATTGACCAATACTTGTAACATTATTTCCTATTGTTACACTTGTTAAACTATCACAATTAGAGAAAGCATAACTACCAATACTTGTGCATAATTCACCAATTTCAGCACTAACTGTTGTTGACTTATATCGACTTATCATTGATTGTGTCAATTCACCACTTCTTTCAATTTCAACTACACTACCATCTTGTTGATATAATTTACAGAAAAAAGGAATATTCATAATATTTACCTTATCACTTTCTACTGTATAACAAACATATTCTTGTGTCTCTTTACACGCTTGTCTTTCTGCTTCAGTTTGAAATAATTTTAGATATAACATATTTATAGATTTTTTTACAAAAAAAAAGTCTGAGTAAATCTGATTTACTCAGACTATCTTCATTATTTTATTTTTATATAAATATCTTGATGAAAAAGAAAATTGGTATCAGTAAGTAATTAAATCACACGAATAGTATCAAATTATATCTCATTATCAAAAAAATTAATTTTTTTTTTAATGTTTTTTTTAAAAAAATATATTTACTATATTTATATATAAAATAATATATTATTAAATAATTAATTAATTATGTCGGATTTACTTTTAAAAATGCCGTTGAATTATGAGCCTCTAAGAAAAAATAGATGGCTCTTGAGATTTCCAGCAGATTTAGGTATACAAGAGTGGTGGTGCAAATCAGCAGCTCGTCCACAGATTAGTCAGAAGGATACAGAAATTCCTTTCTTGAACACTTCTACTTGGGTTGTTGGCCGTTATACTTGGGATACTATGGATGTAACTTTGAGAGACCCTATCGGACCTTCGGCATCGCAAGCTGTAATGGAATGGGTGAGACTTCATTCTGAATCAGTTACAGGACGTCAAGGTTATGCTGCTGGCTATAAGCGTGATGTTGAGCTTGAAATGCTTGACCCAACTGGTGTTGTTGTATCCAAGTGGATTCTGAAGAACACTATGTGTACAAAGGCAAACTTCCAAACACTTGATTATTCATCAGATGATTTGGCAGAAATTCAGATTACCTTGAGATTTGACTACGCTATACTCGCGTACTAATTGTCTGATAATAAGTTATTTATAATAACGGCAACAGCAAAAAAAAACACAATCATTAATATGATTGTGTTTTTTTTATAATCTCATATTCTTCCGTATGAAAATGTTTATATGTGTTGCATATTTTCGTCAGTAAGTTCAAATTTGCTTGTACAATATGGACACATTAATGATTCTGCTGGGCTAAAACCAAATATAATGTTCCACATTGAAAAATGTATTTCTGTGTCACAAATTGGACAAATTGTTTGGAATTTTATCTTTTTGTGAATTTTTATAATATCATCCTTATCGGCCATAACTATTAACTTAAAATATCTTTTAATTTATTAATTTCATTTTCAAATATCACATTGGAATTATATATGTTATTGAAAATTTTATCTAAAGATTTATGTTCCCATTTTCTATTAAAGAAATAAAATATTTTTATCCCATTTTTGTTACATAAATCATTTTTTGTTATATCTAATTGTATTCTTTTATCTAATGTATTTTTAAGTTTAAATTTCCCACTAAATTCTTTAAAATGTTGTTCTCCTTGGCATTCGATTGCAATATTATATATTGGCAAATAAAAATCTAATGATTGTTTGCCTAGCCAATTAAATTTGGCTTGCCTTATGAAATCAATATTATTATCTAATAAAAAATTTCTAACAGTCATTTCTAATTTACTAGATTTACATAATGGACAACCCTCTCCTTGAATATGTTTTTCTGGTGTTTGCCAAAATTCACCATGAATAGGACAAATTATGCATATTTTAGCTTTATTATTTTTATATTCAACTTTATTATAGTTATAATAATTTTTGTGAATTTTGTTGAAAATATCAATAATTTCTTCTGTTGTTTTATTTTTACCAGAACATTTTGGACATCCTTGACCACTTAAATGTTTATTTGGAGTTTGCCAAAATTCACCATGAATTGGGCAAATTATACAGATTTTGGCTTTATTGTTTTTATAAACAACGTTAGAATAATCATATTTATTTTTATGAATTAAATTCGCTTCTTTTATAAAATCTTCTATTTTTTTCCTTGTTGTTTCACCTCTTTTTTCATCATAACATTTTTGGCATCCTTGCCCTTTATGAAGCCAATTTGGTTTTGTATTAAAAACGTAGTTATGTATTTTACATCGTACAGTTATATAATTTTTATTTCCATTATATTCAGATAACAATTCTAGATTTGGATGTTCTTTTTCTAATTGTATTTTAAACGTTTCTGTTGTTAATTTTTTACCCATACAAAAAATAATATTTATATTAATAAATATCATTTTGGGATATAATCTTCGAACTAACCATTTAAAATATTTTTTATTTTGGTAATTTTTTCAGAAATAATATTTTTTGAATTTCCAACATTTTCTTTATTTTCAATCCAAGTTTGCATTTCTTCTTTACCATTCATACTTATCCAAGCATTATTTGTACTAGGGTCGCTAACCACATCCCAACAAATAAGTTCTAGGTCATCTCCAACCATCAGTACGCCAAGTTTCTGTTCTACGCTTCCTACTGCTCTTGACGAAACACCTATCTTATAGCCATTCAATAGAAGATTAGCAACAGTATCACCAAGAGTTGAGCAAATACCACTTCTTCTAAAACCTTCACTGATATTCA